GTGCGAGACAGTATGCGAGCGACGATACAAAGTGAAGTGCGAGACAGTATGCGAGCGACGATACAAAGTGAAGTGCGAGACAGTATGCGAGCGACGATACAAAGTGAAGTGCGAGACAGTATGCGAGCGACGATACAAAGTGAAGTGCGAGACAGTATGCGAGACAAAATAAACTAAAAAATGATTAATTTATTATTTAAATAAAAGTAATATACTAAATATAATTGATGAATACTATCTATTTTAACAAGAATAATATTGTTCTTATAGATAGCAGTTATTATGTATTTCATAGATATTTTGCGACTTACAGGTGGTTCTCGTTTCAAAATATAGATGTAGCCGTTGATGACATCGTCAATAACGAGATTTTTATCACAGCGTTTTATAAGCATATTAATAACGATATAAAGAAAATCTGTAAAAAATGGAATACCAACAAGGACAACATCGTGTTTTGCGTAGATTGTCAGCGAACCGACATTTGGAGAAACGACATCTATGATACCTACAAGGCGACACGCATCCAAAAGACCAACTTTAATAAGAAAATCTTCAGTATCTTTAGCGATTACGCCAATTCGCTAGGGTTTAAATACATATCGCAGAACAGATTGGAAGGCGACGATGTTATCTACTTAACACAAAAGATGGCTAAGACAGCTATCGCAGCGATAGCGGCTATCGCAGCGACACCCACAGACGACATCAAAGTAGTCATCATAACGAACGACAACGACTTCTTACAATTGGTAGATACGCAGACGCTAGTATATAATATGCAGTTTAAGGAACTGATGAAGCGAGGCTTCAATAACCCGAAGGTTGATTTGCTATTTAAGGCGATTTATGGCGACAAAAGCGACAATATCACCAAGATTGGCTCTGGAATAACAAAAGAAAAGGCACTAATGATATCTAATATGACTGAAGAAGACCGTGAAAAGTATATAAGGGATTGTGGCTACGAAGACAAGTTCCGGTTAAATATGAAACTGATATCATTTGAGAATATCCCTAAAGAATATACCGAGATATTCAATAATAATACCAAGATTATCTTTGAATAATACAAAAAAATATAAAATATATAAAATACATATACATACATACATATACATATACATATACATATAACACGAATGCTAAGAGCCTTCAGGCGTAGCCGCTTATTCTACTAATTTATTGATGCTATCTATTTTATTTTTTTCCAGATTAGACATATAATACCACGACTTCTTCTCAGGTTCCCAGCGGCACCCGTGTTTCTTAGCGTCATTCTTTTTATGAAAAGGTATCTTCACAAATATCTTTTTGTGCTTCTCAATATCCGCACCGCTAGCCTCTCCGCCGTCCGCTGCCTTATCTTCGCTACTTAAGGAGATTTTCTCTATCTCTTGAATTGCCTTAATATTCTCGTCGCTTATGTTATCCTCGTAATACCACTTCTTACACCGCAAATCCCATTTAGCCCCCAACTTCTTCACATCATCCTTATAGTCAAAGCCAATATTGATATAATTTTTATTATAATTATCGGGCTTGATATTAGATACCAAGGTATCGTCTATATAATCTTGGCTTACGCTGCCGCTGCTGCTTACGCTGCTTACGCCGACAGCCAAATTAGCCAATCTATCCGCCTCAGCGTTCCCAATAGAATGCTCGTCGTCAAATCCAGTATGTGCTTTAATATGATGTAGTGCTATGTGCTTCTTGTATGGGCGATAGATTTCCCTAATTCTCTGTATTAATTTAAGATTAGGTGGAACCTTACCTTCAGTCGTCTTCCAGTCATTCTTGAATAACCTGTCGCCGTAGGCACCAGCACATTTAATCACATACTCTGAGTCCGTATATATGGATATTTTTTTGAGTGGCGGCTCTTTGGTTAATTCGTCTTGTATCTTCTCAACGGCACGAATAAATGCCGTTAATTCGCCAGTATTGTTAGTCTGTTTCCCTACAACCCTAGCATACTCGTTCCTCTCGTCATCGGCTTTAAAATATACGCCATATCCAGCGATAGCATTAGGGCTACCATTATGGATACACGAGCCGTCAATATAGATGTTAATCTCGCTCCCAGACATTACTTACTTACTATATATCTTATATGATATTATCAATTTTTATATAATAGCGAGCAGACTGCGAACATATTCAGGGGATTTAAGGAAAGCACTTTCCTTAAGTGCTCTTATAATAATATATATATATATTAAATATTGTAGTGTTATAGCAAATGATTAAGTGTTTTAATAATAATATTGAATTATATAGCGATAATAATTATAATTATAACAAGTGGGACATAATCAATAACGGTGGAACACTTAATATACGGAACAATACCTCTAATCGCATAGATTTTTGTATATTACAGTCGGGAAATGTGGGGCTTGGAAGCATCGCACCAAAGTCCAAGTTGGATGTGGTCGGCGATGTTAATATAGTTGGGCGAACCACAATATCCTCTAACTTTTTACTTACCAACACGCTAATAACCACGCCTATAGCCCAATACGGCACCAACGCCAACGCCGCCAGCAACATATATTTACTAGGCGGTGCTAGGTCTCGCATAGGAATTGGTAGTGCCTCTCCTACAGTCGCTCTGGATGTATTAGGTGCCGCAAATATCTCTGGGTTAATTACGGCAAATGGTGGTTTAACCATACCTGCCGGACAGACACTAAATGTGGTTGATGGGTTATCAACGCCCGCTATTGATACTACGACAGTTAATACCACCTACCTAAATGTCGCTGAAACGATGAGTGCGAATGGTGGTATCATAGTGCCTTATGGATATGGTATAATCGCTGACGGAGGCATCTACGCTACCTCTATAAATGCTACAGATGTTATAACAGCGACACAGGGTATCATAGTATCTGCTGGAAGCCTGCTAACTGCGAATGGGGGTATCTCGGCTACCACTATAATAGCGGGAAACGCTAGTGCGACAACGCCTATAGCCCAATACGGGACAAATGCTAATGCGGCTAGCAACATATATATAGAGGGAGGAGGAAATGCTAGAGTGGGGATTGGTAGCAGTTCTCCTAACAACGCATTAGATGTTCTAGGAGATATCAATATTACAGGGATATATAAGAGAAATAATAGGGATGTTATACTTGATACTAGCAACTACATATTAACCGCTAGCAATCTCATATCACGAAGGATTACTGATTTAAGAACTGATATGATAACAGAGAACCTGAGTGCCGCTAATAAGTTTATAGTGAATAACAGATATAATAATAATTTAGAGATTAATGGTTCTTTAACAGTCGCTTCTAATTTAATAGTGCTAGGTGATACAACCCGCCTTGATACCATCCTATATACGACAGAGAGATTAGAGGTGGTGAATGCTAACGATACTGCGACGGCTTTTATGGTTCAACAGAATAGTGCGAATAGAGATATCTTTGTTGCTTCTAACATTAGCACGGCGGTCTTTAGAATTGCTAATAATGGCGATATCCATATTAATACTGGCGTTTATAAGAGAAATAATAGAGATGTTATCCTTGACACTAGCAACTATATCTTAACCACTAGCAACAACTTAATAAACAAGGTTAGAGAGAATGATGAGAACTCTAGTAATTACATAGAAATAGCAAGCAAGAATGCTAGCAACTATATCTTAACCTCCAGTAATAACCTTATAAATAAAGTTAGAGAGAATGATGAGAACTCTAGTAATTACATCTCAATCGCTAGCAAGAATGCTAGCAATTACATCTTAACCTCCAGTAATAACCTTATAAACAAGGTTAGAGAGAATGACGAGAACTCTAGCAATTACATTCTAACCTCCAGTAATAACTTAATAAATAAAGTTAGAGAGAATGATGAGAACTCTAGTAATTACATTCTAACCTCCAGTAATAACTTAATAAATAAAGTTAGAGAGAACGATGAGAACTCTAGTAATTACATTTCAATCGCTAGTAAGAATGCTAGCAACTATATCTTAACAGCCAGTAATAACCTTATAAATAAAATTAAAGAGAATGATGAGAATTCTAGCAACTATATCTTAACTGCTAGTAATAACTTAATAAATAAAGTTAAAGAGAATGATAACAACTCTAGTAATTACATTCTAACTGCTAGCAATAACTTAATAAATAAGATTAAAGAGAATGATGAGAACTCTAGTAATTATATCTTAACTGCTAGCAATAACCTAATAAATAAAGTTAGAGAGAATGATGAGAACTCTAGTAATTACATAGAAATAGCAAGCAAGAATGCTAGCAACTATATTCTAACCTCCAGTAATAACTTAATAAACAAAGTTAGAGAGAATGATGAGAACTCTAGTAATTACATTCTAACCTCCAGCAATAACTTAATAAATAAAGTTAGAGAGAATGATAACAACTCTAGCAACTATATCCTAACATCCAGTAATAACCTTATAAATAAAGTTAAAGAGAATGACGAGAACTCTAGCAATTACATATCAATCGCTAGTAAGAATGCTAGCAACTACATATTAACAGCAAGTAATAACTTAATAAATAAGGTTAGAGAGAACGACGAGAACTCTAGTAATTACATATTAACTGCTAGTAATAACCTTATAAACAAAGTTAAAGAGAACGATGAGAACTCTAGCAACTATATCCTAACATCCAGTAATAACCTTATAAACAAAGTTAAAGAGAACGATGAGAACTCTAGCAACTATATCTTAACTGCTAGTAATAACCTTATAAATAAAGTTAGAGAGAATGATGAGAACTCTAGCAATTACATATTAACTGCTAGTAATAACCTTATAAATAAAGTTAGAGAGAATGATGAGAACTCTAGTAATTACATATTAACTGCTAGTAATAACTTAATAAATAAGATTAAAGAGAATGATGAGAACTCTAGTAATTACATATTAACTGCTAGTAATAACTTAATAAATAAGATTAAAGAGAATGACGAGAACTCTAGCAATTACATAGAAATAGCAAGCAAGAATGCTAGCAACTATATCTTAACTGCTAGCAATAACCTTATAAATAAAGTTAAAGAGAACGATGAGAACTCTAGCAATTACATAGAAATAGCAAGCAAGAATGCTAGCAACTATATCTTAACTGCTAGCAATAACCTTATAAATAAAGTTAAAGAGAACGATGAGAACTCTAGCAACTACATAGAAATAGCAAGCAAGAATGCTAGCAACTATATCTTAACTGCTAGCAATAACCTTATAAATAAAGTTAAAGAGAACGATGAGAACTCTAGCAACTATATCTTAACTGCTAGTAATAACCTTATAAATAAAATTAGAGAAAACGATGAGAACTCTAGCAACTATATCTTAACTGCTAGCAATAACCTTATAAATAAAGTTAAAGAGAACGATGAGAATGCTAGCAACTATATCTTAACAGCCAGTAATAACCTTATAAACAAAGTTAGAGAGAACGATGAGAATGCTAGCAACTATATCTTAACTGCTAGCAACAATCTAATAAATAAAGTTAGAGAGAATGATGAGAATGCTAGCAACTATATCTTAACTGCTAGTAATAACCTTATAAACAAAGTTAGAGAGAATGATGAGAATGCTAGCAACTATATCTTAACCGCTAGCAACAATCTAATAAATAAAGTTAGAGAGAATGATGAGAATAGCAGTAATTACATAGAAATAGCAAGCAAGAATGCTAGCAACTATATTCTAACTGCTAGCAATAACCTTATAAATAAAGTTAAAGAGAATGATGAGAACTCTAGTAATTATGTATTATCTACTAGCAATCTCATATCACAAAGGATTACTGATTTAACAACGGATATGATAACAGAAAACCTAAGTGCCGCTAATAAGTTTATAGTAAATAATAGATATAATGACGATTTAGAGGTGAATGGTTCTTTAACTATCAACTCTAACTTAATAGTTCTAGGTGATACCACGCAACTTGATACTATTCTATATACTACTGAGCGGCTTGAGGTGGTGAATGCTAACAATACCACAACGGCTTTAATGGTTCAACAGAATAGCACTATTAGTGATATCTTTGTTGCTTCTAATATGACTACAGCAGTCTTTAAGATAGCAAATAATGGCGATGTTAATATTAACGGTAATGGTGTTTATAAAAAGAATAATAGGGATGTTATTCTTGACACTAGCAACTATATCTTAACCTCCAGTAATAACTTAATAAATAAGATTAGGGAGAATGATGAGAACTCTAGCAATTACATAGATATAGCAAGTAAAAACTCTAGCAACTATATTTTAACTGCTAGTAATAACCTTATAAACAAGGTTAAAGAGAATGATAATAATGCTAGCAATTATATATTAACCTCCAGTAATAACTTAATAAATAAAGTTAGAGAAAACGACGAGAACTCTAGCAATTACATAGCAATAGCAAGCAAGAATGCTAGCAATTATATCTTAACTGCTAGCAATAACCTTATAAACAAGGTTAGAGAGAATGATGAGAACTCTAGTAATTACATAGCAATAGCAAGTAAGAATGCTAGCAACTACATCTTAACTGCTAGTAATAACCTTATAAACAAAGTTAAAGAGAATGATAACAACTCTAGCAACTATATCTTAACAGCCAGTAATAACCTTATAAATAAAGTTAGAGAGAACGACGAGAACTCTAGCAACTATATCTTAACTGCTAGCAATAACTTGATAAATAAGGTTAGAGAGAATGATGAGAATGCTAGCAACTACATAGATATAGCAAGTAAGAACGCTAGCAACTATATCTTAACAGCCAGTAATAACCTTATAAATAAAGTTAGAGAGAACGACGAGAACTCTAGCAACTATATCTTAACTGCTAGCAATAACTTAATAAATAAGATTAGAGAAAACGATGAGAACTCTAGCAATTACATAGCAATAGCAAGTAAGAATGCTAGCAACTATATCTTAACAGCCAGTAATAACCTTATAAATAAAGTTAGAGAGAACGATGAGAACTCTAGCAATTACATCTTAACTGCTAGCAATAACTTGATAAATAAGATTAGAGAAAACGATGAGAACTCTAGCAATTACATAGCAATAGCAAGTAAGAATGCTAGCAACTATATCTTAACAGCCAGTAATAACCTTATAAATAAAGTTAGAGAGAACGACGAGAACTCTAGCAATTACATAGCAATAGCAAGCAAGAATGCTAGCAACTATATCTTAACTGCTAGTAATAACCTTATAAACAAAGTTAAAGAGAATGATGAGAACTCTAGTAATTATATCCTAACTGCTAGCAATAACCTAATAAATAAAGTTAGAGAGAATGATGAGAACTCTAGTAATTACATCTCAATCGCAAGTAAGAATGCTAGCAACTATATCTTAACTGCTAGTAATAACCTTATAAACAAAGTTAAAGAGAATGATGAGAACTCTAGTAATTATATCCTAACTGCTAGCAATAACCTAATAAATAAAGTTAAAGAGAATGACGAGAACTCTAGCAATTATATCTTAACTGCTAGTAATAACTTAATAAACAAAATTAAAGAGAATGATAATAATGCTAGCAACTATATCTTAACCTCCAGTAATAACCTTATAAATAAAGTTAGAGAGAATGATGAGAATTCTAGTAATTACATTTCAATCGCTAGTAAGAATTCTAGCAACTATATCTTAACCTCCAGTAATAACCTTATAAATAAAATTAGAGAAAACGATGAGAACTCTAGTAATTACATTCTAACCTCCAGCAATAACCTTATAAACAAAGTTAGAGAAAACGATGAGAACTCCAGTAATTACATAGCAATAGCAAGTAAGAATGCTAGCAACTACATTCTAACTGCTAGCAATAACCTTATAAATAAAGTTAAAGAGAATGACAAGAACTCTAGCAACTATGTATTATCTACTAGCAATCTCATATCACAAAGGATTACCGATTTAACAACTGATATGATTACAGAGGTTGTTAGTGCCGCTAATAAGTTTATAGTGAATAATAGATATAATGACGATTTAGAGGTGAATGGTTCTTTAACTATCAATTCTAACTTAATAGTTCTAGGTGATACCACGCAACTTGATACTATTCTATATACTACTGAGCGGCTTGAGGTGGTGAATGCTAACAATACCACAACGGCTTTTATGGTTCAGCAGAATAGCACTATTAGTGATATCTTTGTTGCTTCTAATATGAACGCTGGGGTCTTTAGAATTGCTAATAGTGGTGATGTATATATTAAAGGAAATACTGGAATAGGCACTACACAACCGCAATCAAAACTGGATGTTGCCGGCGATATGAATGTGAGCGGCGATATGAATGTGAGCGGCGATATGACAATAAGCGGCGATATTACTATATCTGGTGATATTATACCTAGTAGTAATACCTTTTATAACTTAGGAACGCCAACTAATAAGTGGAAGGACTTGTATTTGTCAGGTAATAGTATCTTTTTAAATAATACAGTATTATCTAGCGATGATAGTGCTGACCTAAGTATAAAGGATACTAATGGTTCTTTTAAGAATATCAATTTAAATACTATACTTGCAAGAGGTAATGTGGAAATATTAGGAGATGGTTTATATAAAAAGAATAATAGAGATGTTATCCTTGATACTAGCAACTATATCTTAACCACCAGTAATAACTTAATAAATAAAGTTAGAGAGAATGATGAGAATTCTAGCAATTACATAGCAATCGCAAGTAAGAATGCTAGCAACTACATTCTAACTGCTAGCAATAACTTAATAAATAAAGTTAGGGAGAACGATGAGAACTCTAGCAATTACATTCTAACTGCTAGCAACAATCTTGTAAATAAAGTTAGAGAGAATGATGAGAATGCTAGCAATTATATTCTAACTGCTAGCAACAATCTAATAGCCAAAGTTAAAGAGAACGATGAGAATGCTAGCAATTACATTCTAACTGCTAGCAATAACTTAATAAATAAAGTTAGAGAGAATGATGAGAATGCTAGCAACTACATCTTAACTGCTAGCAATAACCTTATAAATAAAGTTAGGGAGAATGATGAGAATGCTAGCAATTATATTTTAACTGCTAGCAATAACTTAATAAATAAAGTTAAAGAGAATGACGAGAACTCTAGCAACTACATCTTAACTTCCAGTAATAACTTAATAAATAAAGTTAAAGAGAATGACGAGAACTCTAGCAATTATATCTTAACTGCTAGCAATAACTTAATAAATAAAGTTAGAGAGAACGATGAGAACTCTAGCAACTATATCTTAACTGCTAGCAACAACCTTATAAACAAAGTTAGGGAGAATGATGAGAATGCTAGCAACTATATTCTAACTGCTAGCAATAACTTAATAAATAAAGTTAAAGAAAACGATGAGAACTCTAGCAACTATATCTTAACTTCCAGTAATAACTTAATAAATAAAGTTAGAGAGAATGATGAGAACTCTAGCAATTATATCCTAACATCAAGTAATAACTTAATAAATAAAGTTAGAGAGAATGATGAGAACTCTAGTAATTATATTTTAACATCAAGTAATAACTTAATAAATAAAGTTAAAGAGAATGATGAGAACTCTAGTAATTATATTTTAACATCAAGTAATAACTTAATAAATAAAGTTAAAGAGAATGATGAGAATAGCAGTAATTATATTCTAACATCAAGTAATAACTTAATAAATAAGATTAAAGAGAACGATGAGAATAGCAGTAATTATATTCTAACTGCTAGCAATAACCTGATAGCCAAGATTAAAGAGAATGACGAGAATAGCAGTAATTACATTCTAACTGCTAGCAATAATCTTATAGCCAAGGTTAAAGAGAATGACGAGAATAGCAGTAATTATGTTAAGACGACTAGCAACATCATATCACAGCGAATAACCGACTTGACGACCGATATGATAACTGAGGTTATTAGTGCGAACAATAAGTTTATAGTTAATAATAGATATAATGATGATTTAGAGGTGAATGGGAACCTAATAGTTAATTCTAATTTAATAGTTCTAGGTGATACCACACGACTTGAAACAGTTGTATATAATACCGAGCGATTGGAAGTAGTGAATGCCGGTAATGATAAAACGGCTCTAATAATACAGCAGAATAGTCCTAATGGTGATATCTTTGTTGCTTCTAATATGAATATAGAGGTCTTTAGGATTTCTAATAATGGCGATGTTCTTATTGGCGGCGGCGTGTATAAAAGGAATAATAGGGATGTTATTTGGGATACCAGTAATTATGTATCATCCGTTAAAGACGATTTATCTAACCAGATAGTCCAACTTAATAACGAGCAACTCAACTATGTATTGGCGACCAGTTCAAACTTAGGCGACGGGCTAACCGAAGTGATTTATACTATGAATGTGAATAACCGAAACGCCAGCAATTATGTGCTAGCGACCAGTAATATAATACAGCGACAAATAAACGAGACGACCACAGACAAGATAGCCGAAGGCACAAAGAACAAGTTTATAATAGAAGATAGGTATAATAGTAATCTAGAGGTTAATGGGCGGCTGGTTGTGAATTCCAATCTAATTGTGAATAGTTTGGCGACTATGCGTAATAGCCTAGATATTACAGGGAATGTTAATTTTACTGGCGAATTATATAAAAATGGTATGTTATATCCCAACGGCAAAACATATACGGGCAGTTCGTCTATATTGTCTCAATTCAGTCCTATACAGACGCAATTCACGATGTATAAGGATGTTGTTGAGAAGACAGGCAGCGGCTGGCAATTTATTGACAATAACATTAATGTCGTAGATGACAAAGTCCAAGGCTTCTGTGTTCGCATTAAGCCCAACCATTATTCTTCAAAAATACTGATAAATCTAAATTGTCATATAGGTATTGACTATGGGACTGACGCTAGATGGTGGGGACTTAGGCTATATCGCAAGATTGGCGAAGCCGGTGAATGGACGCATATAACAGAGGCTGACGGGACGGGCAGCGGCGGCAGCGGCGGCAGCGGGACTTCTTGCTGGCTCTCGCACAATCTCGGTGCCGAAACTAGCAGTTCTTCGTATTTTATAGCGAATATAACAGGTGCCTATTACGATATACCACTTATATCCACAGCAGAAGCCATAGCAGCCGGAGCCGCCGCCTCATTCGTCTATTATACTGTGAAATGGTGCTCTCTGCTTGGCGACAATACACAGGACGGCAAGTTATACTTGAATAGACCGGCAGTAATAAACGCCTTAAATGCCCCTATTGTATCGTCTTCGTGGAATGTTAGCGAAATCTGGCAATTAGAGACATCGTATTTCCCTAAAGGCGGGATAGTAACTAAATATACGCCGACGCAAACGCAGTTTAGCATATACAAGGATGTTGTAGAGAAGACAGGCGGCGGATGGGAGTTTATTGATAACAACATTAGTATCATCAATAACAATATTCAGGGCTTTTGTGTTCGCATAATGCCTAACCATTATACCTCAAAAATATTGATAAATCTAAATTGTCATATAGGTATTGACTATGGGACTGATGCTAGATGGTGGGGACTCAGGCTATATCGCAAGATTGGCGAAGCGGGGGCTTGGGAACACATAACGGATGCTGACGGGACGGCTAGCGGCGGCAGCGGTGCGACAGGGACTACTTGCTGGCTCTCGCACAATCTGGGTGCGGAGGCTAGCACCTCTTCGTATTTTATAGCGAATGTCTCAGGTGCCTATTATGATACGCCAAATATTATGGATACATTTGTATATTATACGGCAAAATGGTGCTCACAACTTGGGGATATATCGCAGAACGGCAAGTTATACTTGAATAGACCAGCGTCCTATAATGCCGCTAACACCTCCAATACGGCTGTCTTGTCGTCTTCTTGGAACGCCCAAGAAATCTGGCAAAGAGAGACGACCTTTATTCCTAAGAATGCGGTCATTTGTCAAAATATGTCAATACAGACGCTCTTTAATATATATAGGAATATTGTGGTTAAATCAGGTGGCGGCTGGCAATTTATTGACAATAACACCAGTATCGTTAGCGACAAGATACAGGGGTTCTGTGTGCGTATCAAGCCTACCCACCCTTCCTCTAAGGTGCTCGTCCATCTATCGTGTCATATAGGTATTGATTACGGGACTGACGCTAGATGGTGGGGACTGCGGCTATATCGCAAGATAGGCGAAGCGGGTGCTTGGACGCATATAACGGAGGCTGACGGTAATAACCTAATAGACAACAAAGGGACATCTTGCTGGCTCTCGCATAATCTCGGGGCGGAGGCTAGCACCTCTTCGTATTTTGTTGCGAACATATCAGGCTCATTCTTTGATTTGCCTGCGACATCCACCGAGTTCGTCTATTATACGGCGATGTGGTGCTCCCAGTTAGGCGACAATACGCAGGACGGCAAGATATATTTAAACAGACCTGCGACATACAACGAAGATAATAGTGCGGTCTTGTCGTCATCTTGGAACGCACAAGAAATCTGGCAATTAGGGACGCCCTACGAGCCTACTGAGTATTCTATAATTAACATTTTTAATAACAATAATGTAGGCATAGGCACCACAAATCCCGTATGTAAATTAGATGTGAATGGGACGATTAATGCGATTAACTACTCAACTATAAGTGATAGGCGATATAAAAAGGATATAAGGAATTTGGATAGTTCCCTAGAGTTGATTAATAGGCTGTCGCCGGTATCCTATTTAACGATAAACCAGACCGAGGGGGATAAGCGGAATTACGGATTTATCGCTCAAGATTTATACAAGGAGATACCTGAGGCTGTTAATGTGCCTGCTAATGATAGCAACAATTATACCATAGAATATATGTCGCTAATCCCGCTATTAACGAAATCTATCCAAGATTTAACGAAGAGATTAGACGAACAGCAGAAAACGATTGAAGACCTAACGGCGACGCTCGCCCGCCATAACTTAGTATAGCAAAGCCTTATATAGATATCTCGGGTAATACTAAGATATTTTATTATTATAGTATTATTATAGTAGGATAAAAAGGATAAATATGACAGATAATACTGTAATTGCTAGAACCGCTTCTAAGATATCGCCGAATTTGACTTACAAGGTGGAGAAGTTGCTGTCTAAGACGGAGGCGCTCGTGCTATTATGTAGTAAAGCGAGCGGTTATTGGTCTATGGTTAAGTTCGCCTTTAATATACCTTTGGTTTTAACATCATCTGCTATGTGTATCATCAACAGTATAAGCGAGGATGCAAACGAAGTTAAGATACCTAATATCGTTGTGAATGCTATTAGTGTTCTTATTATATCGCTTAATAACAGCATTAAGGCTAGCGAGAAATGCGATTTATTCAAGCGATTAGGGCAGCAATTCTTGCTATTAGCAGGACAGATTGAGAATGATGACGAAATAGACGACCACGAGTTCAGCCTGCTAGCATTAAAATACGAGAACCTAATAAACGACATATTATTTGAGGAAATACCAAATAGATACAAGATGCAAGTGGTAGAAAGTTTTAAAGATAGGCACCTGCCTCTGCAACTTAACGGCACCATAGGAAACAACAAGTCCTTTGTGCCTCCGCCTAACTCCGCTGAAATTGTTATGAAACAGCAGAATGCGATGAACTCTATGGGGAATTCTAATGCTTAATAGTTATATTCATAATTCATATTTCATAATCTTCGTCATCATATATATTATAATTGTCGTTATCTTTGCTATTATAGTCAGCATCCTTCTCAGCATCCTTATAAGTATCTGCTATGTCGCCGCTAGCATCGCCGACATCACCGCTAGCATCTACTCCGTCTCCATTAGCATCGCCGTCGGCACCATCGCCATCTGCTTCGCTGTCCTTGTTAGTATTATAGGTATCTTTTATACCAGCCGCTTTCATTTGTCGGCGAATATCATTCTGTTCTACATCTAAGTCGGCATTCTCTTTTAATTTCTTAATTTTATATTCTTCACGCTTTTCATTAAGAAATACCGTGATTTCTTCAGGGGTTAGGAACTTGTTATATTTTCCTTCTAAGTATGTTTTTAAATATTCATAGAGTTTGTCAGCCTTATCCGCCACAAATTTCTTAGGGATATTCTCAACACCCAGCAAATCAGGGTAATTCAAGGAGTTCGCAATAACCGCTAGGTTTATTATATTAACGACGACTTCGTCATCCGCATCATAATTCTTATTTAAATCATAGAGATACTTAGCCATCTTCTTAATGTCTTTAATGGATTTCATAATCCTATCTTGGAATACATCGCCCGCTCCTGCTCCTGTCGCCGTCGCTCCCATACAAACATACAATATCTTACATATATTTAGCAATATCTCTTTGTAATTAACATTCGCACAGTTTAAAAAATCGCCGCTAACATTACTCTTTATATTCTTAAGTCTCTTGATGTTGTCGGTAATCGCCAGTTTAACAGCATCAATATTGTAATTCTTTAGATTGACAATTAGATTACTAGGCAATAGCGGAGATTTTCCGTCCATCTCATCTAGCCACTCATCAACGCCATAATTTTTAAAATTATAAACAAAAGGTTTTTTTACTACATATTTAATGTGTTTAACCTTGTCTCTAACTTCATTAGCGAATATGTCGCCGTCGTCTGCGTCGTCCTCGCTAGCGTCCGCCTCGGCTGCTTTGGCTGCTTTGGCTGCCTCGCCTTTGTCGCCTTTCTTGCCTATTTTAGCAAGCCGAGCCAGCCTAGGCAGCGTATATCTGGTGTCCCGCTCCTTGTTGTTTAGATTAACTTTGGAATAGTGCTCTTTTAATTTTATAATCTCCGTATTGTCGTTATTGACAAAATCGCTTATGTCGTTAAAGTCGTTGTTAAGTTTGCGTAAGCAGCAGCCTTGGATATACTTGTGTATCTTCTCATATTTAGAGTTAATGTTTGGTGTCAAAAGCAGTTTATCTATGTAATACTGTTCTTCGTCGGTATATCTATTCCTATCTACAGAACACCTATTCTTCGCATCAATATTCTTCTTATTAATAAGTTCATTCAATACGGCTTCGCCCTTATCCTTATATCCGTTTTTAACGGTATTAACTAGGATTTTTTGTAATGCGTCGGTATTTATCATATAGTCGTTGTCCTCGCTCAATCTAAAGTGGTCTGTTAGCAATTCTATCATATAATATAGAAGCCCTTTGCTATTAAATGTGTCAATATGCCTAGGGTTCATCGTATTCGCATTAAGTGCTATGTTGTTTTTTAATATGTTGTCTTGCGTATCTACAATCCAGAAGCAGATAGCCTCGTAAAATATAGCGTTTATTGCGGCTACGAACTCCTTATTGGCGGTCTTCACTATATCTATGTGTGCCTTATCTATAAAATCCTCAGCAATTGCTTTGTTAATATCAGCATACCATTTGTGGCGTTTGTCTAGATTGTTTTTAGATAAATATAAATCCAAATATAAGGGCACTCTTTCGGCATATTTCTTGGCGTATTTCTTGATATCTTCGGCGGCGGCTCCGGATTTCAATTTCTTCAACTTCTTTAGGTATATTTCATATCGTGTTATGGTTAGATTTGTGCGATATTTTTGGAATATATGGTTAGACAAAGCGTCATAATCTATATCAATATTGGCTACATCATTAACCTTCTTAACCAACTCTAGAATTATTTTCAAAATCTCTATAAACGCCTTGTCATTCCTAAAGTGAATGTTCGCTATATACCTATTAATGTCATAATTGTTATTAACGGCTGTTCCGCTTACGCCTACGGTGCCGACGCCAACGCCGCCGCCCACGCCGCTACCGCTTACATCATCTGCATCACCTACAAACCCCTTGTTTTCGTCTTCAATAATATCGTCATCATCTTTTAGCCCTTCGTAGTTGTCTATGTCGTTTCCTTCGCTAATCGCCTTGTTTTCTCTCTTAGATATAACATACTTTTTCCCGTCCTTGTCGTAATCAAATATGTGCTCTCGTGAATATATAAAGTATTTCTTGACATTCTCGCATTCTTCCTTGATATCTCCTAAATTTTCTTGTGCCTCTAATATATCGTTGATGGTCTCTAGAGCATTATCTATATTGATGGTCTTTATAGATAACTTGAGTTCGTCTATAATCTCCTCAATCGTAATAGCATTCTCGTTTATCTGCTTAATGATATCATAGACATTATAATTTTTTAAAGCAATAACCTCGGTTTGTATGATGTCGTTTTTGTATTTCAATATAATATCCTTAGTCTTCTCTAGAAATGATTTAACTTGTGGAGATATGCTGACGACTTTTAGCGTCTTATCAATATTATCATAGAATGTAAGTTTCTTATTAATCAAGACGGGTCGCCTAATCTTGAATGCCCCGTGGGCTCCGTGCTTGCGTTCCTTCTCGCCCTTTATAATAGAATACATACATTCTGTTAAAACCTCCAAGTCCTTCTCGGTTATAAAATCCAAGGAATAATCGTATTTCTTAAATATGTTGTTAATATTACCGTAGTCTAGATAAAAGGCGTCTTTATTGATATTAATCTCTTTAACAATCATCTCAATATCAGGGCGTGTCTTCTTGATTAACTCGCAAATATCTATGTAATTTGTAGATGCCCTATAATTCGTATTAACGCTGTTTAATAGATGCGATGCTATCTTAGCATACATATAGTCATTCACGGTGGTCGTAGGTATCTTGTAATAGGCACCTAATATAGGAAGAGCACCGACGCTGCTGCCGCTGCCGTCATCATCAGTATCATTAATATTATAAATATTCTCAACTTTCTCTACACTAGCACATTTAATAACAGGGTAATCCTTGATAATCTGGTGATATTTAGGGAAATCTTTATGAGCGTCAGCGGCGTCGCCAATAACTATACTAGTATTATGAGTTGGCTTTAATCTCATCTTATTAGATTTTATATCATAGGAAACGGCAAACTTACGCTTAGTGAATTCACGAAGGTCGCTCTTGTTGTTATATTTGCCTATAAAGTTATATACAGCGTCTTTAGGGTCGCCGCTACCGTCCCCGTCGCCGTCCCCGTCGCCGTCGCCATAATTTTCTAATTCGCCTTCGGCTGCGAAGATATAGTTGCTGTAGTCGTTTATTTTACCATTCTTACTCTCACGATTTTCAAGTATCTCATAGAATAGGCTTCGCAATAGGTCGGCTTTCTTTTTATCCTTAAAAAACACATAGAGGCTGTTATATATCTCTTCCTTATCCAAAGCAATAAACGAAGGATTGATACGGCTCATCTCTTCAAAACTGAGTATCTCGGTATATTCAATATCATCCAGTTCTTCGTCTAAATATTCTATATCCGTAGCCATATTGAACTTATGTTTCTATTTACTACAATAATATATATTATTATTAGATAAAAAAGATAAAAAGAGTATTTACAAAAAGTATATAAGGAAGACGGCGAAGCCGAGCCGTATCTAAATATTGTCAATAGCGAACTTCATCCAATCGTTTTTAATCTTGGATATTTCTTCGGCAATTATAGCACAGTTATCATCTAGGAATGCTGAGAATATCTTAGCATCGCCGCCTACGCCTTCAAGAGATATCCTCAAAATCATCAAGGATTTTAGCGGATGCGGGCAGATATACCCGATATAGGTGCAAGATATCTTGTCTTTGTATTTGTTATTTTCTCTAATAAAATGATTGTGAATATGGGATTGTATAATATTACCAAGCGTATCATCCTCATCCTCAATAATAAACTCATAAGTTCCAGCGATATCTTGGAATTGCTGTATTTTAACTTTGGTCGCAGCGTCAGCATTATTCAATTCACGCCTAAGCAACTCTAGTTTGCCGATAATGATATCTAGCGATTTAGAAACAAGGTATTTGGGACCGATATTGCGGTTTATGCTTTCAATATCAAACTTGAAACGCACAGCATCACCATATTTATTCTTGTAATACGAGCGTTCCTTGTCTAATATGTTGGTCTTCTTGTCGGCTTCTTTGGGGTCTTGGATATATGAGAAGTTAGAGAGCGACACAGGATTAAACGACGCATTATCACGACCAGTCCGCTTAACGACCTTCGCTTTAAAATGTAGATGTTCGCCAGTTCTCAAGCGTGTAATTAAGATATGGTTGCCTGATATCTTGTTGGCTGGGAAGATATCGGCGAGTTCTTTCTTGTCTATATTAACTGAATTGCGTGTAGCCGTTATGTCGCTCGTTAGGACATCTAGCGTCTTGTTTGTGGTATTCTTTACATTTAATTCAATACAAATGCTGTTGTCTTTGTAATTGTCTATCTCTTCCTCTTTAAGACAGATAGGGATGAGACCGATGCGATGAATAATAATCTCGTTGTGGAGTGCTCCGTTGTTTATTACAATATCTACGCTTGGGTCGTCGTTCTCTAGTTTTTCCCCAATAATACCGGCGATAGGAATGTCGGTTAATATAACACGGCGAATACCGTTAATAATCGCTAGGTCTATATTATTTATTTCAAAACTAGAACATCCCGAAGGTTCGTCGTAATTGTAATTTTGGAATGTAGGCATTTTGTATATTAACTATATTATATCTATCTTATATATCATTTTTTAATATATTACAAAAAATAATTGATATCATTTATTTAATGACGAGTAGGATTGGAGCGGCGACGACGAACAGGGGAAGCAGAGCGACGGCGAGGGCGACGGGGGGATGCGGGACGACGGCGACCACCTGCTTGTTCCTCTAGGGCTTCCTCATATCCGCCAACTGAACGGCGTCCTCTAACGAGTCCTCTAACAGCGGTTCGGGGCTTCTTTGCCTTCTTCTTAAATACACGGCGGCGCCCGCCTTCTTGTTCTTCGCTTTCAACTTGTTCCTCGCTTTCAACTTGTTGCTCCTCCATTTCTTCATATCCACCAGATAAACGGCGACCTCTAACGAGTCCTCTAGCGAGTCCTCTAGCGGAAGCGGGACGAGGCTTCTTCGCCTTCTTCTTAAAAACACGAAGACGACCGCCATCCATCGCAGGAGGAGCCATAGGAGTAGCAGCAGCGGTAGCGGCAGGATTAACAGTTCCTGCTACCATACCAGCAGACTTCTTCTCTTTTTCGGCTTGTTGTCCCGCTACCATTTCATTTAATTCCTCAAAGAACCCACCAAAAGTTCTCCGCATCTTAGGGAAGACACGGCGTTTCACGGGTTTCGCAGGCTTGCCGACAGGCTTACGGACAGGCTTGCGCCTAACAGGTGATGCGGAACGAGCACGAACAGGCTTCGCCGCTCTCGCCGCTCTCGCCGACTTACGCTTAATAGACTTCTTTCCTCCATTCTGTAATTGTTGGAGAAGGCTTTCTATACTAACCATATTTCTTTCTATATATACGCGCGATTTTTATTTAAAATTATAAATATAAAAAATAATTAAAAGATATTTTACAGGGGGATTTTAAGGAAATTGGAGATTAAGCGATTTTAAGAGATTAGGCTAGTCATTATAGCGAAACACATAGAGGTTCTAGGCGACATCTCGTTAATCGGGTTAGATGCGAAGAATTGGATAAGGGTTTTAATGTTGTTAATGTCATTACATTGACAGATGTAGTGATACACATTACCCAAATTAATCATTTTTGTTTTGTAAGTATTAACTTGGAGATTACGCAGTTGAGCCAAATGATACTGGATAATTGGCGGGAACTGCTTATCCATTTCCTTATTCATCTTGAAGCGGTTATAGTTGGGATAATAGACGGTCGTCGCCTTATAATAGGAATACAGGCTGTCCTTGATAGTGGAGATGATGGTATGGATGAGATATGTCGGGTCTATCTTTTGTCCGTTATTATCCACCGGCAAATTGATATAGGGATGGTAGTTGGCGATATAATCCTTGATGGTATATTCTGTCTTGTTTTTCATATATACCGACAGGATATTCATCCAAATATTAGGATGACACGGGTCAGTCTCTTCACGATAATTGATAGCGTCTGTTGATATCTTGTATAACTTCACTTTGCTGCCGCCGCTGCTGCCGCTGCTGCCGCTGCTGCCGCTGCCGTCCGTCATCATCTTCTTAACAATTAAACCATAACTGTAAGGCGTCGTATTGATATGTGCGTATGCCTCCTGAATATTATTGAACGGCAAGGGATATTTAATGCCGACCTCTAGCAGCGACGGGATAATAGAGGACATAATGTCATTCTCGGCGAGCGAACAGCGATGCTTGGTGTTGATATGGAACATCTCCATATAATTCTCTCCTAGCAGCCCAGTATAATCTACAATATGCTTATTTTCGTGATGAACGATAATAAACTCGTAAGCCATCGCAGGGTCTAGATGTTGGACGAAGATGCCTCGCAGTTTCGCTGACACGGCAGCAGCGTCGGCAGCGTCTTCAGCAGATAGATGATGTCTAAAGTATTTATAGAGGATTTCGTCAAACATATTGCCGTGTTTCTTGGTAGGATGCGAGAACTTAGAACTGTTCGCATCGGGACAACTGGAAGTCCCGAAATACCACTCGTCCTTGTAATTATAGACGGTTATGATTGTGCCGTCATACGCCTCATACACCTTATCTCCTTCGGCGTAAAGCGTAGAGATGTAAGTATTGTAATTGATACGCTCAGGGATAGAGTTAGCGTAAGTAACTACGATATTATTATTACAATTAAGGCTGAAGTCCAGAACGATACTGCGACACTGTTCGTATAACTCCTTAAAGTTATCTACATTATTCCTAATATAGGTATTGTGTAGCAAGACGATATCGCTGCGACCCTTGAACTTCTTGACTTTCATCATAGGCCAGAGGTGATACTTTTTCAGCAGAGAAATCAGGCAGTTCGCATAACTGTTATTATCTGCGACGGTCGCTACGCTAGTTTCGCATACTAGCGACGCTTCACTCATATCGCCCATAACAGGAGCAGCACTAGCGTCGCCATAATGCCTTTCTTCATAGAGTTTAAATGTTTCTTCTATAAGTTGGTAGAGGTTGGTAGGAAATTTAACAGGGGTAGAAGCGGAAGTCATAGTTGCGGTAATCGTACTAATACATATACGATACCTTCTTATATCAATTTTTATGTTTCTAAAGGGAAAAATAATAAATAAAATGATGATTCGGTCGCTACGCCGCTCGCCTTACTTTGCTATGCTTCGCTTTGCTTCGCCGCTATTGCTTCTTATAGTATTTGTCAAACCATACTTGTCCTACCTGTTTGGAAGCCTCTTCGCTGGTAATTCGCTGCTTGATAATCTCCTCACGCATAGACAAGAAATACTCTAGGCTTGAATATTCAAAACCTGTCTCTTTTGTCACCATATCAAAAAGCATAGGGTATCTCTCTATAAAGAATTTAAACTTGTCATCGCTGCTTATCTTATTGACTATCTCGCTATGCGGAGCAGGAGCGGCTTTGCCTTTGTTATCGTGGATAATCGCCATAATATCCTGAACGATATCACAAATCGTCTTGTTATCCAAGCCGTCGCTTAGAAAATCAGGTTCGCCATCTGTCTTTGGTTTCTTATTTAGGGCTCCGCCGCCGCTAGCACCGCCAGCGCCGCTAGCATTCCTTTTTTGCGAACTCATTATATGAGTATTAATATGCTTTAATCTTTATATTCTTTATTTATTATATATATAATAGAATAATACAAAACAAAAATGGGAGGTGAATTGATGTATGCCGAGTTAGACTATAGCCCTAATGTGAAAGCACCGGAACCCTTAAAGAACGCTGGGTTATATACAGGTGATGTTTTATTTGACAAGAAACCGTGGGGAAATAATTATGTGATACCTAGGGTTGAACCAGATGCCGTAGCATACTGTTCGCATTTTTACGCAAGTCATCACATACCTTCTTATAATAGACCTGGAAACAACACAGTTAATAGTGGTGATTATAAAAAATATAATGTTCCTGATAATTCCGCTGCTGCCGCTAACATATATAATATAGAATGTCATACGAATACAATTTAAGACGCTAGGCGGACGCTAGGCGACCTCAATAGCCGCTACCGCCGCTACCGCTGCTACTGGAGCCATATTGGTATTAGGAGGCGGCTTCTTAATGATGTTTTTGTGTTTTTCTAGGAAGTCGCATATATACTTGTATGTTTCATCAACCTGAGCGAATGTTATGCCGCCTGTAATCAATACGCTACCGCTTTCAAATAATGCTCCAGTAACCTTCTTACATTCGCCTAGATTTTGCCCCGTGCCTTTGCCGTAGCAATACTTAGGACACGAGCAAATACCATTCTTATTTTTATTGTGAATATTCCAAAAGTATTCTAGTTTAACTCCTTGATATATTCCTGGCTGGAAACTACATTTATTGTTGTGATCGTCGTTAATAAACAACTTGTGGATTTCTTTGCGGCGAATTTCAAAGCCGTTTTTCAGTTCAGGGTCGTGATAAACCTTAAAGTCCGTGTTAATCATCCTGATTTTAAAGTTCTGGTATTTCAAATCCAACACATAGTCTGGCTCAGGATTAACAATAATAGCCTTGTCAATATTGTTATAGATTGTTGTAATGTCGTTAATGATATGATTGACGATATGCTCGGTATCCTTAACATCCTTGATGCCCGTTAATTGTATATTGCCGTTCTTGAATATCTTCACATTCGGTATATATTTATCGCTAAACTTGTAAATAACCGTAACTTGATTGTCAAACCTGTTCTTTTTCATAGTATTCTTCTTGCTCTTCCTCCGCTTCTTAGGATAAACCCCTTTAGAAGCGTCAGTCCCGTTCTTCATAAACTGAGCCCACACGACACCTTTATCACCACTTTCAGCGACATTCTCAATAACATTAAGATTGTCAAACAATATACCTAGATTTATATTAATATTATTACCTACATTTGCGTTGCAAGTTATCGTGGAAATTCTATAAGGAGAAAAGTATATTCCTGAGGTATTAGCGGCAGCGGTAGCGATACCAGAGGTATTAGCGATAGCGGTAGCAGTCGTCATAGTTTCGTCTATTTTATTTTTGTGTCTGTTAGAGCATATATATAAGGATTGTTATTCTTATATCAATTTTTAGTATTTAAGGAGCCCCGTCGCTACCGCTAATACCTCTGGTATCGCCGCTTACAATCAAACTGAGTTTGTTGTTAATTGTGTTAGAGTTAGCGGCAGCGGTAGCGGCGATACCAGAGGTATTAGCAGCATTCGCTGCCTTTTTCTTCGTGCTCTGGTTCTGGTTATCTAGTTTAATGTGCATGTTGTCGGTAATATTCTTTAAATACGAGGTATTCACAACTTCATAAGTAAAATTTGTAGAAATCATAGGCGGTAGGTTTAGAATATAGGTCTTGTCATTCGTGTAGTGCCCTTTGCGAAACTCTTCAATTGTCATCGGCCCATTAAATATCTTTAGCAGAAATCTGGAAGGCGCAGGGCGAATAGGATGCGAGAACCCGTAATGTTTGCTAAGCATCTGTATTAAACTGTTAATTTCCCAGACTTTGTCGCTACCGCTGTGAGACGAGAAGTTATACGCATTAGCACATTCTAGGGAACAGAAGTTCCCGAACAACACATAGGTATCGGTTTTAATATTGTATTTATAGGGCATCCCGAATGTCCGGTTGTCTATAGGATGACAGCACCAATAGCAGTTATTATTAGAATTCAGGATTTCATCTTTGTGTGATACTTTCAAAGAATACTCGCTATTTGAATTGTCAAATATAATGTTGTCTTGGATTGTGCTATATGTGTTGTTCTCATTTATATAAAAACAGTTCGGCTCATAGGGCTCGGGGAACTCGGCACAAGTTGTATTATCAGTTATATTCAATTTGTTAATTTGCGTATTAGACAAAGGCAACTGTAATATGATGTCCTCGTTATCAACTACAGAGATATCCTTTATTATTGTATTCATCAAATTCTTTTTCTTCTTTGTATCACTCGCATTATCGTCTGTGGTTTTCGCTTTTCTAGGCATTTTATAAGCGTCGCTAAAATGCTTTCCTTATATTAAATATAAATGCGTTTATTATTTATATCATTATTTGTCATCAAAGTAGTCCTTAAAGTATGCGATGTTTTTAATTAATGCGGCGTTCGCTGTAGTAGCAGATGTAGAACCGCTATCAACCACCAGTTTGTTATCAAACCTAACATCTTTATTTCCAGAGATACACTTCATCTTTATCTCCCTTATTTCGTTATTAAGGGTGTTTATGGTATCTATTAAATATTTAATTATATATCCTGATAATAATATCAGTATTAATACAAGTAAATCCATTCTAACCTCTTTTAATTAAAGATAGATATAAAAAAACAACCTCCAGCAGCCTTGCCTTATCTAGACCAGATAAAGTTGCAAGTTCCGTTAATTACCGAGAATACATTAATAACCCTCGTATATACTATAACATCTAATTTAACATCCTTTTCTTGGATATAATTCACGGAGTTTCGCTTCGCTAACTCAAATAGATATTTATATTCGGCGGTCTTGGTAATATCCTTTGTATCGCTTCCTTTATTATTGATTTTCAAGTATAGCGATGTGGTCGTCATCTGGTTATTAAAAGAGCCCGCACACATTATCTTCTCAGGGAACAAAGAGAACGAGTAGCAATATATGCCCGTCCTAGGCACCTGCGTATGATACTGATAAGGCTGTATGTTGTTATAATAATAGGCTTTCTGGTCTTCACGGATTATAGTATCCGCCCACATAATACGAGCACTCTCTAGCAATCCCATCGTCTCATTATATGTGTGCGAAGCAGTATAGTTGTCGTGTATATTCAGTTTTTCAGGTATATCGGTTCGGCGTAATACCCAAATAATTTCCTTAATGTGATTATAAGAACTTGTTAAGGTATAATAGTCGCCGTTGCTAGTGATATTTAGTGCCGGAAATGTCTGCCGTTTCACATAATCCACCACATATTTAACAAACCCTTCATTCTGTAATGAACTCATCCTGTAATCGCTATCTAAGAATATATAATTCACATCTAGGAAACACTGGATATAACTTATGCCCTTCAAAAAAGTATTGATATCTATCTTAACATTATATATATTATTAAAGAACGCTGGTGATACATACATTTTCAACTTGTCGCACCAAACCTGATACAATTTCTCAATATCATTCACCTCAACATCTATCTTTATTTCCTGATTTTGTATCTTGTATAACGGGAGAGCCAGAGATGGATTGCGAGAGAACCAGAAGTTCAAGGGCACCTGTAATACCCGCCCTTTTATTGAGGGATTGTCGGCATCGGTGTTTTTGTCCTTAGACGGATATATCTTGTTGTATAATATGTTGTTCCTGATGACATACCTCGTATTGTTGTTGTTAGGACTGGTGTATTCGGGAATATTCCCAATAAGTTTATTGTATTCAACGCCGTCCTTGTTCGTCAGTTCATTCCATATATTCATCCATTCCCCATATACCTCGTCTATGACAATCCCTTCAATCCTTACAGTAGCCGTTTTAATAAAGTTGTGCCCCACATTAGATACCCACCGGAACCTGTGCGTATCCGTAGAATATATGTCAGGTAGGTTAAAAGACAGATACATATTACTTATTAAATCCCCATAGCGTTTTATCTCAAAGGTCATCTGTATATTGTTTGTGGTATTCGTTAAGTCTATGGATGAGTTATTCACAGGAATAATATTCTTGTTTTCCATAGAAAAATTAACATGCTTATTATATACATATTTATAGTAGTTAATACAAGGGTTTAGATTAATATATGCGTCCATTTGCCCTTTTAAAACTAACTGTGTTATACCACCGCCCATTTTAATATATTACGATACTTTAATATTATACTTTAATATTATCTTATATATCCCTCGCCGCTTCGCTGCTTCGCTTACTCGTATTCCTTTATAAACTTTAAGAGATTCTCTTCAGTCCTCTCTTCTTCAAAAGACGCTAGGGCAGTAGGAGCGCTAGCCGTATTATCAACCATAACGAACGCAGGAAACCCAGTAATCCCTAGGCTTTTAACACGCTCCTTATGGTCTTCCCTATCGTATTTTTTAAGCGATACATTATTAAATGTCTGGGTATTTAATTTATCCCAAATGCCCGTATCGTTAAAATCTCTGCAATGCCCGCAAGTATCCATATAGTAATACTCAAAACTGTATATCTTTTCGCTAAAGAAGGTCTCTTGTATTTGCTGCCTATTCGCTATCAGTATCGCAAATATAAACACGGCAGATATCAGTATGATACCTGTTAAGGTTATATTGCTGGAGCCTTTGCCTTTACCCATATTCATACCTTTTCCAAAATTCATATTCATACCCATTCCTTTCGTAATACCAAACCCTTTCGTCTTAGCCATTCAATTCTTCCTAACATAATGATATATTATAATATAGAAAAATAATAATAATTATAAATTACAAAATACAATTAACAATATCGGCGACATTATAGTATTTCTTAGCGACCGTATCCTTCATACTGCTATTGTCAAATGTGAATGTTATATATGTATAGAAGTTGTGAATATTGTTTGCTATAATGTTATTTAAAAAGTCTTCAACCATCTTGTTATTCACTAGGATAATACGGTGGTCTAAAGTATCGTAGTTAATATTAGCGACCTCTTTAACAACATAGACGCTAAAGTCCTTGTTTTCTAGCAACTCCTTGTAATCTTCTATATCATCGTCGCATACTACAATAGTCCTATAAATTAAATGGGTTTTATAAATATCATCTAGGTCTTCTACGAATTGATTTTTTAAATCTAGATTCATATAATATGGTATATTATATCATAATATATGTGTATAGTTTTTATATGATATCATATATCATATATCATATATCATATATCCTATTACATATCCTATCATTTTATATATAAGATTATTAAATATATTTAGTATTATAATGGATGATAAAGTAGTTAAAATAAGTCTGTCTGTTTTTCACAGTAGGTATAATATAGATGTTCCCGCCCATATATTAAATAAAGCCGAGACCCTTAAAAAATCTTGTAGTTGCTTTGATTCGTATTATGACCCCAAGATGATATGGGAGAAAAAGTTAAATAACAAGAAGGAGAAGAGCCTACATATCGCTAATAGCACAGGAGCGGCTAGCGGTGCCGCTAGTAATAAAGGGCGGTTTCATATTATTATCCCTGACTTTTCAGACAAATCTTGTATTAAGCGGACATTAATCGGTTATTTAAATAAACTTACAGGAAAGAACAAAGAAACTATTTATTCAAAAATAAAGGATATTATTACGAGCGAGAGCGGCGGCAGCGGCGGCGGCAGCGGACTTACAGATATCTTCTTGTCTATTTGGTCTTATATTAAGGCGACGGATAGTATTGACGGAGAGAACAACATCTATATTAAATTGCTAGAATACTTTGATACCTCCTTCTTATCTAGTAATATAGATAAGTTGTGGGACAGTTATCTAAATAATAAGGAGTGGATACCGCCCAAATACATATTTGACAACAACCTGCTATTACTGAATAACGAGTATGAGTTGTATTGCGATTACATTAAATGGAAAAAAAGCGTTCATAATCTAAATATCATTTGGATAAAATACAAGCCCGCAGAAATTCCGGTGCTACTAAACGATATCTACGGATATTTAACAGAGAACTGTATTGGTAATCCTAGTATTCACAAGTATATTATAGATATATTTATAGAACAGATTTTAAAGATACTAAATAACTATAGCAATAAGCCTGTAGTTAAAGCGATGGTGGAAAAGATGAAATTACTGGATGTCAAGAGTTTTGACAGTTCCACCAGATTTTTAATATATAATATTATAGAAAATAAATAATTTCTATTATTATAGTATAGAGAATAATGAAAGAGACTGACAGCACTTTATCTTTTTACAGCAGTTTATTTATACAGTTAATATTCGTAATACTGCTTATAATCATTTGGAGTTATATATTCAAGTTAGAGAGCGTCGGGTGTGAGTGCTCCGACCATCCCAACAAGGAGTTCATCAAGACCTTCACTATTATTGCCCTAGTATATTTCTTCATTACTGCGTTTGTATCGCTTAAAAGCATCGCTAAGAATATGGGAACCGCTATAGTCCAGTTGCTCGCATTCGGCACCTTCATCTTCTTCTTAACCTTCGTAGTGTATATCTATTACGCTTTTGATTATGTCCGCTATTTAATGAATGAGAAGTGTAAGTGCTCGGACGACTTGCGCCGTGATATTATCGCTATCGGCACTATGATATCGCTATTCCTATTCATTACCCTCCTATTCACCATCATTATCATCCCGATATTGATAAGCACTCTTACTAACCTGCTAGTGAAGATACAGGAGTTTGAGGGCGAGGTTGAGGAGGTCATCAAGAACCCCGTTAAGTCTATCCGCAACACTCCTGGGCGTCTATTAAGCAGCACTCGGGATATTGGCTCGTTTGTCAAGAAGACTGCTTCTAAACTAACTAAGGGAAAAAAGAGACGCTAGGCGATGCTAAAGCGAGGCTAGACGGACTATGATTTATTTTTATTATTAAATATAAAAAATATATAATACATAACCTACCTTATACTTAGGGTTCGCTCGCTATCGCAGGCTCCATCAATACTCTGTTTTATCAATATAGATATCAGGTAAGTAAGGGGCGAGTATCTCTTCAACAATTAATTCAGGTTTAAACTCGTCATAGGTCATAAATATCTTAAGCAACTGCTCTGAAAACCCTGAAATCATCGCCGTTCCTTCAGTCTTACAATTCACAGGGAATGACTCTTTATGACAAGAATTGAGGTTCCAGAATACAAACTTAGGTGCCGTATAGTCGGCTGCTTTAAACATTTTAACAATAGTTTTATATAGCACCTCAATACCATTCATTCCATTTTGTTCTTTTCCAACGACATCCACAGTAGCCTCGTCAAACTGCATATCCGTGAATACGAATAGTTTCTTAGGCATATCAGCATCGGCAATATTGTGCTCCTTGCCGTATTTAATAATCATCTCGCAACTTTTAACGAAGTTAGTATTATAGCCGAACTCCACATCTACTAGGGATTTAAAGCAGGTATATAGCGACGGTTCTATGTCCTTCTCGGTATATTCTTTGTATAAATCGTCGGGGATTAAAGAGACCAACTCTGGCGTGTCGCTGAATGTAATGAACTTGTTTTTAAACAATCCTTTACAGCACAGGGAGGTTATGATACCTAGAGAGATGGCGACTTGTGCCGGCACGCTACCGTTGCTGGCGGAGAACATAGAGCCTGACAAATCAATAATAGCCAAGGAGTTCCCAAGAATACCGCAACTTTTAACATCATTCACAATAGCCCTCCATTGCAGTTCAATTGTTTCGTTCTCCTCGTATTCGTCCTGAGTGCTACGCAGATTAACATAGTAGTTCGCTAGTTCGTGAGGCAGAATACCAGTAATATTAATCTTAGCGTCGCCTTTCCTAACTGTAGCCAGATATTCGCAATATCGGTCGCTATCGTGTTTATTAAAGGCAATATGTAATCTGCGTGATGCGACCCCAGGAACACTCTCGTAATTAATCTTGTCCCACTCATTATTACACATAAGCCTCTCAACGATATTAATCTTTTTCCTGAGAGGTGCTAGATACTCCTTCCTATACTTTTCCATCTTCTTAGCATCATCTCTACCATAAAGGATGGTCGCAATCTTCTTGGCGAAATGCTTGCGACTGTCGTTCCTGTCATTTTCGCTAGGAGCCCACTTAGCACACAAAGAGACGCTTTTAACCTTTTTAGGCTTAGGCTCAGCAGCATCAGCAGCCTCAACAGCATCAGCAGCAGCCTCAGCAACCTCAGCAGCCTCAGCAGCGGCATTAGCATTCGCAGCCTCAACAAATTCGCTAATCTTCAGTTCAGCCAAATCATCACGCAACTTGTCAGCAAACATAGTCAATTCATAATTACTGTCAATCATCCCATCGCTTTTATTCTCATAGCAGATATAGAGCAAATCCTTCCAGCGTCCATAATTATTAACATAAGTAAGGATATTCGCCATATAAGTATAAGGCTTGTTGTCTCGCAGCCATAGCATCGCCTGATTAGATACGGTCTTCTCTTTTTTACCCTTCAACCTATCACGACCATTAAAGATAACTGCGACAGTCTTCTTAGGATTAACCGCCCAGCACTTCTCTAGAAACTGATAGTTCTGTTCCTTGGTAAGAGTGCGAGTATAGAGCATAAAGTAATCCACAATATCATTACCTGTTGTATCCAGAGCGATAGCCCCGTTCTCGGTTTTAGTGAAAGCGGGCTGCGAATGCTGCGAATGCTGCGAATGCTGCGAATGCTGCGAATGCTGCGAATGCTGCGAAGCAGGAGCGGCAGACATTTTGTTTATTTGTATGTAGGTCGGTAGGATTGCTTGCGGCTTGCTGTTATTATATAGTGAATGCCTTAAGTATCAATTTTTATTATTTTAGTATATATAGTTCTCAATTGTAAATTAAGGAACGACCAAAAAGAATTATATCTGTCTATACCAAGATGTTAAATGAGTTCGTTGAATGAGTTCTGTGTATTTCTTACCATATTTCCCGATGAATTATATTGTCTTTATGGTTCTACCCTATTTAAAGTTAAACCACTACTTTTTAATTGTTTTCCCAGTTTATAATTATTATACTGATTTCTTATATAATTTCTAACCTTGTATGCTACTTGTTTTGCTGAAAAAAATAAACTACTACGACCATAATAATCGTTCATAAGATTAACAATTTTATCCAACTCTTTTACAAGGTTTAATTCTTTTATATCAGTTGCAAGCATTTTTTTATGCATATTCATCGCAATAATATGTTCCTTATCCTGTAAATTTCGTTCAAAAACATGAATTTTTTGCCTTATATCTCGCTTCATATTTCCATTTATAAAATATTTTTTTCCATCATCATGTTTCATATAACTTTTCATTCTCAATAATCCTTTAATTAATATTAGTAAGGTAATAATTTGTAATAGTGGGCTATCATTAGAACCCACCTTTTTTAATTCATATATTTTTGTATTGATGTAGTCTAATCTGTCAATTATCAATTTTCTATCAATTATATCATAGTATATAACAGGGTGAAAATGGATAGATGAATTTTGATGTTCTATAGATATACTTGAAACACTTAAATCATTATTGTTTCTATTTACATTACGATAAGCAGTAGGTATATAAGTCATAATAAAATCTTTATTTATTTCTAACCATTCACTACATCTAATACTATATCTAAGTATATCTGGTGATTTAAATAAATTTATTCTTTCTAAAATAATAAATAAATCTTCCATTATTTTAAACATATTGTTATATATTTCAGTTGTATTTAACTCTTTTTGAATACGCCCCTCGTGAATAGTCCATTTAAAATCAAAAATAAATATAGTATCTTTTGAAACTAGTAATAATAATTCTTCATCATTAGAGTACTTTTCTCTAACATCATGATACACAAGTTTATCAATTTCGCTTTTTAGATCATCGTCAAATCCATCATGAAGTCTTACTATATATTTAAGAAAATTAATAATAAGTTTTTTAGATTCTTCAACACTATCAACAATATACTGAAGACCAATATCGGTAGATACATAAGATGAAGATATTTTCAAGATTTTGTTTAGTATTTTTATAAAACTGAATATATTTATACTCTTCTTATTCTCAAACTTAAGTATAAGATTACTATACGCAACAACTATCTCATTCAACCTTTTTATTGTTAAATAATCAATACCTTTTTTTTCTTCTTGCTTTCTTGTAAATATCAATTTTTCAGGTCGTTCAAATTCAAGATTTATAATTTCAGGCAGCGGAGACCGCTGACGAGGAGGAGACAGAGCAATTGCTGTAGCAATCTTAGGTGATTTAGGCGGCGAACGAGAAGGTTGTTTAGACTTAGACGGCGACTTACTAACTCTTCCTTCATATTGAGGTTGAGGAGTATTTGGTAATACAAAACCTTCTTCTTGGAAATTTGTAGATTCATCTTCGCCTATTTTTATCAAGTCTTTTCTATGCGGCAAAGGCTTGAGTATTCGTATTTGTCTTCTGGGATTTCTACTAGACGATACTGCTGAGGCTGATGAAGCACTCATATATTTTAATAATCTTCTATAATAATGATATATTTTATTTTAGTATTTATATATTATAAATAGATACTATGATATATTTACCTTGGAAGTTCCAGAAGTCCAGAGTTCTCAATTGTAAATTAAGGAGCGACCATTATTTGCTTAATAGTATCAGGGAATGGGTAATACTACAAGAGCCCTCAACAACTACATCCAGTCACTGGTGGTACAAAGATTTACCACAAAATATTAAAGAGATGTTTTACAATTCCGCAAAAGACAAAAAGATAATAGATATGTTTAAGAGGTCATTTGGCGTCGGCGTCGGCGATGCTAGCGGCTATAGAATTGATATACTTCACGATATGAACGAGATATATGTATCACCGCCAAAAGATTTTGAAAAGAATGCGTCAGACAACATCTTTTATACACGCCATATTGACGGCCCACTTTTCTATATACCGTTCGCATCCTGCTATAGGGTTATTGTGGGTCTTGATGATAATAGAGATATTATGACAATATTCAATTTGACAGACGAGACATATATAATAAAAACTGGCGATGTTGTAGGATTTGATTTTCACAGGGAATGTCATTATATATCGCCGATTATTTGGAATGAGGGCGCCGCAGCGACCGCAGCTACCGCAACCGAAAGAAAATACCGTGTAATCCTGAAAATACATTATTGCGTATATCCTTATTGGGCGATTGTATTTGGATTTATTCTAGGCAAACTATCAATACTGTATAACAAATTATTTAGAGACCTCTTTTTATTAACAATAAAACCTCGTAGTAAATGTACGAGATACTTAGCAAAACTTATGATAATATCTACACAAGTCTATCACGACATAGAGTTCTATATAGGATATAATAATATACAATATTTAGCAATCCTCTATTACATATCCTCTAATCTCCACGCAAACTTTTTCTTATTCGGCAGTTCCTTCGTCCATTACTTGAGATGGATAGATACCCAGAATTACAGTAGCGAGGTTAATAACATTTTTAGAAGAGACTACTATTTCTTTAAATTCCTTTATATGCTCCAGTATTTCTATATGTATTTCTCGTATAAGTTAGGTAGCGGTAGCGGCGGTAGCGGCGACGGCGACTGGAGCCCTACGATATACACGGCTATTATAGTTCCTCCTTTGCTAGCATCGTGTGTTTATAACTTCTCGCCGGTTATTCCTAAAATCATAGAGATATTCTTAGCATACGATATGTTAAATAATTATAGTCTAGCATACACCGAATATATCTACATATATATCAACATATTCCTAAACTATATACAATTACGCAAACCAATCGCTATAGCAATATGACTATATATATATTATAAAAAATGATATTATTATAAGGATATATATAGTATATGAAAGGTATGACAAAGCGATTATTAGGTCAATTTTATACCACAAACTATACCCAGATATTACAAAATATGTATATACCTGATAACATTAGCAATATCATAGAGCCTTTTGCTGGTGCTGGCGATTTATTAAATTTTATTACACCAAATGACAGAGACAAGTATAATATAGAATGCTATGATATAGAGCCTAAAAAGGATTTTATAGTTAAGCGTGATACCTTGCTTAATCCGCCTAATTTTGAAAATGCGTTTGTTATAACAAATCCACCATATTTAGCACGGAATAAATGCGATGACAAGGCAATTTTTACTAAATATAATACGAATGACCTATATAAATGCTTTCTACAAGTCTTGATAGGTTCTCGTTGCCTAGGAGGTATTATAATTCTACCTCTCAATTTCCTCTGCTCTATACGCAAGGCTGATATAGAACTTAGGAGAAACTTTCTTAAACAATATGATATCCTCATTTGTAATATATTTGAAGAGAAGGTTTTTGAGGATACTTCCTATACGATATGCTGCTTCCAATTTAAAGCCAAAAGTGATACAAAAGAAAATATGAGCGACGGCAGCGGTAGCAGCGCTGGCTGCGCTGGCTATATATATCCTTCTAATAAGAGAATATCCTTTGTATTGAATGCTGATAACAATTATACGATTGGTGGTAAAATATACAACCTTGAAAAGAACGCCAAATATAAAATAGATAGGGCGACAAGGGTAGTAAAAAATACAGAAGGCTTAACAAGTATATTAGTGAAATGTATAGATGACAGTATAAATAGCAAGATAGGATTGTCAATTGTTGATGATGCGACGAGAGATAAATATATAGATAATACACCTAAACTAACGGCGAGGTCGTATGCGGTTCTTGTCATAGAACCTAAAATAACACTAGAAGAACAAAGAGACCTCGTGAATAAGTTCAATACCTATATGGAGACACATAGAGACAAGTATAACTCGCTATTCCTAACAAATTATAGAGAGAGCAATAGTATTGCTAGAAAACGCATATCTTTCGGGCTAGTCTATGAAATATGCGGGTATTTGCTAATACCTGATTAGAACATATTTATATAATATAATACTGTAAAAACATTTGTAAAATATAAATAATATTATCTTATCTTATTAGAAAGACCATAAGATGGATTCTAAGTTTTTTTACATATACTTACTAGTAATATTCACGATAACTCTAGCATTCACTATACTAAGATGCGTTTTTAATGTGCATGACCTTGACATATTCTTTTATCCTAATCACACAAATAATATTCTAGAGAACAAGGTGTATCTGGCGACACATATTATAGTTAATTTTCTGCTAGGTGCCCTCTTCGGGTTTGATATAATACTTGGGATGTTCGTTAAAATTATTATATTTGAAGTGTATCTACATATAACCGAATACTGTGATATATTCTATATGTCTAAAGCATCTAACTTAATAGTAATCATATTAATATCTATAGTAAGTTATACCTTTGGAAGCGTCCTAAACAAGGTATTATATCCAAAGTAAAAAATAGGTAATATATAACATAGAATATATAACATACATATCACATACATATACATAGAATATACATACATATACATATCTAGCGGACGCTAGCGTCTCTTCGCACTCCCTCTTATAGGTGCGTCTTCGCCTTATATACTAATAAAGCCCTGACTCATTTTTTCACGGATAATGTCGTTAATATTCTCGGCATATTCCTTGAAGTTCATTACATTCCGCATAGGGCACCTGAACTTGAATTCATCTGCCCCGCATACCCTATCATTTTTGGCGTTTTCTATTTGCGTCTCAAAGTATTTAAACATACATTTATCGTGGGCGATAGAGCATACTTGCTCGGCTTTCGTGGGAACATTTACGAATACCTTGAATACCTTGTCGTTGTTCTTGTAGTTAGTAAGACAGATACAGCATTTATCGCTATTATCGCAGATGGCTACGGTAGCATCGGTAGCGGTGGGAGCATCGGCGGCAGCGGTAGCGGCGTTCTGGTGTTCGTCTAGAATGAAAGGCATATTCGTAATGTCCCATTTGAAAGTCCTAAACAGCATCTTACTAAGCCGCTCGCATACCTTGGTGTTATAACTGAGACTGCCGCAAGTATAGTTGTCCCTATAACCGCCAAGACAAAACTGTGTCTTGAACTCCACAATATCCTCCATAATACGCAACGATATCTTCTGCCTGTTTAGGATAGACATACTGTCTATGATGGTTCCTGTGTTGCTAGACATCACGATGCCCTGTTTATTGAGGACAAACACATTACACAGCAAATCTACACGATTGAACGGAGGCATCAACTTAGCGGAGCGAGGAACAATTATGTCAAATTCAAAGGAAATATCAACGCCGCTATGGACGAAGGGGATTTTCCCTATCGTGATGGTATAGTTGATTTTCTTGTGAAGCACGATAGGTATCTTGAAATAACTGTTCTCATTAGAAACCGATATGACCGATGAACTGAAGTTAGCATAACCTACACGGTCATTAAAGGTATCCCGAAGAGCGTCAATAAACTCGCTAACATCCTCCTCGCTATACATACAGATATCCATATCATTCGCTACAATCGTGCGAGCGGCTGTCTCAGGCTGATACCGTTTATTCCAAAACTTGTTGCTGTTGTAATTATTGATACTGTTGTATCTCTCCTTGTAATGCTCGCTGATTATCATATCCCTAACATAGCCGCCGAAGATGAGCCCGTTGTGTTTAAAGACGGTCTTCTTAATCTCCTCAAACATTAGATACTTGATGCGGTCTGTGGTGAAGTTAATCTTGACGAAAGCCATAGGACTAGGACGGTAGGACGGGACTGTAAGGACTAGGACGAATGCTTGTAAAGACGGGACGAATGCTTGTAAAGACGGGACGAAGTTCTAGGACAGGACAAGGACAAACAATCAAGACGGTTCTTGTTATACTAATAAGATGGGTTTAATCATTTTTTATAATTATGTAAAAAAAATAGGACATATCCGTCAAGTCCTTCAGTCCCGTCCTTCAGTCCTAGCCAGTCCTAGAACTTCGTTCCAGTCCGTTAGTCCCGTCCTAGCCAGTCCTTATCCAATATCATTCTCTATCTTAGCACGAGCATAAGCACGCATCACATTCTCTGCCGTATCTATCGGTAGGACATAATCTTTTGCGGCATAAAACTCAGGGTTCTTGCGAGAACTTCTATTCACTAATGTTCGCAACGCTACTATATCGTGGAGTTCATATTGGATACGGAATGAATTATTAGCGTTGTCCGTAATAACAAAGTAGATAGACGGTTTTATTTTGTTGATTCCGTCAGGCATATAGAAACTGTTAGGGTATTTAAAGGAAATATTGAAAGTCCCTGAACTATCAACTTTGTGGATGTTCGGGGTATTCTCAAAGGCAATCTCGTAATTAGGGAAAGGCAGACCAGAGCCCGAGTAATTACTCATTCTATCTATGGGATTTGCTGCGATAATTACCACGCTATTAAGGAGGGCATTATTTTTAACAGAGCCTGTTATCTGTAATAATGAGTAGTCGCCATTAAACGCTACACTAAAACTGGTATATTCGTCATTAAATATCATTTTAAATATATACTTCTATATTTTAGATATGTTTTATTTTTAGATAATACACAAAACTAATAGTAATACTTAAAGTATCCTTTATTATCTAGATATCGTCAGCCTCAGCCTCAGCATTCGCATCGTCAGCCTCAGCATTCGCATCGTCGTCATCATCTTCGCTATTAAACACAAACTCGCTATTATTATAATCGCTCGCAGCGGTAGCGGCACTTGCCTTATTACTAGCATTTTTCTTATTCGCATCCGCATCCGCATTAGCATCCGCCTCAGCATCATCAAATATGATACTAGCCTCATTAGCGTTATTAACAGTATTATTAGAAATCTTGTTATAGGCGTTTATTAGGGTGTCTGATATCTCTTTGTTATTAATAAGTATCTTGCACTGCTCGGCATTATATTTATGGACGATATCAACCTTGTTATCTTGAAAATCTCGCATAGAGACTGCTAGAATATCTCCTGTCTCTATCAGCACCCGCTTATTGAAGCGTCGCATAGACCCTCGTATTACCCCGACAGCCTCTGTGCCGTTATCGCATAATACTAGAACCCTACAATTCCCTAACAACTTAATGACATAAGCATATACTTCGTATTCCGGATTTATAATGTAGTTATTATTGGCGACCTTGTTAAACTGGCTGATTTTCTTTTTATTTCTAATACTGGTTTGATACATTAAAAAATAATTATATATATTCCTTAGTCGTTTTAGTCTTATATTCTTATATTCTTATATTCCTTTTTTTATATTATTAGATAATAGATAATGAATGTATTACAAGAAAATATCCAGAGAATCATAGATAACCGGCGGTTGAATATAACCGAAGCCAACTTCGTTAATCCTGCTTCTAAGTTTATCATCATAACTTACTGGTGGGGCAGAGGTAATCTCAATAGGAACACGCAGTCCCCTTGTAAAGACCTAGCCTATGTAGGATACAACTGGGTTCTCAAGGACGGACAGAAACTACTTAAGGAGCCTGAAACATTTGAGGGAATGATAGATAAATGGAATAATAACTGTATCTCCAAGAATTGTAATTACTTTTCGCAAGAATATCCTGAGTTTGCGGTAGCCGGCGGGTATCAACTGGCGATTAACGCCAAGCCGCTTTTTATAAAGAAGGTTCTAGAAACCCTTCGGGAAATGGGTAAAGGGGATATATCAGTTGTTTATATAGACGGCGATATGACTGTTAATAAATACCCGCATATTTTTGATATGAAGAATGTGGATTATATGGGGCGGGGCTGGAATATAGACCCACGCTCTAATGTGCATTATAAAACGAAGCCGTGCTTTGACCCATTCACTTTTGAGACTTCTGGCGGCATTATGTATTTCGGTAATAACGATAACGGGCACGCTCTGCTAACTATGTGGAACAAATGGTCTTTCAAGCAAAAGTTCCAAGGGAAGGCTGACGACCGCATATTGAGTATGTTGATAAACTCTAAGCAACTCTATATAACTATGAATGTTCTACAGTTGCCTATAGAATACCTGTGGCTAACCGATGCTTACGAACCTTTAGATAAGCGATACGCATACTTAGATAAGAAGCATTACTCTCGCAAAGAGATTGTTTTTGAACACCCTGCGTGTTTAACTACCGAGGAGGCTGCTAGAGACCAAGGAGCAGCCGCTAACAGGCAGCCCGCATATTACGATGTATTGGTTGAGAATTTAATAGAATGTCAGTCAGAGGGCGGTGTATTACACGAATATATCGTGTTTGACGAATACGCACAAGCGAGGGAATGGAAGAAATATTTCCAATACATATCGTCTAACGACGCATCCCTAGGAAAATTCAAGGACGGTGAGCCCATAATACCCTATTACATTAGAAGTTATAAATCGGGCTATGCGAATAAACACGATTTTGTTGAAGGGAACACGGAGGCTATCCGCACTATCATCTCTTATTTAAAGCAGAGCCCTAGTATCGGCAAGTATGACCTCGTATATGTATTACACGATGGCGGAAGTAGCGAAATAGACGGCGATATGGTTTATGTTAAGACTGGAAAGGAAGTGATACTTTATATAATAGCCCTGTTGGCTATGAATAAAGATGTTATATATTTACCCAAGAAGTTGAATGGTTCGGCTTCTAATAGGTCTAAGTCTAGGTCTGGGACTGGTTCTAAGTCTGGTTCTAAGTCTTTAAAATATATCTTAAAAAACAAAGATAAATATGAACTCATCTGTAATATAAATAACGATAGCCTAAACTATCCCGAAATAGATGCTAATAGTCCTATGTTTTTTAGCCATACATCTCATAAACTTATGAAATTATTAAGGATGAGCGAGGACATTAAAGAATTTAATACAAATCTAAGGATGTGTTCCTTATACATCCAACTCATACGATGCTTCTTTATTATGAATTTTCATAAACTATCGGCGTCCGCAGCGTCCCAGACAAGACCTAAACTCCTACGAGCGAAATCGCTTTCGGTTGTTAGGGCGAGCAAGAAAAAGAATGCGAGCAGAGCGAATCGTCGTAAATACCATTCCGTCTAACGACGGTCTAGCGACGGTCTAGCGACGGTCTAACGACGGTCTAGCGACGGTCTAGCGACGGGTCTAAAAATTGATACCCTTATCTTAACAATAGTATAACTACTTATCGGTAATGTACGCTATCAAGGATGTTAGACTGGTGAAAAATAAGGGTGATATGGTTATCTGTTTTTCTTTTGTAGAAGATAGAGAGCGTTATTTCGGCAAACTTATACATACCGATTTACAAACCGAATTTGCTAGAGAAAGGGATATCAACACATACCTCAATAACAATATGACGACTGATGATGATTTTAGGTATTTTACAAGAATGCTAAAAGTATTTGAGAATATCCCTCTACCTAATGAGTTAGCAGAGAAGTTAGAGACGAAGTTGGCGAATGCCGATGCTGACGCCGCTGCTAAATATAACTTAATGGTATTCACGCACGCCGGTAATCGCCCGCTAAGATACTATATAAATAGGTTATCTCGTGAAAGTTTTAAAGATGTTCTTAAACAGTTAAGAGATGCTACGAACTTACTGAGTAAGATTGGCGTAATACATTACGACCTATATTGCGAAAGTAATGTTATGTTAAAAAAAGAGCATAATAGATGGGTTATCAAGATTATTGACTTCGGGCTATCCTATATTGATTTAACAGATGATAGCGATAGCGATTACAAGAACATATTAGAAAGTATAGAATGCTTTAATAATAAACATATCAATATATGACATAATATGTAAGAGAACAAAGGATTTATTTTTCACCAAGTGTATATTTTTCTTTTGAGCGAAGATATATGTTTCTCTTATAACGATTAAAGATAATGGACTTATACTTACTTGATGGTATTATATTATTTTCTTTAGTTCCTAGAGCAGCGGCATTAGAGACACTAGCAGCACCAGAGACACTAGCAGCATTAGCGGCACTAGCGGCGCTAGCAGACATATAGTATGTAGTATTATATAGGGCTTTTAAGTCAGGGGCACTATTACATCTCATTAAAGGACGCTTATTAATAGGCTTTTGCGGCGAATGCTGCGTCGCCCGTGCGTAGTTGATATAACCCGAAGTAATCATAAGATATGAAATGTATCTAATCAGTCTCAAGGTCATATTTTAGATTTTTAGATTACTCTATATGCTTCGTTTAATATTTATATACCTTTATCAATCAATTTTTATTATTTTCTAGAAAGTAATTAGAAGTGCTCCGCATATATATGAACGCATCAGCCAACAATACCGTATTACAGGATATTCTTAAGAAGAATAAAGGCGTCTTTAGATACGAGTTGCGAGACTGGATACCACCAAAAAGATTGAGTTGGAAAGAGTTGTCTAGCAATCCTAATGCGATTGAGTTATTAGGTGCTAAAATAAAGATAGAAGCGGCTATGTCAAAAGCCGCCTATAAAAAATTGGATGACAGCAAGAAGGTTGATTGGACTGCGTTGTCTGGCAACCCTGAAGCAATCAAGTTATTAAAAGATAATGTGAAGGATATAGATTGGGGAGCCTTGTCAGGTAATAGTAATCCTAGCGCTATTGAGATGTTAAAAGGCAACCTGAAGGATATAGATTGGTATGCTTTATCTGGTAATAGTAATCCTAAGGCAATTGAGATGTTGTCAGACAATCCCACAAAAATAAATTGGAAGGCTCTATCACGGAACCCAAATGCTATTAATTTGTTGATGACAGAACCTAATAGAATAGATTGGAAGGAATTATCAAGTAATACAGGGGCTATTGATTTATTAACTAGAAATCCCGAGAAGATAGATTGGGAAGCCTTGTCAGGCAATCCTAACGCTATTGAGTTGCTTAGAGGGAATAAGAGCAAAATAGTATGGCACTTTTTATCAACAAACCCTAATGCTATCAAATTATTTACTGAAAATCCTGATAAAATAGATTGGTGGTTCTTGTCAAGAAATCCTAACCCGCTTGTTATCGCTTTGTTAAAATCACATCAAGAAGATATAGATTGGAAAGAGTTCTCAAAGAACCCTTCTATATTTATAAAGGCAACGAATGCGAATGCGAAGCCTGATGCTAATGAGGCGAATGTATGCGAAAGGATACTAACGCCTAAGCAAGTGGGACCTATTTGCTGGTTTATGGCTGCCTTTGTAGCGATGTTCTATAGCCAGCGTAGCCGTAAGAAACTGCTAGACGCTTCGCCTAGTTGGAATAAAAAGAAAGCGCTTTTTACAACCTTGAAGCATATATTAGATGACAAATACCTAAAAACAGCTAGTGCGGCTGGCGCTGGGGCTGGTGGTAGAGAAAGCGAGGATTACAGGAAGTTTAGCGACGATACTTTCGGCAAGGTGCTATCTTTATTACACAAAGAGAATAGCAAGTTGTTCCCTTATAAACCTAATGCTAATTATGGAGGATTTAACCCTGAATACTACATAGGACGGTTATATAAGTTGTTAAATGTAGATTACCGGATGTATGACTATAATCTAACCGACAAGGTCTTTGCGTATTCTTTCTTAAACGAGGATTTTAATAATAATGTTATCTACAAGGTTGTAAAAAAGAGGATTAACACCTATTTTTCTAGGGATGCTGACTTTAAATACAACGAGGCTGCTATAAAGCCGCCAGAGATATTGATGGTTATTGTTAGAGATGACAATAAGAATACTGGGTTTTACAAAGATATGTTCCCTAATAATATAATAAATGAAGGAGCCACAAAGGACGCTCTAAAGTCTATGAATGAAGAGATAAAATTTAAAGGAGTTGAATATAAATTGGATGCGGTTTTATTGGCGAACTGGAATATAAATGAGAAGAACGGGCACGCAATTGCTGGTATCACTTGTAAGAAAGGCAAGTATGTCTATAACGGCTGGACGAGAACCAGTATGGATCCGGTAATGGTTGATAAGAATATAACACGAAATATCCCGTGCGAACTGATGAAGTATGATTGGAACATCAAATATAATGGGGACTTTTGTCTAAACCCGACGAAATGTATCCCTGAAGCACTAAAACATAAACTAGAGAAGCACGATATCTGCTTCAATTATAGCAAAGGAAAGCGTGTATTAGTATATGTTCGCAAAGATACTAATGCTGAAACTTCAGGGATGGATAAAAGTGGTAGCAGCGTAAGCAGCGAGAGCGGCGTCCCTGTTAAGTTATCGCCTAAGGCGACTGTGGTGCCTAAGAAGTCGCCAGAGCGTCCTAAGTCTCCTCCTAAGCCGTTAAAGAAGCCTATGATACCAAAGGTATGTCCTGAAGGCAAAGTGTTAAACCCTAAGACAAATCGTTGTATAATGTTAAAGAATATTAAATCAACTATTAAGAAATCCCTAGAGCATCCTAAGTCGCCTAAGAAACCGAAGATATGTCCCGAAGGCAAAGTGTTAAACCCGAAGACAAATCGCTGTATAATGTTAAAGAAGAAAAAGAAATCGTCGCCTGAGCGTCCTAAGCCGCCTAAGAAACCGAAGATATGTCCCGAAGGCAAAGTGTTAAACCCGAAGACTAACCGTTGTATTCTTGTAAAAAACAAGAAATAATCCCTAGCAATTATTACTTATTATAACCCTTATATATAGAGATGATGAATACACCGCCAAAAATACTAGATATTAAGAAAGGAACTTGCGCTAGAATTCTAACGCCTAAGCAGGTGGGTCCAATTTGCTGGTTTATGGCTACCTTTGTAGCGATGTTCTATAGCCAGCGTAGCCGCAAGAAACTGCTAGACGCTTCGCCTAGTTGGAATAATAAGAAGGCGCTCTTTGCGTCATTAAAGCATGTGCTTGACGATAAATACTTGAAGACGAAGGATGGTAGAGATAGCGAAGATTACAAGAAGTTTAGAGATGATACTTTTATAAAAATATTGTCATACTTAAATTTAGAAAATAGCAAGGCATTTCCTTATGACCCTAGGAAGGTATCTGGAGGATTTGTCCCCGAGTATTACATAGGCAAACTCTACAAACTATTAAATGTGGATTACAAGATTTTTAACTATTATATTGAAGATAATACCGTGTCATACTCTTTCTTGAACGAGGAGTATGATTGGCTAAATTATACAATTGTAAAGAGAAAGATAAATGTCGGTCTCAATATAGATAATATTTTTAAGGATAATACGAGAAGAGATAACTATAACGATAATGGATATGCTCCGCCCATATTGATTGTTAATGTTAGTAATAGTAAAGGAGACAACGGTTTTTATAAGGTCAAAGAAGGAGACACTAAGGAGAACATAAGGTCTCTTAAAGAACAAATCTTTTATAACGGCAAAGAATACAATTTAGATTCAGTAATCTTGACAAATTGGAACATAAACAAGCATAACGGGCACGCAATCGCTGGTATTACTTGTAAGAAAGGTAAGTATGTCTATAACGGCTGGGTGAGAACCAGTATGGATCCGGTAATGAAAAAAGAGAGTATAGATAGTGATATTCCTTGCGAACTTATGAAATATGAATGGAACATCGTGAAAAATAATGATTTTTGTCTAAACACTAGGAAATGTATCCCTGAATTACTAAAAAAGAAGTTAAAAGTTAGGGACATTTGCTTTAACTTTAGCAAAGGCGGAAGGCTGCTAGTATATGTTTGTAAGGATGCTAATAAGAATACCTCTAGTGAAAGTATTGCGGATGCTAAGAAATCGCTTACACCTCCTAAGCCGCTTACGCCGCTTACGCCGCCTAAGAAGCCGCTCAAGCCTCCTAAAAATCCTAACGAGCCTAAGGTATGTCCCGAAGGGAAGATATTGAACCCGAAGACAGGACGCTGTATAATAGATAGGAATATTAAGAAGCCAAAAGAGCCTAAGGTATGTCCCGAAGGGAAAGTATTGAACCCTAAGACTAACCGTTGTATAATAGATAGGAATGCTAAGAAGCCAAAAGAGCCTAAGGTATGTCCCGAAGGGAAAGTATTGAACCCTAAGACTAACCGTTGTATATTAAAGAAATCAGCAACTGCTAAGAAACTTCTATAATAAATAAAAAATAAATAAATAACGCTAGATATCTAGAGACATCTAAAGATATCCAAGATATCTAAACATCCAAGATATACAAAGCATCTCCCCACTTATGTATCGTCATATTGGTTAAAACCCTTTTAAACCCTAGAGGTGCTAAGAATTCGTCAATCTCGTTGATTAACGCACAGTCCTTATATAGTTCTTTGGAATTAACCTCCAGATATAGCACCTTAGCGTGCTTGATAGTTTCGGTGGCTCCTTTTAACGCCAATAGTTCTGCTCCTTGAATATCAAAGTTCCAAAAATCATACTTAGAAGCATCTAGATTATTTCTTTTAAAAAATGTGTCAATCGTAATGCTCTTCTGGTGTATCTTATCTACAAAGACTACTTGTGGATGTTCTGTAGCGTGCGTCCCAAACTCCAGAATACTTGAAGATTGAATGTTATTCGCTACATTAAACACGACATCTTCGTCGTCCTTGTCGGTAATAACGGCGTGATATACATTAGGTATCCCTCTAGCGATTGATTGTTCCACTTTAAAGGAGAGAGCATCAACCCATACAATATCCTCGGTTTTAATCCCGAAATTATTGTAGATAGGTAATTCCTCGCAATCGTGAGCACCTACATGAAAACATCCTTTAATATTAAGTTTCTTGGATGTTAGAATATTATGAATTTCTTCCAAGTTGATAATCATAATGTTATATATATATGTTAAGCGTCTTTATTTTATATGCTTTATGTGGATGGTATTATATCCTATTTCCACACGCTCCCTATATTATATCTAGATAACCCTTATATCCTATCCTAGGTATTCGCTTATAATCTCGTTGGTTATTACAGTTGAAGGCGGCAAATTATGCCCTGTCATTAGCAACATAACTTCATCATATCTTTCGTGCTCTCCTAAACCATTTCTTGTCGGGTCGTTATCTATATTATTAAGAATATTATTTAGTTCATCTATTGATAGGTTTAGATGATTAGCAACCCTAGCATTTAATAAATGACTGTTAATATAGGATGTTATATGACATCTTTTACAAAATCTATATTTATAAAATAGGCTTTTTGGTTTAAATACTTTACAGGTGTTGCATTTTCTCATAGGGTCGCTATCATTCGCATAGCTATCTTCGTTCATCTTATATTATAATTTTTAGATGTTCTTATATGATACTTAATATGGTATATTATATGATACCTAATATGTATCTATATGTATATTATATGATACCTAATATGTATAAGATATGGTATGTTATATGATACCTGATATGTATCTATATGTATATTATATGATACCTAATATGGTATAAGATATGATACCTAATATGTATCTATATGTATATTATATGATACCTAATATGTATAAGATATGGTATGTTATATGATACCTGATATGTATCTATATGTATATTATATGATACCTAATATGTATCTATATGTATATTATATGATACTTAATATTGTATATTATATGATACCTAATATGGTATAAGATATGATACCTAATATGTATCTATATGTATATTATATGATACCTAATATGTATCTATATGTATAAGATATGATACCTATATTATATCTAGATAACTCCTATATAAATACCTTTCCAATATTTTTATATCGGCGTAATATAGAATATAATTGAATATAATTAAGCAATATGAGTAAGAAATCCAACGAGGCTATATGTATTCGTAATGCGGGCACTTGGGCTAATGTTAAACCAGAGCACAAGTTTGATTCGGGAAAGTTCAATAAAGAGACAGTATTGAATGACCTGCCTATGCTGTCGCCTAAGATATATAATATGATTAAGAAGATAAATGAACTAGACGAGCAGGATATGGCTGCCGATAACAAGTATTACAAGCATATCATATACAGCGATATCGCCGGCGTGCACGGGGCTAAAATGGTAGCCTCGTCTTTAATCGCCAATAACTTCTCGCTAGTATATTCTAACAAGTTCGCTCTAAAACCCGACATTCCAGACAAGAACAAAACATTCGGTCTTCTAACAACATCAACGGTCTATCAAAAGCCGCTAACAGTCGGCTTGAAGAAGAAGATGATGACCCTGATGAACGAGCGACCCAACAATATATATGGCGAAAATATGCGTATCATCATATTAGATTCGGGATACAAGGAAGGTCTAGATGTTTTTGACATTAAATACTTACATATCTTAGAGCCGCTAGAGACCAAGGCAGAATACACGCAGGTTATCGGCAGAGGCACTAGGTATTGCGGGCAATCCGGACTGCCCTTCACGCCTAACCAAGGCTGGGCTCTTAATATTTTTAGATATAATCTTAGATTTGATAATGACAACACAGTCCACGACCTGTATATTAAGCATAGCAACAAGAACATAAGTGCCCTAAATTTTGTAGCAGATGTTGAGGCTGTTATTATTGCGTCCGCTGTAGATACCCCGCTAACTGAAAATCTCCATTTACTGAGCGAGAAGAAGAACAGGTTTTATGATTATATGATGGCGAAGAATAATGTTAATGTGAAGGTTGAGAAGCCGAAACGCAGGGATTTAATAGAGGTCGTTAATAACATACGAGGCAAAATATATACCAACGACGCTATGATAGATTGTAAGAAGAAGTGTAAGGGCGTTCTAGAGGATTTTCCAGCGGCTAACGCACTCCTCATAATCGCCGCCGTATTTGTCATAGATAAGATTGGCGACCGAGACGATATCAAGAATACCCAGAAAGGCAAGAAGTTATATAAAGGGAACCTTAATAACAAGGTGCAAAACTATATAAGGGACGGGGATTTGCTAAAGTATTTGAATGAGAGGCATCCTAAGCCTCTGCTATGTAATATGATAGATAAGAGCCAGAACTTCTGCGATGCTATAAATAAACTGTGGCTGAACCCTATAAACTTTCTAAATATATTTGGAGATAAGATTATAGAGAACCTAGATTATTACAAGAAGATTAATGCGATTACCGACAAGAACTATACGGATGCTATGAAGTTTATCTTTGAATACAAGAGCAAACAGATATTGAAGAAGCCGAAGTTTGAGGCGGTTCCTCCTAAGGTCAAGATGACAAACTTTGAACTTTATAAATATGTTGAGAAACACTACGCACCTTATAAGTGGGAGCATATAAATATCGTTAATAAGTGCGTCGTAGCGGATGCGGATGCCGAAACTGACGCTAAGCCTCCTGTGCCCTCCCCAAAAAACAACATAGTATCATTCTCGCATACCCAGAACTTCGTCCAAAAGTTCTTGACGCCTCAATCGCCCTACAAAGGACTTCTATTATTCCACAGCGTCGGCTCAGGCAAAACTTGCACGGCTATCGCTACGGCTACCAACTCATTTGACAGGGAAGGCTATAAGATACTGTGGGTCACTAGGCATACCCTAAAAGAGGATATATGGAAGAATATGTTTGACAACATTTGTAATGTTATAATCCAAGACCGTCTCAATAACGGCGAAATATTACCATCCACTAAGGCGAAACGGATGGAATTCTTAGGGAAGAATTGGCTACCGCCGATATCATATAAGCAATTTACGAACCTAATAAAGGGCAAGAACAAATACTATAAGCAGATGGTCGCCATAAATGGTAAGGAAGACCCTTTCAGGAAGACGCTTATAATCATAGACGAAGTCCATAAGATATACAGTTCGTCGCTCTCGGCATTAGAGAAGCCGAACCCCGAGGTGCTCCAGAGTATGGTGCAGAACTCTTATAATGTGTCTAAAGAAAATTCGCTAAAACTGCTGCTTATGACGGCTACGCCGATTACCGACGACCATATGAGTTCTATTAAGATAATCAATCTGTTGTTAGAGAATTACGAGAGGTTTCCTGAGGAGTTTGACAGGTTTAAGACGATGTTCTGTAATGAGAACGGGCTATTCACGGACAAAGGCGGTCAGGAGTTTATGAATAGGATAACGGGTTTAGTAAGTTATATTGATAGGGCGAATGACCGTAGCCAATTTGCCTATCCTGTAATACGGGATATAATACTAGATGTTGATAAGAAGCAGTTTAATAATATGGGAATTGAAGAGATTAATAAGAAGATACAGGAATACGAAGACCGCCTAAATAATAAGGAGGTTAAATTGGATAAGGAGGAGATTAAGGAGATAAAGAAGGAACTTAATGGGATGAAGAAGGAGAAGAAGAACGCTGACAAGATGAAAAAGGAGCCGCACGATGTTATTGATTTTATAAACAACTGTTTTACAAAGAAGCCGTCAGGCAAAGTTAAAAAGGGGGTTAATGATAATGAAGATGATGCTAATGTCGCTAAGGCGCCTAAAGCCGCTAAGGAATGCCCTGAAGGCAAGGTATTAAATCCTAATACAGGTCGTTGTATAAAGGATAAGACAGGAACGGCAGGAGCCGCAAAAGCCGCTAAAGCAGCCAAGACACCAAAATCGCCTAAAGCCGCTAAAGCCGATAAGAAATGCCCTGAAGGCAAGGTATTAAACCCGAAGACAGGTCGCTGTATAAAACAAAAGGAGCGAGATGCTAAATACAGTTTCTAGGCGCCTCTAGGAGCCTCTAGGTGCGTAATAATGAATATAAGAATAATAGGAAAATATATATAGATATGTATATATTATTATATTCAATAGTTATTTCGGCGTTTGTCTTAGGTGCCTATCAATATATAGACAGTTTAAATAGGGATGCTAATGCGGAGCCCTATGACATTACTAAGGATTTATTCACTATCAATAATGTTGCTATATATATGGCTATAGTATCCTCGGTGTTCTTTGTATTACATCTGGCGTTTAATGATGACGCTGATGTATTTTCGTCTCTAGGTATATTTGATAATGACAAGGACGGCATCGGCAACCAACTTGAAATAAAAAAAACAAGTGTAAATCCTAATGTTCTAAGAAACGCTACAGACCCTATGAAAATGGGCTTTGAGCCCTACAATAGCGGAGGCTCTAAGAGCGATACAGGGTCTGACAGTTCATCTGTATCATCGTCTGATTGTTCGGTGGATAGCGACGATTAGGACGCTAGACCGCTAAGCATACGCTAGGCTAAGCATACGCTAGGCTACGGACTTAGGGTCAATATTTAGAGACCGCAGTATCCGCTTGTATAATACGGGAGAAAAGTTGGCTACCGACCCGTTCTCATATTCCTTTATAATTTTTTCTTGAATTCCTAATTTGCGTGCTAAATCTATTTGCTTTAGCCCTAAGGCATTCCTTGCTGTTGATATTGCTAGCGATTGTTCGTGGGTTATCTTGTTTAACTTTGGTATTTCCTCGTTGTTTAATCGCTGAAACTCCTTATTACCCGCAGGTTTTGCTGTAGTATGCTGAGCCGCTGCTGCCGCATTCGCTCCCTTGCTTCTAATAACTACAGGCTCCCAATCTTGATAGTGTGCGTTCATTTTTATTTTATTATTATAATATAAAGCCTTTTATTTTTATATATACTATATAGAACCAGATATAGATATTATGCCTGTTGCTAAGAAAATTAGAAGTTGTCCTGAAGGCAAGGAGTTAAAACCTTCAACTGGAAGGTGCGTTAAAAAGTGTAAGCCGAACCGTCTAAGAGACCCTGCTACTTTTAAGTGTATCAAGAACCCTAAAAATCATATTATCAATCCTATAACAGGTCGCCAAGTTAAACGAGGCTATTATCACGGAATAGAGAAGGCACAGGCTCGTATATTACAAGCAATAGTTAGGCGTAAAATAGCAAAAGGCAAGCCTTCGTCAGGAACACCAGAACAATATAAGAGGATGTCTCCAGCGGCTAGGAGTTCTATGTCGTCGTCCGCTTCGTCTGCTTCGTCTGCTTCACGGTCTTCATCTTCATCTGCTTCGCAGACTTCACGGTCTTCATCGTCTTCGGCTGTATTTAACCCACATAAGCCTTTTATATCTCCTAAACCTAAGAAATCTTCCTCTGCTTCGCATTCTACTCGCTCTTCGGTTGCTTCCAAGTCTAATTCATCATCTCTTCTAGGTTCCGCTGCTCGTTCCTCTAGGGCTTCTTTATCTTCTTCTCGTTCATCGCATTCCTCTCGTTCCTCTAGGGCATCCGCAGCCGCATCCGCAGCCGCATCCGCAGCATCCGTCCATAGTGTATCATCGCCAAAGCATGTTTTTAAGTTTATGGACGGCAAACGCAAAGGGGATGTTGTAAAAATAAGAAGGTATGATTATTAGCCGCTCTGCTGCTCTGCTGCTTCGCTTTTTCCTTAAGTAGCAAGCGTTCCTTAAGTAGCAAGCGTTCCTTAAGTAGCAGAAGCCGTTATCCTATTAGTATTCCTGCTGAAGTCGCCATCAGCCATAGTGCGTATAAATAGGAGGCAATTAACGGGACAGACAGAAGGCTTCTTTTGTAAGACAAATCCGTTGTTAATCGCTATTTTAGCCATAAGGTTCCCTTCGTAGGTCATTAGTGATATATATTTTTTATTTGTAGGACATAGTAATATAGCATAGTCTATCAATATTTTTCCTAACTTTCTTCCACGCATATTAATATCTGTGAATACCTCTTGGATATAGAAGGTATCCACAGTATCGCCTACGCTGTCTGTGCCGTCTATATTGAATGCCCTAGACTTCTTTATTACCAAGAAACCCATCATTAAATCCCCTACATATAAACCGTATAATTGCTGCTTTAGGATATAATCTTGAACTTCCGCTATAATACTCTTCTTGTCGTATTCGTCCTTTGTATGCTTCTTATAATTATAATATTGTAAATAAGCCATCATCTTATCTTTGTTTTTATTCAATACTAACCTAACAACCACGGTTTTACCATCCTTATCCTTGTATTCCTTTATGCTCTTGTTATATTTTCTTAGAATATCGTTGTATTCTGTTTTGCGTTCCTCTAGTATCCTACTTGACCTGTTAATAGTTATAAGCCTGTTTAATAGATGCCCTGATTTGTTCCCTACAAATGTTTTAACCCTGTCATAATAGAGGTCTCTTTTAACCTGTATAGAGCCGTTATTGGGTTTTATATCCATATTTAATAATAGGTGATTTGGAATAGCAGAAACATACTTGAGTTTGTTCTTCCACTTCTCTATATTGCCCTCATCAACCTCCATCTTTGTTAGAGGGTCGTTGTATGTATTAGACATATTTCTCTTTCTTCTAATTATAATGTATAAATAAATATATACTTTGTTGCTTATCAATTTTTTCTAGTAAGTTGAGATAATAGTTGTAGGAGACCATTTGTGGTATTATAAAGGATAAAAGGGTATTGCTAGCGATGCTTGCGAGGCTTGCGAGGCTTGCGAGGCTTGCGATGCTAGCGATGCTTAGATAAAGTTAGAAACTTTTAGGAAAAAAGAAAGTTGTAAAAGTTTTTAGAAATAGTTAGAAAGTTTATAAGTTTATAAAAGATAATAATAAATAAAGTTAAGTAATAATTATAGGACATCTTATATAACCATTATAGGCATCTTCTATTACCATTATAGGCATCTTCTATAACCATTATAGGTATCTTCTATTACCATTATAGGCATCTTCTATAACCATTATAGGTATCTTCTATAACCATTATAGGCATCTTCTATAACCATTATAGGTATCTTCTATAACCATTATAGGTATCTTCTATAACCATTATAGGTATCTTCTATTACCATTATAGGCATCTTCTATAACCATTATAGGTATCTTCTATAACCATTATAGGTATCTTCTATAACATAACCTAGTATCCTCTCGCATTATATGCGAGATATCGCATAGTATATAAAGAAATATGCGAAGCATAAATACTCTTAATATATAATGCGGGGTATCGCATAACACATCAATAATACTTCTATAACCATTATAGGTATCTTCTATAACCATCCTTGATGTTCTCTATGTTCTATCCCTAGCATATCCTAGGGCACTAGCCGTGCTGCTTCGCTGCCGACCACTAAGATAATATAGAGGTTGTCTCTTACCATTACTGGTGTCATAAAGAATAAAAAGAATAATACTAGTTATTTTAGCGAATGCGAGGGAAGACTTAGATAAGTTAGAAACTTTTAGAGATTTTTAGGAAAATATAAAGTTGTAAAAGTTTTTAGAAATAGTAAAAAGTTTCTAAGTTTATAAAAGATAATGTTAAGTAATAATTATAGGTATCTTCTATTACCATTATAGGCATCTTCTATAACCATTATAGGTATCTTCTATAACATAACCTAGTATCCTCCCGCATAACACATCAATAATACATCTATAACCATTATAGGTATCTTCTATAACCATACTTGATGTTCTCTATGTTCTATCCCTAGCATATCCTAGGGCACTAGCCGTGCTGCTTCGCTGCCGACCACTAAGATAATAAAGAAGTTATCTCTTACCATTACTGGTGTCATAAAGAATAAAAAGAATAATACTAAGTATTTTAGCGAATGCGAGGGAAGACTTAGATAAGTTAGAAACTTTTAGAGATTTTTAGGAAAATATAAAGTTGTAAAAGTTTTTAGAAATAGTAAAAAGTTTCTAAGTTTATAAAAGATAATGTTAAGTAATAATTATAGGTATCTTCTATTACCATTATAGGCATCTTCTATAACCATTATAGGTATCTTCTATAACATAACCTAGTATCCTATCGCATATAATGCGAGATATCGCATAGTATATAAAGAAATATGCGAAGCATAAATACTCTTAATATATGATGCGATATCCCGCATAACACATCAATAATACATCTATAACCATTATAGGTATCTTCTATAACCATACTTGATGTTCTCTATGTTCTGTCCCTCGCAAATCCTAGGGCGCTAGACGCGCTGCCGACCACTAAGATAATATAGAGGTTGTCTCTTACCATTACTGGTGTCATAAAGAATAAAAAGGATAATACTAGTTATTTTAGCGAATGCGAGGGAAGACTTAGATAAGTTAGAAACTTTTAGAGATTTTTAGGAAAATATAAAGTTGTAAAAGTTTTTAGAAATAGTAAAAAGTTTCTAAGTTTATAAAGATAAATAATAAATAAATAATAGTAATAATTATAGGCATCTTTTATATCATAATCTAGTATCCTGTATAATTCCATATAGCATACATCTCTTACCATTACTGGTGTCATAAAGAATAAAAAGAATAATACTAGGTATTTTAGCGAATGCGAGGAAGACTTAGATAAGTTAGAAACTTTTAGAGATTTTTAGGAAAATATAAAGTTGTAAAAGTTTTTAGAAATAGTAAAAAGTTTCTAAGTTTATAAAAGATAAGTAATAATTATAGGAGACACCTCTTAACATCGTTCTATTGTCATTCCTGATGTTCTCTATGCTGTATCCTTAGCATTACTAGGCGATTTAAGGAGGATATATAGCATAGTTTAGCGTGATTCGCTAATCATTAGAACATCCTATTACCATTACTGGTATCATAAAGATAAAAGAATATTACTTATAACATTATAGAAAAATAAAGAATATCAATACATTCCTATTTCCTACCGCCGCTCACGCTGCTATCGCTGCTATCGTCGGTATCTCTAATAACATCATAATAGAACCTCTTATTCAAGGAATAATAGCACGACGGCTTAAACTTTCTACCAAATAAACAAGGGCTCCTCAATAAATGCTCTAGTTCCTCTTCGCTAATACTCTTATAATTCTTTAATTCTCTGTCAGCAACATACTTATAATTCATATCTTCCCAGTTCGCAAAAGTCGTCGCCATCTCTGGTGGTTCGTCATAGGTGGTCGCTATTATCTCTTTGTCTAGCGAATTATTATAAAAATACGAAAGATAAGATATATAGCATAATTCGTCAGGAGCATAAGTATCCTTGAACCATAGTAAGTAATTACTAGCAGCAGCGGCATTCGCTAACAACTCAGCGTGTCTCCTATTAAGGATAGACCATTGTGCCGACTTCTTTATATGCTCCTTTGGTATATATTTAAGGGCTACGGCACAATCAGGGAAACAATCCTCGCTACCTGCTATATGGAAATACGAATATCTAGGGTCTAGGTAATTATAAATATACTTAAAGGATTTTAGAGGAATACAAGAGCCCGACAAAAAAACAAAATGTTTATTGTCTTTATCCTTTAAGGCTTCACGCAAAAGGACATTTTGTGCTTTCACAATAGATATGTCAGCATATCTAGTATCTATTGTCTTACTCTTATTTATCTTGTAATCATTAAAGAACTCTAAGTTATCGTCAGTTTTGTAATGAATATAAATGTTATACTTGGTCTTCGCTATTCCATTAAAGAAGTTGAACCAGAGATGTTCGTGATTGATAGCGTCGTATATCAAAAAAAGGAATGCTATCTTATTCATAAGGATATGTTAAGGAATGTTAAAGTATCTGGATATCTAAATATATTGATTTCTCATATATTTATATAATAAAAAATAGGTGTTCACTATGGGACTTGAACCCATAATCTTCGCTTCATAAGAGCGACGCCCTAACCGATTAGGCCAAGCGAACAATTGTAATGGTGTAGCGGAAAGGTTGTTCCCAATCCCGCTACATACTATATAATATAGGTTATCCTTATATCATTTTATTAGCAACTATTATAACCTCCGCTGAAGCCTTTGTAGAGTTCATACCATAACTCCATTTAACATCAATTATCTTAAAGTCTTTATAGAGGTCTCTAATATACTCGCAATTATTGTATGTTAGCACCCAATCCGTGCGGGTCTTTAGCAAATCAAATAATGCTAGATGATTGAACCCGTTGTGTAAATCCCCATTATTACCATAAAGTTTATTAGATTTATTCTCTAAATAATATGGCGGGTCTAAGAATAGTAAGGAAGCGTCGCTAGCGTCGCTAGCATTATTCATTATAAAATCATAAAAGTCCTCATTATAAATCTCTATGTTTGTAAAATCAAGTGCCTCTATTCTATCTATTGACGATTGTGTAAAGCGTTTATTACTGGCTTCTAGCGAAAATCCTCCGGACAAAGTGGAGCCGCTAAAAGAACACCTGTTGATTATAAAGTATTGTATCGCCTGCTGTAAAATGTTAGCGTCTAGTCCCGTAATTGTTTTGCGATATTCCGCAAATTGTTCTTTAGAAACTGCCTTAATCTCTCGTAATCCCTCGCATAATGCCCTTTTATCTGTCTTCACCTGTTTCCAAAAATTATATAATGGCGTGAATTTGTCATTCGCTTTTATTGCTAGCCCATACTTGTTCTGTATATAAAACTCAAAAGAGCCACCGCCAAAGAATGGAGAAATAATTGTGTTATATGAGGCTATGTCAAAATGGTCTTTAATTACGCTTTCTATAACCTTACAAGCCCTCGTTTTTCCCCCAGGATACCTGAGCGGTGATATGTTCGCTACAGGCATCGTCATAGTGTCTTTATTGCTATATCCTTATTTTTATATCATTTTTTAAGGTATTGCTAGACATTCCTTATTCTTATATGGTTTTCTAGGTTTCATACTTTACACCCTTTCTTAATCGGGTTAATCCTTATGGCGAATTCGTTGGTCGTCATCGGCTCCAATAAATCGCTGTCTAGCCTGTTAGAGAATGCGTTAGATTTGTCGGGCATCTTGGTAATACTACAGTTGTCAAATACCGGTGACGACTGATAAATCATCCCGACATTTCCAGAATCACGAGCGGCTATGCTGTTCTCAAAAGGCTTCTTAGTAGTCATCTCTATATCGGCAGGGTCAGCGTTAATATTAACATTTCCAGGATTGGGCGTATATCCCGCACTCATCATTATACCCTCTCGTGTCCCGTCAATCTCAGCATTTTCGTCAGCAGTCCTGTCAGTTTGCCTGTAATCCCCGCCAGCACCCGCACCCGCTATACCATACTCGTTGGTGTCTGATATAAATTGCTTGTGGGTATTCTTCAGTTCCACATTAGCACTCATATAACCACCAAACAATCCCTCAAGTATCCCTCCTAAGAACCCGTTCGCCGACTTGCCTACAATCATCGTCTCTTTCATCGTGGTTTTAGCGACTAAATCAGGATTATAAAGCGTAACCTTGTAAGTCGTGCCTCCTATATTGCGGACGCTATCTATCTTCGGTAATGTTTGCCTGAGCGTCTTCTTCGCATCGTTCTCGTCAAACATTATATAGCCTACCCCCTTCTCACCCTTGATATTCGCTACATTCGTATCGTGTATCATCGTTTCTTTAACGGTTGTCTTGGCTGTATCGTTTAATGCCGAGTATGTCTCCTTGTTGCCTGTAAGATTGATGCTTTCGCTGTCGTGTATCGTGGTTTCCTTTACGGTCGTCTTGGCGTTGTCGGTTATAGTTGAGTAGGTCTCTTTGTTTCCTGTAAGATTAACGGTCTCGCTGTCATATAGGGTGGTTTCCTTCACGGTCTTTTTGGCGTCGTCGGTTAAAGCCGTGTAGGTCTCTTTGTTGCCCGTAAGATTGATGGTCTCGCTGTCGTGTATTGTGGTTTCTTTCACCGTGGTTTTCATAATATGATTGTCAGGGTCATAGGTGGTCGCCTTGCTAGGTATCTGGATGCTAGGGTTGCCTACGGCACGCTCCGCCTCAACCGTATATTCTTTCATAGTATATTTTAGAGCGTCCATTATAGGTGCTACAATCGCCTTAACTAGCGAGGATACATTAGATACGACGGTGCGAGTTTCGGTCGTCATCCGCTCGTTCTCATATAGCGTAATAGCACTTTTACCGTAATCATTCTCTATTCCTTGTCCTGGGGCGTTTTCGCCGTATTTAGCGGCTCCCTTATATTCTATGTGAAATTCGGGGCGTGCGGTAGGTCTTACATTTTCTGCCGGTCTCTCCGCATCTTTCATAATTGCTCCTGTAGTTTTTAGCCACATATCAGGCGTAACCTCGTAGTTTGTGTCAGGGCGGTTCTTGTCAAACGGCGTTATAACTCCTCGCTGCTCTATGCCTTTTGGGGGCGCTTGCATCGGTATCTCAAAGTAGGTCTCTTTCTGGTTAATCTTGCTTCGCAGGTCGTCTAGCGTGCGGGGTTTTGCGTAATCAGCGGTATCCATTTGGTGAAATCCTCCGCTAGGTGCTGCGTCATATCCTTTGTTGATACCAGGACCTACCCGTATTTTCTCTATAGGAAAAAAGTTATTCACTCGTGATGAGTTGTTTATTCTGGACTTTAAAAAGTCGTCGTTATTCTTCATACTACACACATTTCCTCCGGCATTCATCTCGGGCTTAAATAAACACGGCACCTCTTGCTTTTTTTGCCAGAACTGGTTGTTCCCTGTCTTGGTATCAAACACCGACGACATATTCTCTATGTTGGTATTCTGCGTCACATTCTTGCGTAAAAAAGGGGTCATATTGTTATGCGAGAAGTCCCCTTTGTTTATCCTTTCGCCTGTTAAAGAAGATACGAAGTTCTCGCTGCCGCCTCTGCCGCTTCCGCTTCCGGCTCCGCCGCTACCGCTGTCATCCGCATCAATTCTAGCGAACATATCGGCATACGAGGGTTTAGCGACAATCCCTGTCTCATAAGGCGATTTAGCCTTCTCATATAACTTGTCGCTCCTTCTCTGTTCGTCTGCTTTCACCTTGTCCCAGTATGAAGAACTGTATATGTTATTCATAGAAGGGATATCGTTAGTATCGTTATACCTAACATTATTAGTATTAGACAGGATGTCGTTAGAGTATAAATCCATTATTAACCTTTAATGAATGATGGGAAAAAAATAGTATAATTATAACCCTATTTATATAAAAAATAAAAGAAGACGCTACGCCTTCGGCTAGCGGGCATTAGTTCTTACATTTAACGCTGGGATACATAGTGCCGTAAGGGTATCCTGGGGCGTATGCTTGATTGTCCTTAGCCTTGTTTTTCCACTCTTCCAAGTCGCCCATTAATTTAGCACCATTCGCCTTCGGCAAGAACCCTGATTGGTCTTCAGGCAATTCAATACAGGGAATGTGGTTATCCTTAGCAACCATCCTGTAATTAACCGGTATCCTGTCAAACGCCTCAATCGCCCGTGCCTGCGGGTCAAAGCACAGCCACTCCCAGCGGTTAATACCAGTCTCCTTTAGGGTGCAAGGCGGGTTAGAGAGCCTCGTATCTTCACGAGGCACTATACAGGAGCGAGGCTTAACGGCACCTTTAATATTACATCCAGTAGGCTCGTAGCGTCCTGGAAGATATTCGTCGGCATTACACTTGGTATTCTTGTAGTTTAAACCGAGCAACTCACTAGAGTCATCTACTGCCTTTTTCATACTACAGGTATTTTGTCCGTAGTTTTGGTATCTTAAAGAGGGGTCGTCGGGGACATCTTGGAAGCACTCCACACAATCGTTATAAGGGGTCTCTAAGTGATACAGTCCGGGACCTACAGCCCTCTTCAACTTCTCCTTATAACTGCAACTGTCATAATTCAACCTCGTATCTATATATTGGTTCATATCTAATAAAATAATATATTATTTTATACATAAATAAATAGATATGCTTATATTACCTTTATTCGCAACTTATTTAGAAATAAATAATGGAGCGACTACTGAGAGGTTCCATAATGACTATAATAATCTCTATGATAAGAATGGCGACATAATAGAGAATGACGGGTTAAAATACGATATAATCAGCGCCTTATACCTTGTTATGCGAGGATACAACGCCAACTACTACTATCGCTGGGGCATAATAGACCATATCTGTATTGTCCTATTATATATCTTAACCTTTTTAATATCGGCATTTGCGGCATACCTGTCTTTCAGTTGCACTTGGAAAGGAATGATAGATAATATTATTGTTCGGCTTCTCTTTGCGTTTGTAGCGTTTATGCTCGGACCATTCTACCTCCTCTGGTATCTCCTTGTAAATTATTTGGGCGGTCTGTGCTAGACGACATGCTAGTATGCTAGACGACAGCCTAGCGGTATTATAGATATCATAATATAATTATAAAAAGAATTAAGAATGTCGCCGCTACGCTCCGTCATTACGAACATTTATTGTAGTTTATGTGGGGCGGCAGCGGCACCTCACGATACATTATGGATTGACAAGCGGGCAGATGTAGCATCGTGGTATCAATAGGAGCCGTCTTGTCATTCTTGATTATCCCATCATTCGTAGGGACATACAGGTTAGCACCACACTTAGAGATGATGCGGGTCTGTCCTCGCAGTTCGCTATCTAAATCCACGAGGTTTCCTTGCACATGAGAAACAGCGGTTCCACCGACAAATCCTAGTTGGTGGCGGCATTTATTTTCGTGTTCGTATCTATACGGAGATAGAACATAACTTAGTGTTGATACATTTTCTTGGAGGTCTTGTTTATAAGAACAGGTATCGTATGTCGTCCTATTAAAACTCATATTATCTTCTATTATATAATATTTTTTTTATTTATACAGTATAATTTATTTATACGGATACATTCTTATTACGCCCTACCCAATTACAATTCTTATTAAACTCCGCACGATGTATGTAAGACCGTGTATCTTCGCCGCCATTCGTCCATACAGGCACAATATTGTTGGGGTCTTGTATGTCTTTCATAAAATCCAAGAGCGGTATAAAGTTATTCATTTCTTTCTCCATTATCTGCTTCTTACACATATAAGGGTTTGTATTGGTGCCCTCAATCAGGTTCAGTTCCTCGCTGATGTTCCCTGCTCCGCATCGCAGGCTAGGTCCCGAAGTGAAGATGCGGTTGTTTAACTGTATTCTACATTTGTCGTGCGTCAAACCGTCGGGGTTATTGCGTAGCATAGAATAGTTGTCTATTAGACAGTCGTCCGCCAAACCATATCCTGGGCGTCCTCGTAAATTAGGGTGTTCCAAATAGCCCTCCGTCATCCTAACATTAGGATTTTCGCAACTGGCGAAGTTATTTGGGAGCAGATTGTAATCGTATATTTTGGTGTTGTGTAGTTCTTTAGCGGTCTTCCAACAGTCGTCCGAGCAAATGCTAGTCTTCGTGTCATACAAATTATTATTCATTATCTATTTGTAAATAATAAATAAAAAAATTAATTATTTATTTATTCTCAATATACCCTTTCTTCTTGTAATCGCCGCTTGTCGTATCCTTTACATCCTTTATCATTCTTAACATAATCCTTTCCTCAGTATTCTCTATATTATATGTTATAGATGTGGTTTTCTTCTTTAACATAGTAATATTCTTTAAATATTTATATAATATAGAATGGATAAAAGACATAGCGGCTCTAGCAAGTTATCTTCTGTTAATTTACAATTTAACACATTAGGACGATACTCGTCACCTAGAGCATCTCCTGCTAGAAGCGGTTCTGCTAGGAGTGGTTCTGCTAGGAGTGGTTCTGCTAGAAGCGGTTCTGCTAGGAGTGGTTCTGCTAGGAGTGGTTCTGCTAGGAGTGGTTCTGCTAGGAGCGGCACCCCTTATATTCCTAACTATCCCCTTGCTCCTCCTCTTCCACCCCCTATCCCTCGTATTCTTTATCGCAATTCCCTTGTTCCTTCTCCTCTTCCAATCCTTGCTCTAGCCCCTGCTCCAGCCCCTATAATACCAATTAAAACATCTCCTGTGTTCTCGCCTAAAAAACCTAGTAAGTTATCACCGGAAAAACCAAAAACGCCAGCGGCGAAGCCTGTGAAGCCCGCTAAACAAAATAAAATATATCCTGTTATACCTACAGGACAAGCAGCGCAAGCGGAGCAGGCACAAGTTGTTGCTAATAAAAAATTAGAATTACCAGACAAATTTCTAGCGATATATTATGTTGATTTAATATACGAAACGATTAAAGGGTTGTCCTCAGTAATATTAGATTTAATAAAAGATTTTGGGAAGGGAACACCACTATTTAAGGAGGATGCTGTGAGTAAATTAGAAGGTTTAAAAAGGTTTATAGATAAAGATAGATATATGTATTTGCCTAGTGATATTAACAATACAAATAAAATAGATATTAAAGAATTATATTTATTAATAAAACTTTTAATCAAAAACCCACAAGATATTGATACCTTCTTAAAACTTGTTAAAGACATCCATAAATCTCAAGGATATAACAAAGATTTTATAGACAAATATGAGTCTTATATATATAGTCGTAGTTATACCCAGAAAGGCTTAAAAAATGTTCTATACAGGCAATACTTTGGTTTAACTAGAAATGTTATCCGTTTTTCCTCTCCAATTAATATCAACGGCGTAAAGGATAAATTACAATCCCTAGAAGATGCGATGGCTAAATTTATAGATATTATTAATAATATATTGATTGATAATGATAGCGAACATTCAGGTCTTTTTTCAGGCGGATTTGTATTGTTTCCCAATCTTAGATATAACAGAGAAGACCACGAATACACTCCATTAGTTAATAGGTATATAGATGCTAACGCTAATAACTTTAAAAAGATATATGGGTATTTTCAAACTATTTTTAACTATTTTAAAAAAATAATTGATAGAATGGTTGAAAGATATGAGAAAGAGTATAAAAATGTTGTTGTAAAACACCCACAACACAAAGAATATAATGAAAATGCCGATCGTTATGCTATCTATAAACGCGCACATACAGAAATACAAAGACAAGAATTCTTAAACAATATTGAGAGTGTAATGCAACACACAAATAGAGAGATATCTATGGCTGAAAAAGAAATGAGAAAAATTAATAATAATGTTCCTATTACACACTTTCAAAAACAACTTGATAATATGAGTGAAATAATTGAAGAGACACAAAAAGAAACAAATAATTTATATCATAAACTAGGCTAGGACTTTTAACTGTGCGTAGGTATATTCTCAATATACCCCCGATGCTTGTAATTTTCTAATATGTCGCTTTTAATATCAAACTTGATGGTATCGTATTCCTGTTGATATTCCTTGTCTAACTTGTGGTTCTTATATTCGTGTATCCGCCAATCGTCGTTATTACTAGAAACACCGACAGTCTCGTCAATCGTATCATCCACCTTGTATATCTTGTTGAAGGTCTCACATATGCCGCTCATATTACCGGATACGCTTGTCGTATTACCAGATGCTAAAGCATTACCAGATGCTAAAGCATTACCAGATACGCTAGTATCCGTTATAGCCTTCAGTTCATCGCAATTTATCATATTCTTAACCTTGTAATGTAGCAGGTTTTCTTCGCCTTTTTCGTTTTTAACATAATCCTTATATTCTAATTCGGTCGTAGAAATTCCTCCGTTAGTTTCAATATTGTAGGTTATAGATGTGGTCTTCTTCATTACCTAAATGCTTGCTTATATTTATTCACATATTATTTATATAATTTATGTTTATATAATATCTAATATATTGTAGAATGAATATAATAAACAGTCCTACATCGTCGCCGTCATCCATATCAAACATATTACTTAATATTTCCAAGCAGCCGGCAGCGGCGGCACCGATTCCTATATATTCGCCTCCTTCGTCTGTAAGTCGCTCCTTGTCTGCTTCTGCTAGGCTTAATCCTCCTAAAGCCGCAAGAATAATACCAAAGTCTCCTACAGATGATTTATCGCAACATTATGATTTATTACCACAAAAACACCTTAACGAATTATTAGCGATACATTACATTACAAAGTTATACGATGCTATTTACAGTTTTGCTTCTAATATAATTGATATATTACAAAGGGTAAATGATTGCTACTATATAAATCCTAAACTATTTAAAAAGGAGGCAATAGACAAGTTATTATTGTTTCAATCAAGAGTTCTCTTAGAACAATATAAATATACCACATTAAGCGGGACAACCATAGATATTAGCGAAGAAAGTGGATATTATAAATTCATAGAACTCATATTATTTAAGAAGACTATGAAAGAAGATATAAGGTTATACAACTATTTACGAAGTTATTTATATAAGGTTAAGGGGTTTAAAGAAGAGGATGTAGAAAAAAGAATGAGTGAGTTGTATAGACATATTAGTGTGATGAAGACAGATGCTAGTATTGAAGAATATATGCGGCGTTATTTTATTAAAAATAAGGTAGTAGAAAATGTTCTAGGGCTGTTTAAAGGCATAGATATTACAACCACTAACATTAAATTAGAAAGCCAATATAAAACTATCAAGGATTTAATAAATATTATTAATGACATCTGGGTAAATGAGAAGGCTAAGGAGAGGTTTATAAAATATATTCTAAAATCACAAGGCGGCGTAAGCAGCGCAGACAGAGTTAGAAGGTTTAACAGTCAAAGTGGAGGTGCTAAATTATCTCCAATCTTTAAAATGTTTCGCAGAGTATTAGGAAAGCAGCGACATCAGCGACATCAGCCTACTAGGGTTATGCCCGAACAAATATCAGTATTGAATAAATATAAACGCTCTAATAATATAAATTTTCAAAATATATATGCGTTTATTTCTTTACTATGTGACTATATATTGGAAGTAGATGCGAAGATGCGTGAGAGATTTGCGAAGGAATACGACCATTTATACGAAAAACCTAAACCATTATATAATGACAACTTACGAGAATTTGTCAAAGGCTCTTCGCCTAAACCTGTGTCTCCCAATATAGTCAGGACTAAAGCAGATATAGAAGAAAGAATAAAATATTATTATATATTAAACTCGCACTTAGAATTCAATATTAAAGGTGATTTAAAAAATATGGAAAAGCGTATTATAGGTATTGAAAATAACTTTGGAATAGGAAGTTAAAAACGATGCGTTCTTACACAATACTAGCATCCTTCATAAAATTATCTAGGGTAATTAACTGTGCCTCAGTATATTCTTGATAACAGTTCTTACGCAAAGGCACCTTATTTTTAATAAAGATGTCATCTTCATGCACCCAATCATTCAGTTCTCGTCTATCCACGATACACGATTGACCGCCACCACAGGGACACGAGCATTCACTAGAGAGCATTTTTGTATCACTATGTATCATCTATATACAAGTCTTTGTATCATTTTTTAATATTTATATTTATATATATATTAATATATATATTTATATCTTAATAAAGAGACATTATGAAGCCAACGCAAAAAGCAAATAGCGAGCCCATTAAGTTCCCTATGCGGTATTTGCCGAAGATGCTAAATGCCGAGGATAACCAGAAACAACTGAAGATGCTTATAAAATCGCAAAAGCAATATGCGAAGGGCATCTATTATAACAGAGAGAAGGTAGCATCTTTTAAACATAAGAAATCTAATCACATAGAGAACGCTCGCAAAATATACAAAGTTGCTAACATAGCACCCACAAAGGAACTAGCAGTAAAGACAGGATGTTCTCTAGATACTCTCAATAAGATTGTTAGAAAAGGCGAAGGAGCATACTATTCGTCAGGCTCTCGTCCAAACCAAACACCACAATCGTGGGGACTAGGAAGACTAGCGAGTGCTTTAACATCGGGCAAAGCGGCTGCGGTGGATTACAAGATAATAAGCGAAGGATGCGACCATAAGAAGAAGGCTTTTATATTAGCAAACAAGGCAAAACAGAAATATAAAAGCGGGCACGCATCGTCCAAGAAGGTAGCGACAGGTATCTTTCGGTAGCGACGGGTATCTTTCGCAAAATTGTAAAAAAAATAAATAATAGTATAATAGAAATCCTTATATATGAAGAGGGGACTTAAGGAGCCTACTAAGGGAGTGTCTAAAAAGGTTAATGAAGTTAAGGATGTGTCTAAAAAGGTAGTGAAGAAAACCAAAGCAGCACCTAAAGTGCCGAAGATAGTTAAGAAAACCAAAGCAGCACCTAAAGTGCCGAAGATAGTTAAGAAAACCAAAGCAGCACCTAAAGTGCTAGCAAATAAACTTAAAAAATTTAAGAATGTAGGAGGAGTATATAGTTCTCATTCTAAATTTTTAGTCCCTTATCATCTTCCTACTAGGTTAGATATGAATAATATTAATTATAAGCAATTTATTCCATCAAGACGAGCAGAATCACGAGGAAGTATGAGTAATGCAAGTTCTTCATCATCGGGCAAAATATCAGCAGAAAGCAATCCTATAACAGAAGAAGAATTAACAAAGAGAAGGCAACAAATTATAGACCATATTAAAAATTTGGATAAAGAAGATGAAGAATTAGATAGAAAAGAAGGTCGTTTTAAAAAAATTTATAGAGGATTTTTAGACAAAATTGGGTTAGAACAGGGAGATGAGTTTTATTTCCCTGTCCGAAAAATAAGATAATAAAATAAGAATACCTGCTGCTTTCGCTAGCGACACACACCTTTCTCCTCATTTATTTTTGCTACACAAACATTCAATAGACATTCCTCAAATAACTTGTTCCTATCTTCGCTAGCATCGCATACATTATTATACACCTCTATGTTATTTGCGGTATCCATCGTACATACAGTATCCTTCTTAAAACACTTAGTACATCCTAATACCACCACTATTTTATACTTAAGGCTAGGGTATTTCCTTCGTAATACGCTGTTTAATCTCTTGGCGTCCTCGTAATCGTCTGTAATATTTGCGTATTTGCCGTTCTGTTCCTCGTGATGATAGCACAGGTGCCCTTTTCTAATAAACAGGATTTGTTCGCCAGTTGCCTGACATTCTTCAAACATATTAAGTAATCTTTGACATCTCCTAGAATACTTGTCTTTATCTATGGGTATCGTTGCTTCTTCAAGGAAATCGTGGTGAAAATAAACATCATCGCCATTTATTCTATTGATACTTAGCGGCTCTGCGAAGTCCGTAAAGTTCTTAAAATCGCTATCAATACATTTAGATACGCCGTTATATGAAACATTCCAATCAAACGGCAGCGATGCTTTACGCAGATTATATTTATTCAAGAAATTGGCGACATCGCAATCAATCCCGATAGATACAAAAATCATAATTGGTATGGATATATATTATATATATGATTGATGTATTTATATATTTATAAATTCATAAAAACAAATAATAGTCTGCCGTCGCTACCGCTTCGCTGCATCGCTGTCTTTTAGTTATGCCTTGAATTCCTCAAGTCCGTATGTATATTCTCGTAGCACTTGAGACCATTTTCTTTACAAGAAGGTCCTGTATTATATAGCCAGTCTCCTAGTTTCTCTCGCTCATTAGGGATGGTCGTTGAAGGCATCGTATAAAACTGCCTCGGTAATAGGGATTTATTATATAGGTCGTCAGTCTCACGGAATACATTCTCGTTAAAATACTTATCCATATTCTTATTTATCTTAGAGTTTTCTATAGAACACGCTGAGAACATATTGTTATTCTCATCGTATTTGCTATCTAATATGTTGGGGTTCATAAAAGGATTAGACTTCGTCGGCTTAATACACCGCTTGTTATTTATAATATCAAGGTCATTCGCATCAAGATACTTTTCTATCTGCTTGTTCTTATCATACTGGTAATTAAAGATTATTATAGATATTATCATAATAATCAATACAAATAAGATGTATTTGGAATCATTAAAAACTAGGGTAAAAATAATACCTAGAAACAGCAGACCTCTTATTATCGCATTAAGTTTATCCTCAAAAGTCATATTAATATCAGGGATTAATATAGGTATTGTTAATACATTTAAATTATCTAACCAAAACATTATTTTTGTTCTTATCTTATCCTAATATCTATATTATTTTTATTCATTCTTCGCTTGCTTCACGGCGTTTAGCAAGTTTAGTCTTCAGTTTATTAACAGTCGCCAGTTTCTTTAGAGCGGGTTTATTAATAGTCTGTCTTGAGCCGCTACCGCTACCGCCTTTAGCCCCATTCATATTACCCATCATATTTTTAAACATATCCATACCTTCCTTATTATTCATCATAGAAGACATCATATTCATCATAGAAGCCATATCGGGTTGTCCGGCGCCTCCACCGCCCTTAGAAGTTCCTTGGTTAGCACCACCTCCGGAACCGTTAGCACCGCCTGCTCCGCCTCCAGCGTTCCCAAATAACCCGTTAGGCATCGCCGACGCAAACTTAATAGCGTCTTGGAGGAGGTTCTCTTGCTTCAATTCTCCAGTAGATATTTTATTCGCCATCTTTCGGCTAACATTAGAAATGAGTTCGCTAAATCCGCTGTCAGGGTCGCCAATAGCCTTCAGGATATCTCCATTCTCGCCAATAGACTTCTGGAGTTTCTCAACATCCACATCCTCCATAATCTCCTTAGCAAGTTTCCCTAGCATAGTCCCTTCCATCTGCGACATATCAATACCGGCACCGCCTGCGGCGTTAGCATTAGCACCGTCCTTAGCGTCCTTTGCCTTCTTAGTCTTCAATTCGTTTAGCCTCTCAATAACCTTCTTGTGCTCCTCGTTAGTGATACTATCAGTCCCTACCTCATTCTTGGTATCCTGTAGAACAGATAGATACATCTTCACATCATCGTCGCTCAACTCATTCATAAACAGATAGAATACCGATAAGAAGTGATGACACAGATAGTCGTCTTTCACCAGTCTTCTAATAGATGATACAGAGATGTTCTTGTATATACAAACATCCTTCACATCGTCTGCTAGGAACCAGTCATTCGCCGCATCAATATCATCAATATTGATATAGGAAGTCCAAAAATCCTCAGGGATTGTCTTAAGATAGATAATGTATTCGTCAGACGACTTATCCAGCGTTATATAGTTATCCTTAATCGCCTTCAGCGTGCTCTTACCGAATGCGTGGTCGTCGCCATCATCACTCTCACGCATATTCTTAGCGGATGCCTTGATACGCTTTATTAAGTCAATATAATATTGATTAAATATAAATTGGTTAGACATTTTATTTTTAATACTGTTATAAAAATATATTATGATAATTCCTTATATATGTTTAGGAATGACTTAGGAATGAAAGCCTAGAATTGAGCGTCTCTCAACTTCTTTAATTCTTCAAGAGATTGGCTAGTTCTTTCGCTTTTTGTCCCGCCGCTGCCTCCGTTGCTTCCTCCGTTGCTGCCGCCTCCGCCTCCGCCGCTGTCATCGCTAACAGGCGTCGGTATATTCTTAATACCGTCAGTAATATTATTATCATTTGTTATAAAATCCCAGTTATAATTCTTATCGCTCAATTCTTTGCTCTCGTCTTCTATTATAGAGAAGTTGTCTGAGAATGAAGCAGTATTTAAAGTGAAAGCCAAAGGTTCGCTATTATTATCGTCACTAGCGGTTCCTGTTCCTGTTCCTGTTCCGCCGCTACCGCTGCCTAGCGTGCCGTTCCCTGTATTTGCTAGAGGTATCATATCATTTTCGCCAGATATCACTTTGTCTAGACGGGTGCTCTGTGTGCTACAAAGGATACCTCGCCCAGGTAATAATAGGTAGTCAAAAACCGCTTTACCGAATAATAATTCTTTGCTAGGCAGTATCATAAAAGCCGGCACAGAGTGTATTTTGCTTTCTATATTGATATTCTTATTTCGCAAATCATCTATGGATACCAGTTTAATCATCTTCTCCTTATCATATCTTTTAATATGCTCTAATAACATCTTGCTGTGATTACAAAAAACACTATAAAATAATATCATTTATACATATATTTATAAAAATAAATTTCCCTTATATAATAATATAAAAAGAATTCTGGTGTATTGTATAAGGGTTGTGATAGAAGATGCCTATTATTATTTAGAAAAATATAAAGTTGTAAGAAGTTTATAAAAGATAATAGTAAATAATGTTAAGTAATAATTATAGGTAATCTTCTATAACCGTTATAGGTAATCTTCTATTATTATACTTGATGTTCTCTATGTTTCTATCCTTAGCAAATACTAGGAATTCAAGGAATATGCCGACCACTAAGATAATATAGTAGATGTCTCTTACCATTACTGGTGTCATAAAGATAAAAAGGGTATTGCTAGGCATTTTTAGGGAAGATGAGAGAAGTTAGAAACTTTTAGAGTTTTTTAGGAAAATATAAAGTTGTAAAAGTTTTTAGAAATAGTTAAAAGTTTATAAGTTTATAAAGATAATAATAAATAAAGTTAAGTAATTATTATAGATATCTTCTATTACCATTATAGGTATCATCTATAACATAACCTAGTATCCTCTCGCATATAATGCCGTATATCGCATACTATATAAGGAAATATGCGAAGCATAAATACTCTTAATATATAATGCGGGATATCGCATAAAACAACTTAGCATACTTCTATTACCATTACTGGTGTCATAAAAGTGAAGAAAAATAATACTAGGTATTTTTAGGAAGACTTAGATAAGTTAGAAACTTTTAGAGATTTTTAGGAAAATATAAAGTTGTAAAAGTTTTTAGAAATAGTTAAAAGTTTCTAAGTTTATAAAAGATAAAAATAAATAGTAATCATTATAGGTAATCTTCTATAACATAACCTAGTATCCCCTAGTATATAATGCGGGATATCGCATAGTATATAAGGAAATATGCGAAGCATAAATACTCTTAATATATAATGCGATATATCGCATAAAACAACTTAGCATACTTCTATTACCATTAATGGTATCATAAAGATAAAAAGGATGATACTAGTTATTTTTAGGAAGACTTAGATAAGTAAGGATACTTAGAAACTTTTAGGAAAATATAAAGTTGTAAAAGTTTTTAGAAATAGTTAAAAGTTTCTAAGTTTATAAAAGATAAAAATAAATAATAGTAATCATTATAGGAGACCTCTATTACCATTATAGGTAATCTTCTATAATATAACCTAGTATCCTCTCGCATAATACCTCAATAATACTTCTATTACCATTACTGGTATCATAAAGAATAAAAGAGATATTACTTAATTATTTTAGAAACTTTTAGAAATAATAAAATACTTTTAGAATAAAAAAATAATAATAGAATACACATCGCTACGCTCCCTGCTTACGCTACCCACCGCTTACACATCGCTTACACACCGCTTACACATCGCTTACACACCGCTTACACATCGCTTACACACCGCTTACTCTGCCGTCTTCTCAAATATACACCATCTATTAAAGAAACTGAAGCGTTTTAGGTCTTTGTTCTCGTCCTTGTCTAGTTCCACTATAGATTTATATAGGTAGTCTTTGGTATCTTTTAACTCATCTAAATTATCCTTAAATCTATTGTAGGTCGCCGAAAACAACTCGCTCTCCTTGATATTCAGCCCAAACTCCTTGGCTTTCTCTACTAAAAACTCGTATGATACCACATACTCAGGGATTAATTTTCCAGTCGTCTCAATAAACACATTAATCTTCTTGTTATATATGGATGTCGCATCGTCCTTGTCATAACTTCGCAGTATCGCCCATATAGGCTCGCCTCTGTCATCAGCCCTCTTAGACAAATTCTTAAAGCCCTCAATCTTATCTCCGCCATTATTCTCAATATCGCTCTCAATCTTCTCGCCGTCCATAAAGGTACAGAAGAACACCCCACCATCATTTAATAACTGCGAAACATTAGAGAGAAACCCTTCTAGCATATCCTCGCTTTTAAAGAAATAGTGGATACTAAACATACACGAGCAAACATCAAAGCCCCGCATCCCTTTACCAATAATACTGTTGAACTGCGTATCGTTGTTTTTGTGCCCTTTCCTAAACACCATCTTCAGCACATCATAACTGTCCCTGTCGTTTAGTGCCGGATTGTCATTTATAGAACATTCCCCTGTCATTATGGGCTTGCCGCAATCGCCTACAGCGAATACCATATCGGGAAATCGCAGGCTCCTGTCTTTCTTATTAAGATACATAAAGCGGCTACGCTCTTTTAACAATCGGGAGTAAGCACCGTCCGTCGGGTTATACACATTATTCTTTACTAAATCAACGCCGAGAACAAACCCGTAATCATTATTAATCCAGCGGGGCAAGTCGCCCGCCTGTCCGCACGCCAACTCCACAATAGACCGCTTTTTCGCTGGCTTAGAATAAAGCATATCTTTGACTCCGTGATTGTGGAATACCATCATAAAATGCGAGAGCCGTGCTTCGCTCTTGATTGTTCGGGAATAATAGGTATCATTAGCGTTCAGTTCGGCGACATCCATATTATTCACAATCGCCTCATCCCCCATAATATTTCTTTGCGATATAGGATTATGTATAGTCCGCCAAATATTACAAGCGGTGCTAAAGTCATTCATCGTCTTAGACACGGTGCTAATGTCGCCAGCCGCCTTCAGCGACATACCCTGTCTATAAATGCGGGTCTTGTCTTCTCTTACACGCATCGGCTTCCAGCGCATCGCAGGGTTCCCCTCGCTACTGTCGTAGTTGAACTCCACAATAATCTCGTTCTCCATCTTGTCGCCATTATCGCAGCGTATCTCTTTGTTCGCCCGTATCTTCACTAGCGAACTATCAACGCCATTCTCGTAATAGTATTCGGGTTTAAAGGGACTAGATATATATTTCTCTCTCCTCTTAATTTCTTCTCTATACTGATTATACTTATAGATATAGTTGAAGACCTCTTTCATCGTATAGTTCTCTATCTGCGATACATTATAGCCGACATAGAGTTTAAACTCGGCATATCTAACAGTATCAATAGTAATTTCGCCAACCTTCTTAACCAGAAAATCAATACTATTCTGTTCTGGCGGTTTCCATTTTAATACTTTGCTCCAGCCGAGTTTTTCGGTTAGCGGCTCAGGCTTATTAGCGTAGTTAGACAATACCGCCAATTTAGCAGGCGTGAATATCAGCCCGTCTATCTCATAAGGATACGCTGTGCTATTTGTCAGTATCCCCTTACAATCTTCTAAGATTTCATTAGAATAAAGATGCTCTTTAACAATATAGTCTATCGCAAAATCGCTCTTGTTCTTGAGGAGGATTTTCTCTGTCTTCTTTAAATAATTATAGCGACTTTCGTCGGTGTCGGCGTCGCCAATTAAAGGCAACTGGGTTATCCGCTTACCGTTGTAATAATACATATCAAAGGACGCATAAAGACCTACGGATGCGTTGTCCTTCCGCTTATTACAGACGATATATTCGCCGTCTATCAGGGAATTATAGAGTTCGGCAGGACTTTTTAAACCCGTATCTATAACTTGATGCGAGTTGTTTATTAAATATACGCCGCCGACGCCGTTAATATACATTAGCAGCCGCTCGCCATCCGCTTTCTCAGTTACCGTGTATTCTGTTAGAATGCTGGTAGTCCCGTAGCCGTGAGCGTATTCGCTAGGATTAAGCATATTAATTCTCTCTAGCGTAAAAGGTTTCGGGGCTAATAGCGGCGGCTTCTTATCGTCGTATTTCCAAGCGTGTATATCGCCTTTCACGAGAGCCCCGTAGTCCTTAATAACTTCCGCTTGCTGGCTTTTGGATATTATAAAACTATTTAGGTGTAATGCTTGCTCCATCTTGATAATCGCAGGTATTATATTATCCTTGTCGGTCGTATTTGTTATATCTATGTAAAACTCGTATTTCTGCGTTTTGTTGATAATCTTGGCTTTTTTCAGCGTTAAATGACAGTCGCCGTCATTCTTTTCATAGTGGTCGCTCTCAGGGCACTTGGTAATATTAACAATATACTTGATATTGGTTGCGGTATCTGTGTATGTGATATATTTATTGATTTTAAAGTATTTCCGCATATTATCCCAGTTAGATACAGGAGGCGTCTCAGTATCTATCGGTGCGTTCCTGATATTTAAAAAGGTTAGCCTTGAATTAAACAGCATATTAACATTATTTTTAGAGACGACGCTGTGGTTATACCAAGATACGAGGCTATCTTCGTATTTGTAATTATTATGATTGCTGTAATACAGGATTTTCTTAGCACCCTTGATAGTCAGCAAATAATCGCTAGCATACGCATACAACACTTGAGGTTCCGTGGTCTCCGTAAAGCCCTCGCTATTCATTATATTAACAAAGTTGTAATAGTTGTCCTCATTCCATAAATCGTCATTTTCCATTTTAATAATATGCTCCGTATCTGTTCCTGCGGCTGCTAGCCCGTCTATTATTGTGAAAATAGGGTCGTCTTTTGATATTTCCATATTGTCTATTATCTAATAAATATAGATATTATAGATTTATATGTCATTTTTTATATATTATATATAATATATTATATATTATATATTATATAAATAAAAAAATGATATATTCTTATAGATTAAAGGCATTTATAGAAAAACAAGAATGTCTAAAATGTTTATGCCTATTAAGTTTAACACAACCATCATATTAACGCCCAACGAATTAAACAAGAATTTTGAGGCTAGTATTATTGCGAAAATCAAGGCGACGCTAGAGAACAGTTGTAGCAAGCACGGGTATATCAAGCGGGACAGCATCAAGATAATCAAGAGGTCGCCTGGGTATATTAAGGAGGCGCATTTTAACGGCAATATCGCCTACGACTTGAATTGTATTGCCGAAATCTGTAATCCCGCACAAGACAGCATAATTAAATGCGTGGTGAAGGCTAAAAACAACCTCGGGCTGCTCGCAATCGGCAAATACGAAGAGATGTCTATATTGGAAGTAATCATCCCCAAGATAACCTCAGGAATTCTGTCTGATGTTAATATTGACAATATCAATATAGGCGACGAAGTTAATGTTATTGTGTGTGGTAAGAAATTTACGCTATACGATAAGATGATTTCTATAATCGGTCGCATCATTAAGGATAAGGTTAGCGATGACATTAGCGTAATAGAGGAAGATGAAGACGACAGTCCGTCTATTGACGATGAAGATGCAGCGGATGCGGATGCTGACGGTGCGGATGCGGCGGACGAGCGAGACTTATATGGGGCTGATGATATTTTAAATGACGACGACGAACTATACGAGGATGCTGAAGACGGCGAAGCGGAGGACGAAGAAGTTATGAATGTAAGAAAGATTATTATTGACGAAGATAGAGGCAAAACGAAAGGAGGCGAATTCAGTATGTTTGAGAATGATGATGATGATGTGGAGGACGGCGAAGCAGAAGACGAAGAGGAAGCGGAAGAAGAAGAATTAGACGAAGAAGACGATATGGATGATGTTGAAGATGATATAGATGAAGACCAAGATTTTGGCGGAGATGATTTTGACTAGATTAATCATATAAAAAATATATGCCCTATTGTTATTTAATAATGAATAAAATAGATTTATGTAAAACAATACAAATGAATGTGTCTAAATTAACCGAGAGTGAGAATTTAGAACTATTCAAGATAATACTAGATACCAAGGCTAACTACACGAAGAACAATAATGGTGTTTTTTTAAATCTCAATTGGATTGATGAGAAGTTGCTAGTTAAAATAAATAACTACATCTTATTTTGTATTAAATCACAGAATGAAATATCTAAATACGAATTGATGAAAACCTTATTAAATGACAGCATCAATACTAAGGATACTTGCGATACTAGCGGTAGCGGCGATATTAACGATACTAACAATACTAGCGATACTAACGAAAGCGGCGTCAGCGGCGTCAGCGGCGATATTAACGATACTAGCAATACCTGTGATACTAACAAGGATGATAAAACAGGCTTGGTAAATGCTAGTAATACCGCTAATGCGAACTCTGCGAATACCGCTAACGCTGCGAGCCTTGCGAACGCCGATAATACAACAGGCGCTGGCACTGATAGTTCAGGACAGGTTATATCAGCAAACTCTAAGCAAAAATTCTCGTCAAGTATGAAGTTTTATTTATTAAAAAAGAAGTTTATGAAGCAGAACACCTGCTATAATACCTGTCTAGATAATGATTTATCTTACGAGGATTATTTAATTACATAAAAAAATGACAAAGATATATATTAAAGTTTGGTATTATACTATACAAGGATGATTAATATTCTAGATACCCTCTATAATAAATTAGGAGCGTGTAATGATGTATTCTTAGCAGAATGGAAGGATATAGACCCTGTGCTATTTAAGAAGCATTCGCAGGCTTCGCAGGCTTCGCAGGCTTCGCAGGGCTCGCATAACATTTCCTTAAATACAAAGGTATCTAATGTTATACCAGAGATTGTAGAAGAAGTTCGTGAAGAGAAGCCGTCAGTCGTCCCTAAGCCGTCAGCCGTCCCTAAGCCGTCAGCCGTAGCAGCCGTCATTAAGCCGCCAGCCGTCCCAGCAACAGATACCATATTTGGAACTGCCGCTATCGCTGCTATCGCTGCTACGGCTGCTAACGCTGCTAAGAAGAAGCCCGCTAAGGATACCACCATAAAACCTCTTAATATCATTATGAACGAGACAACATCTTTTCATAATTCCACAGAACACATAAAGGACGCTCTAATAACCTTAATATCTAAAGACGAATTCTCTAAGATATTTGGATTAACAAAATGTGCCGAGATAATGTCAGGCGTAGTTAATAATAGGTGGAATAAATCCACCGCATTATTTATATCATTCTTGCTAGACAAGGAGGTCTATTATAATGACAAAGTTATAATATATAACAAAGAGAAGAATACAGGCAGAATAACTATTTAATAGCCTTAGGCTGCCTTAGGCTTATACAGCGGGTATAGCACCAATTTATTTTTATCAAGTAGTAATTTTGCTATGTATTCGCATATTTTATGTTTATTTATCTTAGCAATATCCGTAGCCTTAACGCCTAGCCTTTCAACAATATTGTCGTAATCTTCTTTTTTAAATGAGTCGCAAAGCATACCTGTTTGATTACCAGCAACAGGTTTGAATATTTTGAATATATACTTGTCAATTATCTCACCCTTCTTAACATCTTTAGCCTTCGTTCGTATTATAATGCCCCACGCTGTTTCTTCTTCGCTCATATCGTTAGGAACATACTCCTTTTTAAATAGGCGATTACTAAAATACTCTGCTATATAGGCGGGTCTGGCGTTCTCCTCCATCTGCTTCTTTGCGTTATAAAGTTTTATATTTTCCCTAACCATCTTAGACTGCCTCTCTTCAATCATCTTAAAATACTCTTCTTTGTCATTTCTATTCTTGATAAGTTTGTTGTTCTTATCCTTGTATTGAATATATGTATTGTCGTCTTCGTTATTATCGCTAAACATATTTATATAACCGATATATTCGTCGCCGCCGCTGCCGCTGCTATTATTATCAGGATAAGATGGTATATCCTTGTGTTTTATCAATATACCTTGGCGATATAGACAGTCGCTTATAAAACGAATACTGGTATTAAGGTTATCATCGGCTCCGCCGTTAGCCTTATATGTTTTTAAGATGTATTCTATCAATATCTTGAATTGTTTGGCGGTTATATTTAAATACAGGGATACCGTGGTTTTATTAACATCGCTTAAATCTACATTTAATTTGTCTAGTATTTGCTGAACTGCTTTATTATCTGCTATAGGAATGTTAGCGGCGGCGGCATTAGCAGCATCCCTAGCATTCGCATCCGTCGCATTAGCATTAGCGGCATCCGTAGCATTAGCATTTGCCGTCCCTATACTTTTTATTAATGCATCGTTATTATACCTGATAATCTTATTTTTATCATCAACATCTATAGGGCTTATCAATATACCGTCCTTGTATCTCGTAATATACTTGCCTTTTATAAATGTATTAGGATATATTATGTTTTTAATAGCATACATTAATATATCATTATCAATCTCATATCCCATACTGTTTTTAAGAGTTTCAAAATTAATATAGATGTTCCTAGCGTCGTCAATAACATTCCTTATGCTGTTTTTAATGCTAGACAATAGGTGCTTATATACTTCGCTGCGAAACCCTTGGGAGTTAATTTTGTTTTTGTGGAAATTACATTTAGGCTCATCTATCTCCTTGTCGCCAAAGTTATACTTAATGAGGGCTCCTTGGGATGTCTCTATGTTTATGTTGTCTAATTTAAAGATAGATTTAGGGAAATAGTTGATATTTTTCATTAAATAACAATCAACCGCATTATCCATTATGAGTTTGTCAATAACCTTGCTTTCAATATATTTTCTTGTGGATATGCGAAAGGCATTTATGTCTATGCTTTCTCTCTTCTGGTCGTCATTAACGCTAGCGTGCATAAATACCGAGACATTACGATTTTCAATACTTAGCCGATTGTGCCTACAGTTGCGGATGCCTCGCCCGATAATCTGGTCGGCTCTGTTAAAGTGATACCACGGCTCCGCTAAGTGTATCTCACGGGTATTATAGAAACTGAGCCCTTCGCTTGCTACAGGTGTTATGAGGATAACCTTGATTTTTGCCCCGCTGTGATTAGCGTCGCTATTGATTATTTTTATTAAATCGTCTATCTTGGTATTACCCATATATTCTCTTTTATCGCTAGTAAGAATACAGTATTTGGGATTGCGGACGCCCTCATATACGGGCTTGTCTTTCACGACATCAACATCTTTCATAATATTCGTGGTGCCTTCCCTAGTATATCCTAAGTGTTCTAGACAAACCGCTATAGGGATTATACCAGATAGCAGGAATCTGGAATATATAACCACTATGCCTCTTGATTTACGAATAAAATTACAGATATTCAAAAATTTACCCGAATATTTCCCTAAATGCTCTTCATCAGGTAGCATCGCATTCATATATCCCTCATTATACTTTAGTTCTATAGGGTCATTCTTAGTTTTACTAAAAAAATTAGAGAACCCCTTAGCACCTATATCATCGTCATATACTATATTCATAGGCTGTAATAGTTTCATATTATTCACTCCGTTAGCGGCTTCGTCGCTACCTGCTTCTTCGTCATCTTCGTCGTCTTCTTCGGCATCTTCGCTCCCTACAGCATCCACAGGCTTCATCCCTTGTTTTTCCAGTTTCGCTATCATCCTCTTTTGGGCTTCTCCTAGTTTAGATATTACAATCTCATCGTCTATATTTTTTAGCCAACTAAGCAACTCTTTCTTAATCGGCTTGTTATTCATATCTTTATTGGGTGCCTTGTCTAGCACCTTTATACCGCTCTTGCTTGGGTCTAATTTTAGAGCAAATGTGAAGGGGTTCTTGCCCTTTAAGTAAGAAATATATGTCGCTGACAGTTTCTTAATAAGGCTGATAACATTAGGGTCGCTGATATTGAAGGTCTTGTTGTCAAACAATTTCTTATTTTCTTTTAAAATACCTTGACGCTTGTCATTTATAAGAAGCAATTTTAAGAGTTCTAGGATATCTCTAGGTTCGTTATACATAGGCGTAGCCGATAATAAAACCAGTCTATTATTAACCCCCTTTTCTAGACATTTCACTAAAGCCGAATATGTCTCCTTTTCCTTCTTATTGGTGCTCCTTATGTTGTGTGCTTCGTCTATTATAATAACCTTGTTTTCTACAATCTTTTTACGCTCCTTAATATACTTGGCGAACCCGTCATAAGTAAAGATTTTATAGCGGGTTTTTAGAAGGGCTTTCAGTTCGGTTTTAAGCGTCTCTCTGTGTTCTTTGTTAGCATCGGCAGCACCGGCACCGGCGTTGCCGTCTTTATTGAAAGTCTCTTTGTAGATATTAAGTAATTTTATGTAATTTTGGTCGGTACATTGCCTAGATAGCATATCTAATGTGTCAAAATCGTCTATGTTAAACACTTGTGATTTAAAACTGTTTTTTAAAGATTGAGGCATAATAACCCAAATAGTCGGCTCGGCGGTTATTTGCGAACTCAAAAGCCCCTCAGTTATCGTAATAGCCGAACAGGTTTTACCTACGCCGACACCGTGATATAATAGAACACTCCTATAAGGTGTCCTATATGATATATATTGTCCTATAAAATGCTGATATAACATCTTGTCAAATTTACCACATAATTTATTAGAAACTTCGTCAAAATCCTTGACGCTTTTTATTATAGGATAGTCAGGTATCTTATGTATCAAAAACTCTTTATTATTAGAAATCTTGGAGGCAAATTCAGGGTCATCTAAGTCCGGATAATACAACTTAAAGTCTTTATTGGATGATAGCGAATGTGATGGCGACTTAGGAGGCGAAGGCGACTTGCTAGGCGAAGGCGACTTGCTAGGAGAAGGGGACTTGCTAGGCGATTTAGGAGGGGACTTAGGAGGGGACTTGCTAGGAGACTTAGGAGGTGAAGGAGACTTGCTAGGCGATTTAGGAGGGGACTTAGGAGGTTTGGGTGGCTTCACCTTATTAGCATCTTTAGCCGCCTTCTTAGCAGCCTTAGCAGCCTTTGTTAATATACAACGGGTTGTCTTAGGGTTTATTTCTTGTCCTTCAGGACATACCTTCGGCGCCTTAGCATCCTTTACTTTCTTAGGAACTGCTGTATTTGTATCCATAAATACTTACCTTTCTACTTAGATTAAAGAAGATTTATAAAAATAAAGAAGGCATATAAGAAGGCTAAGCGACGCTAGGCGAGTGTGCGACGCCGTCGCTAATTATACTGTGGGCTTTTTTAAAGATTTCTATACGCTCTATGTTATGATATTTTATATGCGATAATACCTCGGCATAAGTTAGCCACTTGATGTCTCTAACCTCTCTAACCTGCTCTAGGCAATTGTTATCTAGGAATATTTTGGACTTCTCTTTAACAATCTTTGCGACATAATAAACATGCTTATAGAGTATGTTGTTGGTGCCGAAGAATATTTCTTGGAACGGGCTTATATCCTTGACTATCTGTATGTCGTCCTTGTATAACTGTGTTTCTTCACAGAACTCCCTTACAGCACAATCTATATCATTCTCACGAATTTTCTTGCGACCTTTAGGGAAGCCCCATTCCTGCTCTAGATAACTACATTTCACCTTGCTAGATTTTATGACATTTACAAAATTATTGTTGTTAATTACATAGTCAAACTTAGACTTACTCTCAATATATTCTTTAGTATGCTTGAAGATGTTCTGCGATGACTGACACCAAGTGTAATTCCAAATGGTATCAAAGGTATCTTGTAATATCATTTCCTTCTCATTTTCAGTCATATAATCTATCAGTTGCTTAATATAGTTTATATCAGTCTGTATATATTTACCTCTAACAAACTCCATAAACGCTAGGCTATCTTTGCGTTGTATCATAATATACTTGATTTCTCCATTCTCTATCTTGTAGCAGATAATACCGAAACTCATTATAGGATGTAGGCAGTCCTTGTATAAATGCCCGTTAATACCGCAATTCCTACATATCTGCGGTCTAAAATAACCGGAACGCTTTACTTCGTCTCGCTTCGCTACTTCGTCTCGCTGCTTTACTTCGTCTTCCTTGGCTTTCATAATTATAAATTAAAACATTATAATATATAGATGATTTCTTCTTAAATACCAAGATATGCTATGATATATATCTAGATGTAATATAGATAATATAGATGGCGACGACGGCGGCGGCAAGAGCAGCGGGAGCGGCGACCCTATCGGGAGCAGCAACTACTATCCAATACTTTCCTAGCCTACATACTTTGCAGAGCAATACGAGTAAAATTAGTGTTTCACGAAATAAGAAGCGAACAGAAATGGTAGATTTTATCTATGAGTGGAAGAGCGAAGATGACCCCGACGACTATTTTGATTTAAGGAGTAGCGACGGATATTCAAGGTTAAATTACAATCTTATAACCTATTTATTACTCAACCACCAGCAACTGCTGCTAAATAATTTCACAAAACCGCAACTGCTAGAGTATATACGAGACAACACCTTCTATCAACCTAACGAAAAAATAAACAGTTATGAAGAGTATATGAAGGAGAATGATATAGATATTTTCAGGTTTATTCTAGAACAATTTAAGAATATACAGATATTACACAATTGTTTGGCGACTAAACTGCTGCCTTTAAATGCGGTTATTGATACCCCTCGTTTTACTAGGAAAAGGCTAGTGTTATTTCGTGGTTTCAATTATCCACGCTATAAAAAGATGCTAGGTAATACCTACAGTCGCCGTAGTCTCCTTATAGGTGATGTGATAACCACGGAAACCTTTTTATCCACAACAGTTCAAGAAGTGGTCGCTATAAAGTATGCCTTTAATAGTTATAAAGGTGCCGATAAACATATTGTATGGAAAATTATTGTGGATGAGGATATGTTTGACATATTTAACTATACATTTATTGGAGACTCTTTCAGTATCCACGACGACCTACAAAAACTCTTTGACAATAGCAATATTGTGTGCGAATTCCTGCTAAATATGGGAGCACTACTGAGATGCGTAGATATTAACATTATCTATGATTTTCAAGGCTATTATATAAAGGGTTATAATATACCAAAAAAAGAATATACAGAATATACTTACAAATTTATTGGGTGGAACCACGACTACACCGAGCGTATAAATAGCAGTATGAGTAAATACATAACCTATTTAAGGACGCTTGCTACTTAAGGAATGCTACTAGGAGCGAAGCGACTTAATACGGGGCAAATTGCTCGTTCTCCTCGTTCATATAGGGCTCAACGGTTTCGTTTGTTCGTGGGTCGCTATTGCCGTTCGCACGCTGGCTCTGTTGCGGCTGCTGCTGGCTCTGCGGCTGACGCATAGGTTGTTTAACAGGGACGAATGAGGCATCTAGAGGGGCATAGTTGTCGCTAGCGTCAAACCCAGTATATCCGTTAGCGGTAGCAGCGGGGGCTACAGACATATGCTGGGATTGTTGAGGGACAGGAGGTTGCTGCGTGGGAGGCACGGGCGGCTGATATTCTTGTTGGAGCATCGGGCTGCTATTGCGAGGAGACTGAGGCTGGTTATTTAAGTCTTGCTCGTAGGTATTCATTATATTTTTAGCATAATTATTAGCATTAATGTTGTCAGTAGTATCATCAACCTTGTTATTTGCGATATCCTCCGTGATACGCTCATTAGCCATATCGTAGTTAGTCATAGATATAAACAGGGATATAATAATCATTACGCAATAGAATATAATCATTATTGCGAGCACCCACGCTAACGCCCAGCACCACCAGCGAGTTGTGTAGTTTCCGCCAGTAACGATACAGGTTAGTTCAAACAGCGACATCAATATTGAGGGTATCGTTATAATCAATATAAATATCACGAAGACTATTCGCTGCTCTATGGGTATCTTGCTGCTGGTGAAGAGGATGGCTAGACATATTATTAAAATCGTTATAAAAAGAGCGATGCCCGCATACTTTGATTGCTCCGAGCCTAGAAAGACATCACTTAAATTCGTGGTTGAAGCAGGCGCCATATTATCTCTATATATATTCTAATATGATAGAAAGAAAAATAAAAAATGATAATCGCTATTATATAAATATATAACCACGATTATAAATAACAAATGGGTATCCCTTATTATTTTTACACGCTGACGCAAAAATACCACACAATCCTCTCCAACAATAAACCGACAGGACTGGATATCTACTGTATTGACTTTAACGGTGTAATCCATAATGTAGCCCAAGATGTAATTAAGAAATACTCTAAGGACGGCGACGCTGCCGCTGCTAGCGATACTATAGAATGCGAGATTATAAGCGGTGTATGGGAACGGATTAAGTATTACTTTGATAACTACAAGGCAGCCAAGTATATCATCTGTGCTGATGGCGTAGCGCCTCTGGCGAAAATGTTCCAGCAGAGAAAGAGGCGATACTTAAACATTTATAAGAATACTTTGGATAATGCGAAGATTATATGGGATACTAATGCGATTACCCCAGGAACGCTTTTTATGGATAAATTAAACGAGTATATCTCTAAAAACATCACGCAAGACCAGTATATTAACAAGATTATTTATAGCGGTAGTAATGAGAACGGCGAAGGAGAGCACAAGATATTTAACATTCTTAAAGAAACACCGACAGACGCTAGGATAATTATTCACGGACTAGACGCTGACCTTATTATATTGTCTCTAATGTCCCGCAAGGATAACATATATCTAATGAGAGAGATGAAAGACCAGCAGTCGCTTAGCACCGTATTCAATTACTTAAATATCAAGGAATTACGCAAAGCGATTTTATGCGAATTAAAAGGTTCGTGGGATTTAGGCGATGATAGCAGCGGCGGCAGCAGCGGCAGCGGTAGCGATGACGATTTAATAGAGACATATTGTACCGCTTGTTCTATCTTAGGAAACGACTTTATACCGCATTTGCTAACAGTTGAGTTAAAGAACAACGGCATAGAGACCCTTATGTTCGCTACAAAGAACGCCATCAAGACCAACGGACTATTAGTTAAAAACGGAGAGATAAACCATAATTGTCTTATTGACATCTTTAAAAGTCTGGCGAATACCGAGGACGAAGATATACACCGTATTTGCGAAAGATACATTAAGAAGAAGCCGCCTCCGGCGTCGCATTCGCACGCTTCGCACGCTTCGCAGCATTCGCAGCATCAGCAACAGCCTAGCGATTACTACGGGTTAAAAAACAAAGACCCGTTAATTAGCACCATATATAATAGTCCCAATAAATGGCGACAGGAGTATTATAGGGTTATATTTGACAATAATATATCTATTGATTCTACTGTAATGTTTAATGCCTGTAATAATTACATAGCGGGCATCTACTGGGTATATTCGTATTACAAAGGAGCACCGATAGATTGCGAATGGTATTACCCGTATAATTACCCGCCAACCATTAAAGACATCCTAAATCACTCAATCGCCAACGAACCTGCAGGGCTATTAAATAGCAATAGCGAGTTTGTTCCTTCGTATATTCAGTTGCTTATCGTATTACCAAAGTATAGTTTTAAACTGCTATCTAAGAAACATCAGCGGTATATGCTAGATATCTACGGCGGGCTATTCCATTTGTATCCGGTTAAATACAATATCCAAACATTCCTTAAAACCCAACTGTGGGAATGCTCGCCGTCGCTTCCTCTAATCAACCTAAACTATATAAAGAGGGTATTAGAGATTGAAGATAAAAAATATTAGGAAATACTAGACCTAAAGTATATTATATAGTATTAGAATAATTTGTTCTATTATTTTTATAATTGCTTAAAAATTGATTATGGTTCTGTTTAGTGTATAGACACAGACAAGCGACCAGCCTAGCAGTCTTCTAGCATCTACCAAGCGACCGACAAGCGACCGACAAGCGACCGACAAGCGACCAGTCTAGCATCCGCAAAGCGAATATGTCTTCAATCAACTATGACCTTATCAGCGAGATTATCTTTACCAACGATAATATATTCAGTAATATCAATATAGATGAGGCGAAGGTGGTGTCTTGTCTTTGTAAGACAGCAAAGGAAAATAAGAATGTTAAGTTAAGTTTTGATAGGGACAAGGCTTATGAGTATAACTACAAGTTATTTGATGTTCTTACACAACACATAATGTATAAAAAAAAAGAGGAGTATATGAAACGAGAGGAACTTAGCAGGGATTTTGGAGAGGATTATAGTATAACATCGCAACTTGATGATATCGTATGTGGCTTGAAGTATGAAAATAATAATGTGCTTTACGGTTTTAGGGAACTTATTGTAATGGAGTTCAAGGAATATATCTATAATTATGAGAACAGTAAGAGATATGACTACGATGAAACAAGATATAATTTAGATTATTGTATCCAATATAACCTAGCAGTTATCCATCTAGGGTTCTACGAGTATTACGAGACACACACTTACGACCCTAAGCATTTCGTATTAAAGCCTGACAGCCTCTATGACTTTGCGACGGCTGCTACGGCTGCTACGGAGGTAGCCTAATAGGTAGCGGTGATAGCAGCGATAGCAGCGATAGCGGCGAATGTAATGAAATGTAATGAATTATCTGTGTTATATATTTTTTATATTTTACAAGGCTCTATTATGATAAGATTAAACTTATGTATTTTTAGGGAATGCTAGAAAGTTGTAAAAGTTTTTAGAAATAGTAAAAGGTTTCTAAGTTTATAAAGATAATAATAAATAAATAATAGTAATAATTATAGGTATCTTCTATTACCATTATAGGTATCTTCTATAACATAACATAGTATCCTCTCGCATATAATGCGGGATATCGCATACTATATAAGGAAAAAAATGCACGGTAAGCGAAGCATACCTAGCATAAATACTCTTAATATATGATGCGGGATATCGCATAAAACAACTTAGCATATCAATCTTACCATTACTGGTGTCATAAAGATAAAAAGAGTATTACCTAGGTTATTTTAGCGAATGCGAGCAAGACTTAGATAAGTAAGGATACTTAGAAACTTTTAGAGTTTTTTAGGAAAATATAAAGTTGTAAAAGTTTTTAGAAATAGTAAAATAGTTTCTAAGTTTATAAAAGATAATAGTAAATAAAGTTAAGTAATAATTATAGGCATCTTCTATTACCATTATAGGCATCTTCTATAACATAACCTAGCATCCTCTCGTATAAAATGCGGGATATCGCATAAAACAACTTAGCATATCAATTTTACCATTACTGGTATCATAAAGATAAAAAGAATATTACCTAGGTATTTTAGCGAATGCGAGAAAGACTTAGATAAGTAAGGATACTTAGAAACTTTTAGAGTTTTTAGGAAAATATAAAATTGTAAAAGTTTTTAGGAATAGTAAAAAGTTTCTAAGTTTATAAAAGATAATAGTAAATAAATAATAGTAATACTAAGTAATCTTCTATTACCATTTGTGGTATCATATAACACATCCTAGTATCCTCTCGCATAACACAACCTATCATACTTCTCTAACCATTACTGGTATCATAAAGAATAAAAGGATAATACTAGGTTATTTTAGCGAATGCGAGGAAAGACTTAGATAAGTAAGGATACTTAGAAAATATAATAAATAAATAACAGTAATACTTAATGATTAGCAAATCACGCTAAACTATACTGTATATCCTCCTAAAACGCTTAAAATCGCCTAGCATAAATTAGACATATACATCTCTTACAACAACTGGTGTAATAAAGATAAAAAGAATAGTTATAGGCATTCCAGAAAATACTTAGATTAGTTTATAAATGATAAATAATAGTAATACCAGTTCTATTACCATTACTGATATCTCAAGGTAATATAATAGGTATCGTATAAGGAGACCCTTCAAGGACTTATTATTATTTTTTTATATATCATTATTATAATAAAGAAAGAGTAATAGAGTTATGTTTAAGGATATTACACAGTTTGACAACACAGAGGACTACTTGCCGATAATAGTAGCAATTTTCATAGTAGAGGTTATAACAATCATATTGTCATTTACCAATATTACACAAAGTGCCTTCTTGAAAGTCTGGTATAAGAAGTATCTGCTATCGGCAGTATTAGCCGATGTATCCCTAATATTCTTAGGGTTCGTGATTGCTAGGGCATTATATTACAGTATATTTGACGAGTTCTCTACATTCAACTTCATATTACTACTGGTAATAATACAGGTGATACACGACATCTTATTTTATGTAATGATAACATCTATTCCTAAAGGTGTTAATAGGATTATAGACATCTTGAAGGATTATGCCGATGAAATATCGTATTTCGCAATTCTCGGCGACAGCGCTATGATGATTTCAGCAGCGTTAATTGCCGGATATATTGCGAATTTTGATGTGAATATCAATCTTATTATGCTAGCGTTCCTAGTATATATTTTACAATTTATCCTTTACACTTACTAAAAATTGATTGCGTCCCCTAAACATATCCTTATATAGGTAGAAGATACCCTTATATACAAAAGATGTATGAATGCGTGCTTGCTGAGAATATCCACGAGAGCATCTACGATATATGCGAGAGCATCTATAAGAATATGCGATATTGCGGCTGTAATACGAACAGCAGGCACCTAGTTGTTGTAGAAGACCTAGTTAATTTTATAGAAGACCGCTTGAACTCTATCTCAACTTACGATATCAACAATATGCTTGTATGGTATGGGATTGATAATGCCGTTAAAAAATACGACGAGTATTACTTGCTTAGCAACATAGATGTTCGCAACTTCTCCAAATGTCTTATATCGTTTCTATTAATGCTGTCGTTTAATGTTATTGAAAGATGAACGAAGACGAGACGAGACCTATAATATAATATATTCTTCACCATCTATACTAACTTCGCTATCGCTAGTATTGTCAGCGACTTTTGGGACTTCGCAAATGTCTAGGTTGGATAATTCGCTAATATTCTCTTGAATGATATCATTCATATTTTTATCATTTATCTTAGCGGCTGCGGAAGCGGTAGCAGCGGCGTTAGCGGCAACATTATTGATATTAACGAAGTTATTGTTTATTTTTATTAATCGCACACCTTTCTTCGTCTTATATACTTGAAACTCTTTGCCGTTGTAAGAATATTTATCTTTTGTCAAAGTTTTCTGTGAGCCCATAACTACCTATATTCAATATTTATTTTACAGTCAAATAAATATACAAAAGCGAGGAACCTGAATAATATAGAGAAAATACCAAAATGCCCCCATCAAAAATATAAAAATTGATAGTATCCTCTAGATTATATAAAGATTAACCAAGTTATAAATACAATAATGAATGTCCTCCTCGCCAAGAACTTTGATACTGACAAGCTCAAGTATAGCGAACTTAGGGTAATGAAGTCGGGTGCTAAGTCTGTCTATATCAATTACGGTGGAAATAAGGTGAATCTCCAAACGCCTGTTCTTACAATCCCTTATGGCGTTAATGATAATATGCAGTTTATCAAGAAGGACGATAACAGGAAGGATGAAGAGCGTAAGTATGATGTCACAGTATCATTCAAGGGAATGGATGAGAACCTGAAGATTAAGCAGTTTCACGATAAGATGAAAGAGTTGGAGAATAAGATTATTGACGACGCTTTCGCTAATCGCCTCGTATGGTTCAAGAATAATTATGGAGGAAACAAGGATGTCGTCGCTAATATGTTTACGCCTATTGTGAAGCACGACAAGGATAAACTTACTGGAGAATATGCTAATAAATACCCGCCAACCTTTAAGGCAAAGATTCCTTACAATTCGCACGAGAATAAGTTTGAGTTTGACTGCTATGATATGGATGGAAATGATACCAACTTTCACGATATTCTAGCAAATCTCAAGGGCGGCAAGGCGATGTTTATTATCCAACTTAGCGGCATCTGGTTTTCTGCTGGTATGTTTGGATGTAGTTGGAAGATTGTATCCGCAAGGTTTCAGCAATTGAATACATCTAAGATTACATTCGTTGCTGATAGCGATGATGATAACGCAAATGACGACGAGGATGAAGATGACATCTCTGTTGATACTGATGTTATTGCTAAGATTTCCCAAAAGCCTGCTGCTGGTGCTGCTGGTGCTGCTGCCGACAAAAAAACACTTGTAGAAAAGCCAACTCCGGCACCTGCGAAGACAGTTCATAAGCCAATCCCTCAAGAAGAAGAAGACGACGAAGAAGAAGAAGAGGAAGACGATGTTGAAGCCGATGATAAGGTTCTCACTAATGTAGAAGAAGAAGACGAAGAAGATGAGGAAGAAGACGAACCAGAGCCACCTCCAGTTAAGGTTGAAGAACCTGCTAAGCCTGAAGCAAAGACAAAGAAGGTCGTTGTTAAAAAGAAGTAAGCAGCGAAGCAATTACAATTGTAAAGTAGCATAATTAGTTAGTATTTAGATATGTGTGTGTATGTATTAATTATTTTTATATTTTTTACTTTCTAAAGTATAAATACATCCTATAGTATAAATACTACAGTATAAATACTATAACGCCTACAATAATAGACATAATTAGCCTGCCTAGAGGCAAGGCTTCTTCGCATTCATAATCAATCAACTCTATATTGTTGGAGATTAGTTTAGCCACCATATCTAGTATTTTGTAGGCGATAGGAAGTGATAAAAGAGCGAATAATAAGGCTACATATACGGCTGTTTTAAACTTACAAATATAAATATCAAGGAACCCTTTGGGCTGCTCGGCGTGCTGATTTCTATCAGCAGGTATATAAAGAAAATCTGGAGTATTCTTTATCATATTATTATTATAACTAGTCATTTACATATATTCTACATAATAATATAATAAAAAATTATTGCTAGGATTTATTGTAGATATCGCAGATGTCCCCGATGTCGGTATATCACCAATCTCTATACTGGTGTTTAATATGCTATTGTCGTCGCTGCCGCCGCTCACGCCGCCGCTGCCGCTGCTGCCGCTTACATCATTCATAAGGTCGTCTCCTACGCTGTTGTAAGTAGCGAGCGTAGAGTGAGTAGCGAGCGTAGCGTTAGCGGCAAGGCTAGCATAATCATATTCTTCGTAGGTTAAGTTATTACTAGGTATGCTAATATTATTGATATTATTGTTATTTATGAGACTGGATATAATAGAATTAAAATTGGATATACCAGATATATACGAGGTGGTTTCATAGGTCGCTAACCAGTCAGGTATATTGTTATAGAAGTCATTAGAACATAATGCTAGCGATTTCATAAAATTACAGCATAATATATAGAGGTCGTCATTACATTCATTAAACATCTTTATACATTCTTTACAGAAGTCGTAGGTGAAAGACTGCGAAGCCTGCGGACGGATATTTACAAAGTATCGCTTGCTCTCTTCAATATTGCTAGAGAAGTCTCTAAACAACTTAATACATTTTAAGAAGTCCTTTTGGGTCATCTTCTTAAACCATTCAGGGTTATTATAAAATCCTCTGCGTTCTATCTCTATAGATAGGTCGGTATATGCGTTCATATCGGTAGTCCATCGGCATTCATCGCTCTTTTTTAAAATGTTATTGTATTCTATCTGCCTATTTAATCTCCAAATAATCTTGTCGCTGAATGCTTCACGAGTATAGGGGTTATAAGGGGCTACATTATCATTAACACATTTTCTTACAAAATACTCTAGTTCTACAATATCAAATGCGTAAGCCCCTTTAATATCCTTAACGGTGAATAGTTTCCTAGGATGTATCTCGCTAACATCTTGTAGGCTGAATACATCGGCGTCGTTTAGATATCCATCAATAATACAAGTATTATCTATGGATAACAATTTATATCTAACGATTTTTTGGAAATCTATTAGCCTATTGGTATTACATTTCTTACTAAAAAGATATGTATTCTTATTTAATAAATAAATATTAGCATATATTGAGGGCTTTGCCGGTGGCTTCGCCGTCTTCACCGCCGCCATAATGTTAAACTTATTAATATAATCTTTATAAATACTACTTAACTTATCTATGGGAACCATCTTAAGTAAATCAATAAACAGAATATTTATAAATATGTCATCATTCTCGCTAGTATTTTCCACTATATACTTGTATAACCTGTAAATATCATTAAAGGTTAGTTCGTGCCTATCCTCAAGCACATTAAAGAATATCTTACACAAGTGCTTTTTCTTAGAATGGATATGATGACAACAATAGAAGGAATTCTTGATAACCGTCTTATTACATATATGGAAACATTTTTTTTTCCTATATATACATCTTATTTTTTGTTCCATAAAACTTATAAAAAAAGAATTTATATCTAATTTAATTAGACAATTTATATTTATATATTCAAAATAATAAAGGGTATTTTATAAGGTGTGTTATAAGGTGTGTTAAAAGGTATGTTAAAGAATATCATAAATACACTACATATAAGATATCATATTGACGCAACAAAATATATGATATAGACACTACATATAAGATATCATATTGACGCAATTAAATATATGATACCTAGCATTACCCTACAAAAGGACTTAAGGATATCACGCATCTAAAATAGGGTGCAAGATACCCGCATTAACATAACTGTAATAATCGTATAATTTATCCTTGAGAATTACATATTTCTTGCCGTTCTTCAAGACGACCTGTCCTCTATCCTTCCTTATATGCTGCTTATTTTTAAATTGTAATATCTTTTTATCAAGACTGATATTATTCGTATAAGCCAACTCGTTATCATTAACATTAATAGGCCAACTGTAGCATTTATATCCGTTAGACAGCGGATTATTAACATCCGCCTGTATTACGCAGTCTAGCGATGCGGCTTTAAGCATTTTTAAGAATGAATTGACGAGACCTTCTTTGCTCTTTGCGATGTTGTAGATGTGCTTGTCTGTGCTAACCTCCTTGTCTTTGCTGCGTAATGTTAGATTTTCGGTTATTTGTTTTCTAGTAAAGTTCATTAAATATGTGAATACTTGGACGGTCTGGTCTTCAACTGGTAGCGATTTGTGGCTACAAGTTCGCACAGCACGCCCGATAACTTGGTCTATTCTAACAGAGTTCCAGAAATACTCGGTTATCAGCACACGCCTAACATTCTTTAAGGAGATACCTTCAGCCCCCGATTGGGTAATCATCATAACCTTGACAATCTTCCCATACATCTGCTCCTTGTCTATGTTTAGATGCTTCAACTGCTCCTGTATAACTTTAGGCAACGCTTTGCTATTTCCGTTAAATATATTCATAAGAATATTTGTTTTAACCCTGTCAGAGTTAAAGACCACATATCTTTTATTGTCATATTTTTTGTCAAAAACCTCTATGTCATCCACCATATACCCGAACTCCTCATTATTCACTATATTTATCTCGGCATATCCTTGCCTATTTAGAACCTCCTTAAATATACCTAGACCTTCTATCATACGAAACTGCGAATATACCAAGACGCTTCCTGGGGACGAATTTATATCCTCGTACATTTGTGCGAACTTGGGGCTATACGCATCACGCAGCCTGTCAATTGTTAAATAATCGTTTTCTACCAGCCTATCCATAGCAGCCTCTAGTTGCTCCCCATAAGCCGCTACAACCTCCTTATTCAGTTTCTTGGCGTCTGTAGCAGCATCCGCAGCATCCGCAGCATCCGCATCAGCCATATCCATATCATCGGCATTATCGCTATCAACATTAACCATCTCTTTAAGTTCTTTTTTCATCAATACTCTAACATCATTAGGGAATACACGGTTAATCTCGTCAGGGAATGCGAAATTACATACCATCCTACTAAACGCCCTATAAACAGAGCCAATATCGTCGCCTCCACCACCGCCGCCCTTGCCCTTGCCTTGAAAGACTTTCTTGCGGTCGTCCATCTTAATCTCAACAGAGCGAACCTCTAGATATTTCTTGATTTGGTGGTCGGTCATAAAGAGTTCCCTAGAGACTGTCGGGAGCATTCGTGGAAACAGTTCGGATCCGGTCGTTTTGTAATAACTGATTGTTCCCAGTATTCGTCTTTTAAATAAATCCTCGTTCTTCACAGTCATATTCTTGTCATCTATAAACAACTTATTAAAGACCACTTTGTCAGTCGGCAAAGCCTCATTAACGATAACCTTGTTTTTTATAGATAACTTAACAAGATTAGATTTATTTAAAACCTCTGTAATGTTCTTTATCAAGTCTTCTTGGCTAATACCCCATTTGTCCTTGGTTATTGTTGTATCGTCGGCTGTGGCTCCGCTAGCATTCTTCCTCTTAAACCCTTCAGGTATTAATGTTATAGACATACTGGTCTCATTATAATCTAAATAATCTATATAATTATACAGGTTCTTTTCTCGCAAATGCTCTGTAATAGCCTTCAAGTCAGGCACATTAGACTTCTTTAATAAATCTATGTTGTATTCTTTAATAGGTCCTCGCACCAGATTTATCAAGGTTGCGATTTCGTGCGGCTGATTTATAATAGGCGTGCCTGACAGCAGTATTATCTTCGTGGCTTTCGCATTCATCATATGGATATACACGGCTTTCGCAAGCCTAGAGCCATTTACAATACGACTTATAAAATTGTGTATTTCGTCTATGATTATAAAGGCGTTGTCAAAGGGTCTCGCACCTAATTCCTTTATCATCTTCTCGGTTAACCCGTTGTAATTGATGAAAGTATAGCGGTTTCTCAGTATATGATTAATATATGTGTCAATTTCGGCACGATACCTGGCGTCCTTAGCGTCGCTAGAGTTATAGCGGATTTTGTCAATCACGACCTCGGCTCCTTCAATATCCTCCTTATATAAGGGAACCCACGCAAGCCCGCTCTTTTTAACGAATTTGTCGGCTATCGCATATTTTGCGGTTAAATCGGTCATCATCTCAGGGGACTTCTTATTCACCTTGATTTGCGTCCAAGTTTTCTTGAGGTCTCGTCCAACCTTAGAGGCTATTAAAAGTTCGTTTTCGTAGTTCTGCGATAAGGAGGCTGGCGTCATTATTACAATCTTTTTTTGTTTAACATAGCCCTCGGCGGCTGCTATAGATGCTATGGATTTACCAGAGCCTAACTCGTGATACAAAAGTATTCCTCTGTAAGGACTGTCAAACTGCATATAATCCTTGACGATTTTCTGCTGTCTCAAGAGTTTAATATAACTCTCTTCTATTACGCAAGTATCGTTAGTACATTTACAGGACGCTGGCGCTGCTGCTGCTACTGGCTCACTAGCATACTTAGAAGGATTAAAGGTATTATATATCTTTTTATTATATCCTATGCGATTTGGTAAAACCCAATCGTTCGGTTTTACTATAATATCCATATATGTTCTATTATAATAGTTCAAATTAAAAAAATAATTTATATTATATTAAAATACCATTTGTTTATTAATTCATTAATTAATTTGTTGGGCTGTCGCCTGTGCTGCCTGTGCTGCTGCCTGTGCCGCTTGGGCTGCCGCTGCCTGTGCTGCTGTGTGGGCTCTTATAAAAGGTTCTAGTATATTGATAGTTCGCTTCATACCTATATTTATTGATAATTCTACAATCTGGTCGCATAGCAATATGACAGCGATGCCTATTACAAGAAGAATAGAAATATTAAAAATAGCATTATATATATAATTATCGGTCGCTGACGCTGCTGACGCTGCCTTAGCATCCTTAACATCCTTAACATCCTTAACATCCTTAACATCCTTCGCAGGAGCCGGCGTTTTAAACCCAACGGGTCCAGTATTAACTGCTGGGATTACAGGGTCGGCTACAGTATTCCTATTATAACCGCTAGCAACTCCGCTAGCAACTCCGTTTCCGCCATTAATCTTATCTTCAATACTCTTTAAATATGCGATAGCCTCCTCAGCACTCTTTTTTTCCTCCGCTGTTAAATTGTAACTGCTGTTGTTTAGCAGATTATTTCCGTTTTTAATACTGGTATTATTATTGGTATATTCGGCTGTATCATTATTAGTGTAGGATTGCTTGTTGTTGTTAGGCATATACGGGTTAATTTTAGAATTGTCATTAGGATTATACTTCACTTCGTCATTTAGATTGTTGATATTAAAGTATTGCTCTAAGTCTTCATCATAATAGGGCATAACATTATTATTAGAACTCTTAAGACCGTTAAAAAGATTCTGTGCTGGTTGAAACTGGTTATTTCCCTGTTGAAACTGGTTCTGTGCCGGTAGAAGAGCAGATGACGAAGACTGTTGTTGTTGTTGCGACGGCGTTAGCGGCTGGGTATTATTGATATTAGCGTTAAAAGAACTTATAGGATTAGCGGAACTGCTCGCAGCATTCGTAGCATTCACAGCATTATCAAAGTTAGCAAAGCCATCGCTAGCGGTGCTAGGTATAGTATTCATCATATTAGCCATATTATTATTAGCATTCGTATATACATTCATCGCCTCATCGTGCTCTCTTTTACAATCATTAGATATAGGAATGTTATATGTGGGTGCCTGTAGAGGCGAGCAAGAACTTAAGGCTAATTTGCTGGTCTCCACAAAAGCCGGATTGTTATTAGATGACGACTGGCTAGCAGCGTTGCCGGAACCGTTAGCACCGTTAGGGCTTCTAGATTTATGAGATGATTTAGGTTTTTTTTCAAAAGTATCTATATTATATGCCTCTTGTAATGTTGAATAATTCATATTCTTATTATACTTCTATTATACAAAATTAAAATTAAAAGAAAAGAAAAATATTTATATAATATAACTGTAAAGAAGAATATGGACGACAGCATAAATATTGAAGACATATTTAAAGGTATTCTTACGGGTTTCTTTGCTTCATACTTAATAATACTTGGGATGCGTCCAGCCGCAATTTATCCTGACAATATCCTAGATATCATAGACAATCCTTGGATATTCCTCATATTATTTATTATAAATTACTATGTATTATACTGGGACATAACTGTAGGCTTATTGCTATTCCTAACATTAATAGCGTTAATCCTTGACATCGTCATCTTTACTGATGGCGACTTCCTAAAAGACAATATGGGTATAGAGAATATGAATGGAGGGGACAGCGGTAGCGGTAGCGGCACTAGCGTAACTAACAAAAGCGGAGCGAGCATAGCGAACACCGATAAATCTTACAAGGATATTAATGATATTGTTTTAGAGAGGTTGATATATTATAACAAATCATCTAATGGCTTCCTATAAAAATCTTAGCAAAAAATAGAATAGATTATTATGTCATTTTCAGTAATTCCTGGAATAAATGGGGTAGCAACTATAGAGCCCTTGTCTATGATTTTCTTAATCCTAGTTCAAGTAGGCGGGCGATATCTAAAGATAGAACTGACACCAGCGCAGCAAAAAATAATAAATAACGGGGTTATACAATCTTTAATATTGTTCGCTATTATTCTTATGGCGACTAAAAATATCGGGAACAGTCTAATAATAGTCTGCTTTATATATCTGTGCGTGAATATACTATTCAACGAAAATCACAAGTATAACATACTTTCTAAAAAATGGCTGCTAGAAGAGAACATCATATCTGTAAGCAACTATAAGTCGCTTAAAGAGATATACTTAAAGAACATAAATACGATAATCTAAGAGATTATAGGGATAATCTAGCCTTATAATATCATATAAATATTAAATACGCTTTTATTATATAAATACGATATAACAATATGAAGAAACTTAATAATACCTTTATGATTGACAAGAAGGACGACGAGAACGCTAGCACTATGATGGAGAAGATTTTTAGCGGCAAAGAGGACGACAATATGTTTAGTGAAGTTTATAGTATTACAGAGTGGAAGATGAGCGATTGGTTTGTTAAGAATGGTGTTAAGCAGAAGAAAGAAGATGTCTATTTATATGTTCCATCAATCCCAGACTATTTTAAGGCATATACTGAGGAGAACGACAAGTTCTTGCGGATTTGTATTAAACATAAATTGAAGACGGATAAAGACGGCTACAAGAAACTCAAGAGCAAGTTTTTTATCAAGAACTTTAAGTCTAGTTATAAGTCTCTCATAAACGGTCTCAACCTAATTAAAATCATTAATTATATGGAGATAACCGATGTGCCTAATACGAAACTGGTAAATATCAATATAAATACCACTATCAACCTCTTTATCCCGCTTAAGGACGACTTTGAGAATTATCTGGTTGATATCTTTAATGTCATTAACGACAACTTTAAGAAGAAGTTGAGCGAATAAAACCATATAAGAACAAGGTATGTCTATAGTATCAGGGAGTGTGTCCGCCGCTTCCTCCGCTGCTATAGCTCAGTTGGTTAGAGCGCACGGCTGTTAACCGTGATGTCGCAGGTTCAATCCCTGCTAGCAGCGTCTTATTTTTCTAACAATTATTATATTTGGTAATGTATAATAATGGGTTTTATGTTTGGTATATTATGATTGTTATGATATTATGTTGTTATGTTATTAAGATATCATAATAACAATTATAAAAAATAATAAAAAAAACACTATGTATTACCACCACATTACTGAATATATATGATGTTTTTAATATTATCTATGTCTTTTTTAAGGGTCTTTAATTCGTCTTTTAGCATCTTGTTTTCTTTTCTCAGTTCCTTTATTGCCTCCACGAATACCGCTCCTAATCTTTCGTAGCAGATTGTTAGGTAATCTTCGCCACTCTTAGAAACTATATTGCCGCTCTCGGTATCCTTCATACAGTCAAAAGGTGCTATCTTCACAATCTCAGGCACCACCCTTTTAACATCTTGGGCGCTAAGTCCTATCTCGTTGTCATAGACAAACCCTAACTTTAACGCCGTATCGTTAGGGACATAATGGAACCCCTTCAAGTTGTCTATAATATCTAAGGCACCCGTAATATTAGATGTGAAGGTTTTTAAACGGTCGTCAGAGTAATATGAGCGAATATATCCTGTAGCGTGAATATTTCCGACAACCTCTAATCGCTGCGCTGGCGGTATATCGTCGGGCGTCTCGGTATTATTATTACCCACGAGCATATTTCCGGTTTTGCTAAGTTTTAATAGCGTAGCCCCTCTATCCTCAATCTTAAATATATACTTAACATTATCAGTTAAATTGCGGTCATCTGTGTTATTTATCAATATATTCTTTGTATATACCTTGTTGGTCGCTAGCAGATTGGTAAATTCCACGGAGGTATTCTCGTTCAACTCGTCGCCGGTATTATTGATTTTCCACAATCCCAAGTTGGTGCTTATCTCATTCTCAAATGCCGTGAAAGTTGAAGTGCCTGTTCGCAGTTTTAAAGCGGCGACCTTGAGACCCGACAATTTGTCAATAAGCAAATTAGATATCGCATAATCCACGACGACCTTCCTAATATCTGTTCCGTCAATCCTAAAGTTCCCGTTAGATGTGTTGATATCGCCTTTCACATCTAGAGGAAACATAGGATACCGATGATTAACACCAATAGAACAAATGATGTCTCTCTCTAACCGAACATCATTCGGGAAATATATGTTGCTACCACCAGTCTCCATATTCTCCAGCCAGATTGCATTCTCGTCCTTGCGTATTGACAGGTAGCCGTTAGATGTGTTAAAGTCCTTGTCAGACGGCATAACAAGACCAAAGGTATTAGATGTCGCATTAAATACCCCTAAATCGTTATAGTTGAAGTTTCTTAGCACATTATTTGCGTCTGTTAGGTATATATTAGAATTCCCTAGTTTTAAAGTATTAACCTCCAAAGTCCTGTTATTTATATCAAATACAAAGTCAGGGGTTGTTAGCATAGGCTCGGTATCGTCATTACCGAATGGTATGTGCCCGTTCGCTATGATTGTTCGCCCTGTGCCTCCACGGCTTACTCTTACAAACCCTGAAAGAATATCTCCGCCATCTAAAGCACCCCTGAACTCTGGAGCACGCAGTATCCCACGCTCAAACCTCAAAGTATCAAAAGTCTGGATGACGCTATTGTTTATCCCGCCATACAATATGGCGCTGGGGATTATGTTGCTTAATCCGGTGCCGCCGTGCTGCGTCTCTAGAATACCTAGCCTAATATTGCTAGCATTTATATTAAAAATATTACACCCTTCGCCGAATATCCTAGATGCTCTCAGCGACCCATCCACATCCAATAAATGAAAAGAATTAGATGTGCTATTCTCTACCTTCACCTTGCCTATGAACGAAGTGTTCCCGTATATTTGCGTGCTATTATTGCTAAAGTTCGGGAATGTATAATTTATTCTAAGATTATTACTATTATTTACCCCGATACCTGTAATGTTAGAAGTGTATAATATGTTGCCTACATTAATGTTGCTGGCGATATAGAGGTTGCTGCTAATATACTCGCTATCACGAACATAGAGATTGCCTGAAATATGGAGATTGCTATTTATATGCGTCTCTCCATTAATATCTAGCAGATATCTAGGGTTCGGGGTATCGTTATTAATCCCTATATGTTTGGTGTCGGTGATTGTTAGATAACTTATATCATCGTCGGTTATTAAATAACTGGTATTGCTCCCGTATTTTATTTGATATTTATTATCAAATGTAGAAACAGTCCAGCCCATTTACTCTATATATATTTTATTATTATTTTTTAAGTGGTAAATAGATATAAATTCATATACATTCATATACATTCATATACATTCATATATCATACAAATATATATAAATACATACATCGTATATATCATATATAAATACATATACAATATGGGGCAACAATTATTCACACATCACGATAAATACCATCTTCATAAGGTGCTAGGGTTCGGGTGCCTGTTTAACTTCTTCTTGCGTATTTATTGGTTGCTCGCAAATGGGTCTATGTATATCTATGCGGACGCACGGTATTCGCTGCTAATCCCTGTAGCCCACTTAACATTATCTGTATCATCTCTTATATTTCAGGTGCCTTTAACAAGGCTAAACTCCAAGATTATTATTTGGAAGGAACTACAATTACACAATATGGTTTTCACTTCACGAAGTGCGATGATAATGATATATAGTATCGTGTGTATCCGTAATGATATAACTATGTCTAACAAACACTATTATTTATACCTTATTGGTAAGTTAGCCCTAGTTGTCCTTCATCATCTGCTAGCAGATTATATCACCGCAAAATACAATACCAACGAAAAAACGACGACACGAGATATTAACTGGGAGAACATTCCTGATAATGTTAAAAGAGGTCTCAAGCAATACTATGCTATTTGTCAAATACTCGCAATTAATGCCCTCATCTTAACAGATAATGATAAAACGGGCTCTGGTGTGATGGAAGCGGCATTCTTAGTTATGTTTCCCATACAACTCTCAACATTCCTGATGACCTTGGTGCGTAAATCCATTATCACCAATATATACTGGCACATTTTTTACTCCCTGTCCCTAGTATCCCCATACTTTCTTATCATTAATACTCTAAGGAGCGTAAGCAGCGACAGCGGCGGTAGCGTCGGCAGCAGCAGCGTATATAAAAATAAATTAGAGATAGCCAAGGTATATCTTCCAGTCCTCTATATAATATTTAGATTACAATACAATTTCAACAAGTATTATTTAATGTTCCATATATTTATTGCCAATTTCTATATACAATACAGGAATGGTCTAATTGTCCTATAATATTACACGGTCTTACTATTTATTTGCGAGTAATAAAATAGATATGTTAAAAGATACCTGCTATTATCTATGTCGGCTAGTTTGTCGGTGTTTAGTTTTATGTCGTTATTGATAGCGAACTCAAAGAGGTTCTTTAATAATAGCAAGTCGTCGTCAAAGTTGTTAGCAGGGTTCGCAAATATATTTAGCAGTTTGTATTTATCAGGCGATAGCCGCCGAATGAGACAGATATAGTTGATATTAAAGCAGTCGTTATAGACGCCAATAATGATGCTAGGATTTACGAAACGATACTTGCTTAGCCACAAGGTATCCTTAATAATCTTAGGATGGCTTTCCTTATTTTCGTTAGACCATTTATAAAATGAGCTATAAACATTATTGTAATTTAACACGCAGATATTAGAGCCCTCTTTGTTATTGCTGTTATTATTGTTAAAATTGAAGATAGGCGTATTGTATGCGTAGGCTCCTAGAGAGTTTATAAGCAGCAGAATAAGTTTAATGCTAATACTACTTATCTTCATAATATATAATAAGATATTTTATGATTTAGTATATTATATAATATACAAGACATATATTTATATGCCTGTAGGATGTATTTATATACAGACGGGATGTATTTATATACAGACGGGATGTATTTATATACAGACGGGATATATTTATATGTGCCTAGTATATAGAAAAAGGATGAAAATATTGGTTCCTAATCATCTCATCATCATATCTATGGGCGTCTTCTTAATCCTCAATATGTTTGAGAATATCATCCATTTCAGTATAGGACGAAATATAAAAGAGAAAGATAATAGTAATATAGGGATTGAAGTCCCTGAATACTATGATATAATAAAAATAATCTTCATAATGCTGGTATTCGCTTTTCTCCAAGCAATCTTCACTTACTACTTTGTTGTTAGTGGCTACTAAGTATCACTTACCTATTCAATCCGTATCCGTGCCCGCCATCATAATAAACGCACGGTTCCTTAATATAGACACAGTTTGTATATTCAGTAGCCCTTAGCCAACAGTCGTAATCTTCAGGGATAATAGCAGCAATACTGAGATGCCTCATATTATTTATGTTATTTAACAAACTCCTTTCAATCACCACAGAACTACAAATGACGCAATTATGTATCGCTAGAAATTCCTTAGTCCATATCTCAGGAAACTCTCCGTCTTCGCCTAGAAAGGTCGTATCCTTATATACATTTTTCAGGATGTCTATATGTGCCTCGGCGTTATATTTTTTGTATGATTTGCTGCTATCATATTCGCCGTATCCAAAGAGAGCCTCCGTGCAGGACATTTTACATCCGGTGCGTTTCATAGCGGCTATTTGTAATTCTAGTTTATTTGGGGAAAAAAATTGGTCGTCATCATCTAAAAAAGCGTAGTACTTAGTAGCGTTAGCAGAGTTAGAAATTTTGTCTAAAATTCCCGCATTTCGCACATATCCAACACAAGGATATCCAAAGATTTCTTTAGAATTGGTATCTAAATGTATAATTTTAATACCGTTCTTTTCCCAATCGTAACTGTGATATTCCTGTTCTGTAGAACAGTCATTTATCACGATAATTTCTATATTTTTATATGTTTGCTTCTTTATGCTCTGGATTGCTAACATTAAATACTTGAACCTATTATAACTGGGAATAATTACAGAAACAAGTTCTTGTTCTCCTTCCATTTTTATAATATAAATGTGGTTTATTTTTATATAGGTATGCGAATGCTAAAAATATAAAAATAGATAACACATAGATAACACATAGATACACAGTTTAGGTCTTTATTTTTAGAAATCATAATCTTCCTCCTCCTCGTAGTAATCGTCCTGAATATATATCTTTCTCACAAAACTGCCTCCCATACATACGGTGCACACGCCATCACCGTATGTAGTGTAATATTCTTCATTTTCTTCAGCAAATCCCTCTTCATATTCATAGCCTTCCGGCTCAAACTCATTCTCCATCATCCACCTAGGATTACTCATCTTTACTTGTTCGCTGTCGCTTTCTGCGGTTGTCGCTTCGCTACTGTCGCTATCTCTTGCTAGTCGCTGTCTGCTGCTGCCGTCGCTGCTTGTCGCTTGCTTCGCTGCTGTCGCTGTCTCACAGGTTATAACTAGGTAGTCTGGGACTTTTAGTCGGCTTCCTGTGCGGGGCTTTAATTATGCTAAAGACAGCCTATACAATCATTTTTTTCCTTATATGCTATATTTTAGAACAAATGTTTCATAGTATATTTTATAATTATATAATAGATATAGATATGTTTAATTATTCAACACAGGCATTAACATATTTAATTTTGGTAATCATAACCTCTATTATTAACTTAATATGCTATTATTTGCTCTTGGGTATGTGGGGCTTTGTAGGATATTTACTATATGTAATAATTACAGTTCCTCTAATAATCTTATGGATGTATAACATAGACTGTTTAACTTCGGGCGATTGTCAAATATGGAGTTGGGTAATAACTGCTTTAACCTTAGTATCGGTTATTTCCACTACAGTAATCCTAGTAGCCATAGCAGTTAATCCAACCCTCAACAACGGCTTATTAACAAAATCGTTTATCTTTAAGCCTGTAATAGAGACATCACCGGCACAGCCGCCCGTTATTATTACAACGGCGCCTGCTGCTACTGCTACCGCTACGACACCTGCTGCTACCGCTACGACACCTGCTGCTACCGCTGCTACCGCTGCTACCGCTACGACACCTGCTGCCCCTATTAGTGATGAGGATAAACAAAAAATAATGATGAAGGTATATGAAGAATTAGGAAAGGAAGATATAAAATTTATGGAACAGCAATTCCCAAAGCAAAAATATATATCGGAGCAATTCGCACGAAAAGATTTAACACAAGATGAGAAGAAAGTATTATGGAGACAACAACTTGAATATGAATATGCTAACCTAGTAAATACCAACAAAAATTTACAAAAGGGAATAGACAAATTAACTGGTATTCTGCCTCCTGAAACGATAGAGGAATTCAAGAATTTATTAATAATAAACAAGCGTTTTATACAGCAGCGAGACAAAATGACAATAGAGTATCCTGTGTTCTATGGAACCTTCAATCCAGAAACGATAGCCTCAATCAAACTACAAATAAAACTTATCATAGAACAGAAGCAAATTATACAACAGGAACTACTTAAGGCGGGTTTGCCAAACAACGAGAAGCGTGCTCTAGAGCAGCAATTAGTGATACTACAAAAGCAGCAAGACGAACTGCCTCCAAAGGCAGGAAACTATTTGTATGACGCTTATACAGCATCAAATAAATAAGAGAGATATTATAATAATATAAAAAGATATATACACGATGCCTAGTTCTTTACTAAAATATCACAGAAATAATATACCGCATAGCAGCAACAGCAGCGACGCTAACACTAGAAATATAACGGCATTCTACAGTTTTAGAGGCGGCAGCGGCAGCAGCGGCAGCAGCGGCTCACACAGATATTCGGCAAATTCTAGCACATATATGCTATTTGTCTCTAATCATAAAAACATATACATAGAGACCCAGCAGGTATCCATCGTAATACCATACGCCGACCTCAAGAAATACCCCAAACTATATGTGTATTTCATCATATCTCTACAATTAACACCGAGCAACTCTAAGGTATATTATAGTGATATAGGATATAAAGGGGTATATAAGGAAAAGCGAAACTGGTATATATTGTCTAATATATGCTGGAAGTCGCTATATATGTCTTTTGGAGATTATTGCTATTTCAAGGAGAACCCGTTGAATATCAAACTGTCTGTATGCGATACCGATGCTAAGATAGGCAATATGCTAGACCTGCTTAATAACGATTACGAAGACCCTTATAAAATATGCGACTGGCTAATAAATCACGAAATAAATGTTATAAATAGGGAACTCTATCAAAACGAGCAGATTGTTAATGACGAGAAGATGCTATATGAACGCCTACAGATTGTTAAGAGGCACTTTGCGATTAACGAGGACATCGTCCTAAAAATATATGAGTATATCGTATATGACAGCAGCGGCGGCGGCGATAATATTATATAATGATATCGTAATTATTATATATACAATAAATATACAATAATGCTAAGGTCATATATGTTGTTAGCCCCCGTTGTTAGCCTGTTTATGTGCTACATATCTGCTACAACCTCATTTATATACAGTAGCCCTTCAATATCCCGCTACTCTGTAAGTTTGCGTGGCTCACGCAGTCCTCGTCGTAATTCTGGCGGCTTCCAAAATATCAGCAACTATATCAAAAACATAAAGCCGTTGCCGCCGCTATCGCTGCTACCGCTAGCAGCACTAGCAGTTCCTGAAGTTCAGTCGCTCACACCGCTACAACTGACACCACATACAATGCTATCTCTGCTTACACTTGCTTCCCTAGAAGAACCTGAAGTATCGCCGCCGGTGCCTATGACAAAAAAGAACAACGATACTACTAGTGAGAAGATACAAAGATATAGCAAGGAGAATATCTCTTCAATAATAAGGAGTTCTCATTATTATAATACACAGGACATACCATTTGCTGGAGACCAAATAAACATAACATCTATTTATATAAATATAGAAAAGGTTAAAGGCGTCTATTTTGCTAAGGACGCTAATAATGTTATTTTCACTCTACAGGATAACTTAGCGAACTTATACTATTATGATGGTAGCGGAAGCGGCGACGGCGGCAGCGATGCTAAAGCGAGCAGGGGCAGCATCTACAAGATATCAAACAATACTCGTATAAATATGAAGGGTCTTAGTAGGTTTGTATTTCAAAGTTTCAATAATGATGTGGATGGTATCTTATTTTAGCCTAGGTATATCTCAATAAATTTTTTATTTTCCTTTTTATTTTCTCTAGATGTATATAGAAAAATAAAAATAATGTATGACAAGATAGAGTTAGACCAGTTATTTGCCGAGTGCGTGGGAACCTATGTGTTCTTTATGTGTATATTACAATCAACCGACCCTCTACCAATCGCCATAGGTTTATTGGCGGCTGTTTATATGTTCGGCAAAGTATCAGGAGGCTTCTTCAACTCAACCTTAAGTTTCATTATGTATCTTAAGGGAACTATAAGTATTACTAAGATGTTTGCCTATATATTCGCCCAGACTGTAGGCGGTATCCTAGCGCTGGCTACTTGGAAAATAATAAATAGCCAGTAGTAATAATAATAGTAATAGTATATAATGACAACATTTGTATAATATATTATGAATAATTTATATACAACCGTAGATATATCGGGTGGTTTAGGTAGCCAACTGTTTCAACTTGCCTATATTATATACTTTTTACGGTTATCTAAAAAACAAAAAATAAAGAGACGCTTAGTATTTAAGGAAGGAACATCTAAAGAGAACTCATATCTTAATACGATATTCAAGGGGTTATTCCGTGTTATCCCTGAAGACGACTATAATAAAATAGCCTTTAATAGTTATCACTCACTAGAGGCTTCACAAGTTCCACAAGTTCCACAGGCTACACACAGGGCTATTCTACACAAATATATAGAGCCGCCATATAAAGCGAGGGAACATATCAAACTTAATGGATATTACAAAACATTCAAATATATTGGAGATACGCTAAGAGAGAAGATGATAAACATCGTGTATAGTAATGAGGACATTATGTATTCGGCTTATTACAAATATAGGGATATCTTAAATTATTTTGGGGATAATACCAAGGATGACGATATGGTATCCCTACATATACGCAGAGGCGACTATCTATCTCTAGAAAACTACAATTATAACTTGGATATGAGTTATTATAAGGATGCTTTGGGTATTGTTAATAAAAAGAATGTTGTTATATTTTCAGACGATATTGAGTGGTGTATCAATTACTTTGCCGATTACGCTAATAGAGATGGCGAATACAACATATACTATGTTTCTTCTAAGATATTTAGCGACGAAGAGTTAGCGTCAGGCACTACTAGCGTATCAGCAATAGAGTTCGTCCTAATGTCTATGTATAAGCACAATATTATAGCGAATTCCTATTTCAGTCTCTGGGCGTCATTTATAAGTTATTATAGAAAAAAGATTGTGGTCGCACCTAAACGCTGGTATTCGTGCGACGGTTGTAAAGAATATGACGAGTTATACCATAAATATATTACGCATATTATATAAATATAATATACAGAATATAAATATTTCGCATATTATATAGATATAAAAACTACAAATCATATATATTCATTCAGTCCTGCTATGATAACAGATACAGCACTAGAGACAATAGAGAACGAAAATACCATATTACGAAATCAAGTTAAATTCTTAATGGAATGTATAAATAACCAGATGGCTAACTTAGAGATGTTATGTAAGAGCACCACGACCAACTTTGTAAATAAAGAGCATCTCAAGCCATATTACGAGAAAATATATAAATGTAATATTATTATATAAGGAAAAACAACGAAAATTGATACCAATTCTTATCCTTATATCCCACATAAGTATATAAGGATAAGAGAGTATGACAGCGATTACTAGCGACCTGTATTTCACTAACATTCGTATCGCACCGACTGCAGCTAATGCGACGGTATGCCGGAGTTGGTATGCGAATGTAATAGCCATATTACAAAAACAGAAGCAGACCTTTTACGAATTACAAATATATAACTTGATAGTGAATAAGTATAGCAACTATCCGCCACGCACCTATAATATTAGGAGACGCTTAGATTTTGCTATAAAAAACAATAAGGATAATTTAAATAATAGTAATATATTTGAAGATAATATATTGAATATCGCTTATGACAATATGATTAAGAATATATTTGAATACCTTAAGACCGATAAGGTGGTATTCCAGAATATCAAGGAAAGTTTATTAGAGTATTATAATAGATATATGTCAATACACAAAAAGTGTTGCCGTATGGAAATCTTAGATATACTAGATAACGACTACATAGACGAAGATATTGCTAAGGAATACAAGGGATTGCTACAAAAATATTATAACTATATTGTTGTATGAATATGATAGCAGCGAAGCGGCGAAGCCTAGCGACCTATATCATATATCTATATTCTATATTATAAGGATGTATTATGCTACGAGCCTGCGAGGATAGCGAATGCCTGCGAGGATATATTTGTTCTTTTTATTGATATTATAATAAAAAATGATATCAAGGGCTTGATATATAATAGACAAGCAACACTCGCAAGGCTCCTAGCAGCGACTAGCAGCAAGACAGCAAAAGCGACCCTCGCAAAACAGCACAGCAACCAGCAAGCACAACTATCCTAGCAACTATCCTAGCAACTATCCTAGCAACTATCCTAGCAACTATCCTAGCAACTATCCTAGCAACTATCCTAGCAGCCCACGATGGTTAATAGCATTATGAGCGAAGTAATCGTTTGTATGCTATTTGTGTTCTATATGTTAAAGTTTAGTCTAGAATTTCTTAAGACAAATGATGTTATGGTTCTAGATATTATAGATAGGTATATGGCTACCCACAAGCAGCATAACCGGATGGATGCGATAGATAATAACTATATAAGGCGAGAATATCGCCCTAGAATAAACGGACAATACGGACACTATTAGAAGAAAATAACTTATAAATTGCTAGGATAGCCGCTATGCTATCATATAAGGCTTATGTGTATTACTATATATATTTTGTGTTTTTGTATTTCTAGGATACATTTGTTCTTTTTTTCCAATACTATTATAAAAATTGATTGTGCATGTTCTATAATACTATCACCAACAAAGATGCTTACCAACACCGTTTCCAACATCCCTATCTGCTACAACACCGCCGAACACGATATCAAGTTCTGCCTTTCTTTCGGGGAAGGCAAGGAAGAAGACCAGAGCGAGAACGAGACGGAGCGTAAGAACTTTACGAAGAACTACGATGTTGAGGTATTTGAGAGCGGCGATAGCGGCGAAGGCGACGATTATATGAAGGGATATCGTGTAGTCGCTAATGAAGCCCCGCTAGTTATCAAGATTAGCGATATCAGTATTACTAAGGAGAATTCTAAGTATGAATATGCTATCGGGTTTGCTGTTGATAATGCGGCTCCTGAGTATTACTCTAACAGTTCAACACTCCCTAATAATATTGAGCGTGATGGGACGATGTGGAGTATTCCTGCGAATACTGGAACAAGCCATAACTTAGACCAAAATCCTAATGCTAAATATCAGTGGATGGCTAGGCGTTCTATGGAAGAAGGATATAAGCCGACTGCTGAAGAACTGGAACTCGGTATGGAGGAGACTTCGCAAAATACCGGACTGGTCTATATGACATTTATGGTGTTTCGCAAACTTAAGGCGGAGCCTGAATACTCTACAACTCGTGGGACTACTCGTAGCGGTAGCGGCGGGACTACTAGAGGTCTTCGTGGTGGCGGAGATGATAGCGGTAGCGAAACTACTCGTAGCAGCGGCAGCGTAGGTGCTCGCTTTGGATATGGAAACACAGCCTCTTCATCCTCTGTGAAATCAACTTACGAATATTCTACAGGGACTGAGAAATATGTTATGCCTATTCGTCTTAGGATTAATAATAATTCTGCTAAAAGCAATACGAACTGCTCGCAACACTTAAGAGGTGCTAGTATTAATGCCTTGCGTCGCCAGACGATGACTGTGCCTTTCTAAGGCATTCTGCTGGCTCTGCTAGCGATGCCTTTCTAAAAAGGCTAATTGCTAAGCGAAGCGATGTGATGCCTTTCTAAGGCTTGATACGAAGTGATGCGATGTGATGCCTTTCTAAGGCTAATTGCTGGCTCTGCTAGCGATGTAATTCTAGATGTATTATAGTATTTATGATATGTATATCTATATATTTTTTATTTTAATAAGTTTTATAAATAGAGCTAATGACAAGTTATTTAATATGGTCTTTAACCTCATTAAGAGAATTAATGAAAAAGAAATAAAAACTAGCAGACAATCAGGAGGACATATAGGGATAAATAAGATAATACAGATGAAAAAGGAGAAGATATACAATATTAAGAACCCTGATGAATTGCTAGAGTTTATTAATAAGAACTTAGCACCTAAACAGATAGAGAAGAAAACACGAGGAGAAGTCTTTACCCCGATGGCTTTAGTTAATGAAATGCTTGACAAACTACCAAAAGATGTATGGGAAAATAAGAACTTGAAGTGGCTAGACCCAGCAGCAGGTATGGGAAATTTTCCAGTAGCAGTTTATATGAGGCTGATGGAAGGGTTGAAAAAGAAATTACCTAGCGAGGAAGAACGCCGCAAACATATTTTAGAGAAAATGCTTTATATGGTTGAGATAGACAAAGCAAATGTTTTTATGATGAAAAAGATATTTTGCGGAGGAACATATAAGTTAAACATATTTGAAGGTTCATTCCTTCTATATAAGGAAGCAAAGTTTGATATAGTTATGGGAAATCCGCCTTTCCAGAATACAAATGAAGAAGGAGAACGCATCGCATTAAATAGTAATTTATGGTCTGTGTTTATAGACCTGTCTTTTCATAAATTTTTAAAAGATGATGGATATTTATTATTTATAACCCCTACTAGTTGGATGTCTCCAGCACCATCTAATAAAAATAAAGATGTATTTTACAACAACTATATAATTCATTTAAATATAAAGGAGTGCGAAAAATACTTTAAAGGAGTTGGTAGCGAATTCAGTTATTATTTAATTAAAAAAACTACTGATAAAAAGGAGACGACAGTAATATGCTTGTATGACAATAATATATATGAGAGCAAAATGTTAATAGATGATGTGCTGTTTTTACCTACACTATTAACTGACAAAAGTTTAACAATAATTCGCAAGTTTTATAATAATAAGTTAGAGAAGGTATCATTCAAGACCTCAAGCGAATTACATAGAACTACAAAGAAAAGTTTAATTGCTGATTGTAATGATAAGGATTTTATACATCCTTTGCGACATACAGAAACAAATAAGGGTTTATGTTCTAATATAAAACATTCCTTGGGTGATAAAAATAAAATCTTATTAAATTTATCTGGATATTTAGACCCATTATATGATAAGGGAAAATTAGGTTTTACACAAGCACAAATGTATTTATTAACAAATAATAAAAGTTATGTTGATATTTTAAATAGCAAGTTATATAAATTTATATTTAAAATATGTAAATGGTCTGGATTTAATATAGAAAATGTCTTTAAAAACATCCCATATATTGAAGGCAGCGGTAGCAGCGGTAGCAGCAGTAGCGACGATAAACTATATCACTTATTTAAACTAACAAAGGACGAGCGTAGTTTTATAAATAAAATTGTCTAATATAAATCTTATCACACCACTCCACATCTCTTCTAACAATTCACCTTAACAGTCATAACAGGGCTTAAGAAGCCCGTCTCCTTAAATACTATGCGATAATGGAAATGACGCTCTAGTAATTGATTGAATACCTTATTAACCTTATAGCGGTCAGGGCAGAATATACGAACTTCGGCTTTGCCGTTCTTCACTTTAGATACGCCCACATTATTATAATCTTTATAGGCTTCAAAGGGGTCTTCTATGATAGCGTCAGTCTTATTAGCAGCCCAATAAACTATCAAAGTCCCGTCGGGATGTTCGCTCATATTTATCGTATAAGACAAGTTAGCCCCTGTAGGTATCTTCTCATTCGCTATTAAAGGGCTAGGTAGCACAGTTAGCCCTAGGAAAGGCAAGAAGGTCTCCTTCTTCATCATTAGTATAACCGCAGCAGCAATTATAAATATCACAAAAATACGAAGTATAATATTATAATCGTCGTTAAGTAATATGTAGAGCGAACTGATAACAGTATAAAACAGTATTACGCCGATGGTTATCATATGAATATAGATGTCGTTAAAAAACACATTCTTAGCATTCATCATTAGGTTATTTGTAATCTAATATATAAAAAGAATAAAATTAAGAGGCTACGCTTCGCTGTTTTGCTCTCAAGTTCGCTTCTTCGCTCATAACCTCGCCCTATTAGTAATATAAATCTCGTCAGCAATTCCCATACGGATACACTCTTCCGCATTCAATTCCAAGTCTTTCACCAGAATTTCTTTTAGATACTTCTTGGTTATCTTGGTTTTGTCTAGATATATCTGGTTAATATGCTCTTGTATCTTCAGGCAGTTCTTGTAAGTATCGTCAATATACGCTAACTTACCCCAGCAGCCAGAACGCAACTCGTGAATAAGAACATAGGAGTTGTCGCAGATATATCGCTTAGCCCCGTGAATACTAATAATGGTTCCTGCCGAAGATACATTACTGTCAATCACAGTATTAACAGGAATACTCAGGCTCTTAAAGCAATCAATAATAGAGAACGCCGAGTAAATACAGCCACCATTTGTGGTAATATGTAGATATATTTCGGGCGGAGGGCTAGACGAAGGAGCACACACAGCGTCCATCTTCAACCTAATCTCTAGGCTTCTCAAGTATTTACAAAGCGAGAACGCAGTCTTCGGCGTAATATCCGCACAAAAATAGAGATGGTTATTGATAACATAGATGTTCTTGTCTTGCTGCTGCGTGTTCTCTTCTTCCTCCTCGTCATCGCAAGTATATTTAATGTGCTTCCTCTTCTTGGACGCACGCATATAGTTATGCTCCATAGTTGGTGATGATATTGATGTTATATTTAATATTACTATGTGCGATAATCTTATATGGTATTTTATTAACAACATATTTTTATTTACATCTTATAAAGAGAGTATGAGAAACTACATATTAATTATATCTATTCTAACAATAATAGTGGTGTTTATTGTGATATATCTTAGCGATTACATAAAAGGTGCCTATTTTCTAAATTGTCGTGAGGACTTTAGCGATGCTATATCTATAATATCTGGAGCCGCTAGCGCTAGTGCCGCCGCTCGTGAAAACTTTGAGAACGCTACCGCTGCTACCGCTGGCACAGATTTTAAGAAGGAATATGATAGGCGTGTAGAAGCCCGAAGAACCGACTTTTATGAAAAGAACAGCCCACGCCTTATTGTTAATAAACAGGAGGTTAGTCTAAACGCACAGACCGAGTTTTACCAAAACGGCGTCTATGATAAGTATTCGTCTATCAACGACCCTATAGGGGATGAATTCTTGCCTTATTCTATCAAGAATTACAAAGATGACCCGATGGCTATCACAACAAATAATATGAATGAATATACGATTATAAATGTTTATAAGAATATTCTAGATAGGCAACCTACCGACCTAGAGTTAAGAAAGAACCTACAGGATTTTTATGAGAATGAGATGGATGAGAGCATTTTAAAATTGAGGATATACAATTCAGCCGAATACAAGATTATTACAAATATGCAAAGTAATGATACGAAGCCTGAACTTATCACCAACATATCTAAGGGTCAGTTAAAGGATAAATTAATAGGGTTCTACAAAGACCAGCACAATACCATTATAATAAATACTAAACTAATAGATATCTTGATAAAATGCTACGCTCACCTACAGTTTAATGACTATCTATTTAGGGCTATGCTGATGCACGATAAATATATGGTTTTTGAGAATATGCTGAGAAATGAAGTTAGGCTGTCTGACGAAAAGATACTAGAGATATTCAACAAATCCTTTATATTATATGAACTAAGATTAATAGCGAATGAACTGAAAAGACAGGATGTCCTCAAGAGAAAGGCACTAGAGACGCCTATAGCCCTCTACAATAATAGCCAGAGCATTACATCTAATGTTAATATGGGTGCCGCTAAGAATATAGCGGATATAGTTAAAAATAGCGATAATGTCTTTAATATTAACATTATGGTTAATGACAAGAACGCTAAAACCGCTATGCCTTTCTCACAAAATAGGCAGCCAAGAAGACAGGGTAATAGCCAAGGCAGCCAGAGCGGTAGCCAAGGCAGCCAAGGCGCTCCTAGCAGAAACCAAGTTAGCCAAGGCAGCCAAAGAGGAAACGAAGCAAGCAGCCAGAGCAGCAGCCAAGGAAGCCAAGGAAGCCAGAGCAGCAGCCAAGGAAGCCAAGGAAGCCAAGGAAGCCAAGGAAGCCAAGGAAGCCAAGGAAGCCAAGGAAGCCAAGGAAGCCAAGGAAGCCAAGGAAGCCAAGGAAGCCAAGGAAGCCAAGGAAGCCAGAGCAGCAGCCAAGTGAATATCGGCAATTTAGGAAATATAGGGGGGTTAGGCAGCGTAAGCGGTCTTGGAAGCGTAGGCGGCGTAAGCGGTCTTGGAAGCGTAAGCGGCGTAAGCGGCGTAGGCGGCGTAGGCGGTGTAGGCGGTGTAGGCGGTCTTGGCGGTCTCGGTAGCGTAAGCGGTGTTGGAAGCGTAAGCGGCGTAGGCGGTCTTGGAGGCGGTCTTGGAGGCGGTCTTGGAGGCGGTCTTGGAGGCGTAGGCGGTTTAGGAAATCAAGGAAATATAGCAGCAAGTATTGTAGATGCTATTAGTGGTGCTAGTTCCGTTAGTGCTACTGGTGCTGCTGGTTCTACTGCTAGTGCCGCTGCTGGTTCTACTGCTAGTGCTACTGGAGGTGGTGCTAGTTCTACTGGTTCTACTGCTAGTGCTACTGGAGGTGCTACTGGTTCTACTGGTTCTGGTGCCGCTGCTAGTGCTGCTGCTAGTTCTACTGGTGATGCTACTGGTTCTACTGGTTCTACTGGTGGTGCTAGTGATGCTAATAATAATGATAATAATGATGCTAATAATAATGATAATGATGATTATTATAATGATTATGACGATACGCAATACGAAGACCAACAATACGAGGATAACCAAGATAACATTATAGAGAATTCTTCAAGAATATATAACCCAATAGATTATAAATCACATTATAGAGGTGATATGAGGTTCCGTCCTAATGTATGTTCTTATGGAACAAAGCAAATCGTCCAGCCTATATTTTTAAATTCTTCAACATTATTTCAAGGAACGGACTTACAAGAGGCAGCCGAAAATACGCAAGTAGGAAGCATAATGCCTAAGTTTGAATATTACGAATACGAAGATACAAGATAGAGGATAAAGTATTAAGTATTCTTTAGCCGTGCGTATAAAAATAATATCTTCATATATATTAGAATAAAAATATATACTTTATGGCTGTTGGTGGAGCCCTAGAATTACTTAGCAATCAATTTCAACAATTAACATCAGGCGGACAAATCGCCGGTAGTGTTAAGGTATATACTGGACCGAAGCAAGGCAAGTTCATAATCAACAAGCACGGCAAGAAGGTCTATATTGACCGCAAGACGCTTAACAACGATGTCCCTTACTTAAAGAAGAAAGCGAAAGCGGCGAAAGCAAAGAAGCCGAAGAAGACTAAGAAAGCCTAGGCGGCAGCGTAAGCCTAGAAACTCTTTATATAGTTTCTAGCAATCTATTATTTTTAACTTCTATAATATTATTAAGAAGATGAATAATTCAGGCTCCGCAGAGAAGATAGATAAAATCATAAAGGACATAGAGGTTAATAAGTTAAAGAATGTCTATAACGAATATAATGATGTTATCAAGTTAATATCCAATTTTATCATCAAGAAAAAACTGATATTATATGGCGGCTTCGTGATAAACATCATATTACCAAAGAAACTGCGATTTTACAAAGATTATACAATCAACGATTTTGACTGTCTGTCTAAGAACCCGCTTAACGACAGCATAGAACTCGCTAAGATTATTAAAAGCAAGGGCTATTCCTATATTAAGATAAAGAAGGCGAAGCATCAGGGGACATATCGTGTCTATGTGTATGGTAAGCAGATTTTTGATATAACAATAGTTAAATCCAACATATACGACAATCTGCTAAAGTATAGCAATAAAGAGAAGAAGGATTTAAAGTATTACAAGGACAAATACAACATAATACCGCTGCCTATAATTAAGAAGAACCTCTATTACGAATTGTCCCGTCCCGAGCAATCAGGGTATAGATGGGAGAAAATCTATGAACGGCTCAATATCTTAAATACCATATATCCCACAAAAACCATCAATACGAAATACGAATGCGTCAAGATACCTCCGCTATATAAGGAGATGGTTAATAAAATACTAGCATATATTAAGAAATCCAAGAACCCCATAATAGACAGTTTCGCCCTAAAATTATATAAGAATAAGGTGCTTAATTGTTGCGGACGAATTAATGAATATTCTACATATATCACCATATTATCTACGGGCTACGAGCAGACCAAGAATGATATCATAAAGATTATTAAGGAATGTGATTTATCTAAACAGAGCCGCATAGATATCAGCAACTTCGTAGATAAGGACGATGTGTTATACACGCATTTTGACATAAATATAATAAATAACGATGACAATACGATATTTAATCTAATAAATATTATAAATGTTAAAAATGAATGCTTCTCTGTTAATAAGAATATTAAGGGCTATACGATAGGTAGCGTGGATACCATCATATATTTCCTCTACACATCCTATATATATAATACAATTTACACTAGCGATACCTCGCTGTCTAACGAGAAACTATACTATATAAACGAATTTGAAGATTATATTAAAAATAACCTACATAACAATATACTAAAGAGATTAAAGAGCAATTGCTATGGGAAAATCAACTATGAAGATGAAATCAAAGAGATATGGAAAAAGAAACTAACATTAAAGTATATTACTTAGCGTAGCGAGCGAATGCGAGCCCGTTGCTTAATTATTCTTTTTTTCTAGACTGTCATAACATTCGGTATCTGCTACGGTATCTGCTACGGTATCTGCTACGGTATCTGCTACGGTATCTGCTACGGTATCTGCTACGGTAGATACTGTAGAATATGTTGTAGTATCTGTGGTAGTATCTGTTGTAGAATATGTTGTAGGCTCTGTTGTAGGCTCTGTTGTAGGCTCTGTTGTAGGCTCTGTTGTAGGCTCTGTTGTAGTATCTACATTATCACCGCCTTCTTCATCTTCGCACGCATCCGCTACCGCTGCTTCAGCATCCGCTACCGCTGCTTCGTCTTCTGTAGGGTGATAATCAATAAATATGAAGCCGTCGTCATCAACTACCAGTTTATCCTTGTCATCTAGGAATGATATCAGTTGTAATAAGCGACCCTCTTTAATGCTCTTTAGGCTAATTTTACTGTTATTGATGATGTTCTTAAAAGATGTGATAGATAGCGATAGAATAACATCATCGTAATATGGAACGAATGTATTAAAATATAAATAGAAGTTCGCCAGCGTATTATAATAGATTGCCCTAAAGTTATTATAGATGTTTAGTGTCATATTATTTGTTTATTTATGTTAATATCCTTTTATATATTTATATTCTTTTATACACGGTTTTTTATAAAATAAACGCAAATAGAAAGATTAAAATGTGTTAAAACCGACGCATCAAAGAGGTTGAATGCCTTATCCCTGAACTCCACATTAAATCGTTTAAGGGTTTGTTCGGGAGGATTTAGGATATACACAGAAGGGTCAGACCAGTCAAACGCCGCCTGACTATATGAGATGTCAGAAAAGTTCTCATAAGAGTATGGTATTAAATCAAAGTATTTCGCATAATCAAAAGTACCATTCTTATTAATATATGACAACGACCTGTTATAATCATTTAGGGTTATATATACAGGGTCGTATCTTAAGTATGATAGCGGAGCAGACCTCATAGCATTTGTTGATAAAATAGACGACCTTATTATCTTCACATAGACCACATTCTTTATTGGCTCAAGGAGATTAACATAGAAACTGGTTTTTGTCGCATCGGTTGTTAGACAGTTGTGATTACTTAAATTAATAACGACCTTGTCATATTTAAAAGTGTTATTTAAATCAGCCTCGTTCATATTCTAATTACTATTTACTATTTACTAAATATATTTATTACACAACGCTCGCTACGCACGCTTCACTTACTTCGCTTACTTCGCTCGCTACGCACGAAAAAGATATAAAGATTTTGCTCTAATATATAACTAGAGAAGAAGCGAACATATCAATAATGGTGAATACGGACGAGATTGCGGCGGGTTTTGACATCGGGACTACGACAAGTTGTGCTGCCGTATGGATGAATGACAGGGTTGAGATTATCCCTGACGGACAGACTGGCTCCCGCATCATCCCGTCGTATGTGTCTTTTACCGATGATGAGAAACTGGTAGGAGATGCGGCTAAAAATCAATCTACGATGAACCCTAAGAATACTGTCTATGACGCTAAGCGGCTTATCGGCAGGAAGTTTAGCGACGCCGTAGTCCAAGAAGATGTTAAGTTGTGGTCTTTTAATGTTACTGGCGATGCTAACAATAAGCCTCTGGTGAATGTTAAGTATAAGGGCGAGGACAAGCAATTCCACCCTGAGGAGATTTCAGCGATGGTTATCCAGAGGCTGAAAGAGACTACTGAATCATATCTAGGACATCCGCTTAAAAAGGTTGTGATTACTGTTCCAGCGTATTTTAACGATTCGCAGAGACAGGCGACGAAGGATGCGGGGGCGATTGCTGGTCTTGAGGTGCTGCGTATCATCAACGAACCGACGGCGGCGGCGATTGCTTATGGTCTTGATAAGACGGATGACAAGACTGAGAAGAATATTTTAGTTTTTGATTGCGGTGGTAAAGTTCTGCTACCTACGGATTATGCCCGTACGCCTATCGCTTCTTGCGTCGCTTGCTATTAAAACAGCGATAGGTGGAAGCCGGTTAATTGCTGGAAACTCCTAAAGCCCTATCTACCACAGCGGAATGTGCGAACATAAATGCGAAGGTTTGAAAAAGATATGGATGACAACTAATAATAAATATTAGGCAGCAACTAATAATAAATATTAGAAGAAATGGACTATCAGCAGCCAAGGTTGTTAGCGATAACAATAAGGTTCAACGACTAGATAAAGTAAGATAGATAATTATATATTTATTACATTAATTATTTACCAGAAATATCCACGAATGCCGGCGTTTAGATTTGGACTTGCTAAGTTTTACTTGGCTTGGCTTGGCTTGGCTTGGCTTGCCTTGCCTTGCCTAGAAAAATTGATAATTAGTATAAACACAAAACATTATATTATACCACATATAATGGACGAAAGGTTAAAGATATTAAATAATATAATTGAGATAACAATTGATACAACCCCTGTAGAAATAAAGAGCCTTCGCTTAGAGTTCTCGTCTAATAAATATTCATCTAAAAAAAACAGCATATATCACATAACGCTTAATGACAAGCATCTATCTAAAAAAGACGCATTCAATATAAAATATAAGTGTGTCTCTTGTGATGCTATACATATCGTAGGAACAACACAGTTTTTAAGGAAGATAAACAAGTGTTCCTATAGATGCGATAAGTGTTCTGGTGTCGGCGTTGCCGCTACTGTTAAGCCCCTCTGTTTGTCATTAAGAGAACAGAAGGCGGAGAGTGATAGAATATTTGAAGAATATGACGACGACTTTAAGGATAATTACTATACATATCATTTGACAAATGAGGATTATGAGAGAATTTCTAAAAATATAATAAGTCTCCAGAATGGAAAGTATAAGATTGAGGATTTAGAATACTGGTCTGTTTTTAAAACAAATAACCAGATGCTATTTTCCAGCGTATTCTATGACAACGCTAATAATCTAGTGATTAAAGCGAACCAGCCAATAATGCGATGTGATAATTGTGGTAATGACTGGAGAGCCAAGACACTAGAGAAATACAAGAATTGTCATAAGATATTATGTCCCGCCTGCGCTGCTTGCGCTATGTGTAATAGGACATACAAGATACGAACTACTAAGAATTGTGTGAAAGACATTATTCTATATCAATCTAAACTGGAGTTAAATTTTATCAACTGGTGTAATAACAATTCTATAATTGTTAGGAATGGTCCAGTTCTACCCTATGTATTTCTAGATGTAGCGAGGAAATACAAGGTAGATTTTATGATAAAATGCGGAGCCGGCGACGGCGACATATTAATAGAAATAAAAGACAATCACATTTGGTATCGTAATGATATTAAGTCAGGTAAGCACGAAGCGAAACTGAGTGCCGTTAGAGCGGCAATTGAAAAAGGGGATTACAAGGAATATTATTTAATAACACCTGACATTTGGGTTAATACTTTAAAAACAATAAAGGCTAGGCGAGCAAGCCAAGCAGCCTGCGAGCAGAACAAATCTAAATAAGATATAGTCTAAACTCATATGAAAGTATGAGAAATAATAGTTAAACGCTATTATGGTAATAATGTCGTGTTTGGGAACGCACGATGTATCTATTTTAACTCTTGATGGAGGTATTTTTGAGGTGAAAGCGACCGGTGGGGATACGCATTTGGGAGGATCGGATATTGACAATCTAATCGTTGAGTGGTTGTGTGAGGATATCTTGAAGAAGTTAAAGAAGAATGTGCGTGAGAATGCTCGTGCTCTCAAGCGGCTCAATATTGCTGCTGAGAAGGCTAAGAAGACGCTTTCGGCATCTACTACGACTTCTATTGAAGTTGAATCGCTTCTAGATGGCGTTGATTATAACACTACCCTAACACGAGCAAACTTTGAGAGGCTCGCTGACAAGGTATTTATGAGAACTCTAGACCCGCTAGACAGGCTGCTAAAAGACGCTAAGATGTCTAAGGGTGATATTCACGAAATCGTCCTTGTAGGCGGCACTACTCGTATTCCACGAGTCCAAGAGTTGCTCTCTAACTACTTTAATGGAAAGCAATTGAATAAGTCTCTAAATCCCGACGAGGCTGTCGCTTATGGAGCAGCCGTCCAAGCATCTATCTTGACAGGACAAGGCAACTCTAAGACAAATGAATTGCTACTTCTAGATGTAGCACCGCTATCGCTAGGTATTGAGACGGCTGGCGGGGTTATGACTAAAATTATTGAGCGTAATACCACTATTCCTACGAAGAAATCGCAGACATTCTCAACTTATGCCGATAATCAGCCAGGTGTTGATATTAAAATCTACGAAGGTGAGCGAGGATTTACGAAGGATAATAACCTGCTAGGCAGTTTCCATCTTGACGGTATTCCACCGATGCCCCGAGGGCAGCCGCAGATTGAGGTATCATTTGATGTTGATGCTAATGGTATTATGAATATTACGGCTGAAGAGAAGACCACGAAGAAGACTAGCAACATCACTATTACGAATGATAAGGGTCGCTTGTCTAAAGAGCAGATTGAGGAGATGATTAAGAAAGCAGAGGACTTCAAGGAGGAAGACAACAAACTGAAAGAGAAGATTGAGGTTAAGAATGGTCTTGAGAACTATCTTTATAATCTTAAGAATACTATGACAAAGAACGATAATTCGCCAGCAATCCTTGACGAGATTAAGGCAGAACTTGACCCAATTATTGACGAAGGTATTAAGTGGCTTGAAGAGAATGATAAGGCTGATACCGATGTTTATAAGGAGAAACAAAAAGAACTAGAGGCAAAGGTTAATCCTTTGATGCAAAAGTTGTATAGCCAAGGTGCGGGTATGGCGATGCCTCCTAGTGGTGCTAGCGGCGACGACGAAGAAGGCGGCGGCGATGGCGGAGACGAACCTGTATCTAACACTAAGCCTACTATTGACGAACTAGACTAGGTTAATCCTAGGCAGATTAGGACAGCCTAGACGGGACTTACTTGCGTAAAGACGCAACAAAAAGCGGTACGGACATTAGGGCAACTAAAATAGTAATACCGATGAATGATGCTAGGACGATGTTGTAGATGAAATAAATCTCCCGTCGCACATCCTCGCTACATTCGCAATTCATTTCTTTTAATCTATTTATAAATATTATAGTAATTATGATATTAATAAATCCTAGGAAATTAACCAACCCATAGAACATACGGAACATCGTATATGCGCTGCTATTAACATCGTTGGGTCCAAGACCTGCTGAGTATAAATAAGCGTTAATCAATAGCATAACAATCATAAAAGGTATGACGACGAGCAGGTAATACTTAACATAGGTTCGCATCCAGTTATCGCTACACTTACATTCAGGGATGGCTTCTAACTTATAAACCCAGAGTATCGCATTAACATTAATTACTAAGGCGATAAGACCTAATACCATAGAGAATAATAAGGCGTTAGATTTGGTTTGTGATGACGGGGCACCGACACTGCCGGCACTACCAGGACCACCTGGGCTTCCGGGAATAGGCGAGAGGTTAGTCAGCGTCTTCGTTAGTGATTTGGCTGCCTTAGGGGTTTTAGATTTACGAGGCATTTATTTTTACTATTCTTTTTCTACTTATTACAAAATATAATAAATTTTTTAGATATTATATAAATGTATTTAGTGTATCTAATGTATATAACCTATATAAAATGCAAGGGATAGAAAACCTAGGTTCCACCTGTGCGATTAATAGTTTAATCCAAGTTATAACTAGGAATGACATTCTCCGCAATATCATTTTAAGCAACACCTTTGCCGACAACACGATATCAGGGCAACTTAAGGAGATTATAGACCTGATGTATGTTAGAGACAACTCTATAATACCACGCAAATTCTTAAATACCTTATATACCGTATTTAAAGACATCTTCTATTCAGGCGAACAGATTGACATAGGCGAACTATGGACTTTCTTGTCAGACAAGATATGCGAAGAAAGCGAAGCGGCGGCAGCGTGCGTAGAAGCGGCGAGCGAACTTAAAGACCAATTAACAGAAGGCGTCGTCTATAATAGCGATACAGAGTTTTATAGTGCGATTGCTAACTGTAAATTATTGAAGAAAAAATACGAGTATTACTATAATAAGTTTAATAAGAAAACCTCGTCGTGGCAAAAAAGCACACAGGGCTTCTATCTAAATACTACCCGATGCGTCCATTGTAATCTAACATTCTACAATTTTGAGCCTTTCACCTCGCTTAATTTAGATATCCCTAAGGATATAACGCATCCTAGAGTATCCGTCCTAATATCCAAATCATTAAAAGAAGAGGTTATAGAAGGCGACTGGTTTTGCTCTAAATGTAATAAGAATACGGCTTATAAGAAATCTACGAAATTGTGGAAATTGCCCGATGTTTTAGTAATAATCATTAAGCGGTTTATAAATATGAATACCAAGAATGACGCTCCTATATCAATAAACGACTATTTAAACTTTAACAAAGGCAGCATATTATCTAATAAAAAAGATGTGGTATATGACTTCTCGTCCGTCGCATTACATTTCGGCTCCTTAAATGGCGGGCATTACTCGGCAATCTGTAATACACCTGATGGCGACATATTATACGATGACAGGAATGTCGTGAAGATAAGCGGAAGCGGCGGAGCGAATGCCGAATACAATTTTAAAGACCGCAGCACTAACGCATATATGCTAGTATATACTAAGAAAAACCAATAAAAACATATAAGAATAAGGACAGGCGTCGCCTTTTACAAGTCCTTATTTAATCGGGTAGGCAATCCGTGCCCGAATAAAATCATATAGATTAGCACGACAGCCGCTACCAACACACTCCTGTTCTCAGCCATCTTAGGGGACTGGTTGAATACGAAGACCATCAACATATATAATACGAGCCCTATAATTGCCGAATGTAAAACCATAATAAGCCCACGCTCCATCTTCGCTATCTTTTGCTTATCTTCTATTATATGTTAGATAAAAAACTATTACAAATATTATAAGTACTATTAACATCAATATGTTTTTTCCAGTAATACCACGATATACACGGTATCGGCTCATAACCTCAGGGTATAACTCGCCAGCCAGATAGATGGCGTTAGAAACCGCACTCTCAATCGTCGTATAACTTATATAACTTTTCCCGTTGTGCGTTCCTAGATTATACAGATTATTTATACTGCTGTTGAATGGGATGTATTTCTCGCCATATACATTAAAATACGCATTATCCCTACAAGCCCATTTATTTTTATAAGTATCATAGTAATTATTGGGATTTATGATAGCCTTGTAATCCCCTGACAACTTAGGGAAGACGCTCTCTTTAATCTGCCGATAGACCTCTTTAATCAGTTCGTCAGCCGAACTCTCATTAGCCTTCTTATAGGTCGCTCTGCTGTTTTTATCGCAAATGCTAACGGCTACGCTAAGAACTGTGGAGCCGACGGCGTCTCTAACGACAGCACTAGAACTATCGTCCATAGCATCCAACACATCGCTACCGCTTACCGCATCTATATTATCCATATAATCGCTAAGGTTTATTAAGACGATGCCCCAATCAGTATCAAAGGTTAGCCCATTTTTTATAGGCAAATACTGGTCTTCCTTAAAATGATAGGTTATAGATATATAATCTATATATTTCGTTTTCTCAGCCCATCTCTCAAAATCATTATAATTACCAAAAGCATTCCGTAGCCCGTCTTCGTATTTAATGATACCAAGCAGGGCAATAGGCGGCACCGCAAATACCAATTTGCCGCATCCTATCTTTTCGCCATTACTTAGCGTTATTGTCTCCACCTTATTATCCCTTATATCATAATCGGTTATGTTAAAACCCATCATAAAATCTACCCTGCGATTACTTAGAAACTTCTTCCAAGTATCAAAAAGCGAGATGTCTAGCGGTGCCTTCGGCTGATATATTTTTAACAAAGGAGCATTATCAGTAGATTTTAATATCTTGTTTAAACTATATGTATATACATTACCTCCGTCAGTAATGCGACATAGCCTGTCATACATATTAATAACTTTCAGCGAAAACCCGTGCCCTCTCAAATATTCGTATAGACTGATGTCCTTCCCATAATCGTCATCTATAACAAACATCAGGTATGCTAGCAAAAACATAAACATTTCATAGGTAGTAAAATGTGGTAATATCTTGCTCTCTGCTACATCATTTAACGAATATTTGTAATCAACGAATACATCTTCTACCTTTAGCCCCATATCGCTTAGCAGGTTAAAGAAGTTGTAATAGATAGACAAATAGATGCGAGGACCGTGTTCGGTGAATAACCCATCAACATTCCTTTTAACACGATGACAGCCGCCTATCTCCTGTTCCCTGTCTATTATCAATACACGCCTATACATAGAACTTGAAGTGTGTGCTAAAGCCAATCCAGCAGGTCCTGCACCTACAATAACTAAATCATAGTATCTCATTACTTTCCTATTATACTACATAATAATATCTTATATATAACATATATCTATATAAACAAATAATTATATCTTATATAAAATAAGAAAAATGGAGAATATTAATAGCACAATAGTTGATATAACATTTATAGACGGCAACTGTGATATCCCTTGTGAAGCAGAATGCGAAAGCGGAGACGGTAGCGAAAACGCAACACCTGTTCCCGTCCCTTGTCCTAGCCCTAACAAATTCACTATAACCTACGATAACGGGCTAACAGAGACCCTAGTGGTTGGTAAAGAAACCTATAACCGAATGTATATTGAATGGCTCAAAGAGCAGCCGCCATTTATATCTGATGTTTATAAGCAGAATATGAATAATATTATTCTAACGGCTATCCATAAAAAGCAAGAATGTATCGCTAGCCTTAATGGGTTTTTTAGAGTGGAGAACAAAGACGAAGTTATTAACTTTCTTAATTATATGCGTGGTCGTGATTTAACCCAAGAGAAACTGAGATGGAACAAGCCGTTCGGTGATTTATATAATAACCCGATAGACCAGCAAGCGAACACTTAGCCGCTGCGTAGCCTAGCCGCCTAGTTCAACAGCAACAACATCATTAGTAATAGTATAACCTAATAATAAATTGTAGTCTTCTAGCCATTCAAAGAGCCCATCAATATCTCCATATACATCATAAGCATTCAGTTCCAGAATATTTATCAGTTTCAAAGAATAATAAATAAGTTCATAGCCCATTATGACAGCCTTTTCTAAATCTACCCGACATCTCAGTTTATTTTTATCTATATATACACGGATAGTATCCCTAGTATATTCTAGATTATAAATCCCGCTACGGCACCTATGTAAATTCCTTAGGTTCCTATCTTCATTATCGTCATTATATATAATAGACGCAAACTCCTCAATAATAGTCCGTATATACTCAAAATCCGCACAAACAAATGATATAGGATATTCTATGTATTTTATCTTAGATAACCTGCTATCCTCCTTTATATAAAGCCTCCTATATAAATATATACTGTTGGTATCATCACGGTCATTACGCTCACCCATATTTATACAATAACATAACTTAGACTTCTTTAGCATATCATAGAAGTCGTATAGAGACCTCGCATTTTTATTGTCTATCTGCTTCGCACATTCCTTAAATACCCATTTGTATATAAGGACAAGGATATCCTCGGGCAAATCTAATAGACGGTTCATATATATTTAAGAGTTATTTTTACTATATAAAGGAAATGCCTACATATTTAGAGATATTACCAGAGGACATTATAGCAATCATTTACAGACACTTGTATTCGTCTATATTATGCGATATGAAGCGTAAGAATATTTATAAGAATACTAAGCATTTTCATAAGTTGCTAGAGATAACTGCAGAGCCTTTTGTGTGCGATTTGGATTACTTAGGAATGTTAAATATCAATAGCATATATGACATTTTCAAGTATAAAAAGAATAAGATAGAATATGAAGAACTATTCCAGCCAGAAACCGCCATATACCAACGCTCACACTTTACGAATAACTTAGAGATAACTTTGGATAATATAGAGATATCTAATGAAGTTCTACACAACCTCTATAAATCTAATAAAAGATACTACAAGTCGTTTGTAAAAGAATACCTAGATTTTGATGAGTGTATTTCTAGAAGAATAAAAAGAGGCACCTTTGTATTCGCCCAGCAAACACCGTTTGCGTGCTTGGCTGAACTGCTATATAATGTTATAGATTTTTATAATATTATCCAGAAAATAATATATAAAAGCACATATTTACTAGATTGTATAGAAGACGACGGACAAATATTGACGCAAGCACAACGCAAAGACCGGTATATTCTTGAAGATATGCTAAGTTATCACATAAATAACCGATTTATCATCAGGTTTGACTACGATATTGACAACGATACCGCCATTCCTATACTGATGTCTTACTAAGGAGCGAATCACGCTAAACCTACTCGGTAATCTTCTTTAATATATCTAGACCTCTCTTGTATTTAATGTGTTTATTTAGTTTATATATTTTAACTACTCTTTTTCGTGCTTTTGGCTGAGGCTGCTGCTGAGGCGGCGTATCTTGTATATCGGTTATTATAAAGTTCTTCTTAACTCTTGGTAAAGGAACTGAAGGCGATGAATGATGCTTGAATTGAGTATGTTGCTTAAACTGCGTATGAGGCGGAGATATCCTAGCATCTGTTATAATAAAGTTCTTTTTAACCCTTGTAGGCTGCGAATGCTGATGATGCTGATGCTGATGCTGATGCTGATGCGGCTGTGTATGCTTACGAGGCGATAGATGAGGCGATAAACTAGCATCGGTTATTATAAACTGCTTTCTTACTCTTGTAGGAAGCGAATGCTGCCGAGGAAGCGAATGCTGCCGAGGAAGCGAATGCTTGTGAGGATTACGAGGAGATAACCTAGTATCTGTTATTATAAACTGTTTTTTTGTTCTTGTAGGAAGCGAATGCGGCGAATGCTTGCGAGGCGGCGAATGCTGACGAGGAGATAGCCGAGGAGATAACATAGCATCAGTTATTATAAACTGCTTTCTTTTTCTTTTAGGCGGCGAATGCTGACGAGGCTGACGAGGTGGCGAATGCTGACGAGGCGATAACCGAGGCGACAGCCTATCATCAGTTATTATAAACTGCTTTCTTGCTCTTGGTGTAGGTAAAATATCTGTAATAGTAAATACCTTCTTTTTTCTCATATATAGTATTCTAATAATATCACATTTTTTATTTGGTGCCTATAGAAGGTTATAATTAGATATATATTATCTTTTTATATTTTCCAAAACTCTATTATCTTCTTGCTGTCTTTCATATATTGAGCCATACGCTTTCTATTCTCCACAATCTCCTTTTCTAATTCTTTAATGTTATTTTCGTTATTCTCACAATACTCCACAATCTCATACTGTTTGTCTAGCGAATGAACGGGAATTGTGATATTCTTTAGGCTGGACTTAGATAGATGACGAACGGAGAGAGGCTGGCGAACGGAGAGAGGCTGGATAACTGTATCTCCGCTCCCCGTGTATAGGTTATTCATAATATCCAAGTTATTTAACAAGTAATAATAAGCATATTTTAAGTTCAATACAGACTTGTTCTTATTTTGTAGAATAAAGCAGTTGTCGCTTGCCGAAAACTCATAGCAATAATTGATATTAGCGGCTCCGCCATCACCTATAATAATACTCTCTCCTAAGTAATCAGGCGTATCCACAAAACTATCAACGACCGCCGTGCCTCTAAAGAAAGGATACGCACCTTCTTTGCTTCCATACTTGGTGTTTCTTTTGCTCCTTGGAAGGATATTACACAAGTCTTCTAGGGTTCTCTCTGTCATTTGTAATGTATGAATGTAATGAATGCTATATTTTTATATACAATTTATTATAGAGATATCCTAATAATGGGTGTTAATATATGCTTGACGAACCTAGGATGTGCTGCGACAGGCACGACGCTTTCTTATTTTATAGAGAACATCATAACCTTTACAATTATCCTTTTGCCCTTAGTGATTGGTCTGTCTATCGGGGCTATTTATGGGAAAAATTGGAATGACCCGAAATACAAGAACCTCAAGAAGCCCGCATATAACCCTCCTAGTTATTTATTCGGTATCGTCTGGCCTATCTTGTATCTAGCGATTGGTATCATCTATAGTTATGCTCTCTATGATTATAAGAAGGCTGGAAGAAGCGGTAGCGGCGGTAGCGGCGGAGCGTCATTCGTATATTATAAAGAACTTAAATACTGGGTTATACCGATGCTGGCTCTGCTATTTAACTTCTTGTATATCCCTGTATTTTTTGGAGAGAATGGGCTATTTAATGGCTTTGTAATAATAATATTAAGTTTGGTCTTTGCGATACTAACGATGATACAGTTTTATTTACAAAAAAATAGTAATGATAGCATTAAATATTTTGCGATACTAGCGTTATTGCCTTATGTAGCGTGGTTATCCTTTGCTACTTATTTATCTTACAATATATGGGTAATGAATGTCAAATAAATAGAATGTTTATTAAATAAAAAGGATGTTTATTAAATAAATAGTATGTTTATTGATTTGTTTTTTATTCAATCCCATAAATAGATAATGAATAAAAATAAAGGGCTTAATGCGGGAACTAAATATGGAAGGCGGAAAGGCGGAAATTACCCTACAGTATTACAATTACAACAAGGGATGCAAGCATATAACACATACGCTAACCAGCCAGCACCGCAGCCTCACGCGCAGCCACAAGGACAGCCTCAAGCACCGCCAGTAGCCGGACAGCCACAAGGGCAGCCACAAGGATTTATAGGGACAGCCCTAACCGACCTTAAAAATAATAAGGATATGTTCCAGCCAGTCTATGACACGACCTCTAGTATCGGCTTAGTATATAACTTTGTGGTCGCTTTATTTGCTACCCTTCTAGCCGCCTTGCTAATATTTGTAGGTTATATGGTGAAAGACTATTATATCAAGTATAGCGGGAGGGTTAGAGGACGCATAGTTAGTGCTAAATGTTATACAGAAATGAATAGTAATAAGCAAAGGCAGAAGAAATGCGACGCTTCTGTAGAATACGAGGTAGCCGGCAAAAAATACAAAAACAGTTATTTAGCAGACGAGCAGGTGAATGTTAATCAAGGCGTGGATATCAATTATGACCCCGCCAATCCTGACAACTTCACCACAAAATACGACCTAATGTCCTATATCGGCTGGGGACTAATAATATTCGCAGGCGTAATACTATTAATTTCTTGGGGATGGTTTATATTGTCTTGGATGTTTAAGCCTATAGCGGCTGCTAGCGGTATCGGTGCTATTGGTTCGGCTTTAACCCCAAATAGTTAAAAAAGCACTTCTAAATATGTTCTAATCAACACAAAATATCATAAAAATTGATAGATTGGGCTAAAAATATATAGTTAGAGCCAAACAGCCTACACAAGTCTTACAAAGCAAAACCAGTCCGTTCTACCAAGTCCTCAAGTCTTTCTCAAGTCTTACACAAGCCTTTATCAAGCCTTAAACAAAACAAAAAGCCAAAGATGTCTGTCGCCGCTAACGCTACCGCTGCTACCGCTGCTACCGCTGCCTTCGCTATTCTCATCAAGGAAGCGATGGCTAATATGCCTGATATTCTCAATACCAAGAAAGAGATTGACGAATATTACAAGAAGGTTATGAAGGAAATTAATGACAAGATGAAGGAAGAGAAGAAAGCACTTAAGAAGGCAGAGCCGAAGGAACCTAAAGAGCCTAAGAAGCGTGTGAAGAAAGCGAAACCTGCTGAGGTAGATGCGGATGGTAATGAGATTGTGAAGGTTAAGAAGCCTCTCAACAAATACCAGATGTTTATCCAGCAGCAGCGTCCTAAGGTGAAAGAAGATTACCCTGAATTGTCTGGTGAAGAAATCTTCACAAAAATTGCTGAACTCTGGAAACAGCACAAGGAAGGCGCTGACAACAAGAGTGATGAAAAAGAAATTAAGAAGATTGATAGCGACGCAAATGCTAGCAGCGACGCAAATGCTAGCAGCGACGCAAATGCTAGCAGCGACGCAAATGCTATGAGCGACGCAAATGCTATGAGCGATAGCGGAGAAAGTGAAAGCGGAAACGAAAGCGACTGGAATGAAAGCGAACCAGACGAAGCAGCCGAAGCAGCCGAAGCAGCCGAAGCAGCCGTAGCGGACGACGCCGTAGCGATAGTAGCAACCGCAACACCGGCACCAGTAGTAGTACCAGCGGAAGCAGCAGATAAGAAAGCAGCAGCGAAAGCAGCGACAGCAAAGCCAACTGAAGGCAAAGCACCTCGCAAGGCACTAAGCACAAAGCCTGCTAAGCCTGCTAAGAAGTAAGTAGCCGAATAGGTAATAGGAACTATGTAATAGGAATATGTAATATATGTATATATATTTGTGTTTTATATTTTTTTAACTTTATTTAACAATAAATATATAATATATATATAAATTAAGTTATCATCTATGCGTTTGTTGCTGCTATTAACATCCTTAATGTTTTTTTATTCTAATGCCGCATTTGCTTACGCCGCATACCCGCTAATGAATATAAATATGTATGGGACAGGAATGTTTCTTCCGTATAGCATAGGTATCGTCGGGTATATTAAGAAACATTTCCCGCTACCTAACGCTAATATTACGGGCATCTCTGGTGGCGCTATTTGTTCCATCTTATATACGCAAGAGGACGACCTGTCTAATCCCGACAAAATATGGGATTATATGATAGGCGAGGATATCAACGAACTCGCATTATATAAGGATATGCGTATCTTTCAAAGAAACATCGGGGACAACTTGAAGAGTAGGTATAGCGTATCACCAAGAGACTTTAGTAATATCTCAGTAATATCTACGAATGTCGCCAAAATGAAGAACGAGAAGATATCGGGCTTTAGCGATATCAGCGACCTAATAGACTTCAGCCTATGTAGTTCGTATATCCCTTTTGTTAGCGGGGATACGCTAGGTAAAAAATATAAAGGCACCGATTATATGGACGGCGAGATATTCCGTGATTACAAGTATGACAAGAAGCAGACTTGCCCTACCACCATTTCTATACATAGGAAGATGTGGGGACGCAAATTCAATATGGGAAACTACCTTTATACGAATAAACAGATATCACGAGACCTCTTCAATTACGGGTGGGAAGATACGCATAAAAACAAAAATGAGTTATTTCGTTGTATCACAAACACTAACGCAAAGAAGATATACTTAGGCAAGATATTATCGCAGAAATAACTGGCTGGCTTTCTCATAAGACTTCTCAATCTTCTTGTCATATACTTTCAGCCTCTCTAGCCGCTCCTCTTCTGCCTTCGCATCCTTAATTCTCTTTAATTCCTCGGCTTTCAACTCACGCACCGAAAGCACCTTCTTTGCCTTATTCTCACGGTATGCCTCGTATTCATCAACGCTCTTAAACTCTTTAACATTTTTCATTAGGCTCGGGTCAACCAGCCTAGTCCCGTCGTGAGCCCTCATATAATCGGTGTAGGCTAGCGAACTGGTCTTCTCCATACTGCTAGAGTAATCGTCAGGGCGTTTGGCTCCTAACTCGGTGAATTGTAGGCTCTTTGCTAATACTAGCGGTTCAGGCTCTCGGTATTTTATTAGAGCCTTATTAACAGGCACATTCTTATTAAACAAGTTGTTAAAAGTCTCGTTGTCTATTTTGTTTTTTTTTGTAAGTTTCTCTATGTTTATATCCTCACGGACTTTCGTAGATAACTCCATCTTGGAGCCGTAGCCGAACTCAATCTCCTCGTCGTATAACTTACATTTTTCAAAGTTCTTATTGAACTTATCCGGCGTCATCTTCTCGTTCTGTCCTAAAACTTCGCTAGGGTGTGCCTGTTCGTTGCTTACAATCTTATGGAAGAATTCGTTAGATTGTTTCTTGAAATTATCGTTAGATTGGTTCTGGAAAAAATCGTTAGATTGTTTCTTGAGGTCGCTGTGTCCTTTGTCTTCCTCTCGCATCTTCAGTTCTTCTGCTAGTTTCTTAAAGCATATTGTTATGATATTAAAGAGGTCTTTGTTCCCGCCTTGCTTATCAGGGTGCGTATTGATTGCTAATTTGCGATACGCAACTTTCAGTTCATTCCAAGTAAATTTCTTAGGAACATTCAATACCTCATAAGGGTTGATACTGTCTATATCTATATCCTTAAAATCTATATCATCTATTGCTCCGCTTTTCTGTGCGGCATTATAATATTGCTGGTATGTATATTGTCTTGACGAATTCGCACCCATATTCCATATAACTAATATATATAGGGTCTTATTTATATATAAAGTTAAAAAATAATTAGGAGAAGCCGCATAAGTCGCCTCTAGGCAGCCTCTAGGCAGCCTCTAGGCAGCCGCTAGGCGTCGCCTATTTCTTATATATAACTTTCGTATTATATCTATATCTATTTGCTTTTGCTTGTAATCCTGTTAGGCTGTTAGGCTTTTCTGTTCTAAAGTTATAGTCGTATAATAGTTTCATAGGTGTTGTGCTGGTATCTAGGAACTGTATGCGGTTGTTTATGCTATTGCTTCTAAACCCGCATTCTCTCATTATACGAATAAGGTCGGCGAACTCTTGCTCTTCCAATTTTTTAGATATTAAAAACTCTAGAGATTTTAGTGTATAATTTGTATCTATCCTTTTTCTAAAAACTATCTGTATTCCCTTTATGTAGGCTATATTCTCTTGCTGTAATAACCCTAAGAAGTTGTTATAGTTTGCGGGCGTATCAACATCGCTTCCATTAAAGTTTAACTGTTCTACGCTGGTACAATCAATTCTACACTTGAATTTTAGCATATTTATTATATATAATATATATACATCTTTTATATCTTAAGAGGGTATCGTAAGTCAGTCGCATATCACCTATCTTTCTTAGCATCTTCTTTTTGTCTGCCGAGATACACGACAGGTATGTAAGACCGCTAGTATTATCCATTTCTAACTCGGCGATGCCTTCAGTAAGACCTGAATGGCATATCTCTAAAGACATATAAAGATAATGAGGTATCATCAGTTTTTATATCATAGTAAAGCATCAATTACAGAATTCTAGCATATAAAAATATACTCAATAATTATTTATAATAAATGGCTATAAATAATATTATTGTCGTTGGTTGTAATATTGTTGGTTTATATTCGGCACTTCGGTGTGCCGATAATGGCTATAGAGTTAGTATAGTGGATAAGTTATCGCCCGACAAGGTATCCGCAAATAACCGAAATAATCACAGGGTATTTAATAAATCGCATAACATCTATATACATTTGCTGAATAGATTTTCAATAAAATACGAGAAATACCTGCTTAAATATAATGAGAAGACCTTAAATGTCCTAGCGTCCATCATCAACAAGTCCAAACTGATACCTAAGAAGTCCTTAAATACCCAGTCATTCGTTAAGTTCTGCCGTTCTATCCTGTCTATTACTGATTATAATATATTAAAGAACAACCTAGAAGCCTACGAGCATATATATAGCAATCTGTCGGCGATGGATGCGTTAGCGATGCTATCCTGCGATATTAGTGCGACACAAGAATATTATATATTAACCGACGATATCGGCATATTGATAGACAGGATGACGGCATATCTAAAAACGAAGAATGTGGAGTTTCATTACAATACTGAGATACGAGATATAACGCAAAGTAATAACATAACATACTCATCAACACGGACGAACACTTTTATATCCAACATCCTGATACTGGCGATATCTAAGAACAATCTGCTAAAGTTCAATATATTAACCAAAGACCAAAGGAAACTGCTTAATAATGTATCTAAGTATAATATTGATTGCGAGAGTATCTATACAGACAAGCACCTAAAAAACGAGTATGACATTAAAACGCACCTATTAGATAAACTACATATCGTATGTCCTATTAAGAAGCACAGCCTGTATCTGTGGAATTACGGGATTAATAATATAATTATTAGAGATAAAATAAAGCATATGTTCTCGCACATATTCATTTGCGGCGACGCCTATTCACGCAACAACTTCTTTATAAATTATTCTTTTGAGACATTTGACAACATCTACAGCAAGGTTATACATAGGATGGTTCATCCTTATTAGGCTCTAAGGCTTATTCGCCCGTGCTACCAAAAGCACCTGTGCCTCTGCTAGAGTTTTCAATAGCAGCGACATTAAGAGCGGGAGCGACTTCTAACCTTGAATATACTTGTTTCTTCACAATCATTTGACAGCATTTCCAAGGCATACTAAGTTCAGGCGTCTCTCCATTTATTTTTGTAAGTGCTATATACAGATTACCACGATATCCTTGGTCTATGATACCCACATTATTCGCTAGGATATACCCTGAGCGACTGATAGAACTGCGTGGAACAATCTCAACATAATAGCCGTTAGGTATTTCTAACTGGATACCTGTATCATATATAACAGTATTAGAGGTTAGCCTCTTATATTCGCTAATAATCGTTAAATCATAACCGGAATCAGAGTATCGTGATTTGCTGGGGATGACCGCACGCTCATCCACTTTAAATACCTTAATGGTAGGGATAGATGCCCCGCCCCGACTATTGTAGGTATATATATAGTTATTATAGTAAGGGCAATCACAATCACTATAAAGCATTCCTAGCAAATCAATCATATTAACGCCTTTATATTGGATTACTGTATTCTTATTAAGACCTTTTAAGATATTATGCGGAATATCATAGAGTTTGGCGATACTTTCAGCCATCTTATCATCATAAAATGTGATATTAAGATTGTCATTCATAATATTTCCGTATTTCTCAATATATGCCTTGACAAACTGATTACATTTATTAACATCTTCACTATGACACTTGGTAATAAAGGCTAGCATATCGCCGCCAGCCGATTTGATATTCGCAATCTCTTCTTTGATTTTTTGCGAATATATAGTAAGTTCTAGAGTTCCTAAAAGGAACGCATCCTCGGTGTATCTAACGCTCCCAATTTTACGAAGATATCCTACAAGCCTGTCTATGTTGTTAAAATACGGATAGTTCTTCTTGTCGTTGTCATTAAGGTCGCTATAATATCCATAAGAGACGCTCCTCATATTATTGTCGTGGTCTTTAATGGTATTGAGTTTTAGGACGGTAGGAGCCGCTTGATTTGCGTCCTCAGGCGTCGCTTGATTTGCGTCCGCTGTATTTAAAGCGATTACTGCTAGAATATAGGACTTGAGAGGTGTATCAATAGTAGCAAAGAAGTCCTCATCAATCGCATCGTTTTCCCCTGACATTTTATATTATATATATGATATCGTTATAACTTTAAATAATTTATTAAAAATATAAAAATATATATACATACATATATCTATACATACATATATCTATACATACATATATCTATACATACAAATATATCTATATACATACATAACAACTCAGGGGTGTGGGAGGGATACTAATTTATTTATCGTATTCCTCGGCAAATCCAACGACGATAGTCAGCCACATAGCAAATACGCTATCAGTATCATAAGTTTTCTTTACACAAAACTCCTTGTTTTCTCCATAAGCGATTATAAATCTAATCGTGTTTTTATCAGGACACCATTCATATTCAATAGGAATATATTTATCAACCGTAGTCATATCCAACTCACTCCATCTTTTAGCGTTTTCGGTGTCTTTCTCTAAAATCCACTTGTAGAAGTCCTTGTGAGTAATCGTAAGCATCTTACGCTTAATATCGGTATTATCCATAGCAGTTGTTGAGGTCATCCTTTATATTACTTACTACTTAAGGAAATGCTATCAATTTTTAGTATTTAAGTTATTCTTCGTCTTCTTCTTCGGTATCGCTAGCATTCTCTTTGTCTTCATCTTCGTCAGCCTTGCTAGCGTCATCAGCCTCGTTGTCCTCATCGTCAGCCTCGTTGTCCTCATCGTCAGCCTCGTTGTCCTCATCGTCAGCCTCGTCATCGCTAGCATACCCTTTTTTCTTTAATGCTCTTCGTTGTGCCGATTTTCTAAAATATTCTTGTTTAGGAATAATAACCTCTTCCATCAATACCTCCTTGGTTATTTTGCCTTCTATAAACAAACACGCCTTTATCAACTCTTCTTTATTTAGATTACGCACATACTTGATGCCTTTGCCTTCGGCAGGATGTTTAATAATCCACTCAAAAATAAACAACTTCATATCTTCGCATATCCCTTTTTTATAGTCTATCATTACTAGCGATAGCAGCGATAGCAGCGATAGCGAGGCTACAAAATCAATTTTTAGATAAATTATATCAACTTATATCTTTTTAATTTTGCTATTAGCCCTTTTTTATTTAGACGCACAGTTTTGCCCTCTACCTTCTTTGTGATTTTTATGTTATTTTCAACAGCGATTGCTTGTAATTCCTTTACAGTTTGTTTAACAACTCTCTTTTTACCACCAGTTGCTGATGATTCTGTTATATTTGCTAATTTAAACCCTTTAACATAATTTATTTTGCTATAACTATTATTAGTCTTACCTATTCTACTTAATTTAAGATTATTCTCCCTAAAAAAGTCCTTAAAAAGTAATTTAATGATTTCTATTTTCCCATCAATTGAAAAGTCATCATTATTTATGACTGATGAATAGAAATTCTTAAAGCATTCTTTAAAATTGTCAGTCATAGTAAAGAAATAACTTTTTTTCCTTCGTTTCAATAGTCTCTATTTCAACCACTATAATAATTTCACTATATAAATCAATATTTTCATATAATTCTTTTATATCATCATAGTATTCACTTGAAGATATATCAGCATTTGATGGAGTATTTTTAAGTTCTTTAATACTATCTTTAAGACCTTTAATACTTAATTCAAGAGCACTCATCACACACTACCTACATAAACAAAATATTAAAAAGATATAATTCAATAAGATATCTGTCTAACCTCCTCCTTAATTTTAGAGTTCATTTGCGAGGTAGCCTCTTTTGCTCCGCCGCTACCGCTACCGCTGCCGCTACCGCCCAAGACAGGCACATAACTTATAATATATTTTAAGCCGTCGTATTTGTCGGCATTCTGCGACGACGCATCCTTTCTCTCAAACTTGTCAGGGTTCTCTTTAATAATTTTTCTTCTCAACTCATTATACAGGTTAATAGATATCTCTTCAATCTTGGCGATTACTAGCGTCTCCTTAGAGTTCCATCCCTTAGATATATCGCATTTGTGCGAGTATATGCTGATAATTGGAAGAGACCATAATATACCGATGCGTTTCGCACGACATTTCTTCTTATACTCGTAGTTATATAAGAAGAAGGCGTCGCTAAATATGTCGTTTTTATATAATATAGAGAAGACGCCCCAGAGAAACCACGCATTATCGTTGTCGCTGCTATAAAACTTGGTCTCAAACTTATACTTGCTTCGCAGTATATAATCTATGATATGCCTCAGTTTATTAGATATATCAACTAGCGTATCCCCATCATCTACTGAGATATCGTCGGTAGATTTAATAGTCCTGATTATTATAGAGACTATCTTGGTGGCTAACGCATAATTCTCGTGGTCGTGCGGCGGCAGTATCCCGTCAAACCGCATAACGCCGTTGTGCGATAACTTCAGGTCGTTATTGTTGAATTGGGCGGCTATCTTGTCTTTCAGCACCTTTATAGACATATTCCCGCATTTTGCGTTCGGGTGCTTATTATATATGTCGCACAATATACACATCTTAGAGATAATAACATAGACATCTTTAATAACCAACTTCTCGCTCTCTATAATATTTTTAAGGGCACTATATATATCTGTTAATTTGCTAATATCATATAAGGATATGAACGACCCAATATAGGCGCACACATTTATATAGACGACCTCAAGCAACTCTATTGTTTCATATAAAAAAATTATTTTGGTGCTAAGCATAATGCTATTCTGTATATCTCCATTTGTGATGGATGTAAATAATTCATTCTCCATTATCCATATTATTTATATGATGCGATTATATATAGGGATATATAAACGAGTTAAGGCGGTGCGGCGACGGCTTCGCCTATCTCAAACAGGTTGCTTTTGTGTGATATAATGAACTGGTGGTGATTGTTTATAATCTTATAGCATTTTATAATTGTTACTTCAGACACATTACAGGCTTTCGCAAAAGTCTTCTTGGTATATCCTAGATTTTTAACGGTCGCATAGTAATACAAGATACCCGCAGCAGACGATGTAGGCGAATTGTCATTCATTATATCGTTATCCTCAATCAGCCGCACAAGTTCCTTACATTTCTCTATATCTTTAATCGCCATATTAAGATTGTTTCCATATTGTGCTATAAAATCCATAGGCTCAGGCGACGATACATTAATTTGTAGGAGCGTTTGGAACCGTGAGTTGCCTTTGTTAAGGGTAACATGCGATATGTTAAACATCGCCGCTATATCTTTGGAACTCTTCGGTATCTTGTTGATAAGGCAAGCGTGATATATACAGGATGCGATTAAGCCCTCTTTGTTATCGCCACGAGATATCTTCTTTTCAGACGCCTTCTTATAAAGCACCTTTGCGTCGTCTATGACCTTTTGCGGTATCCCGTTATTAATAGTATTTCCTGTCATCTTGTCAAATACATTCCAGAGCGTCCGTTCGTCATAGGGCATACTATTCCACATCTGGAACATCCTGATACGCCTGATATCTATATTATCTTTGTATCCGCAGCCAATCATAGAGCCTATTGACGATTTAGGTAGTAAATTATTGGTAGGTAATCCGCATCTAGAAGGGTCGCCATCACGGTTATCGTCATTCCCGTAAAAACGCCATTCAGCCGTATTCTCAATCATCTTAGAGACAATAGCCGAACAATTCTTACAGATTTGCATGTGGTCTTCGCTAATAACCTCGCTACATCCGCAGCCACACGAATTACTATTAATATCTATCTTGCTAATATCTACAGAACCTATGGAAGAAGATGATGATTTGTCGGCAGATATAGATGTATCGCCGCTACCGCTGCCGTCGGCGCCGCTGTCATTCTTTAAATTCTTCAGCATATTCCAAATATCATCATCATAATCCATATTTCTTAAGAATATATAAGCAGATTGATATTAATATATGGTAATAATCATTTTTTATATGATTTTATTCTTAAATAAAAATTGATAAGGCTTAATATATTTAATATATACACAAACCCAGAATAAACGAAAGCGACTTTAGAGATGCTAGCAAGATACACAATTCTAATGATAATGATGATATGTATTATCAATACCGAAGGATATATATTATCTAAGACGAGTATATATAAGGGCGGTAGCGTCAGCGGCGGCGTTAGCGTGCCTAGCGGTCGTATTAAAAAGGCACCCCTAAAATTGCGTAGCAGTAATAGCAATAGTAATTTGGTAGTATGTAATGAGAAATTTATATATATGAAGTATCTAATAGGTCTCAGGAACTTTAAGAAGGTTTATCGCATTTTCAAAGATACGCACGAAGCAGACATACAGAATATCATTAATATCCTTAATGTCCTTAATTATCTCAATAATACGCAGATTACTAATGCGACTAGCAGCGATAGCGGCGATAGCAAATCTATATATATCAATAACTCGCATTTCCAGAATAATTCATTAATTATCAATAATACGGGCAGCGATAACGATAAAATCGCCAAACACCTGATACTATCCAACATATATATTGATGTTAGCACAGTTAAATACATTCAAATATCAACAAGAAACGATACATTAGTTGTTGAATTAGATAAAAATAATGCCGATATGTCGTCGGCGTCTCCTAATAACATACTTAATCTTATGTATGACATAGGCAAGATAGAAACTCTTGTAAGTTCCATTTCGTTGTTGTTAAAGGTAATGAATATACAATAGATATTCATTAACTGAGGGAACCGAAGGCTAATGAATATAAACTGAGGGAACCGAAGGCTAATGAATATACAATAAATATTCATTACACTCGCTCACGCTGCTCACGCTCGCAACTCATTAACAATCCTTCGCAATTCATAAACTTCTTGGCGTAGCGTGCTAAGTTCATTACGCATATTATAATTTTTATTTTCGTATGGCGTCGTATATTGCGACGATGTCGTATATTGCGACGGCGTATCATATCGCCTTGATTTCCTGTAAGGTCTAGAGCCATCGCTAGCACCGTTGCGTCCTTCGGTTCCAGACGCTGCGCCTGCTGCCGCTTCCTTCCTGCTCTCAAACTTACTCAACTTCTCTTGACGCTGAGTTTTAAACAATACAAAGTCTTCGTAATCAATATCGTATTTCTGGATAAGCGATGCTTCATCCTCGTTATCGGTTTCTACAGATTTACAAACATTCTGGTAAAGTCTCGTTTGGATACTGCGTGATGTCCTCTTGAGTTCATTCGCAATATCATCATAAGACGACTTCTCTAAACGCATAGAAAGTAGTTTCTCTTCTTCGCCCGCCTCCCATCCTAGACCTGCTCTTGAGGTTGTTTCGTTCTTGCGGAGTTCGTCAAAGTTAGACCTTCTATTGTATCGGTATTGCGAAGTTTGCGAAGCGTGCTGCATCTTGTATTATGGGGGTGTTTGTTTGTTGTCTGCCGTGGCTATATGTATATAGCGTCTTATTTTTATATCGTTTTTCAGGGGATGATAAAAACAAGGTATTTTAGGAGCCTCTGTGGCGACTTGGAGCCTCCGTGGTGGTGGCGGCGCAGAATAAGACCTGATATAAAAATTGCTAAATAACACTAACATAGTTGATTGATATATCAGTTCTATTAAAGCGTATCTACGGGGCACTACATCCTCAAAGAAAATGACGACTAGAGAATGTAGCAAGCAAACTGCGAACTGTAGTAATTGCGCCCTCGTAATATATTTCTTGAATGGATTGCGGTAGCCTAGAGAGGTGCAAAGATAATGAGAATACATAACTAGATGGATAGCACTATTTATAAAACACCCGAAAGCCGCTGTGCCGTTCCCGTGTCCCCGATATAACAAGAAGCCCCAAATAATACCAATAGTGCTGTGGTGATATACATGCAAATACGAGAGTTGCTGCTTTTCTTTGCCTCGTAAAATTATAAATAATGTGTCAAAATAATCTAGATACTTAGATAAATAATGTATATATACGAAATACCTCAGTTCGTTCGTATAAGGTATATTTATTCCGTAAATATTAGGATATGATATTACGGCTGACAGCCCATATACCATATACATATTTAGCAATATCTGGGCGTTATTATATATCAACATAGGCACCTTTAACTGATAAGGCGCCCTGCCCTTCATATATTTAGTGAGCCAATATATCATACTAAAATATCCAGCGACCGCAAATGACATAAATAACGGTTTTGTCGTATATACTACTAGGTCGCTTCCAGCTATGCTGCCCGTATTCATTATCGCCATTATATTTATATGTATGTCTGTGTCTAATATTTATATATTGCTTATTATTTTTATATTATATGTTTTATAAATAGATGATATGGCGAGTAGTTTAACAAAGCAGGAGAAAGAGATATATGCTAAATTAAAAGGCAAGAAAGAAGACAAAATTCGTGAGTGGCTTGAGGTGCTTAAAAAAGGCACCGACGACCAATATAAGGTTGTCAATCTTTTAACAGATAGCAAAATAATTACCAATAAGGATACAGGCATATATCCTATTATAATTAAGTGGTGTATTCTAAATATAAAAGACTACAACTTTAAAGGTATCCCTAACTATGAAAGGATATTATCTATGATGGACGCCGCCGCAGCCACAGGAGCAGCCGCTAGCGATGATGTAGCGGGAGCGACATCCGCCGCTACCGCAAATATATTAACGATACTCAAGGAGTGGAAGGAAAATCCCACAATTAACCCATATACAGGTGCTACAATCTCTATATCTATTAGAGAAGGCACCGATTATGCCGAACTATACAAGAAGACTATTACCGAATTAATAAAGGATGTTTTAAAAAGCAAGAAGAGCGACGACAAAAAACTAACTTTAGAAGAATGTAAGTATATAAAGGAATGTATGCCTAATATACACGCTGTCGCCGAGATTAAAGACGCCGGTAATCGGGTTATTGACACGATATTTTACGACCATCTCTTCGTAAAATACTTTCTAAGACTTAAAGGAACCGGCTCGCATATTCACGAGAAGGTATATAAGTATGATGATAAATATATGGAAGATGTTGAAATATACCTATATCTAATTGTCTATGATACATTTGAGGAAAATATGGCGAGCGACCCTAACGCTATTCAGGACGGCTTTTATAATACAGAGCAATTGCTAAAATCTAAATACATATACTTTGAGGACAGTGATTATGCTATTGGGTATTTCGTCCAGAACTTGTGTGCCGACATTAAGAATGTTCTATATATGCACGAAAGCAAGATAACAACGGCGAATATCAATACGGCTATCTATAACAAAGAAGTATTGAGGTATATGCTCTCAATCGCCAAAATATCTATGAATAATACTGAGATAGTGAATGATATTACCAAATTATACAACGACCTCTATTATGATTATAATGCTTATACCAAGCAATATACAATTAAATACAATATACAAGAAATCAATAGAGATAGAAAGCATTCGCAAAACAACATATATCAAATATATAGGCAGATTGTGGATTTTCTCGCAAAGGACGGTAATGCTTGTAAGACATTACTAGCAATTTATGACGATATCCTCAAGTTATACGCTGACAGCAATTTAAAAAACATCATCTATAAGCCCATTAAAGACCCCTATAATACCAACAAGGGCGTTGAACCGCAAATACCGAGACGCACCCAACTTCCCATAGACCTCCAAAGATACAAGATGACTACAGCAGCCCCTAGTGCTCCTAAGAACCCCGAGACCGAGAAACTACTTAAGGAATATGAAGATAAATGGAAGGCACAATTAAAAGAATATGAGCGGAAGAAGGACATATATGACAGGATATATGAAGGCAAGGTCTCGCCGAAACACAGGATATGGAATGGCGAACGCATGCTATCACCACAAAAACTGCGTAAGCCGCATAAGAGCGTATCGCCACCCAAAGTATCCTTTGTTAAATATGACAAGAAATATAAGGCTTTCACGGCTTCGCCCCTGAAGAAATACCGTAGCAGCGGAAGCGACGGCGATGGCGGCGGCAGCGGAGGCAACGACAATTACTATGTTAATGATAGCGACCCTTACACACAGGAGCCGTTCGCTGATATGCACCCGAATAAGCGTAAGAATGTGGCTGACATCGTTTATGTCGCCGAAAATAACAAGAAATTCCACTTTCGCTTTGATACCGTAAGTATTTATAATTATTTATTAGAATGTATAAGAGATTGTGTGAAGCCCATTAACTTTATAAACAAGACCCCATTAACAAACGAGAATTTGGACGAGATATGCCGCAAGATTAAGTATTTTACCAAGAAGCCCACCTACAATTCGTCTCTAGATATTCGTGCAATCCTAGATAACTGCTATTATAATAATAAACTGATATTTAACTATAATACTTCTTTCTTACCATACAGGACTAGCAACGCTATTATAGGATACTTTAAAATATATTTGAACTTAAAATTAGGAGGCGTCCTATTCAGGGTGATTAATAAACTAGCCCCTGATGTCTTAACAAGTGATAACTTCCCTAACCAAACTAATCCTATAACTGCTGAGGCAGTAGTCTTCCCACTATTCGCAGATTATTTACACGACGCATATTTTGACGATATAACCTACGATTTTCCCGAATATATATTAATGGATATGCAAACTAAGTTGGCTAAAGGTGAGTTTTTGGTTGATAAATATTACCCTAATCGTAAAAATAACAAGGACGGGCAACGCTGGAAAAAGGTAATCCAAATACCGGCGTTTGATTTAAATGTGAATGACGATGCTGATGTAGCCTTTGACAAACTCAAGAAATACAGGGAAAAGATATCAATCCTTTAAGTATCTTCAATCCTTTAAGTCCCCTTCCCGCCTTTAAATTATTATAATTCAATATATAGAAGACCATAAAAAAATGCGTGGTAATACTGTAGTAGATGATTTATCTCTTGCTATACAAAAAAGGGAATGTAATAAGATTATTAAGAAGGTTCGCTCTGGTAATCTAAGATTAGCAAAATTCCCTTCTTATACCTCGTGTATGCGGATATTTACAAAGGATATAAGGACGCTAATGCCGCTAGCGAAGCCTGTGAAGCGTGGCGGAGATTTAAAGGGGTCTGTGTCTAGCACCGCTAACGCCGAACATACTTTAATAAACCGTATTAAGAATTATAATATGCTACGAACACAGTTATCGCTATTGAAAGAAGAGGAATGCTTGGAGAAGAAGACATTTGCTGATGGTGCGTCAGGATACACCATTAGGAACATAATAAACCTAGAGAAAAGGATGGGCTCTAAAAGCCGCAATAGTTCTATATATTTAACAACTATTTCTGGTATTTCTGGCGTTCCTAAAACAAGCCCAATAGTTGCGAAGGTTATGCTCTATAATACCAATAATATTCTTGAGGTTGATTTAATGACTATGATAACAAATAGTATAATATTGAAAAGTATATCTAGGCATTTCCTTATGACATTTGGGGACTGCGTATGTACTAAAAGAATAGCCAAGAAACTGCGATTTATTAGCGTTAATGAACTTGCTGACGGCGACCTCAAGATGCTTATTGAAATTAAAGAAGTTGTAGAAGATACCGAACTTATGTTTAATATGTTAATACAAATCTATATATCAATAGCAACATATCATAACCTCGTAGGCTTCGTGCATCGTGATACGCATTTTGGGAACTTCCTATATCAAACAAATGGCGAGAAGGGCTATTATCATTATACCTTCCAAGGCAAGGATTATTACTTGAAGTCTTGTAAATATAATATGATGATATACGATTACGGATTTTCTAAAAAGATTGACAGTCCCGAAGATGCCGAAGGCACCATCAAGAAGAAGGAGGCAATTTTTAACGACTACCAAAAAATTATACACGCCTTTATTATGAGAAAAAGCAAGGGCTGGATTTCTTTAACCAATATACCTTCGTATAAAGAGACTAATTACAAAATGATATGGATTGCTAATATGCTTGATGTCTATATCCAAAAAGAACTAACATACCACGCATCCCAAAGCAGCAGTTCCTTTGCCGCCTTGATATTCTCTAATCTTCTTCAAGATGTATTTTTAAAATACACACCAAACTCTATGTTTATATCTCAGCGTCCGCCAAATGTCATCAACCAAATCCCATTCAGGATAGATTAAATTTATAATCGCAATATATAGATAGGCAAAGACTTGAGTATTATTGTATCTATGAATGCTAAAAAAATTAATGATTACGAAGATAGATTAAAAATAATTAGTATGATTAGAAAGATACCACGCAATAAAAATGTTAAAAGATTACGCACATCTGTAGCGGTTGCTGCGATTAAAAGAAGGCGGGTCTTAAAGAAGCATAATGACGACAGAGGCGCCGCTAGCAGCACTAGCACTACTAGCACTACCATTAGCGGCAGCAAAAGAACCAGTCTTATTCTTCGTGCTTCTAAGTTATCCAAGATGCCCTTGTATAACTCTGGGTCGCGCGTATTCTCAAAGGATATATATGTTAATCATAGCGATGCTGCGAAGAGCCCGCATTTACTAAATAACAAAGTCCTAATTAAAAAGAATACTTTGGCGAATCGTATAAAAAATTATAGACTGCTTAAGCAAAAACTGTCCCAACTAAATAAGAATGATTGCTTAGAACGCAAGGTATTTAATGGTGTCGCTGGATATACCATTAGAGACATCATAAATCTAGAGAGAAGGATAGGAACCAAGAGCAAATACGGCACCATCTATTTAACCAGTATTCCTAAAATATCAGGCGTATATCCAATAGCATCTAAGGTAATGAAAAACGATATTGACAATATTAACGAGGTCTATATAATGACGAAGATAACGACCGATATAATTTTAAAGAAGATTTCTAAGCATTTCCTTATGATATATGGAGACTGCACTTGTTCTAAAAGGATAGCACAAAAAATAAAATTAATAAGTATAAATGAACTTGCTGACGGCGACCTCAAGATGCTTATTAATATGCGAGAAGTCGCAGGGAATAGCGAGTTAATGTTTAACCTATTATTCCAAACATTTATATCAATAGCGACATTCCACAATATCACAGGATACACTCATAGGGACGCTCATTACGGGAACTTCCTATACCAAACAAATAGCGAGAAAGGATACTATCACTATATCTTTAACGGCAAAGATTACTACTTAAAGGCGACTAAGTGTAATATCATTATTTTTGATTACGGGTTTGCTAGAAAGATACTGGCTTATAATAAGGGTAGCGAGATAGCCCTCATTAATAGACAGAATAAAAAGATAACAGAGGATTACCAGAGAATAATTAATGCGTTCTTCAATAAAAACTCTGGAGGCTGGGGTAGATTTCCTAGATTACCTGCTGAGCCCACAAATAACAAGATGCTTGACATCGCCATAAAACTTGATGACATCTATCGCAAAGAGTTTATATACAATAATGGAACCACCGACTATGCTAAGAAACTGTTTGGGATTATAATAGAAGAAATATTCTTAAAATATACCCCGAAAGGTATGTTCGTTATCAAGCGACCTCCTAATGTCATTAATAGCACTCCTTATAGGATAAATTAGAGGTTATGTTATTTTTATATAAGTTTATTGGGTTATTCTTTTTATCCTTTATGATACCAGTAATGGTAATAGGATATTACATAGTATTATTACTTAACCTTATTTATTATTATCCTTTATAAACTTAGAAACTTTTAGGAATAGTAAAAAGTTTCTAAAAGTTTCTAACTTATCTAATCTTTCCTCGCATTCGCTAAAAATACTTAGTATTATTCCTTTTATTCGTTATGACACCAGTAATGGTAATATAAGTATTCTAGGTTGTGTTATGCGATACCCCGCATTTTATACGAGAGGATACTAGGTTGTGTTATGCGATACCCCGCATCATATATTAAGAGTATTTATGCTCCGCATATTTCCTTATATAGTATGCGATATCCCGCATTTTATACGAGAGGATACTAGGTTGTGTTATAGAAGATTACCTATAATGGTAATAGAAGATGCCTATTATTACTTAACCTTATTTATTATTATTCTTTATAAACTTAGAAACTATTATTCTTTTTCTAAAAACTTTTACAACTTTATATTTTCCTAAAAAACTATAAAAGTTTCTAAGTATCCTTACTTTTCCTAAAAATACTTAGTAATATTTTTTATTCTTTATGACACCAGTAATGGTAAGAGAACATTTCTATATTATCTTAGTGGTCGGCAGCGCGTCTAGCGCCCTAGTATTTGCGAAGGATAGAACATAGAGAACATCAAGTATGGTAATAGAAGCACCTATAATTATTACTTAACTTTATTTATTGTTTATCTTTTATAAATTTATAAACTTTTTACTATTTCTAAAAACTTTTACAACTTTATATTTTTCTAAAAAACTCTAAAAGTTTCTAACTTATCTAACTAGCATTCGCTAAAATAACTTAGTATTATTCTTTTTATTCGTTATGACACCAGTAATGGTAATATTAGTATTCTAGGTTGTGTTATGCGATACCCCGCATCATATATTAAGAGTATTTATGCTAGGTATGCTTCGCTTACCGTGCATTATTTCCTTATATACTATGCGATATCTCGCATTATATGCGAGAGGATACTAGGTTATGTTATAGAAGATGCCTATAATGGTAATAGAAGATACCTATAATGGTAATAGAAGTCTCCTATAATGGTAATAGAAGTCTCCTATAATGGTAATAGAAGTCTCCTATAATTATTACTTAACATAAACTTATAAACTATTATTCTTTTTCTAAAAACTTTTACAACCTTATATTTTTCTAAAAGTTTCTAACTTCTCTAAGTCTCTCTAGCATTCGCTTAAAATACTTAGTAATATCCTTTTTATTCTTTATGACATCAGTAATGATAATAGACATCTGCTAAAGATAAATATAAAAAATAAATAAAAAAATTTACATACAATCATTTATATATTCTATTTCTTCTTTTGTAATTTTAAAGTGCTCGTATATTTCTTGGTGATTTCCGGTATATTCTATGGACGGAATAGGGAAACTCTGTAATATCCGTATGTTGTTGAAGTTTCCCCAGCGACAAATGTTGTTTATATATACATATAGCGGATGCTGTAGTATATCTAGGTATCGCCGTGCTTCTTCTTCGCTAGAGCATAATATGTATGCGATTGATTGGGTCATCCCGCAATTATCAACGAATACCCTGTATTTATCTGTCGTTGATATGAATATCTTGTAGCCTTCTTGATATTTATGCGGACGCAACGAATACACAGTTTGGCTCGGTGTATGTATTAGCCTATACTTGTATTTGTCAGTCTCGGTATCACTTATTAAAGCAGCCTTCGTGTATTTGTGTAAGTCGCTACTAGTCTTAATGCCGAACTTTTGGAGTTCTGTGTTATCAATCGTCTTCGCCAATATGTTTTGGACGGCTTGGGTATATAATAAAGGGATATACTTCCGCTGCTTAGATATAACTGTGTCAGCATACTCTTTTTTCTTCCAGATACCAGATATACTAATGTTCTTATAGAAGGCACAGTTTTGTATAACATACCAAGTAAAACTAGAACCTACCTTTTTGAAGTATTTTTTAGCACTATGTATATCTAGGTGTATTATTTGTAGCGATGTTATGATTTCTATAAGCACATTTCTATCAGCACAGGACATCCAATTATCAGGCGTAATAAACATTAGATATCCGTCGGGTTTCAGTTGAGACAAAGCCTTCTCTATAAAACACTTGATTAGATTGTGATTTTTAGAGGCTCTTTTGCCGCTCTCTTGTAATTTAGCGTATGGCGGATTAGCAACTATTAAATCATATTTTTTATCGCTGATTGATGTTATATAATCGTGGTTTGTTATTTGTAATTTATATTTATCACCACAAAACACACGGCGAACATTCTCCAGCCTACTCTCGTTTATATCATTAAACTCCAATATTTGCTCTAATACAATCCTCTTATCGTGATGCTTTGTCAATTCATACATTATAGGAATATAAAAATTTCCATTACCACAGCACGGGTCTAATATAGACAAGTTTTGTCGTTCCCACAACTCCTCAGGAATTTTACTTGTCATCTCAGTTATACAATCAATCGGTGTCGGTTCATCGTTGCTAGACTTATAAGTGCTCTTATCTAGGTTTAGTGTCTTGTCATAATATTCTTTCAGTTCAGTAAAATTGGCGGTTTCTATATTCTTAGACATCTTGCTATATATTGCTTTACTAGTCTTTTATATATCATTTTTTATACAAAGATTTCGCTAGCCTGCCTCCGCTCACTTACGCCCGCCACACGCCATCTATATTGTCATCCCAGCCATATTCTAGCAAGTCTCTAAAGTGATACCTGATGATATTGTCGCAGATTACCAGCAGAGGCTCAGTAATATCATAGTAATCGCCCATCTTTTCCATCAGTCCCTTGTAATACGCATCCTCGTATATATTAGACATAGACTTCATCGCAGTTTCCTTCTCGGTTTTGCTCTTGTTATCTAGAAAATCCCTTATATAGTCTGTTAAAAGGTTGCTTTCTTCACGCATATTGAAGTGGTCTCTTTGAGCCAAAAAGCCCTCTAAAATATCCTTACAGATACCTTTAATAACCGGAATGTTGTTTAGGTTGTAGTTGTTGAATAGCATATCCTTATATGGTTTTATGAGATTTTAAATTGAGGCTTGTATATCATTTTTTAGAAAAATAAAGGGCAGGGGCGAAAAAAGCATATAAGGAAGGGAGCCTAATAAATGCGAGTGCTAGTGCCGAGACCGTTAGGATTAACCTCAACCTTTTCGCAACTGATACCATCGCATCTAACTATGTATTGCTGGGGATACATAGTGCCTTGGTCGGCAAATGGACGGGCACACGGGGCACACGGTGCGAGGTTTCCTAGCATAGTTGTTCGGTTTCGCTCCATCAGTTTCTCAGCGTTCTCTTGTAAAAATATGCGGCTCTCATAACTGCTGCGAACCATAGAGTTATTTGCTACATCGGCAAACAATTCGCTATTAACCATACAGCGAGGTCTATAATCGGTGAATGCTCGCCCATCAGCCATTTTAATAGGGCAGTGAGGCGTTAATTCCTTAGACGAGCTATAACTCATTATTAATATATCTATACAAATACAATATTTTTATTTTATTTCTTAACGGTTATAATACGATTTATCAACTCGTTTCTTGTGCCCTCTCCACTAATATTTAGCGAACCACAAACATCCTTCAGTTTATCCAAAGACATCTTCGTATATTTCTTTGCTAGAGCCTTCTCATTCTTCTTGTCGTCGGTTGTAAAGGTAATTTCAGAGCACACCGACATAGCGTCGTCGCCTGCGTCGCCTGCGTTAGAATCAGCAGTCGCATAAGTCGCAGCATCGCCCGTATCAATCAATTCAATACGAAACTTATTTTCATATTCTTCGCTGGAACTTATGATACTCGCAGATGCTGCTAGAGCATCGGCATCCGCAGCGTCCAAATCAATCTCCACATTACCGCCATTCACAAATGTTATAACATCGGGGTCGGCGCTTGCGACGCCACCGACGCTTTCACCAATAGGGATATTATAGGCGCCGCCTTCTTGAGGATAGCAAATATCACTTTCATACTCCGCATCATCGGCATTATTTGCTCCACCGCTACCGCTACCGCTCGCTCCGCACACAGATTGCTTACACGCATTTGAAGTCGGTAGCGGCGATAGCGGCGTAAGCGGAGCGTAATCCTTAAATATCTCATTCATTATAATATCAGCCTTATCCATATTCTTGGCGATGCTGTCTTCACGAGCGTCCTTCTTGATTAGATTGACACGCTTCTCAAGGACAAAGAAGTTCCCTTCTAGTATTGACAATTTACGCCATAAGAACATAACGATTGCGACAATAATTACCAATAGAAACAGGTTGATATAAGACTGGTCTAGCATAAAACCATACATTATTTATTATTTATTAAAATCACTACATATTTTGTTTTTCATTTTAATCGCATTCTCTATAATTACCGAAGGAAACTCCTTAATATCTAGCAACTCTATCGCTATACACAAATACGAGTAGCCTCTTTTTATCTTGTAAGGGAAGATGTATTTTTTGTCGTCCGCTATAGCATCCACCGACAGATTGATAAACTTCTCAGGGTATAACTCCTCCAATTTAACCAACTTGTGGAAATGCGTAGTTATTATCAGCGTTATTCCCTCTAATTTACTGAGATACTCTATAACCGCATAAGCCGTCGCCATCCCTTCCGTCGGCGGCGTAGAGTGCATCGGCTCATCCATTAAAAACAGCCCTCTCTTATTCTTCGCACTTATATCAGCAGCCTTCTTAATCATATTCAGGCAATACTCGGCTTCCGCCTCAAAATACGAGCGGGTTCCCAGTATATCAGACACCCTCATAAAAGAGTTGATGGTATCATATAGTATCATCTGCGACCGCAAGCTATATGTTATGCCTACCGTGTGCCCTAATATGACATTCGCCAGTATCGTTTTAACATAGGTGGTCTTGCCGCCCGCATTCGGTCCCGTCACTATAATGTTCTTATCTAGATTAACAGGGTTGGATACTTGGCTGGGCTTTAATATAGGGTTCTTAGCGTCCCATAATAGCGTCTGGTCGCCGTAGGCTACTCTAGACCATTCCCCCGATAGCAGCAACTTATTCACAGTATCAATAGCATCTACGGCATAAATACTCTTTAGGAGCGACGAAAGGTCATTCTTCAACCCTTCGTCCTTCCATATTCTATATATATCCGTCATAGAGTTATGAATGCTGATACGCTGGTAGGTCTCTTTAATATTGAAGAAAGGTGCTATAATGTTCGCAGGCAGATTTTTCATAATATTCTGCGAATGCCTGATAAACTGGACGAGACCTTGCATCTTGGCGTGTAGTTTGTGCTTGGTGTTATGTAGGAACAAGGCGACCTCGTAAGTCTGGTACATATTATAAAGATATACGCCGATATACATAAAAATAGAAATGAACTTCGTAATGTCGGCACGAAAGTTTCCTGTAGTCTTAAAGAGCATCTGTAGAATGTTGTAGAAAATCTCCACATAGGATATAAAGGAAATATCCATCTTCAAGTAATTTGTAAGATATACATAGGGTGCTATAAAGGTGCTTAGCGGATACAAGATGGATGTTGCGGGTATAAAGTATATTTTGTATAAATGATAGAGGTCTAGGACTTGCTCTATGTAATTGATATAGTTTATTATAAATGTTGATGGGAACAGTATCTCTATAGAGGCGTTATTGTTTATCTCATCGGCTATCTTGTAAATCCACAATATGTCGTTCTCATATTCCTTAAGTATCTCTATGTCTATGTCGTAGGTTATCATCGTGTTCTGCCGCTTTACTAGCAGTTCCCTATCATTTATCGGGTGCCTTATGAGTTTCTCTATCAATATCTGGCTGCCTTCTAGAGTAGGCAGTTTAGATATCCAACTGTCTATACAGGTATCCTTGAAGACATCGGGAGATATGTCTATTTTGTCGCCAGTAATTATGTCGTCGGTTATAATCTTGTTGAGGATTATCTGCTTCTTGGAAGCATCAAAATCAAACAACTCCTCAAATTCCTTTAGCGTCTCCTCGTCCATATTTGCTATGTATATTTAATATTTACCATTTATAAAAAATTGATATAAAAACTCGCATCTATATCTATATAAAGCGAATATGATGCCCGATTCTATCATCATCTATAACAACGGCGTATTACATAATATCAATAGAGAACCTTATGAAACAAATATGGATGTCTATAGGCGTGGCTGGTATATTATTAATAATAAGACGGCAGATGCGGCAGCGGCGGCGACACATAATCTATACTCATTATCGCTCATAGAAATCTATAAAAATAAAGGGATGGTTTATGATATGTAATATGGGAAGGCGCCGCCGCTGCCGCATCTTCCTTATATGGTTTTGCGGCGACGAGATGCTTTAGCGGACTTGTTCGCTTTGGCTGCTTTGCTAGTCTTAGCGGCTTTAGCGGCTTTACAACCATTAGTTCTCTTTTTTTCCTCTAAAGCCAATTTAATACCTGCTAATAATAAGGCGGATATTAGAGGTGTAAGCGAAGCGTGCGACTTTAGATTAACATCATCTGTAGTTTTAGGGTTCTTTCTCATCCCTTTTTAATTCTATTATAATTACTATAAATTAATTTATTATAATAAATATTTAAAAACTATATAGACTGCTATAATCGTCGTTATAAAGTTCAGTATCATTAACAATATGATAAAAGGTATTAGGTAATACAATATATATATAAGTATCGGCTTGACTATCTCGTAGCGTATGTTAGACTTTAACAGTTCGTCTTTTACAAAGTCTATCAATATATTTGCGAGACTAGCGTCGCCGCTGTCATTATCGGCGTCTTTTTCTTTTTCTTCGCTAGCCTTCCTATTATTCATCTTTTAATTACATAGGATAAAAATCTATCATTCTAAGTGCGTCTGCGAAATACCATTAATAAGGTATGGTTTAAAATAGAGAAACGATGTCCGTCGCTGTCGCTACCGCTAACGCTAGAGTCGCTGCCGTTCTTAAGAAGCCCGAGAAGAAAGACGGCAAGTTTGTCGCTAAAACCGTAGAGCCTATCAAGATTATCCTGTCTGATGTTAAATTGAAGTCCATAAGACGCTTAGTAGATAGCAAGGGATACAACATAACAATTTATTTACCAGAAACCATAAATAGCGAAGAAATATCCAGTATCTCCAAGTTGGACGAGAGCATTATGAGGGAGATTGTCAGTTCTTCCCATAAGTGGTTTAATAAGGAGATAACGCACGACGAATTGCTGGAGATGTATAGCAAGAGTTTTTGCTCCCAGTCAAAGACAATATCGGTGATATTTACGAACACCAAGTATCCCAAACTTATATATAACAATAAGAACTTAGAGACGGTTGAAGCGGTTATAGAGAAATTGCGAGAAAACAATAATTTCAAGAAGTGTATAATAAATGTGGAGATAGAATACCACGGCATCTATTTTTACGCAGATAATACGAAGAATAAATGGGTCGTCAGTTCCATAGATATAACGGACATTAGCAACGACAATAACAACGAGTGGATAAACAAAGAGGACATTATAGATAAGTTGAGCGGGGATATAAACGCCATTAACCATAAAATGAGTGCGAAGGTTCTTGAATTACAGAAGTATATTAACGGATTGGAAGAGAACAAGGTGAATATAAACAAGATGTTCCTAGAGTTGAAGATGTCGCCAAGCAATAATATACAGGAGCCTCTAAATAAAATAAACAGGCTGCTAAGTTGTCAAGAAAATAAAATTATATATTCGTCAGGGCTGTAAATATAATCTATTGTAAATAATAGATAGATATATATAGATAAATATAATTATGGGTTCTAATAAAAATGTTGTTATATCATTTTCAATTGCGATATTGCTCCTGCTTTCACTATTACTGCTACTAACATATAACTCAAAATGTTCTGGTGGTAATAAATCGCAAATGTCTATGGATAATTCGCAAGTCCCCGCAGGATTTTTAACCGACAGCGAGAAATACTACAATTACGAGGCTTTTGCTTCTGGTCCCGCTGGCGCTGCTGGTGCCGCTGGCGCCGAAGGAGGTGCCTCCGCTCCCGCAGCCGCTCCCGTAGCCTCTGGAGCCCGTTCTGTCGCCGATAATTATCGCTCAAATCCCTCTTTAGCCTCTTCAGGTATCGGCAATTATTCCCCTGACAACCCCAACTATAACTCCTCGCAGATGCTAGACGGTTCCCAATCGGGCACTGGCGACGACGGTATGTATGCTAGTGTAAGCGGCAGCGGCGGCAGCGGCGGCAGCGGCGGCGTCGGTGCATCTGGCGGTGCCTCTGGTATGGGCGGTGCCGATGGTAGCCCTGCTTCAGGGATGCAATCTTGTTTCCCTCGTGACCGATTAACTGCCGGTGATTTATTGCCTAAGGATGCCGCTGATAGCAAGTGGGCTCGCATTAACCCCTCGGGAACCGGTGATATCCACGACCAAAACTATTTAACCGCTGGATATCATGTGGGTATCAATACTGTCGGTCAATCACTAAGAAACGCTAACTTACAATTACGATCCGAAATACCTAACCCTCAAAATGCCGTAGGACCTTGGATGATTAGCACGATTGAACCTGACCTCCGCCAAAATACCCTAGAGATTGGAAGTTCGGCTACATATTAGAAATAAGCAAGCAACGCTTCGCTAGCCAAGCATATTAGAAATAAGCAAGCAACGCTTCGCTAGCAAGCATATTATACGCAATTCTCAGGGGGTCGCATTAAGTATTAACACGACATACCCTTATATCCCCTAATAGCCCCTCGCTTATTTTTGTAAAATTATTTACTTAAAGGATATGATATTTCTTTAATTAAATATGAGTGATTTAGGACAAAACCTTCTACTATCCTCTTTAACCGAGTTTTACAATAAGAACCCTAAGCACAAGGTAGTATTAAAAGAGGTTATTGAAGGGAAACATAAACTATCGCTGAGAATTATTGAATGGCTCGTAACGCACTTCGCCAAGTCCCATAATATCTATTATTGGGTTGATGAGACAAAGAACATATACAGCATATTACCAGATGATGTTAAGGGGAATGTGAAGAAAATCAATCTATACCAAGATTATCGGGCACAACTCAAGTCCTATAGCAAGTTCAATTTTGATTCGTTCCGCAGACATAATCGCATAACCTTCTTTACTAACGCAGAAAGAACGGAGTATATAGAGACCACTATAGGACAACTGAACTTCTTTAGATGGATTTTTAATAACAGTATCATCAATTACGCTATAGATAACTATGATGTTATTTATAAAAAAATGATAGACAATAACACCTGTAAAGTTAAGAACAAGGTTAATATATTACACAACCACGACATCATCAAGACTAAGTGTATGCTGAGATTTGACTAGAGCCGCCTAGAGCCGGAATACAGTTTTTTTTATTATTATGATATCCTCTAATATCTTATTATATTTATCGGTTAATTCTTGGTTCTTTTTCTCTAGTTCCAAGTTCCTTCTCTCTAGTTCTAAGTTCCTTCTCTCTAGTTCTAAGTTCCTTCTCTCTAACTCCTTAATGGCTTCCACAAATACCGGCGCTAGCCTCTCGTAAGACATCGTTAAATAGTTTTCTCCTGATTTAGATTTCTTATTACCGTCCCTATCTGTCTCCAAGTCAAATGGTGCTATCTTCACTATCTCAGGCAATACTCGTTGAACTTCTTGGGCGCTCAAGCCAATCTCCTTATCTTTGCTAGTTATCCCTTTAATATACGCCAGTTCGTTAGGTATATAATAGAACCCATTCAGGTTATTAATGATTTTTAGCGGTTCGCTAATGCCCGATATTTTGGTTTTCAATCGTTCGTCAGAGTAATACGAGGTTATATTATTGGTCGCTACTATTTCACCAACAACATGCAAAGATGTCGCTGGCGTCGCTGTTCCAATACCTAGCCGGCTATTTGCTATACTCCAAGTTAGATTGGTAGTCTGTAATATATTTGAGGTATTACCTATCAATACCTGTCCTGCCTCTAAAGCGGTTGAACCGGTGCCTCCTCTCGCTACTGCTAATGTGCCTGTTAGAGCATTTCCCATATTCAAGGCTGTTATGTTAGCACCAGCACCGGCAATATTGGTTGCCGTTAAAGTATCCGTAGCAAATGTTAGACCGGCGTTCGTAGTTGTAAGACCGTTGCCGTTGCCTATTATAAGTTGCGTCGCTGTGCTATTTATGGTATTCTGCTTAGTGCCGATGGATGTAGCCAAGGTGCTATTAACAGTCGCTATGTAATTGCTGGTATCCATTATGACATCCCTGTCATTCCTTTTATAAACACCAGCATTACCAATACCATTAAGAAGAACATCGCCATTATTAGCAATTCTAAAGACCGCTGTAGTCATATTGGAAGCAACGAAGATATCTCTATTCGCACTATTTTGCTGAACCATTAAAGCCGTTGTGGTATTGTTAGCATTCACCACCTCCAGCCTCTCGGTGTTATATACGATGGTGTCAAGCCGTGTGGTATCACCTAGCACTATTAAATTAGAATTAACAGTTAAAGTTCCATTAACCTCTAAACTGTTATTATAACTATTATTTACTATGAACTTCTTAGAGGCACCAGCATTCTCAGTTATCATATCCGTAGTTAGATTGGTAATTCGCTGCGATAGCGTATTACTCGTCGCTAGCGTGTAATTTACTAAGTTATTACTAGCAGATAATACATAGTTGCTAAGATTTGTATTGTTGGATGCTATAACGGTTAAATCAGGTTTGTTTATGAGATTGTTATAATTCACTAGCGTATTGCTAGTGGATAATACATAGTTGCTAGCATTCGTGTCATTAACTGTTCCAATAGCAAGTAATGTATTACATAACAGGCTTATCTTCGTGTTCGTGTTAGCATCAATAAGATTAGCATTAAATATCAAGTTATTACTTGTTGCTAGCACATAGTTGCTAAGGTTTGTATTGTTTGTTGTTATTGCTGTTAAATCAGGCTTGTTTATGAGGTTGTTGTAATTAACTAGGTAATTACTAGCGGCTAGTGTGTAATTAACTAGCGTATTGCTCGTAGATAGTGTGTAATTAACTAGGTAATTACTAGCGGATAATACATAGTTGCTAAGATTTGTATTATTAGTCGCTATGACAGTTAAATCAGGCTTGTTGAGTATCTGGGATTTACCAGAGACCGAATTCCAGTCGCTATTAACCTGAGCGTCAGCAATACTAGGTTTGTTTATGAGATTGTTATAATTAACTAGGTAATTGCTAGTAGATACTATATAATTTATTAAGTAGTTGCTAGCAGATAGCGTGTAATTAACTAAGTTATTGCTAGTAGATAATACATAGTTGCTAGCATTCGTATTATTAGTTGCTATGACGGTTAAATCAGGTTTGTTTATGAGATTGTTATAATTAACTAGCGTATTGCTCGTAGATAATATGTAGTTGCTAGTATCAAGGATAACATCCCTATCATTCCTTTTATAAACTCCGGCACTACCGATACCATTAAGAAGAACATCACCATTATTAGCAATTCTAAAGACTGCTGTAGTCATATTGGAAGCAACGAAGATATCTCTATTCGCACTATTTTGCTGAACCATAAAAGCCGTTGTGGTATTATTAGCATTAACCACTTCCAGCCTCTCGGTGTTATATACGATGGTGTCAAGCCTCGTGGTATCACCTAGAACTATTAAATTAGAATTAACAGTTAAAGTTCCATTAACCTCTAGACTGTTATTATAACTGTTATTTACTATAAACCTCTTAGATGCACCAGCATTCTCAGTTATCATATCTGTAGTTAGATTGGTAATCCTTGTAGATATGAGGTTGCTAGCAGTTAATATGTAGTTGCTAGCGTTCCCATCATTCTCTCTAACTCTTGCTATTATGTTATTACTGGAGGTTAAGACATAGTTGCTAGCATTCCCGTCATTCTCTCTAACCTTGGCTATTATGTTATTACTAGAGGTTAAGACATAGTTGCTAATATTATTATAGTTTATTGTAGCAATAGCGAGTAATGTATTACTTAGTAAAATAGTTCTTTCTGTTATGCTATTATCATTCTCTTTTATCTTGGCTATTAGGTTATTGCTAGTAGTTAATACATAGTTGCTAGCATTCGTATTGTTGGTCGCTATAACTGTTAAATCAGGTTTGTTAAGAATTTGAGATTTACCCGAGGTAGAATTCCAGTCGCTATTAACCTGTGCGTCAGCAATACTAGGTTTGTTTATGAGATTGTTATAATTCACTAGGTAATTGCTAGTAGATACTATATAATTTATTAAGTAGTTGCTAGCGGATAGCACATAGTTGCTAGCATTCGTATTGTTGGTCGCTATAACTGTTAAATCAGGTTTGTTAAGAATTTGAGATTTACCTGAAGTAGAATTCCAGTCGCTATTAACCTGTGCGTCAGCAATACTAGGTTTGTTTATGAGATTGTTATAATTCACTAGGTAATTGCTAGTAGATACTATATAATTTATTAAGTAGTTGCTAGCAGATAGCGTGTAATTAACTAAGTTATTGCTAGTAGATAATACATAGTTGCTAGTGTCAAGAATAACATCCCTGTCATTCCTTTTATAAACGCCTGTGCTACCGCTACCGCCGCTACCAATACCATTAAGAATAACATCACCATTATTAGCAATTCTAAAGACTGCCGTAGTCATATTAGATGCTACAAAGATATCTCTAGAAGCGGTATTTTGCTGAACCATAAAAGCCGTCGTGGTATTGTTCGCATTCACCACCTCCAGCCGCTCTGTGTTATATACTATTGTATCAAGCCTCGTGGTATCACCTAGCACTATTAAATTAGAATTAACAGTTAAGGTTCCATTAACCTCTAAACTGTTATTATAACTGTTATTTACTATAAACTTCTTTGTTGCTGTGGTATTCTCAGTTATCATATCAGTAGTTAGATTGGTAATCCTTGTAGATATGAGATTACTTGAGGATAAGATGTAGTTGCTAACATTATTATCGTTTTCTCTAACTCTTGCTATTAGGTTATTACTTGAGGTTAAGATGTAGTTGCTAGCGTTCCCATCATTCTCTCTAACTCTTGCTATTATGTTATTACTTGAGGTTAGGATGTAGTTGCTAGCATTATTATTTACAGATAAAATGTAGTTGCTAGCATTCCCATCATTCTCTCTAACTCTTGCTATTATGTTATTACTAGCAGATAATACATAGTTGCTAGTATTATTATTTACAGATAATATGTAGTTGCTAGCATTATTATTTACAGATAAAATGTAGTTGCTAGAGTTGTTATCATTCTCTCTAACCTTGGCTATTAGGTTATTACTAGCAGATAATACATAGTTGCTAGCATTAATATCATTTACTGTAGTAATAGCGAGTATTGTATTGCTTAGCAAAGCAATTTTTGCAATTGTGTTATCACTTTCCTCATTAACCTTTGCTATAAGGTTATTACTGGAGGTTAAGATGTAATTACTAGCGTTGCTGTCATTATCTCTAACCTTGTTATTTAATGTTGATATGCTATTATTTACAGCATTACTAGTTAGTTGGTCTAGGATACGCAAGCGTTCGCTTAGCAGGTTGCTAGTAGATAAAATGTAATTACTAGAGTTTATATCATTCTCTCTAACCCTTGCTATAAGATTGTTGCTAGCAGTTAAGATATAATTGCTAGTATCAAGGATAATATCTCTATTATTCCTTTTATAAACGCCTGTGCTAATAAGAACATCACCATTATTAGCAATTCTAAAGACTGCCGTAGTCATATTAGAAGCAACAAAGATATCACTATTAGCAGTATTCTGTTGAACCATAAAAGCCGTTGTGGTATTATTAGCATTCACCACCTCAAGCCTTTCGGTGCTATAAACGATTGTATCAAGTCTCGTGGTATCACCTAGAACTATTAAGTTAGAATTAACAGTTAAAGTTCCATTAACCTCTAGATTATTATTATATCTGTTATTTACTATAAACTTCTTTGTTGCTGTTGTATTCTCTGTTATCATATCAGTAGTTAGATTAGTTATCCTTGTAGATATGAGATTACTGGAGGTTAAGATGTAGTTGCTAACATTATTATCATTCTCTCTAACTCTTGCTATTAGGTTATTACTTGAGGTTAAGATGTAGTTGCTAACATTATTATCATTCTCTCTAACTCTTGCTATTAGGTTATTACTGGAGGTTAAGATGTAGTTGCTAACATTATTGTCGTTTTCTCTAACTCTTGCTATTAGATTATTACTTGAGGTTAAGATGTAGTTGCTAACATTATTATCATTCTCTCTAACTCTTGCTATTAGGTTATTACTTGAGGTTAAGATGTAGTTGCTAACATTTGTATTATTAGTATCTGTCCTGCGTATCAGGGTATTACTAGTAGATAGTATGTAGTTGCTTGTTTCATCTATTTTTGTTAAAATATTACTGCCGCCTAACAGATATGAAGTAGCATTAACACTTCCAGAAACTGTTATATCACCTCCTGAGGTTAGTAATAGACGGTTGGTATCTACTGAGGATACTGAAGACATAATCTTAAAATCTCCATTAAAATTACCTAATTTGTAATCTGTATTACCATCACTTGCTGACCCCCTTATTAATTCTATAGATGCTGATGCTGAGGTTGCTGCTGAGTTACGGTATCTGATGATTACAATACCTGAACCTCCGCTACCTGATGCTAAGGAAGGAGAGTCAATATAAGAATTACCACCACCTCCTGAACCTGTTCCAGTAGCACCAGATGTTGCGTCTCTTACATATGAACCAGAATATAATTCTGAATCTACTCTTCCATTACCTCCTATTCCTGAACCTCCAAGTCCTCGTGTTAAATCACTACTGTTAAGTATTCCTCCTCCTCCTCCTGCAGCATAAAATTGAGGTGTTCCTGTTATGCTAATTTCTACTCCTGTTTTACCATTATATATACTATTAAATTGTGTGTTTCCAGCACCACCACCACCAGATGAAAATAATGCAGGACCATCAGTTGTTAAATTACCATTACCAGATGAACCACCCGCAACATAAGTTGAGCCATTCCAATATGTATTACCTTGTGTAGAAATACCTCCGCTATTTACAGCATTTTCTCTGTCAGCCGCACCACCACCTGAACCACCTGCTCTTCCTGCAAGACGAGCGTAATCGTAATAAACACCTCCTCCTCCACCGCCTTTTCCTCTTAAACCTTGATTTACACCTCCCATAGATAATACAATATCCGCATTATTTGATTGTATAAAACTATCTTGCCCGTCTTGGTCTATTCCAACAGTTCCCAGACCGCCTGATGGTGTAGTCGTGCCTATTCCGCCTCTACCAACACCAACTGTATATGTTCCTGTAGAAAGTGCTTGGCTAATTGTATATACTACACCTCCAGCACCTCCTCCACCTCCTATACTATTACCTCCAGCACCTCCTCCACCAATTACCAAAATATCACAAATTAATGCTTCAGTAGTTGTAAAAGAATATGTTGTATTTGCATTAGTTGCTGGTGTTCCTGTATAAGGAAACATAATATACCTATCAGTAGTTCCTATAGTCCCTCCAGTAGCACCAACAACACTAATCTCTGTTGGTAATCCAGATGCTGCTACTGTATAATTATTCTGTATAGTTAATTTTGTTTCACTAATCACATCATCGTATATATGTAAATCCGTAGAAGGGCTATTAGTTCCTATTCCTACATTCCCAGTAGAATAATAGTAAATATTAGTTCCTGTAGGTTCCCATACAGAGTATTTATTTATTCTTTGTGCTAATAAATTGCTAGTAGATAGCACATAGTTGCTTACACTCCTGTCATTAGTATCTATTCTGCTTATCAAGTTATTACTGGAGGTTAGGATGTAATTGCTAGCATTCCTATCATTAGTATCTATTCTGCGTATCAAGTTATTACTTGAGGTTAGTATGTAATTGCTAGCATTATTATCGTTTTCTCTAACCTTGTTTATAAGGTTATTGCTAGAAGTTAAGATATAGTTGCTAGCGTTCTCGTCATTCTCTTTAACTTTGTTTATAAGGTTATTGCTAGCAGTTAAGATGTAATTGCTAGCGTTCTTACTTGCGATTGAGATGTAATTGCTAGAGTTTTCATCATTCTCTCTAACCTTATTTATTAGGTTATTGCTAGCAGTTAAGATATAGTTGCTAGCATTATTATTTACAGATAAAATGTAATTACTAGCATTCTCATCATTCTCTCTAACCTTATTTATTAGGTTATTGCTAGCAGATAAAATGTAATTGCTAGCATTATTATCATTCTCTTTCACCTTGTTTATAAGGTTATTGCTAGCAGATAAAATGTAATTGCTAGTATCAAGGATAACATCTCGGTCATTCTTTTTATAAAAGCCGTTTCCTAATATCTGCACATCACCAGATACCTGTATGGTATTTATATTCATACTTTTTAAAGAACCTGTAGTATCCTTGATACTTAAGTCGGCACCATCATCGCTAGATAATACTGTGTTATTTAAAAAGATACTATTGCCTGACAAATACAAGTCCTTCCACTTATTAGTTGGTGTTCCTAAGTTATAAAAGGTATTACTGCTAGGAACAACATCGCCGCTTATTGTCATATCGCCTCCTATAGTAATATCGCCGCTCACACTCATATCTCCGCCTATTCCAGCGTTCCTTTTGATATTCACATCACCATTATTAGCAATTTTAAAGACCGCTGTAGTCATATTAGAAGCAACAAAGATATCACTAATAGTGCTATTCTGCTGAACCATAAATGCCGTTGTGGTATTGTTAGCATTCACCACCTCAAGCCGCTCAGTAGTATATAGAATAGTATCAAGTTGCGTGGTATCACCTAGAACTATTAAGTTAGAATTAATAGTTAAAGAGCCATTAACCTCTAAATCGTCATTATATCTGTTATTCACTATAAACTTATTAGCGGCACTAACAACCTCTGTTATCATATCAGTTGTTAAATCAGTAATCCTTTGTGATATAAGGTTGCTAGTGGTAAGAATGTAATTGCTAGTATTATTATCGTTTTCTTTAATCTTATTTATTAGGTTATTGCTAGCAGTTAGGATGTAATTACTAGAGTTCTCGTCATTCTCCCTAACTTTGGCTATAAGGTTATTGCTAGCAGTTAGGATGTAATTGCTAGAGTTCTCGTCATTCTCTCTAACTTTGGCTATAAGGTTATTGCTAGCAGTTAGGATATAGTTGCTAGAGTTCTCATCATTCTCTCTAACCTTATTTATTAAGTTATTACTTGCAGTTAAAATGTAATTGCTGCTGTTCTCATCATTCTCTCTAACCTTATTTATCAAGTTATTACTAGCAGTTAGGATATAGTTGCTAGCATTCCTATTTGCTATTGCTATGTAATTGCTAGAGTTCTCATCATTCTCCCTAACTTTGTTTATAAGGTTATTGCTTGCAGTAAGAATGTAATTGCTAGCATTCCTATTTGCTATTGCTATGTAATTACTAGAGTTCTCGTCATTCTCTCTAACTTTATTTATTAAGTTATTGCTAGCAGTTAGGATATAGTTGCTAGCATTCCTATTTGCTATTGCTATGTAATTACTAGAGTTCTCATCATTCTCCCTAACTTTGTTTATCAAGTTATTACTGGAAGTTAAGATATAGTTGCTAGCATTTGTATTATTAGTATCTATGCGGCGTATCAGGTTATTACTTGAAGTTAAGATATAGTTGCTAGAGTTATTATCATTTTCTCTAACCTTATTTATTAGGTTATTACTAGATGTTAGGATGTAATTGCTAGCATTAGTATCATTTAATATAGCGATAGCGATTATTGTATTGCATAGCAAAGTAATCTTTGCAATTGTGTTATCATTTTCCAGATTAACCTTATTTATCAAGTTATTGCTAGTAGCAAGAATGTAATTACTAGAGTTATTATCATTCTCTCTAACCTTGGCTATAATGTTATTGCTAGCAGTTAAGATATAGTTGCTAGCATTTGTATTATTAGTATCTATGCGGCGTATTAGGTTATTGCTAGCCGTAAGAATGTAATTACTAGAGTTATTATCATTCTCTCTAACCTTGTTTATCAGGTTATTACTGGAGGTTAAGATATAGTTGCTAGCATTCCTATTTGCTATTAATATGTAGTTGCTAGAGTTATCGTCATTCTCTCTAACCTTGTTTATCAGGTTATTACTGGAGGTTAAGATATAGTTGCTAGTATCAAGGATAACATCTCTATTATTCCTCTTATAAACGCCGCTGCTAATAAGAACATCACCATTATTAGCAATTCTAAAGACCGCTGTAGTCATATTAGAAGCAACAAAGATATCACTATTAGCGGTATTCTGTTGAACCATAAAAGCCGTTGTGGTATTATTAGCATTAACTACCTCCAGCCTCTCGGTGCTATAAACGATTGTATCAAGCCTCGTGGTATCACCTAAAACTATTAAGTTAGAATTAACAGTTAAAGTTCCATTAACCTCTAGATTATTATTATATCTGTTATTTACTATAAACTTCTTAGTAGCACCAGCATTCTCTGTTATCATATCAGTAGTTAGATTGGTAATCCTTGTAGATATGAGGTTGCTTGTAATCAATACATAGTTGCTTGTGTTTGTATTATTAGCGGCTACAGTTCCATCTGGTTTATTTATTAAATTATTATAGTCAATTAAATAATCACGAACAGCAGATACATAGTTGCTTGTATAATCGTCCTCTATTTTAATACGCCTTATCAGGTTGTTGCTAGTAGAACGCACATAATTACTAGAATTATCGTCATTCTCTTTAACCTTATTTACAAGGTTATTGCTAGTGGTTAGAATGTAGTTGCTAGCATTTGTATTATTAGTATCAGCCAACCTTATCAGGCTATTACTAGAGGTTAGGACATAGTTGCTAGCACTATTATCGTTTATTTTAATAATAGCAAGTATTGTATTGCTTAGCAAAGTAATCTTTGCTGTTGCGTTATCGTCATTCTCTTTCATCTTGTCTATAAGGTTATTGCTAGTAGAACGCACATAATTACTAGAGTTATCGTCATTTTCTTTAACCTTAACATTTAATGTCGCTATGCTATTATTTACTACATTACTTGTTAGTTGGTCTAGGATACGCAAGCGTTCGCTTAGCAGGTTGCTAGTAGAACGCACATAATTACTAGAGTTATCGTCATTTTCTTTAACCTTAACATTTAATGTCGCTATGCTATTATTTACTACATTACTTGTTAGTTGGTCTAGGATACGCAAGCGTTCGCTTAGCAGGTTGCTAGTAGAACGCACATAATTACTAGAGTTATCGTCATTCTCTTTAACCTTCACATTTAATGTCGCTATGCTATTATTTACTACATTACTAGTTAGTTGGTCTAGGATACGCAAGCGTTCGCTTAGCAGATTGCTAGTAGAACGCACATAATTACTAGAGTTATCATCGTTTTCTTTAACCTTAACATTTAATGTCGCTATGCTATTATTTACCACATTACTTGTTAGTTGGTCTAGGATACGCAAGCGTTCGCTTAGCAGGTTGCTTGTAGAACGCACATAATTACTAGAGTTATCGTCATTCTCTTTAACCTTAACATTTAATGTCGCTATGCTATTATTTACCACATTACTTGTTAGTTGGTCTAGGATACGCAAGCGTTCGCTTAGCAGATTGCTTGTAGATAGAATGTAATTGCTAGAGTTGTCATCATTCTCTTTAACCTTATTTACAAGGTTATTACTAGTGGTTAAGATATAGTTGCTAGTATCAAGGATAACATCTCTATTATTTCTTTTATAAACGCCGCTGCTACCGCTGCCGCTAATATTCACATCACCATTATTAGCAATTTTAAAGACCGCTGTAGTCATATTGGAAGCAACAAAGATATCACTAATAGTGCTATTCTGTTGAACCATAAAAGCCGTTGTGGTATTGTTAGCATTTACCACTTCTAATCTTTCTGTCGTATATAGGATGGTGTCAAGTTGCGTGGTATCACCTAGAACTATTAAGTTAGAATTGATAGTTAAAGAGCCATTAACCTCTAAATCGTCATTATACCTGTTATTTACTATAAACTTATTAGCGGCACTTAGGTTCTCTGTTATCATATCTGTTGTTAAATCTGTAATCCTTTGTGATATGAGATTGCTCGTGGTAAGAATGTAATTACTAGAGTTTTTACTTGCTATTGAGATGTAATTGCTAGAGTTCTCATCATTCTCTCTAACTTTGTTTATAAGGTTATTGCTAGCAGTTAAGATGTAATTGCTAGCGTTCTTACTTGCTATATCTATGTAATTACTAGAGTTCTCATCATTCTCTTTAACTTTGTTAATAAGGTTGTTGCTAGCGGTTAAAATATAGTTGCTAGCATTCTTACTTGCGATTGAGATGTAATTGCTAGAGTTCTCATCATTCTCTCTAACCTTGTTTATCAAGTTATTGCTAGCAGTTAAGATATAGTTGCTAGCATTCTTACTTGCGATTGAGATGTAATTGCTAGAGTTCTCATCATTCTCTTTAACTTTGTTAATAAGGTTATTACTAGCAGTTAGAATGTAATTGCTGGAGTTTTCATCATTCTCTTTAACTTTGTTTATAAGGTTATTACTAGCGGTTAGAATATAGTTGCTAGCGTTCTTACTTGCTATATCTATGTAATTGCTAGAGTTCTCATCGTTCTCCCTAACCTTGTTTATCAAGTTATTGCTAGCAGTTAAGATATAGTTGCTAGCGTTCTCATCGTTCTCTCTAACTTTGTTTATAAGGTTATTACTAGCGGTTAGAATATAGTTGCTAGCGTTCTTACTTGCTATATCTATGTAATTGCTAGAGTTCTCATCATTCTCTTTAACTTTGTTTATAAGGTTGTTGCTAGCGGTTAAAATGTAATTACTAGAGTTCTCATCATTCTCCCTAACCTTGTTTATCAAGTTATTGCTAGCAGTTAAGATATAGTTGCTAGCATTCTCATCGTTCTCTCTAACTTTGTTTATAAGGTTATTACTAGCGGTTAGAATATAGTTGCTAGCGTTCTTACTTGCTATATCTATGTAATTACTAGAGTTCTCATCATTCTCTCTAACCTTATTTATTAAGTTATTACTAGCAGTTAAAATGTAATTGCTAGAGTTCTCATCATTCTCTCTAACTTTGTTTATTAGGTTATTACTAGCAGTTAGTATATAATTACTAGAGTTCTCATCGTTCTCTTTAATTTTGTTTATCAAGTTATTACTAGCGGTTAAAATGTAATTACTAGAGTTCTCATCATTCTCTCTAACCTTGTTTATAAGGTTATTGCTAGCGGTTAAGATATAGTTGCTAGCGTTTTTACTTGCGATTGAGATGTAATTACTAGAGTTCTCATCATTCTCTCTAACCTTGTTTATCAGGTTGTTGCTAGCAGTTAGTATGTAATTACTAGAGTTCTCATCATTCTCTTTCACCTTGTTTATAAGGTTATTGCTAGCGGTTAGAATGTAATTACTAGAGTTCTCATCGTTATCCCTAATCTTGTTTATAAGGTTATTACTGGTGGTTAGGATATAGTTGCTAGTATCAAGGATAACATCTCGTCCATTCTTTATATAATATCCTTCTCCTATAATCTGCACATCACCAGATACCTGTACGGTATTTATACTCATACTTTTTAAAGAACCAGTAGTATCCTTGATACTTAGGTCAGCACCATCATCACTAGATAATACAGTATTATTTAAGAAGATACTGTTTCCTGACAAATACAAGTCCTTCCACTTATTAGTTGGCGTTCCTAAGTTATAAAAGGTATTGCTGCTAGGAATAACATCGCCGCTTATAGTCATATTACCGATTAATGTCATATCGCCGCTCATATTCATATCGCCAGCAACATCTAGTTTTGACTGTGGTTGCGTAGTGCCTATCCCAGTATTTCCTTTAATATAAACATCACCGCTATTAGCAATTCTAAAGACCCCTGTACTCATATTAGAAGCAACAAAGATATCACTATTAGCAGTATTCTGTTGAACCATTAAAGCCGTTGTGGTATTGTTAGCATTCACCACCTCTAATCTTTCTGTCGTATATAGGATGGTGTCAAGTTGCGTAGTATCACCTAACACTATTAAGTTAGAATTGATAGTTAAAGAGCCATTCACCTCTAAATCGTCATTATATCTATTATTTACTATAAACTTATTAGCGGCACTTAGGTTCTCTGTTATCATATCTGTTGTTAAATCTGTAATCCTTTGTGATATGAGGTTGCTAGTGGTAAGAATGTAATTGCTAGAGTTCTCATCATTCTCTTTAATCTTATTTATTAGGTTATTGCTAGCAGTTAAGATATAGTTGCTAGCATTCTTACTTGCTATATCTATATAATTACTAGAGTTCTCATCATTCTCTCTAACCTTGTTTATTAGGTTATTGCTAGCGGTTAGGATGTAATTGCTAGAGTTCTCATCATTCTCTCTAACCTTGTTTATTAAGTTATTACTAGCAGTTAAGATGTAGTTGCTAGCATTCTTGCTTGCAATTGATATGTAATTACTAGAGTTCTCATCGTTTTCTCTAACTTTGTTTATTAAGTTATTACTAGCAGTTAAGATGTAGTTGCTAGCATTCTTACTTGCGATTGATATGTAATTACTAGAGTTCTCATCGTTTTCTCTAACTTTGTTTATTAAGTTATTACTAGCAGTTAAGATGTAGTTGCTAGCATTCTTACTTGCGATTGATATGTAATTACTGCTATTCTCATCATTCTCTCTAACTTTGTTTATTAAGTTATTGCTAGCGGTTAAGATGTAGTTGCTAGTGTTCTCATCGTTTTCTTTAACTTTGTTTATAAGGTTGTTGCTAGCAGTTAAGATATAGTTACTAGCATTCTTGCTTGCGATTGATATGTAATTACTAGAGTTCTCATCGTTTTCTCTAACTTTGTTTATAAGGTTGTTGCTAGCGGTTAAGATGTAGTTACTAGCATTCTTGCTTGCGATTGAGATGTAATTACTGCTATTCTCATCATTCTCTCTAACCTTGTTTATAAGGTTATTACTAGCAGTTAAGATGTAGTTACTAGCATTCTTGCTTGCGATTGAGATGTAATTACTGCTATTCTCATCATTCTCTCTAACCTTGTTTATAAGGTTATTACTAGCAGTTAAGATGTAGTTGCTAGCATTCTTACTTGCGATTGATATGTAATTACTGCTATTCTCATCGTTTTCTCTAACCTTGTTTATAAGGTTATTACTAGCAGTTAAGATGTAGTTGCTAGCATTCTTACTTGCGATTGATATGTAATTACTGCTATTCTCATCGTTTTCTCTAACCTTGTTTATAAGGTTATTGCTAGCAGTTAAGATGTAGTTGCTAGCATTCTTACTTGCGATTGATATGTAATTACTAGAGTTCTCATCATTCTCTCTAACCTTGTTTATAAGGTTATTACTAGTGGTTAGGATATAGTTGCTAGCATTCTTACTTGCGATTGATATGTAATTACTAGAGTTCTCATCGTTCTCTTTCACCTTGGCTATAAGGTTATTACTAGTGGTTAGGATATAGTTGCTAGTATCAAGGATAACATCCCTATTATTTCTTTTATAAACGCCTGTGCTACCGCTTCCAGTAATATTCACATCGCCATTATTAGCAATTTTAAAGACCTCAGTAGTCATATTAGAAGCAACAAATATATCACTATTAGCAGTATTCTGTTGAACCATAAAAGCCGTCGTGGTATTGTTAGCATTCACCACCTCTAATCTTTCTGTCGTATATAGAATAGTATCAAGTTGCGTAGTATCACCTAACACTATTAAGTTAGAATTGATAGTTAAAGAGCCATTAACCTCTAAATCGTCATTATATCTATTATTTACTATAAACTTATTAGCGGCACTTAGGTTCTCTGTTATCATATCTGTTGTTAAATCTGTAATCCTTTGTGATATGAGATTGCTCGTGGTAAGAATGTAATTACTAGAGTTCTCGTCATTCTCTTTAATCTTATTTATCAAGTTGTTGCTAGCGGTTAAGATATAGTTGCTAGAGTTCTCGTCATTCTCTCTAACTTTGTTTATCAAGTTATTGCTAGCAGTTAAGATGTAGTTGCTAGAGTTCTCATCATTCTCTCTAACTTTGTTTATAAGGTTATTACTCGTGGTTAAGATGTAGTTGCTAGAGTTCTCGTCATTCTCTCTAACCTTGTTTATTAGGTTATTGCTAGCAGTTAAGATGTAATTGCTAGAATTCTCATCATTCTCCTTAACTTTGTTTATAAGGTTATTACTAGCAGTTAAAATGTAATTGCTAGCATTCTTACTTGCGATTGAGATATAGTTGCTAGAGTTCTCATCATTCTCTCTAACTTTGTTTATTAGGTTATTACTTGATGTTAGAATGTAATTGCTAGCATTCTTCGCATTAGTATTCAAGGTTATTTGTAAATCCGTTATACCCGAAATAGGAATGTCTATTAAATTGCTACCTGTCCCAGAAAATAAGGTAGCACTAACAGTTCCTAATACATTCAACTTATTTGTTAAGTTTGTGCTGGTTCCTATTCCCACATTTCCATTTGATATTATAGTCATTCTCTCTTCGTGAGGAGAACCTGTTAAAAGCCTTATTTTGTTGTTGTCATAGATGGCTGTTCCGTTATCATAAGAGAACTCTAGGCGTTTGTTAGAACTATGCCCTAGAATATTCATAGCGGCACCACTAACCCACGCAGTTCTTAAAGTTATATCACCTCCATATACTTCCATCTTTGAAGAAGGGGTCGCTGTGCCTATACCGACATTACCTAGCACTCTTAGATTACTACTGATTGTCATATCACTATTTGATGTTAAAAGTAATAAGGTATTATCAACATTTGATGTTGAAGACATAATCTTAAATTCACCATTATAATTACCTAGTTTGTAATCGGTGTTAGAATCTGCTGGGATACCTCTTACAAGTTCTATAGATGCAGCAGAAGCGGTGGTTGTGGTGGTTGTAGTAGATGATGACGAAGTTCTATACCTTATTATTACGATACCTGAACCTCCATTCCCACTATCAAGTTCGTTTGATGTTCCGTCATCCCATTTACCACCTCCACCACCACCTCCTGTATTTGACAATCCGTCTTCCGCACCATATTCATTAAGTCTAGTATGTTTATCAATTCCACCTGACCCTCCGCCGCCATATAATCCATCACCACCATTCCCAAACCCTCTAACACTATTATTAATCGCACTATCATAGTCAAATATAAATCCACCACCGCCACCAGCAAACCAACCATTATGCCCTACACTTGAACCAAAATAAGAGGAAAGGTTTATGCCACTACCTCCGTTCCCTCCTTTATTTACATTACTATCAGATGTTCCATTACCACCAATACTACCTGCACCTCCTCCACCACCACTTATACTATCAGTAACAGATATTCCGGTTCCACCATCATTTCCAAATGATATAAATATACTATAATTATTTTTATTACTTACCCCTTTTGTTGCGGCTGTTTGATTTGTGAATGAACCTGCGCCTCCGCCTCCACTTCCTCCATTATTCGCAGGATTTCCTACTTGATTTCCAAGCGGACGCGTACTTCCTCCACCACCACCCTTAGCGATATATTCAGTAGCATTTATTATAATTGAACTATCCGCTCCATTTGAGCCATTAGAATCACTTCTTGCCGAACTTCCCAAACCACCTTTACCTACTTTTACTGTAAAAGACCCAGTAGATATACTTATATTAGAACCAAATAAAACAGCACCACCGCCACCTCCGCCTCCCAAACTTCCACCGCCACCACCGCCACCAACAACTAATATATCACAATAAAGATTTTCAGTAGTAGTAAAAGTATAATTCTTTGTCGTTCCTGTTCCAGAATAAGGAAATGCTATATATCTTTCATTTGTTCCTATAGTAGCAGAAGTAGCACCTGCTACAACTATCTCATTAGGTAATGTAGGAGCGGCAACCACAGTATTCGCTGTATAATTATTCTGTATCATTAACTTTGTATTACTGGTATTCACCTCGCAAATATGTAGTTTATTCTCAGGGGTCGCTGTCCCGACACCCAGCCGACTATTCGTATTATCCCATTTAAGGTTAGCGTTCTGTAGAATGTTAGATGCCCCATTACCTATCAATAGTTCTCCGCTCGCAAAGGTGCCTACGCCTGAACCGCCTTTATCCACAGACAAAATAGAGGTATCCAGATTTGCCGATGCTATGCTAGTAGTCGTTATAGCATACGAGGTTATATTAGAGGCGTTCGTGTATGTTAGGACACCCGTCTCGTCCAACCCAAGTATTATCTGCTTTCCAGAATTATTCAACTGTAAGGTATTGATATTGATATTTTTGTAAATACCCGAATTGTCCTTTATACTTAGGTCAGCACTACCATCGCTAGATATCACGGTATTATCTAAAAAAATACTGTTTCCTGACAAATACAAGTCCTTCCACTTATTAGACGAGGTGCCTAAATTGTAAATACTGTTGCTGCTAGGTATTATATCTCCGGTTATAGTCATATCCCCTACAACATCTAATCTTGACCTCGGCTTCGTGGTGCCTATCCCTACATTCCCTAAACTCGTAAAGTTCATAACATTATTCGTAATATTACTGGCTCCGCTCTGGATACAAAATAAAGCGTTAGAGTTTATGATACGCCAATCAGTCTCGTAGTTATTTGAAGAGAAGACATCGCCTCCTCCATTCATAAACTCCACACCTGCTGTCCTGTCTCCTGTTGTGCGAATATCCTGTAATCTTAATGCGACATTATTCTGTACTAAATGAATTAACTTCTTAGGGTTTGTAGTTCCATAACCTACATTTAATAGAGATGTCATCAATATTAAGTTATTCTTTAATACTACTTTTAAAAAATATAATTTATATAAAGATTTATATAAGATTTACATAATATTTATAATATATATTATAAAATGTCCTTCAACTTATCTAACTTGTTCTCTAAATCAATTGATGTCGGCGAAGAGACTATAGCGGATAACAAGAAAGCGACGGCGCCTGCGGCTACTACGCCTACAAATAACGATTGGTGGTATCCTTCTAAGAACGGCAAAAGACGCATAATGTTATGCGGCACATATCCTATTGGAGCCAGCAACGGATACTCCAAGGTCGTCTATTATATCTCTAAGTATCTAGGTATTTACGAAGATATTGAATTAACCGTCTATGGGTTCCAGAATATTAAATGTGCCGACAGTTATGCGGTTCGTAATGATATACCAGCGTCCGTTAAAATACACGATGCGATGGCTACAGAGAACCCCCGAAGAAATGGCTTCGGCGAGTTAGAGATTAGCAAATATCTCAAGGAAAATCCTCAGGACATCATTATTATCTTTAATGATAATGTGGTTACCTCAGCGTTAATCAGTAATATTATGAATGAATGCGGGACACACAAGGATAAATTTAAGATAATTTCTTATATGGATCAGGTGTATCCTTACCAAAAGAAGGATTATATCAAGTTGCTGAATACCTACGCCGACGGCATAATTGCTTTCACGCCATATTGGATGGATATAGCGAGGAAACTAGGGATTAAAGGAAGTATGCCGATGTATAGTTTCCCTCACGGCTTTGACACGAATGTATATTACCCGATACCGACGAATATTGCGAGAACCTTCTTCAATTACGAAGATGACGCCTTTATGGTATTAAATCTTAATAGGAACCAGCCTCGCAAGTGCTGGGACCACACTATAATTGCGTGGGTGGAGTTTGTAGAGCGGCACTATGCGGTTAATGTGCTAAATAAGAGGAGCAATATTACGACAAACAAGCATACCAAGCGACCTGTTAAACTGATTATAGGAACCAGCATAGATGCTTACTGGGATTTAATGGATGTGCTAGAGAACGAGGTGAAGTTTAGGAATGTGCCTTTTGACTATGTTAAAAACACTATAATAGAAGTAGCGAACCCTCAGCAGTTGTCTGACAAAGAGATTAACATCCTCTATAATTGCTGCGATGTCGGGTGTAATAACTGTAATGGCGGCGGATACGAACTAACTGTGTTTGAATGCTTGGCTCTAGGGAAACCGCAAGTATCGTCGTTTGTCGGCGGTATTCGGGAGTATTTAACCGACAATAACTCTACGCCTATCCGCTCAACCATCTATCAATACCTAGATAATAAGAGCACGGGCATAGGAGGCAAGGCGGAAATAACCGACCCTCACGATTTTGCGGAGGCATTCTGGAAATACTTTAGCAACCCTGAATTGGCTAATAAGCACGGAACAAAAGGACGAGAAAACATTCTAAAACATTATCGCTGGGAAACGCTCGTAGCCTACTTCTATAATAATGTTTTAGAGAAGTTATAAAAAAGATTAATTAATAATGATTACATAGATACGACAAGTCCTGTTGGCGACGCGTCTTGCGATACATCTTGCTGCTGCTGAGGAGGCTGCGAAGAAGATACTAGCGAGCCTTGCGAGTATGGACTATTTGACTTTGACACAATAAACGGAGAAACATATTGAATTTCGCAATTATAACCACCGGTAAAATGCGGGTATTGACAATAAGGATATTGATAATACTGAGGATACTGTAGATACTGTAGTTGCTCTGGAACAAATTGTAGTTGCTCTGGAACATATTGAGGAGTTGGCTGCGCTGGCTGCTGATAATAGTATTCTTGATACTGCTGAGGAACTTGTGGAACTTGCGGATATTGTTGGACTTGCTGAGGAACTTGCGTGTAATGCTGAGGAACTTGCGTGTAATGCTGATATACTTGGTATTGCGGATATTGCTGTGGAACTTGCGGATACTGCTGATATACTGGATATTGTTGTGGAACTTGCGTGTAATGCTGCGGAACTTGCGGATACTGATGATATACAAGAGGAGTAGTCGCAGGAGCGGTAGCAGCGGTAGCGGAAGTCATTTGGGGGTTGGTGGTATTATAGATATATATATTAAGTAATATTTATATAAGTTTTTAGATTATAGCAAGACAGCCAGTCATAAAAGGCAGTCAGACATAACAGACAGCCAGCCTATAAAAGGCAGCCAGTCATAACAGACAGACAGCCTATAAAAGGCAGCCAGTCATAGCAGACAGACAGCCTATAAAAGGCAGCCAGTCATAACAGACAGCCAGCCTATAAAAGGCATCTATTCTTTTTAACCAATTCTTCAGCCTTCGGCGTGAAGTTATTGTTGCTAATATCCACATCCTCTGGTATATTCTCTTCTAGCAACTTCTTATACATTATAGCCTCTATTTCGCTATTCATATAGTTATCGCTAACATTAAAGGTATTCTCGCTGCTATTCTTAGTGTCCGTCTCAATCGTCCCGTATTTGGAAGGGATGAATTGCTGATAGTCAGTAATATTCAGTTTGTCAAAGGAACTGTATGGGTGTATTACGATGTTGTCCTCAGCAACAACCCCAACAATCTTGGCGAGTATGATATTAACAATAGTGCCGTTTGTGATTGCGACGAGTTTAATGTGTTTCCCTTGGAACTTGCCGGCACGATACAGTATCATATCAATATCAAACATATAATACGCAGGGAATGTATTGTGTGTCCGGTATCGCAACATAATATCATGCACAACCTGTATCTTCTGCTTCTTATCTTCGCTAGGCAAATCCATAATGCTTCCTTGTAATCTCTTAACAACAAAGTTAAATATCTTGTCATAGTAGGCACTCAACTTGTTTTTCTCGCTAACATCGCTTAATGTTTTAGGATGCCTCCACTCGTTCCAGTCGCTCCCTTCAACGGCTATAATGAGTTCTTCGCAGCGGCTTTTAAAGGTCTGCTTTAATTTACTATCAAAGGTCTTGTTGTCAAACTCATAGTAATATACATTAACCGCCTCCTTTTTTATATTAACATCATAAGGGATGCTAGAATTGATTGAATGCCGATTCCACGGATATTCGCCAGTATTCTCATACATAAGCCTAGCATTATAAGGCTTATATTTGGAGTTGTTGGCGTAATCTATGCCGCCGCTACCGCTGCCGCTGCTGTCGTCCATATTGAACTTCTCTATGCCCGCTCCGCTACTGCTTCCAGCACCCTTAGAAATTTCCAAAGACAGGTATAGGTATATAATAATGTTGAATATCAGTATCACTAATACGACAGATACTACTTTAATCACAGTAATTAGAAGGCTCGTCATTCCATTACTCATTCTTTTTCTTCTATAAGGCTCTATAATCTAATAAGGAAATTATTGTATTTAATTTATGTTTTACTCTTTCATTAAAATCATTCTCAAATACATAGTCGGGTTTCTTCTTAGCCGTCGCTCCCGTTCCAGCAGCATCCTTAGCGTCCGCATCCGTCGCTCCCGCTCCAGTAACTTCGTCATTACAATTATAGCACAAGGGCTTATTTAGGTTCTTGTCGCTGTATTTGGTAAAACCTAGTCTTTTAACGCCTACTGGAAACTCACAGAACCCGCCATTAATACACCCACCTCTATTGTTGGGATAATTGGTGTTTGCTTTGTAATACGGGCATTCCTCATCAGCGACGCATCGTTTATCCCACAAACTATAGTAGGTCTTTGGTGTCCCGTCAATATTATAATACGAGTCGCACTCAAACTTACTTTTAACCTCGCTATTACCATAGCATCCGTAGTAGCCGCCCGCTCCGCCAGTCGTTCCTCCAGTCGTTCCTCTAGCGTCGCTTGTATAATAATCTTCTTTAACGGCTTCTAGGTAATCATCGGGCATCTCTAGGCGAGTTATAAAGTTTTCTACAGAACTTACTATGTTATATCTCATTATAGGAAGCAGACTTTTAACGGAACTTACATATATACTGTTATTCTTACTGTCATCCTTATTCAATAAATCTTCTACATCAATATTAGCCTTCTTGCTATTTTTATAGTAATACTCAACAGTATTGTAGTTTTCTTTAATAAACGGGTAATACGCCTTGAGCCTATGAATATCCACATCCTTAATACCGTTAATGTAATATCGCTGACCGCAAATAAAATTCATATATTCGCTATCAATCACCATATAGGTGAAAAGGAAGTCAAAGATTTTATTGGTATTCTCAAAATCTACGAAGGTTATCTTCTTTATATACACATCATTTATATCTATGTTATATCCCTTGATTAAAGCCTGTATAAATAGATAGTCGCTCATAAATAGATAGGCTATCACCTTCCCCTTAATATCCCAGATACAGTCCTCCTCTCGTAATATCTTGTGGCTGAGGCATACGAATATACCTTCTTTGTATTCGCTAGCGGCAGCGTTAGCGGACGCTTTGTTATTGAGGATATAATAATTAATATAAGGGTCTAATAGCACTTGTAGATTGGTTTGTCCCCGCAGAGCGTCATATATCGGCGTATCTATCGCTACCTTTATGGTATCCCTAGTTAGCCTATTTGTTTTCTTTAGATTGTCAATAATGTTAGCCAAGTTATCGCTGCTAACTATTATATGCTGCCCCGAGACCTCTTTGTTAGCATCTTTTATATTCAAGACATTCTCGCTTATTGTTATAGGATTGTTGGTGAAGTTCTCGGCTACGGTGCCGCTGCTGCCTATATATTTAATGAATGCGAATACCGCTAATACTGCTAGGACTGCTAGAATAGCGAAGACCGCTAATATAGCATAGTATAACAGAGATATTGTTGTGATGTTTAAAGACTTATGTGGCGATTTCATTTTTTTCTTTCCTTATTAAAATAATAGATAAAGAATGCTTTCTAGAAAGATTATAACACTTTTAATATATATAATATTGCTTGCTGTTTTATTCGCTATACAACCTAGCCTATTCTTTGACAAAGACGGGAACATAAAGTGTTTCGGGATTAATTCTAATGATGACGGCGGAGCAGGAGCGACGAATGGAGCGGCGGCTAATACCATTTTACCGCTCATCCTATTTGTTCCGTTTATCGCTATACTATCATACTTAATAATACTGGTTATAGAAATGATATATACATAATTTATATCTATTTAACAAATGTCCTTACAACAGTCCTTTAAACCGCTAAAGGCTCCTAGAGTGCCTAGAGTGCCTAGAGCCGCTAAACTACTTAAGGAAGAGGCGGAGCCGCTAGAGACTACTGTGCTACTTAAGGAAGAGGCTGAGCCGCCAGAGGATACTTTGCTACTTAAGGAAGAGGCGGAGCCACCAAAGGATACTTTGCTACTTAAGGAAACGATATCCGCTAAAGCCGCTAAAGCCGCTAGAACTCCACGAATTCCAAGAGCCGCTAAAGCCGCTAAAGCACCAAGAGCCGCTAAACTACTTAAGGAGCCGCAAATAACTAACGATTTAACCGCTAATATCCTAGAGCCAGAGAAAGGATTGAACGAGGATGACAAGGTATTTATAGGTGGTTTGTGTGGTAATCACAATATATATGGTGATATATTGGTGTGGCTGCGGACATTTAACTATGACACTAAAATATCGGTGAATAGTTGCGTTATTGTTGCGGGTGCTACAAGTATCGGTAAAACCTACTCTATTAATAAGATAGCCACCCATTTAAACTACGAAATTATCGGGATAGATAATAATAACTGCTATAACTCGCAATTTTTAAAGGATATTATACAGAAATCCACATCATCCTCGTTTATCCAAATACTAACCAATAACTTTCAAAAGAAGGTCATCATTATAGATAACTTTGATTCGCTTTTTATCGCCGACAAAACCATCAACATAACATTACTAAAAATTTTACTAGAAAACAAATTAAAGAACATTCCTATAATCTGTATATCAAACAACGATATCATCAAGAAGATTGGGGACATTAAAAAACTGTGTGCGTTGTATCTACTATCAACCCCTAACAAGGAAGATATAACAGCGTTATTAAGCAAGACGGACGCTCCAGACGCCGCTAATATTACCAAATGCTGCTTAAATTGTAATGGTAATTTAAATAAACTGTTTAGGGATATTAACAACATCAATAACGATAAGTTATATAGCGATAGCGTAGATAATTCTAGCGACATCAACATATTATATAGTAATGACTTTAACCGCCAGCAAACAAAAAGGATAATCATTAAAGACCCTTGGATGATACCTTTAAAGTTTCACGAGAACCTAATAATAAACTTAAATAATCGCAATCTACCGCTGAATAAATATAATGAATATTATAAAGGTTTTATGAATATAATGTGCCTATACGATTACTATATGTTTAAAAACAACATAGAGTTTTGCGTAGAGTTATTTGCGTCAAAGGTATATTTCCTGTCTGTATTTCAATACAAAAAGAACGCATCGCTCAAGTCTAACATAGGCAACTTTACGAAGATGCTAAGTTATCTCTCATTACAGAAGAAGAACATTAAGAACAACTATAGCATTATTAAAGGCTTGCCTCTATATCAAATTTCAAATTATCATATTAGTTTATGTAATAGAAAATTTATTTCCTTTAATTAGATAATTAAATAAAAATAAATGGAAGCCCCAAAGATACCTCAACAACCTACTGCTGCCGCCGGTGCTGCCGCCGGTGCCGCTGCTCCCGCTGCTAACGAAGGAGGCATCCTAGCATCTATGTCTAACGCCATTAGTGGTATTGCCGCTCCCGCTGCTTCCGCCGCTCCATCAGTTCCTGTATCTGCCGCTGCCGCTCCTGATGGAAATGCTACGGCAACACAAGCGACGCAAACAGCCATCAATAGCGTCAAGGACAGTTTTGCTGCGATGACGAGCGGAGGCAGCGACAGCATCTTTTATTTAATAGTTATAGTGTTCCTAGTAGCCGCTATTATCGCCTATTTTCTGTATTATTTCATAACAGACAATATCCTTTATCAGCAAAAACTAGATGTAGAAGGAACCGAAGTTCCCATCATCTGTAATGAACTGTCGGAGTTTAAGATAACAAAGGTTTTGCCGAACTCCAACGGCATTAAACGCACATACGGCTTCTGGATATACATTAACGACATCAACAAATATGCCGGCAAATTCAGGCATATCGCCCATTTAGGAGATAATGCCGCACATATTAAAGGCGGATGCCCTTATATATTCTTAGACAATCACACGAACAGCGTGCATGTCCGCTTCGCACCCAAGAAGGAGCCTAAATCTATGACCGAATTTGACACATTAAATGAGATACCTGATGTAGATAGCCTCTTAACCTACGACGGCAAACGCTGCGGTATCACTATTCAATATGTGCCCGTCCAACGCTGGGTACATATAGTAATAGTGGTGTCTGATTTTAATGGCGGCATAGTCTATACATATATTGACGGCGAACTGGCGGAAGTAGATAACGCTAGGGAACGCAAGTTGGTTCTCCACGAACTAGACTTTGAGAACAGGGTAGGCAGCCTGTTTGTCGGCGGCAGCGTCTCCAATACCACAGTTAATGCTACGGGATTCTCGGGATTACTTTCTAAATTCTCTATATATAACTACGACTTGAATAAGAACGATATATACAAAGAGTATTCACGAGGACCTCTTAACGGGCTCTTAACAAGTATGGGTATTGTTAGTTATGGACTGCGAAACCCTGTGTATAAGTTAAACGCCGTATATTAAGCATCGCTCGCTTCGCCTCGCCTAGCCTAGCCTAGACAATCCTTTTTTTATTTCCATATTTAAAATAGATAGATAAGATATAATAAATATGATGTTAGAAAATTACCCGTTAGTCCAAGTTATTATAGCCTTAATTATATTGCTATTGATGGGATACATCGGGTATAACATATACCTCATAGAACTACAAAAGATGTTTCAGGGCGAGAATGATTTGCGTAAGGAAGTTGTCATTTTAAGCGGCGTCTATGACTATAGCAATAGTGAGGTTAAATATAACACTAGCGACAAGTCTAATATAACTTTCAAGGACATTAAGCCTTCCATCAATCAGGAGGGCGGAGCGGAATATTCCTATAACTTCTGGATAAATATAGACCAAGAGGTGCTTAAGGGTATGCGAGACAGTAATAAGAAGGATGTCGTCCTGTTCCTGAAGGGCGAGAAGAACATCTATTATAATAGTCGGTCTAACTTTAACTGTGCTAACTCTAACATCGCTAATAATCCCGTGGTATTAACTAAAAATCCCCTCGTGCGTTTAAGCGGAGACGGGCGTAAAATTGCCGTAGAATACAACAATATCTACAATAGCGAATCGTATCAGCACGGCACCGCATATAAGAATTGCTCGCTCATATCATCCACTAGCGACTGGAATAAGCGTAATAAGAACATCCTAGGCATCTACGATATAGAGTTTAACAAGAAGTGGTTTATGGTTTCTATAGTGATGAAAGAGGTCGCTGACAGTAATAATGTATTATCATTAAATCGTGCTTCGTGTAAGATGTATATTAATGGCGTGAAGTTGCTAGATAAGAAGGTGGAGACCAAGTATGTTAATAATATACATTCGGCGACCTTTAAAAACAACTTCTCGCCGTTCTATATTAACCCTCAAATCACCAAGGATACTGTGCGGGACAACATAAACCCGTTTAATAGGGTGACGACTGGCGATGCTCTTAAAATCGCCGATATCAAGTATTACAATTATGCGATTAACGACGATATGATAACCTCCTTATATAACAAAGGATTTAGCACGGATGTTGCTGTGACGACTCCTGTGAATAAATTGACAAAATACAATATGGTCTCGGTGGATGATATGGAATATAATAAGATTAAGGAGTTATAAGACCGAATAACTAATACGAATACTAAGTTATTCTTACAATTAAAATTATATTAAGTAAGTAATAATATGCCCCCGAGAATATTGTTGAGCGAACTATATACCTTGAAGGAGAAAAAGGAGCACGCCAAATATACGACATTTGACAAGATAATAGAGATATGTCATAAGAAGATAAAGCATACGGCGACAATCGGCGGTATGAATATATTCTACGAGATTCCCTATTATATATACGGCAAGCCCTTATATAAAATAGAAGATTGTATAAAATATATAGTGGATGCGTTGAGGAAGAACGGGCTTTATGTGCAGATATTACCAGAGCCTAATAATAATATGCTATATATCTCTTGGAACCCTAGCGAGGTATCCTCTAATATCAAGAGTCTAGGCTATACAGGCAAGGGGATTTAAGGGATTTATTTTTTTACAATATTACAATTTATTTATATTATAATAATAATAGAATAATTCCAGTTATGTCTATAAGATTAGATGACGAACAGTGCCTTCTCTGGATAAAAGACCCAAGCATTTCGCCTTTTGAGAACGACTATGTGCTACACAAGAGACGGAAGGATATTTTAAAAGAGAATGCTTTAGAAAACCCAAGGTCTTTCATAAATAAGGTTAGACGCAAGTGTTTTTATAATACTGCGTTGAGACCAAAAATCGTAGAGCATATTAAAGAATACCAGCGAAACGGCACTCTGCGATTATATACGCTGAATGACAAACTTGGTAATGTGACAAACGACGAATACATAACGCCTCCTTTTACACGAAAGGAATGCGAGCGATGGCTTAAGAACCATTTAGAAAATCCACGACCGGAACCTGCTTCAGCGGCGTCAGCGGCGTCAGCATCGCCAAAGACCGAAAAGGTATATAAAGAGTTATTAGTAGGAGACCGTGTATATACTGAATTACTATATACAACTCTTCAATATGGAATGCCTACGCCTTCGGCATTAGATAGCGAACCTCCTAGGCTTGCTGATAAGTTTGATGATAATTTCCAAAGAGCCGGATATAAACGGGCTAATAAACTTATTAAACAAATCAAGACACGATTACAATTTATAAAAGAGAATGATGAATATTTTTTAACACACGATACAGCCTCTTTTGATAAGAGGTTAAAAGTAGGTTCGCCTACAACACCTAGACGCAAAGCAGCCGCTATAGCCGCTAGACAAGCCGCTAAACCTAATAATTCACAAGGCATATCTTCGTCATCCTCTTATAAAAGTTTGAACTCAGCCGATAGAAAACAACTGAGAGATATTGCATTAGAGCAGAAGGATGAGAGGAATTTAATAGCCGAGTATCAGCATAATAAAGCACAGAAACCAAAGGACATTACGGTTGATAAGAAGATTTTCAGTAATTTAAAAACGGTTATTAAAAATCTTCTCTTTTATAGCAAAAATATAATAGGGGGTATTTTAAAGGATGTTACAGTAGGCAGCAGAGCCCGTTTAATTAATCCCATAGCATCTTATATTCATAGAGCCGACCGTGAGTTGTCCTATGTTAATCACATCTTACAAAGTAATAATTTGGATACGGCTGAAGGCGTAATCCAGAATTTTATTAATAATATGTTCGCACAACTTTTAGACCCTTCGTTCAGGATTTTAAGAGATATGGAGATATCTTGCTTAACATTTAATAATAGAAAGGGGTATTTTAAGAATGCCGAATTAATAAACAGGATATTAAATGTGTTGTTTAAAGCAGTTGATGAATTTATTGATTATAATAACATTCAATCTCATAAAAAAACCTCAAGATATATTCACAGTATTATAACAGATACTATACCAAAGGAGTTTGTTGCGAAGAGAAATACAGATGTAAGACATATTACTGGTTCTAACATAATTAATAGCGATTACCAAAACAGTTATTACATAATGCTACTAACAGCACCTAAAGAACCTAAAATAATGAGATTACCTGAAGGAAGAGGGTTATTGATGGGTAAAGAATTAACATACGCTATTAATGCTCTTGAGGAGCCTTATTTCAATACTTATCCTGACGATAGGGTCGCTACCGATGATAACCCGCTTAATGGTTTTACTTATGAAGAATGTAAAAATTGGATAATGATGCCTATCGTTAATCCCCGAACATTTAAGCCTATTTTAATAGACAGCCCTATATACAATCGCTTATTATGTATGAGTTATCAATATGATACTGAGTTGATACCTAGGATGATAACATCTCGTGGTCGCAAAATCATAGAGGCTCTTACAGAAGCCATAGAGGATATATTGAATAATGAAGGGAAATTGCCGCAAACTAGAGAGCAACTAGAGCAGTTTATTATAGATAAAGAAAGACAATCTGTGAATGAGAAGAAAAAGAAGGAATTGGCGTCGGCGGCGGGGACGGCTACGGGGACTGCTGCGGCTGCTACGGCTGCTGGCGCCGACAATATAATAGGATTAAAATGGAAGAATGTAGGCGTTAAGAAGCCTAAAGCAGGAGCCGAGATTAATAACAAAAAATTAATAGAGACTTTTGCTAAATACAATAGCCCTACAGCAGGGATGCCTTTTTATGTTTTATTAAGCCCTGAGGAATTAGCGAAAGTCGGCAGCGGCGCTAGCATTACAAAGAACAGTTATGTTAATATAGCGACATACTATGTTCCTAATATTGATAGGTCAAAATCAAAAAAGAACGCTAGCAGCGCTAGCGTTATTGGATTAAAATGGAAGAAGGAAAAGAACATTAAGCAGATAGAGAGGATTGAGAAAATAGGCACCGATATCAGCGATAGGCGGCTTCACGCCTATATATTAGCCAAGGTTGTCAAAGGCGTATTGCCCTCGTCCGTTTTATTTAAGGAAAATGAATTAGGGAAACTAGGTATTACAAAGAATAGTTATATAAAGGTTCCTAATTATTATGTGCCTGTTGTTGAGAAGAGGGCTAGCGATACCTTTGTAAAACCTAAATCAAATAGCAAGGTTGTTATTAAAAAGAGAGATAGGGAGTTTTATGTTAAAAAATATTATACCGTTGCGGATTGCTTGCGTTGGGCTAACCAACCAAACAGAGACCCTAAAAATCCTAATATATTATTTCGTACAGACAGCGAAGAATACAACGCAATTTTAGAACAAGCCATATTATATGATTATAATATAACGCCTATAAATATTACAGCCAAAGGGATAAAGTTCAGGAAAGCGATTTTAAAGAACACTAAAAACCTTCTAACAATTGCCGACCATTTAAAACGCCCTTCAGGCAGCAAAGGCAGCAAAGGCAGCAAAGGCAGCAAAGGCAGCACCCGAGCCATAGATATTGCCGAGATTAACACGAAGGTATGTAATGCGATTAAAGAGATATATGACGATGAGACTACTGAGGAAGGAAAGAAATATAAGAGGTTTAAAGACAAGATGATTGACAAATGCGAGCAATTCAATAAGCCTCCTGTTTTATGTATAGAAGATGTCAAGCATTCTATAGAAGATTATTTCCAACCGCTTAATACAAGAGCAGAGAAATATCAAATAGATTATTATCAAGATAGCGCGTTAGCATCTATATTGATTAATTACAATTATATAAAAGAGGCGATATACAAAGAGGAGTTTAGGGATATATTTATAGATAATATTAATGAATTTTATGTGTATATTTACGAGATTGATGATGAACTTAATGAAACCAGAAAGGACGCCATAGATGCGGGAGGACCGAAGCGTGAGTTCTTCACAAAGTTATTTGAAGAGTTGTTTTGCGATGACAAAAATCTCAAGAGACCCTTCATTTGCCCTAAAGATATTGTAGGGAACAAATACTATATCAACCCTAACTTTGAGCCTGATGAAAAGTTTAGAAAGGTGATAAACGCTTATAAAAAAAATCATAGTTCTATAAACACTACTATTATTGAGTATAAGACGGAGAGAGAATACGAATATATCTATTTTGTAATAGGGAAACTGCTAGGACTACCTTTCTATAACGAAGAAATAGGGCTACCACAGCAATTTACAGAATATATATTAGCAGGATTTATAAACCAGAAGAAAGATATAGATTATTATGATATACTGTATATTTACTTAAAAGAGTTTAACAACGGAACATCATATATTAATATGATTAACAATCGCCAAATAGATTCTCTAGAATATGCCGAGTTATCTTTTAATGATACCTATAATATTAGCAAGAGCGGAAGCGGGAGCGGAGCAAAAATAACCAAGGACAACTGTATTAAGTTTTTACAGCAGCAAGCAAACCACGCAATCACCAAGAACTTTATAGCAAAATATGATGGTGATAAGGTTAAATCAGCAAAGAATATGAAAAGAAGATACGATTCGTTATTTGCGGGTTTTAGTAATGAGATTAGAAAGTTCTTGTATAAGAAAGAGATAACAATAAGCCAACTGAACCTTTTAATTACCAACGAGCCTTTGAGCCCTGCTATTTTACAAGAACTGGTTAATAAGATTGTGGTTAAAATAGAGGTTAGCACGAAGTCTGTAGAGGACGAAGGATATGACCCTACAGATATAATGAGCGACGAAGAAAGAGGCGAGCGAGAGAGGGAGATGAAAGGATATATATCTAATATAATTATGCGTCCTAGAGATGGCGAGAGTGTTAAGAAGCACTATGAGTTTGTTAAGAAATTGCTGCGATTTTGGACGGCTCTTAATTATTATAATAGAGCAGCGAATTATAGGATATTTTATAAATACGGCTGGCTTATAAATATAGAGTATTTACCTGAGGCACATACCTGCTTTAACCAAATAGATATTTATGGGTTCCCTGAGAACATAACGCCTCCTGAGAAAGAAGATTTCCTATATAAGAAGTTGGTGATATCAGTAGAGGAACAAGAAATGGAATTAGAATAGTAAAAACATATAAATATATGTTAAGTAATATATAGTAATAAGTATAAGTAAAAAGAATGCAAATCTTCGTTAAAACCTTGACAGGCAAAACGATTACTCTAGAGGTGGAGAGCACCGATACTATTGATGCGATTAAATCTAAAATCCAAGATAAAGAAGGTATCCCGCCAGACCAGCAGCGTCTCATCTTTGCCGGTAAGCAGTTAGAGGATGGACGCACGCTAGGAGATTACAATATCCAGAAAGAGAGCACGCTTCACCTTGTCTTGCGACTTCGTGGCGGTAGGCGACTTTAGGCGAATACATAAAAATTGATAGTAATCCCTTATTTTATTATACTAATAATAGTAAATGGAAGATACATATTATTTCAGCCAAGGTCGTTTAGTTCGCACAGAAACTGGTTCTTCATATAATAAGTTTCAGGATGCTACGAAAGATATTGAGATGGGTCTAGCATCGGGTATTGACAAAGACCTAATGAAGAATGCGACGGCGGCTAATAATGCTAAGAATGCGGCAGCGACGGCAGCGGCGCCGAACGGTATATTATATAGGTTATGGAACTTCTCTCTTTATAATAAGAGCGTATTGCGATATAAACTATGATAGGTATAATACATATAATAAGTCAAGCATCTCTTTAATATTTTCAGGCTTTCCTAAAAGCAGCCCGTTATCACTAAGAATATCGTAGGCTTTGTTCTCGTATTCTTCGTGTGCTTCATTAAACTCCAATCCTTCGTCATCGGCATATATAGCATATAAATAACTGATAACAATACTGTTCTCAACAGCCTTTTTTATTTTTTTATTGAAATACCTGATTACATTAAAGCAGGTCTTGCGAAACAACTTATCATTATCAACCTTTAAATTGGTATTTCCGGTGCCGCCTATAATATTATAGTATTGTTGAATAGTATTATCTATATCTGTGTGATAGCAAAATATATAGATAATTTTAAAGATATTTAATTTAATAAAGCCACGATTAAACAGGTTCCAAACAATCGCAAATTCCTCTTTGTCATAGTCGTATATATTGTCATAGGTGTTGTCGTTGTCTATCTTAAAGTTTGCTATAGATATGCTAGCGCTGCTGCTGTCGTCGCTGCCTTCGCCGTCGCATATTCCAGTATCATAATCGCATTCATTTATATCGTGTAAAATCTTAGCATCATAATCAGCGTAGTATTTAAGTATCCATAAGGTTTCATTAAGCGTCAGGTTCTTTGAGTATATATTACAATCATATTTGTAGTAATCCATTTCGGCATTAGGCGTATGCTCTGTAAATACAATATCATTAGGTATATTTAGTATGTATGGCTCCTTGGTATCTATTTTAATTCCCTCGTAATCTTCTAGTAATGTTTCGCATTCAAAATCGCCCCAATCTAAATTGCTAAGAATTTCTCCATAAATACCTAGGTTTTGTTCCCCAACATTATAGTAATACATTTGATTATTAAAGTAATATGTTTGGTATCCGTAATAATAAAGGAACTTAGATAACTTCTTGTCATTAAGGAACATTTTTATAGTGTTTTTTATCAGGTTATTCTCTAGTGCCTCATATATCTTCTTTATGTATTCGTCGCACAAAATGTTGTTGATTTTTATCACAATATCCTCAGGGAACCTATTGTTGCGAGGGTCTAATAGTAATGGCTTGCTATTTAGAACATTAGGATTAGGCGAAGCCATATCGTCTATATATCTTTGTATATCTAGAGACATCAATTTTTACAGAATAAATATGTCCTATTTTGGTGTTAAAATACTAAAAATTGATACCTTTATATACTTTTACTTATTACAAACGCAACTAGCAAGCAACCAAAACAACCTACCAAACAAACAAAGATGACTTTCACTAACAACTCCGCCAACAAGATTAGTTATCGTGTATTCAATTCCTATGCGAATAAGTGCGAGGACTTTGAGAATGTTAGCAAAATTCCTCGCAGCCTTAAGAAGACTGATAACATTACCGATAATTGTAAGAAAATTGCTCTTAGATATAAGGATGCTCGTCTATCCTACAAGAACCGACGCAGTATCAATAAGGATTGGAAGGACTTCAATCAATCGTAAGCAGGATGCCCTTAACTCTGTGTATATTAGGTATCTTATGATGTATATATGATGTATCTTATATGATGTGTATATGATATGTGTATATGATATATATTATATATTTTTTATATTTGGTCGGTAAATATATATGGGTATATTAGGTCTATTAAATAATATAAATGAGTTATTTACATATCATACCTCACGATATATATATTCATATATATAAATATGTATATAATGATTGTATGAAAGATGTCGTAAGAACCTATAAGAATAAAAGAGACACAAAGTATAAAGATAAGTATTTAGAGGCAATTCTTAATGATAATAATAGGCTGTATTATACATCTCTAGAGATATTCAACGCCGTATCTCTTGGTATTACTGGCGACTTGTATGATAACAATATTAATAATAACAATACGGATATATTGGACGAGGAGTTGTATTATATGTCAGCGATAACCGAGTTTAACTTTTTAAATTATCATTATAATATCCTTATCACTACTGACCTTCCTGATAATCTCAAGGAGGCTACTTGTATTAGAATAAGGTTATATAATATTGATATATTGCTAGGATTTGACGACCCTAATGATACAGACAATATTATATACGCTCCATTATATTACATATTAAACGACTTTCTAACTACTTGGCTTGAACTGGTTTATTACACAAATAAACTATTAAACGAGTATTTATTCATACATAACCTAGCGACTAATGGTGCCCTTTTTCAATTATATGGGTTTGATACAGTTATAGAGAAAGGCTACACAGTTATTATGCCGATATTTGAGGAGCCTACATAGTTATCTAGAGAGTATCTCTTTTATTTTTCCTAAAATATCTAAAAAAACATTACAGTATATTAGAAAGTTATATGAAAGTTGCTAAGGTCGCTGCTAAGAAGGCGAAGACGGTTGCTAAGAAGGCGAAGACGGTCGCTAAACCAAGGGTTTCTGCTAAGAAGGCGAAGACAAACGCTAAGGTCGCTGCTAAACCTAAAAAATACAATATTAGAGGTGGTGTAGTAGGTTCGTCATCCAGAAAATCATCACCAATCCAAGAAGAAACAGAACTAGAAAAAGAAGCTGAAAGATTAAATAAAATAGAATTACAAAGAAAAAATTTAAAACCTTTACCACGAAAAAATTCAAACCAAGTATCAGTTTCTGCGTCAGGTTCCGTATCAGGTGAAGAATTGAAAAAAACTAAACAGGGGTTAATACATTTACCTTTAGAACTTTTAAATGAACTAAAAGAAGAACTAAGAATAAATAGAGAAGCAGAAAAATCATTAGAAGAAAGATTTGAAGAAATTAAAAGAGAAGGAGCAGAAAAATTAAAAAAAATTATACAAGATGGTGCTAATGAAAGCACAAGATTAGAAAATTTATTTGCTAAAGTAGAAGCAGAATTAGCAGCAAAACGAAACAAAAAATTAAGAGAAAAACAAGATGCTGAAGCAATAGAAAGAGGACAAAGAGAAGCAAACGCACGGGCACATAATAGAGCAAATATAGAAGAAAATAAGAGAGTTCTATCGGGAATGAGTTATACTAGAAGCGAACAAGATATAGCACACAGGCAATTCCAAATACTTAATGATAGTCGTCGTTCAACTCATAAAACAGAAAGCCTATATTAAAATTACCCACATACCCTCATCATAATCCTTTTTATTTTGTATATAAATAATATATAATATAATAACTCAAGATTGTAATATGTATAACAGTTTATACTACATATTTACCAAGGATTACAACGACGACTACAGTAATAGCACGCTATATATGAAGGAGAAAATCAGTAAGTTGAAGATACTTAATGATAGCAAGGACAACGAGTTAAAATATGTGAAGAGGAAGTATGAGAATTTAAGCAGACGCTACAATAGCCTTGAATGGAAATACAACGAACTCTTGCTGAATACCCATTATCACCGTGATTACACCAAAAAACTAGAGGCTAAATACAATCTTTTAATGGCGAAGACGAAAGCAAATATGTGTCTCATAGATATACACGGGGACATCCTTAGTGTGAATGACGATTACGAGCATATCTAAAAAACTACTTAACAATAGCAGGCGTCATATATAAATATAACTAAATAATAATGAAATTGGACTGCGTTTTAACTGCTGTGAATGAGAACCCGTTATACTTGGAGTTCATTCCTATATTTGTTAAAACTTGGAACAAGTTATATCCTAGCGTTGATGTTAAAATCATCTTAATCGCCAAAGCAATCCCTGAGGAATACAAGGAATACGCTAATAACATCATCCTCTTTGAGCCTCTAGATGGGGTGCTAACCAGTTTCACATCGCAATTTATTCGCCTGCTCTATCCGTGTATTTTGGATTACAAAGGTGCCGTGCTAATTACTGATATGGATATTTTGCCGACGAATAAAACCTATTATACCGAGCATATAAAGGAGATAGACGACAGCAAGTTCGTATATTATAGAGGCGACCATTGTTTCATCTATAAATCTATAGCGATGTGCTATAATGCGGCTACGCCTGAAGTATGGCGAGATATCTTTGATATCCATAGCCTAGAGAATGTCCGGTTTATGCTTGAGAATGTATCACGAAATAATGTGATTGAGGAGGGCATCGGGAAAACAGGTTGGTTTTTAGACCAACTGTCCTTATATACTAAGGTTATGGAATGGAACAAAAGAACAGGCAATCTAATCTGTCTGGATGAAGAAAAAACAGGATTTAATAGATTATCCAGAGATACCTTTAGGATGAATGATGAATTGCGGAACGCATTAGCCTCAGGATATTTCGTGGATTATCACTGTCATAGACCGATGAGCGCCTACAGCGAAATAAACAACTTTATCTATGATTTGCTACCTGCTGGAGAGCCTTAAGCGATGCTTAGGCGATGCTTAGGCGATGCTTAGGCGAGACATAAATAAAATATGAAATATAAAAATATATACATATATCTAATCCTTTTAATCCCACATTATTTTTTAGCATTTGCGTCTCTTATTACGCAAACTGTCATTATACATCTGTCTTTCATATCGCTTATAACTTTCAGCCTCCTTGCGAGGCACGAGCATATAGGGATTAACATAGTCGTCATCTTCTCTCTTATAACAACAGGACATCAGACAAACCATAATATGCGAAGTAATGATTATAAGGAGCATAACAAACAGGAACATAGAGATTGAAGGCATTTCTTTAATAGATAACTCTTAGAGCATACATCATTTTTTCTATTATTACTTAAAGAAAATAGAACATAATTATTTATTTCCTTTATCACAATAGATGTCTTTGTATAGTTATAAAAACAGGTGTATAGAAAGAGATAGCATTAAAAGGGATTTAGAGAAATATTATGAGGAACTACAGGAACTGAAGACGACAATTAATAAGATTATGGATATCTATAATAAAAATAAAAGAGATGAAGTTGATGACCTTAGAAGGCAAATACAGAATATGATAGATATGTATAATATAAAAAAAGAGATTGTAGAGTTGCGTAAGGATACTGAGAGGCTAACACAGGCTGTCGCTGCTGCTTCCGCTGTCGCTAAATAAATATGTTCTATTTTCTTTATTTTTATATGAAAATTGATTAACAATCTAACATTTTATTAGTAAAGGCAAGCCTAGATACTAGGCTATCTTTCGCAAGTTCTTGCTCCCGCTTCGCAGTCTATCGCAACCGCTTACACTACCGCTTCGCAAGTTCTTGCTCCCGCTTCGCAGTCTCTCGCCGCTTCGCTGCTTACGCAAAAACTCAAGATGGAAGTTTCCGGCTTTCTTGTTATGACTAATAACTTCACCTACAACAGGAGGACATTTTACAAGAACTTGATATTCGCTAGGTTTGGCGACAAGATATTTGTGAAGGTTTTCAACTATGTCGGCTCGTCAGTCATTATGCTCTATAGCGACTTTGTGAAAAATGAGTGTTTGAATACCTACTATGAGTTATCTCGTGCCGCTATTGGTAAGCCTAATATTGACAAGGAATACTACTGTAGCAATAACCCTGACTACACCCCTACAAAATATGAGAAAGAAAATAATATGTTTGTTGATACTATCTATATTGTTGAGGATGACTTGACACACGCTAAGGTAGCGAAGAAAGGCAACACCAGCCAATCGCTTAATGTGAAAAAGTTAAAAAAGATGAAAGTATCTACCGACAAGGAGATTGAGGAATTCTTCGTGAATTACAATAAAAATTACGGATTTGAAGAAGAAAACTTTGAAGAAAGAAAGGCGACCTACACGGCTCTTGTGAATAACTTGTAAAGCAGCGTAGCGGCGTAGCAGCGTGGTATGTATATGTATGTATATATTTTTATATTTTATGAATATGTTCTATTTTTATATTAGAGTAATGAAAATTGATTACTATGGCTGCTATTTGATTACTATAGCAGTCTCTTATTATATAAGGGAATTGTCTAGCGTCTTTACGATGGAATTTTCTGGATTTACTATGATTATTGAGAATCATACTATCAACTATGGGACTGATTATAAGGGTATGTTATTTGTTAAGTTAGGAAGAGACAAGGTATATATTGATGTATTTGGATATAAGCCTCTATCTGTCATTCTACCCTTTAGCGACCTAATGAAAAATGACTGTTTGAAGACATACTATGAGTTATCTCGTATCGCTATTGGAAAGCCTAATATTGAAAGAGATTATTGCGAAAGCGATGACCTTAATCACATTCCTATAATAGATAAAAAAGAGTTGAGTGTATATGCCGATACTATCTATATTATTGAGGACTGCTTAACGCATACTAGGGTAGCAAAGAAAGGCAATTGCTATTATTCTCTCAATAATCATATATTTAGAAATATGGAAGTATCAACCGATGAGGAGATTGAGGAATTCTTCGTGAAATATAATAAAAAATATGGATTTGATGAAATAAAAGAGACCTACAAGGCTCTTGTGAATAACTTGTAAAGCGGCGTAGCGTAGCAGCGTAGCAGCGTAAGCGTATGTATATATGTATATGTATATATTTTTATATTTAGGTAGCAGCGGTAGCAGCGGTAGCAGCGGTAGCAGAGTAGATTGTAGCAATAGCGGTAGCAGGAATTACTGTAGCAGTAGCAATAGGAGCGGCAGCGACAGCGGCGGTAGCAATATTTAGATTGTCTATCGCCCTATTTTTTATATACCAGCGAGTCACGAAATATATCGCTATTACATCTGTGGTTAGTTCTAGTAAAAACATATCAACCTGAGCGAGCAGCATATGAATATATATGAGCCAGTCAAACCACGAGTATATGGTATTGATTATAGATATTTCAAATTGTTTATTCGTATCCTTTTTCTCAGTATCCTCTGTGGGAAGTGCGTTTATATTTTGGATATTAAGGGTAATCCACGGGGCTATAATGCTATGGTCTAGGTTCCTTATGATAGTATTGAGGACTGCGTATAATACGATAAGTCCGTATTTCTGGGGCGTATCTATGACGATACCTAGAATAACCAACTCTGGATTAGGACCGAAGCGATAGAATGAGGTATCTCCCATAAATTGCTCGGTATTAGCAAAGATATAACTCAGCAATATCGTTAAGATGACAATCATCCACGCCGCTATAATACGAGATACCACTAGAGTTTTCATTTTCATTATATGATACATTTAATATACACGATACTTTCCTATATCAGTTTTTACATAAGATTATAAATGTTTGTTTATTTATTATATTATGTTTATTAAGAATTATCTATATGAATTACCAGACGACATACAATCAGCAATTTATAAGATAGTGTTCTCTAGATGTATCACCGATATAGAAAGAGACAAGAGCATAAAGTATCTTAACAGGCTATATAAGGCGACGACCAATCCTAGCAATACCTGCGTATATTCTATAAAACCTAAAGGGATGTTCGGTGAAGACAGCGAATGCGACGAATGCGGCGAAGACAGCGAATGCGTTCAGGAATATAAATACAGACGCATAGCAGCCTTAGAGCCATCGGGCACCTGTAAGAAACACATTAAATCCCTTATATTCTTAGACCGCACGCATCTAATAGAGGATATCACGCATTCGCAAAGTAATATAGTAAGCCTCTACATATATCCGCTTTTTACTGCTAGCAGAAACTTAAAGAAATACTTAGCATCCCGCATTAACCTAGTAAAATTCTATAATACGAAGATGATACGAGAGATTACTGTGATAGATGACAGGATTAACATTATATTTACGACGCATTTTGCGTGTAATGCCGACATCTACTATAATATTATGGTCGCCTATAATGTTCTCTACAATTCCTTAAGTAATGTTATATATAGCGAGGATAATGCTGTAATATTTAACAAGTTTGGCGAGTTGTTTAGATGGCTTGAGATGAATAATGTGCTTGAAGGATATAATATGTGTGATTACAAGGTGATACCGATGTTTAATACAAATAACCGCAAGAAATAAAGGAACAGGAAGGGACTGACGGGACATTATTAGTAAAACCCATATAAGCACATATTATTTTATTTATATATATTTTAATGAAATGATAACAGTTGATATAATGGGTGGTTTAGGAAATCAATTATTTCAAATAATGACCGTAATTGCTTATTCTAAGAAATACAATAACCCCTTTGTTATAGAGAGGAAATCACATAGCCCTAGTTGCACTTTTAGGAATGTGTATTGGAATAATTTCTTAAGTAAGTTAGAGAAATACTTGGTTAATTGCCCTATCAATTTCCCTGTATATCAAGAGCCTACCTACGAATACAGGGAATTGCCGAACATTTCTAATAAGGATAATATTAAATTGACAGGCTACTTTCAATCCTATAAATATTTTGATACCTATAAGGACGATATTTTAAAAGAGATAGGCTATGACAACATAAAGGACGATTTAAAAAATAAACTAGGAAATGTCGTTAAACCGCACGAGATGATATCCTTACATTTTAGAATGGGGGATATTATCAGGGTTCATAAGGATAATAATATCATAATTCCTCTAGATTATTATATAAACGCTATTAAGCACATAGAAACTCGTGTTTCACAAAATACCCCGATTAAACTGCTCTATTTCTGCGAAGCCGAAGATAACGATTATGTATTATCCAATTACATCATTCCTCTAAGAAATATGTTTTCCAATACATTCTATTATAAAGCGAATGATACTTTGGAAGATTGGGAACAACTAGTATTAATGAGTTTATGCGAACATCATATTCTAGCGAACAGCACATTCAGTTGGTGGGGTGCTTACCTTGCTACTAATAATGATAATAAGAATAATAAAATAATATGCTATCCTGATAAATGGCAACACTCAAAAATAATAACAGATAGCACAATTGATTTATTTCCTGACAATTGGACGATGTGTAAAACACAAATAGCAGGCTAAACTAAAGTCTTACGCCTTCTTTTTCTAATACCGTAAAAAATGATTTAAGAGATATCTCTATCTATTATAGGAACCTCTTTAATATGACAAGCAATACCGACAATAATAACGACTATGACTACGGATATATCTATTGTATATCTAACGATGCGTCTATGCCTAATATTGTAAATATTGGTATAACTTGGATGACACCAGAGCAAAAAATAGAGGACATAAACGGACTGCCTAGATTATGGCGACCGCCTACGCCGTATAAATGCGAGTTCGCTAAGCGGGTTCTAGATGCTGAGAATAAGAAAAACGCCATCTACAAGGTGCTCTCGGCATCTAGAATAACCCCGAAGCAAAGGTTCTTTCGTGTTTCTATTGAAGAAGTAAGAACACTATTTGACCTGATGGATGGCGAGTATTGGAATGCTACATTACCAGAAGCAGCGGACGCAGAAGACATATATGATATACCTGAGAATGAGACACAGATTGATAGTATATTAGAAAAAAAGAGTAAAAAGTTGGCTATGCTTGAAGATATGTTAGATAAAAAGGAGTTAGAGATTAAGGGTATTGAAGAGAAAATGCTTGAATGTCTTTTCCAAAAATGCGAAGATTTAGAGATGGAACTGGAGAATAAAAAGACAGAACTCAGCGAACTTAATGCGGTTATTGAGGAACGCAAAGCGGCACTTAGAGTCTTAACGACTACTAACGATACCGACGACGCCAACTACGCCTACCTAGGAGCCAGCGAACAAATTATAACAGAATACCTTAATAAGTGATTACAAGAGAGAACACATAGATTGTGTAAATACATAGTATAATAAATATGTTATTGCTTATGCGGTCTCCGGTATCTATGATATCCTTTTTAATATCAGTAATATCACAGATATATTTAGTGTTATTGGAACCTTCCTTAATCTTGCTAAATTCTTTGCTTATATACTCTATTTTCTTATTTAGTCTTCTACATTCAGCATCTCTATACCTCAAGTCAATAAACAGTTTGTTTGTTCTATCGTCATATCTGCTTATAATATGATGTAGCCTTTTGTCGTATTTCTCGGCAAAATGATAGTAATCATTAGATACCTTTATGATGTCATCTTCCATATTCGCAATATAATTCTTGAAATCTTTGCTATTAAATATCTTTGTTTGCGAATTTATAGAAGAGTGGGATGCTAGAGATGTGAAAGAACCGCAAGAACGCCTCATCGTAATTGCTATTTATACAAACTATTTGATATCAATTTTTATTTTTCGCCGCCGCTGCCGCCGCTAGCGCCGCTAGCGCTCCTTACTATACACTCGTATATCTTGGCGACCACTCTTTTTTCTGGATAATAATGGTGATAATGGTTATTGTTAAATATCATTCGCCACAACTTATCAACATAATTACATTTACATATATAAATCAGCCCTGCTATGTTAGGACACAGGTCTTTGTTTATATAATTGAGTTCCTCCTTCACATCCACGCTGTATAAATACTTGCTACGCTCAAATATGTCATAGATATTCTTAGAATTTTTAATGTTATTCAGGAACACCTTGTATAGTTCAGGGATTACCAGAGAAGGCGTCGTATTGCTATAAAAGGTATTCAGCGTCTTTGTTCCGTCTCTAGAGAAATGCTCCGCATAATACTTGATAACAAAGGACAAATCAACGAATACCTCATAGTCTATGCTGTATATATTATTGCTTATATCCTCAATAATGAGCGTATCCGTCGCTATATTATTGTAAATATCTATATTGTTTAGGAATATATCGTCGCAATCGCAAGGCGACAATACTATATACTTGTCTAATATACTGGTATAGTCGTATATCATATCATTAATCAGGTAGTTATATATATTAGACTTGTATATATAGGGATGCTTTATGTTATTGCGATAATAATTGTATATTACAAAGACTTCTTTTATACGCTTAGAAACCAGTTCAGCAAACATCTCTTGTGTTCTCTGTGATTTATAGTTGTTATTGAAAATTGCCTCAAGGGTGTTATCTTTAATAACTGCTGCTAGATTTATAGCATTTAAGGAGGCGCCGCCGCTGCCGCTGCTACCGCTACCGCCATAATAAGGGTCGCTCTTAATATTATTGTTAAATCTCAAATACATATATTTTTTATAGTTGAATGTCTCTAAAAATATCTGGAAATGAAAGAGTATCAGTTCGTAATAATTGCCTCGTGCTGCTGTATATACTTCAATCTCCTCGCAAATACCCTCAATACTTAGAGACCTCTTATAATCATAAGCGGCTATATAGTTATTACAATCTTCTAATATTTCTTTTTGTTCTCTCGCATTCTCTAGGTTATCATTATGTTCCTTCAATACCCGCTCTCTCAATTCGTCTGTTATGATATCCATAGTAGATTATCTTAGATGCTAGCAGTATTATATACTACCCAATCATTTATATATAAAAATTGATATCGTGATATTATATAAAGATATAAGGACGCCGCCGCTCTATGAAATCTCTTATTATCGTTGAGAGTTTTACAAAGACCAAGACGATTAAGAAATATTTAGGAGACCGTGATGTTTCTGTTGCTTTTTCTGGAGGGCATATTTATAATCTACCAAAAGATACTTTAGGGTTTGATACGAATACTTGGGACATAACCTATGTGCCTACAAATCCTAACATTATTAAGAATATTAAAGAGATGGCTAGAAATGCCGATGTTATATATCTGGCTGCCGACCCTGACTTAGAAGGCGAGGCAATCGCTCACAGCCTTTATAAATGCCTTGAAGGTATTATAAAGGACGGCAGCGGCGGGCATAAGGTGTGTCATCGCATAACATTTAACGAGATTACCAAGAATGCTGTTATAAATGCTCTAGAAAATCCAAGAACTATAGATATGGATAAAGTGAAAGCCCAAGAAACACGACGAATTGTTGATAGGCTAATAGGATACAAGGTATCGCCTGTATTGTGGAACAAGTTTAACAAAAATTACCTTAGTGCCGGCAGAGTTCAAATAGCAGGTCTAATCATCTGTATTAACCAAAGGACACGCATTATAAACAAAGAGATTATACCCTATTGGACGATTGAAGGCACCTTCAGTATCGGCAAAGACCTAGCAATCACAGGGACATTATATGCCGCCGACGCTAACGCCGACGCTAAACTTACAGAATACAAGATAAGAGACATAGAAATTGTTAAGAATATTTTAAATGATTTAAGTATCGGCGCTAAGTATAACATAGAATATGCTAAGCATATAAGGAGCGTTAGCCCGTCGCCGCCATATACCACTACGACGCTCCAACAAGATGCCTATAATAAATGCCGGTTTAACGCTAAGGAGACTATGAAACTGGCTCAAGATTTATACGAACACGGACATATTACTTATATGCGAACTGATTCCACAAGTATTGCTGAAGATGCTAAGAAGATGATTTTGTCATATATTAGGGATACTTATGACGGCGACAGCGGCAGCAGCAGCGGCAGCAGCGGCAGCGTATCCTTCGCTAAATACCGGACATTTAAAACAAAAGTAGCGAACGCCCAAGAGGCACACGAAGCAGTAAGAATAACAAACCCAAAGAATAAAACAATCGCTTTTGAAGGTTCCACAAAGAAACACGAGAAGTTGTATGAGTTAATATGGATTAGAACTCTGGCATCCTTGATGACTGATGCGGTATATACAGATTTACAATTGAAGTTCTGTAGCGACGCCAGCGACGCCGCACACATATTTTGTGCTACCAAGTCATACTTAAAAGAGTTAGGGTATCGCATATTATATGAAGATAAACTAGAGAACGAAAACCTAGAAGATTTTATAAAAGTAATTAAAGAGAACAAGCAAATAGCGACTGCTAAAGAGTATTCGTCGCAAGGCACCATAGATAACATACCGTCTCTTTATAATGAAGTTCAGTTAATTAAGGAACTAGAGAAGGAAGGCATAGGGAGACCTTCCACATATTCCTCTATTATTGACAAACTGTTAGATAAGAAATATGTGGAAATCGGCACAAACCCTCAGCAAGAATATGAGATAGAATGCTTTAAGAAGAAAAAGAGCAAAGAGCGTAGCGGCGGTAGCGGCGAACTCATTATAACGACTAAGAAAATCAATCTAGGAGGAAAACAAAAAGACCTCCTAGTGCCTACTGAGTTAGGCTTAGAAATTATCAAGTATATTTATGAAATATTTCCTTATCTTTGCGATTTAAAATTCACATCTAAGATGGAAGACGACTTAGATAAAATTATAAATGCGACTAGCAGCGCTGCTAGCATTAGCAGTAATGTTGGTATTACCAAAGAAGCAGTATTAAATGACCTTTATGCTAAAATAAAGAGTTCAATAGCGTCTATAGAGCCGACTAATGGCGTGAGCGGCGGCAGCGGAGCCATTAGCAAAGAGAAGAAGACAGGTATTATCACAACAAGATATGGTGTCTGCTATTATAACAAAGAACTAGATAAATACACAAATATAGAGCCATTCCTTAAATGGAAAAAGATATCCAAAGAAGGATTAAAAGAGAGAGACATAGCGTTCTTAAGTTCTCTTCCAAAACCCATAGAGTATTTAGGAAAGAAGTATGATTTACACTTAGGTAAATTTGGTATTTACCTAAAAGACAATAAAAATAATAATCATAAATTGGAGAAGAAATTGTGGGACACATTTTGCTTTGGCTAAATTGGAACATATATTGTCGGGACACATTTTGCTAGTCATAAGCCGACATCCCTTTCCTACCCCGCATATACCAAGAGGTTATATATTTATCTGCGAAGTTAGGATGTATAGTATCGTTGTGGTAATCCATATCAATACAATTGTCAATCATCGTATTACATTTTTTACAAAGCCATTTTAAATTGTTATCCATTCTATTTTGTTTTAGATATTTTTCTTATTCTTATATCAATTTTTTACTTCTTAGATTTAAGGTTCTTATTCAGTTTATTGAGTTCAAATGCGATATTAGATAATGATGTAGCAATAGAGACACCATACTCATCTGTAAAGAAGTTATTGAAGATATTATAGAGGTCATCAGCACCTAACCCTGCTTCGCATTCGTCCTCTTCTTCATCCTCTTCATCATCATCATCCTCCTCCTCATCATCTTCTTCATCATCTTCGTCATCTTCGTCATCTTCATCCTCTTCATCCTCTTCATCCTCTTCGTCGTCGTCGTCATCCTCTTCTTCTTCTTCCTCATCTTCTTCATCCTCCTTGATTTTATCTACATTCTTAATAGTTGCCTCGCCTTTGCGGGTTTTCTTGGTTGTGGTAGCCTCTGTATCCACTTCGGCGACATCAGCAGCCTCCTCAGCCTCCTCGGCATCTGCGGTAGCGTCCTTGATATACACATTATCTTCTTCCTTGATAGTGCATCTTGAGGGTCTAGCACCGGACTTGCTCTTTTTAGATTTAGACTTTCCAGCCGCCGCTGCCGCTGCTAGACCGCCTTGCATCCCGTGCATACTTTGCATACTATTCAAGAATGACATAATGTCAATACTATTTAAGTCATTCAGTTTATCCTTATTCATCTGTCTTCGCACCTATGTTATATATAAATAATATTTCTTATATATATTTTTGTTTATTTTTTAATAAATTATTATATTAAGAGATTGATGATAATGTCTAATTATTTATTATATATTATAGGGTTCTTACTTGGTATCTTTCTATTACTTATAATTATAACAGACAAAGGAGATATTAGGACGCTTTTTAAAAATACTAAGGAATACTTTGCTAACGCCGCTACCGACGCCGACAAAGACAAAGACAAGGATAAGATATACGATGAGAGCGAGATAGTCAAGGTATCAGTAGTTCCGCCTCCAACTCTAAAAGAGGTAGTAACAAAAGACGATGATGACCCTGTAGCATCAGTTTTAACAAATAGCGAGATTATAGATAACTTTAAGTTTAATAAGTTGTTGAAAAAGCGAGAAATGCGAGTGCTGGTATCATCGTATAATAATGATAATCTTAATAAGAATGACTGGATTACTGATAATAAAAATTACAATAATAATATAATGTTGAAGTTAGACAGCGGAGCGACCGACGCAAGCACTAGCATCATTAAGGAGTTTAACAATCTCAACCCTTTTGTTAATGGCTACAATATACACGAGGTTAGCATAAGAGGACCTCCTAACGCCGTAATGTATAAACAAGAGAAGACGCTAGGTAAATTCTCAGTCCTCTTTATGTTCTCTCATAAACGCTTCCACAAAAACAAGAACAACTTCTTTATTATTTACGGAATTGACAATAAGAATATAGTGATTAATATCAAGGATAACGAGTATAACAATAACAACTACTATAATGTTAATAACGACCCTAACGATAATAGCGACCTTAACGGTGCCTATGACAAGAACGACATAAACAAGAGTATCAATCTGCTTAACAACTATCACTATTACGAAAATCACGACATACTATCTAACAAGGCGAAGGAGCAGAAGTCCTATAAACTCTCGTATTTTGAGAAACTATACACGGTGGAAATAATAATAGATGACAGCGTGTATAACATTAATGATATCAATATGGAGACCTTGAAGCGGGACATAACATTCTTTGGGCTAATAATGGATAAGGAAGATGTCGTATTCCATTTGAATAATACGAAGTATGAGTTCAAGAGAAATACCGACAGGGATATTAGGATAGGCAAGGAGCCGTTTGTAATAAACAAAGATAAGAGTTGCGAGATTGTCTTGTATAGTTTTGCGTTCTTCACAGAGGCTATTAGCGACGATGATTTGAAAACCTTTAAACTCTATAATAAATATAAGTTATACGGTATTCACAATAAAGAGGAGGAGGTTAAGGCGATTGACAAGAAAGCGCAGTTGAGTAATATAGATATTAAGATACCGCAGCCTCTAGTGATGAAAGATGTAGAGGATACTGAGGTGAATACTATAGTAGAGGATGCGGCTATTCCTGATATCAAGGGTATTCCTAAGATATAGGATAATATAGATAAATATATAAAACTAAAATATAGATATATAAAACTAAAATACAACTATACAATTATATAACTATACAAGCCCTAGATGACGATTAAAGCAGCCATCTTTATCTTAACACAGAACACCACAGAACGCAAGGTATATCTAAAAACCAGCCTGTATTTTCTTTTTAAAAACTTTAATGCGAAATACAAATACCCTGTTATCATCCTACACGAGGGCGATTACACAGATGATGCGATGAAAGACATCCTAACAGGGATACGAGGCGAATGTAGGGGTCTCGTGTCATTTAAGGAGATTGACAAAGAGGACTTTGTGATACCGTCGCATATCAATACCGATAAGATGAACGAGATTATTGACCTACGCATAGTGCCTTATTGGCGAAACCAGAAATACCGCTCTATGTGTAATTTTTGGCTGAAGAACTTCTATAAATATACGACAGGCTATGAATATGTTATGCGTATAGACGATGACAGTATTATTGAGGAACCTATCAAGTATGACCTATTTGAATTGATGAGAGACAAAGATTATACCTATATGTCTAACATCATACACCTAGACTGTAGCCTCTGTAATTACGGGATGAAAGAGTTTTTTATTAAATATAATGAGGCAGCAGCGGCGACCGATACAGAAGTCCCTACCACGACAATCAAGACGACCAGAGACAAAATCAACGAACTATTTATGGAACATACCCTGAAGAGCGATAGCGGATACTTTGAAAACTTTAAGAAACTTTATAAGGGCATTAACGACGCCGAGTATCTAGGCGATAGCGTGGAACTGAGTATGCCTTTTATGTATTATAACAATTTTAATATTATTAGCGTGGATACTTGGAATAAGCCAGAGATACAAGATATTGTTAAGAAGATAGACGAACAGGGCTACATATATTACTGTAGGTGGGGCGACGCACCTCTACAGACCATCATCTTATCCTTATATGATAGCAGCAGGATAACCAAAGTTAATTTTAAATATAGCAAGCGGCTACAGCGTGAGGCATTTAAGGACGACAACGGAGCCTTACATTCTTTTATGCCTAACGATTATGAAAATAATAGTTGTATTGCGAAGAATTCGCAAAATGAGCGAAGCAGCGAAGCGAATGTGTAGCAGGAGCGTCAGCGGCGGCGAAGAATTCGCAAAATGAGCGAAGCAGCGAAGCGAATGTGTAGCGGGAGCGGCAGCGGTGCAGCGGCTTTTTAATTATTTTTATTATAAGGATTACTCTAAAATGACTACCAAAGATATTATATTTTTATATAATAAGTGTAAATGTCAATTATTAGGTTATCAAAAAAAGGATTAAAAGAAAACCCTAATTTCTCAATTATATATAAGGATTACAATAAACTTACAGAAGATGATTGTGGTAGTTTATTACAATATCTGTATAGCGGACGCCGAACAGGATGGGAAAATCCACTTACACGCAAAGAATTAACTAGGAATAGTAAAATAATATTGAGTTTCTTATCATATTGCTATTATGATTTAGATAATGGCTCTAAAGTTGATATTAGCGGACACTTTCTATCTTACAAAGAGCATGTTTTAAATTTTGTAGATGAAATATATTTATACGAGAAAGGCAGGGTAGTCTCTAAATCTGCGACAAAAAATACGCTATCTCCAAGGATATCTCCAAAGGTATCACCAAAGGTATCTCCAAAGGTATCTCCAAAGGTATCTCCAAAGGTATCTCCAAAGGTATCTCCAAAGGTATCTCCAAAGGTATCGCCAAGGATATCGCCTATGAAACAGGCTTCTATAAAACCCTTATCCAATTCTCTTTTATTCAGGAAGGCTAATATTATCCAGCGTTTCTTAAAGAACAAGTTAATTATTACTAAAAACAGCCTAGAAACACGCATCCAACGCTATAATTTAATAAAAAAACTGTTAAAAGATGTTCCATCTAACTATTGCTTAAAAAGGAAGATGTTTGGAGACGATATAGGTTTTACTGTTGATGGTATTATTAATCTAGAAAAGAAAATAGGAGAGGCTCAGGCTGATATATATCTAACAAGTATTCCTCATCTACTAGGTTCTTATCCTATAGCAAGTAAAATTATGGAAATAACAGTAAATAATGAAAGCGAGACCGCTATGAACGAATGGATAACAGAGAATTTAATTCTTACAAAAAATACGAAACATTTTATTATGATGTATAAGACTACTAAATGTCCTATGCCTGTTTCAACAGATGACGATTTACCTAGACGCAAGGGTTATAATTATTCTATGCGGCATTCGCAGCATTCGCAGCAGGAAAAGATGAGTATAAACAAGGCACTAGGTGAAAACGAGCGTTTAGTAAATTATAATGAACTATGTAATGGCGACTTAAGTTCTCTAATGAAAACCGATGTTAGGAATGACGAGATGATAATGTATAATCTAATGATACAGTCCCTAATCGCAATTGCGACATACCAAAACAGGGTAGGCTACTGTCATCGTGATTGTCATCACGGAAACTTATTATATCAGGTTAATAGCGGTGTCGCAGACGCTAGCACCGCTAGCGGATATTATCACTATGTATATAAAGGGCTTGACTTCTATATTAAGAGTTGTAAGTATAACATCTTTTTATTTGACTTTGGAGAAAGCAAAACTATCAGTAATGTTAATAATGAGAAGATATGCGACGACTATATAAGGGTGCTATACACTTTTATGAGCGAAGACAATAAGGGATGGAAAAAGCAAGGGTGGATAGAAGACGAACTAGATAAGAAGGTAAATCGTAATATGACGGCGATAAGCACCATATTACAAAAAATATATGAGAATAATAGCAATAATGAAAACCTTGATATGTTCCAAGAAGTCATAGAAGGGGTCTTTAAAAATGTAGGAAAAAAAACAAATATCTTTACGACTACTAAGCCCGCTAATATATTAAATAGCATCCCTTTTATAATCAATAAGGTGGAGCCATACCCTATACTTGAGTTCTATAGACCTTATGACTAACTAATCAATTTCTGCTACGCTAGCGTCGCTAGCATCGCTGTCATTTTTAACAACAACATCAGTCTCGTAAAAATAGTAGAATTGGCTCAGTTGTTTTAGCATAATGAATGGGTGTTATATTTATGGATACATAAGTTATTTTTATATATATTCTTTGGAAAAATGATATATATGAAATATAATATAATATATATATAAAATGGACTACAATATTGAAGAAATCAACAGAGACCCTACAGGGTTTATTAAGAAAAACAAGAAGAACGACATAATCGCCTTTCTTATCAAGGCTGATGACGCATTTTTTAACGACGACGAGGATTTAATCCACGACGACATCTATGATATTATTAAAGACCACATTAGGAAGAAGTATCCTAAGGACAAATATTTTAAACGAGTAGGTGCCGATGTGAAGAACAAGGTGGTTCTCCCGTATTATATGGGGTCGCAAAACAAGATTAAAGACAGCCAAGAGGAAATCACGAAGTATCAGGCAAAGTATAATAGCGGCTCTTACAGGATTAGCGACAAGTTAGATGGCGTCAGTTGTATGCTCGTATATACGCCCGACAAGATTAAGATATATACCCGTGGAAACGGCACAGAAGGACAGGATATCACGCATTTGCTAGATTATATTAATGAAATACACGCACCTTATAATGCTAGCGATATCCAAATATATGGAGCAGCGAAAGCGGAAATTGCGGTTCGTGGCGAATTAATCATCTCTAAGAAAAACTGGGAAGCATTAGGAGCGATGGGAAAGCAAGGAGCCAACCCACGCAATACTGTAGCAGGTGCTATAAATAGCGACATCCTCAACAAAGATATCCTTACTAAGATAGATTTTGTAGCGTATGCTCTCGTATATCCTAAAATAGCGGACGGACAGCAGAAACTCGCCGAAATGGGCTTTAAGGTCGCCAATAGCGTAGCGACAGGCACCTTGAACTTAGAAAGCCTCTCAAGTATTTTAGAGAGACGCCGTGCCGAAGGCGAGTATATTATTGACGGTATCGTCATAGAGGATATTAGCCAATATTACGAGATAGCGAAAGGTAAGAACCCAGAGCATTCGTTTGCTTTTAAATCCATACATACGCTAGAGCAGGTTGAGGTTATTGTTAGCAAGGTTGAATGGAATGTTTCTAAGGATTTGTATATGAAACCTATTGTTATGTTTAACGAAATAGATTTAGACGGCGTTAAGATTAAGCAGGCGACAGGATTTAATGCGGCATATATAGCAAAGAATGTTGTCGGTCCCGGCTCTCGTATTATCATTATTCGCTCGGGTAATGTGATACCGCATATACAGAGCGTTCTTACGCCGTCTGCTAAAAAGGTGCCTAGTATGCCTGGAACGGAAGGCGTTGATTATAAATGGAATGATACGCATGTGGATATATTGATGATTGTTAAGGAAGGCGACAAGAACCGTGATTATGACATTAAAAATCTAATGTATTTTATGAAAACCGCCAGTATTGAAAATATGGGTCAAGGGAACATAACGAAGATATACGATGCGGGCTTTAGCGACATCAAGCAAATTGCTAACATCTCCAAAGCGGACTTGCTGAAGATTGACGGGTTTAAAGAGAAGACTGCGACAAATATCATCAACGCCTTAGCGGAAATAAAGAATATAGATTGTTTAATCTTGATGGATGCCTCTAATATGATGGGGCGTGGGTTCAGTTATAAGAAGATTAAGTTGATTACTGACAAGTTCCCTTATATTCTAGAGCACGACAAGAAGAGTAGGGAGATGACTGCGAGGCTAACTGCTAGCGATTTAAAGGGTGTTGAAGGAATTGCCGAGATATCCGCTAAATTGTTCCTAGATAACCTACCTAAGTTCTATGACTTCTATGACAATTTAGGGATTAAATGTAAGGGTTCGCAAAAAGCCGATAAGGGCTCCTCAACGCCGACGATGATTGACGCCAATATATTAGACAAGTCCTTTGTATTTACTGGGTTTAGAGACAAGGCTCTTGAGGCTTATATAGTTAGGATGGGTGGCTCTGTTAAAACCACAATTAGCAAGAATACCAATTACCTAGTGGTCGCCGATATAAACGACAATAGCAGCAAGGTAGATAAGGCACGCAGCCTAGGTGTCCCTATAATACTTAGAGATAACAGTATATTTGAGAGGCACCTACAACCTGCTAAGAATGCTATGTCGGCTCCTAAGCAACCTATAGCACCTACGGTACCTACGGCACCTGTTAAGAAGCCTAAAGAGCCAAAAGCACCTAAGGAACCTAAAGAGCCAAAAGCACCTAAAGAACCAAAAGCACCTAAGGAACCCAAAGCACCTAAAGAGCCAAAAGCACCTAAGGAACCCAAGAAACCATTAGCCGCTAACGCCGCTAACGCCGCTAACGCCGCTAACGCTGCTCCCGTTGCTCCTGCTAAAGTTCCTTCGCCGCTATCGCCTGCTAAATCGCACGCTTCGCCGCTATCGCCTGCTAAATCGCACGCTTCGCCGCTATCGCAGCATTCGCAGCATTCGCATATATTTAAAGAATTGCCTTCAAGCACAGAAGACCGCTACACTCTAATAACTTTTGAAAATCACTTTAGACCTACAAAGGGAAATGACGGAATTAAAGTTATATTCACAGACCTAGACCATACGCTTATTACACCAAAAGGAAAGCATGTATTTCCTAAATCTCTTGATGATTGGAAGTGGAAGAATGACGCTGTTGTCCCTAAGTTGAAAGAGATGTATGCGATGGGTTATGAGATTGTCATAGTATCTAACCAGAAGAAGATGAAAGGCGACGAGGTTAGAGCAAAGGCTAAGATGATATATGACGACTTGTCGCTACCCTTTGTGTTTATATCAGGGCATAGCGACTTGTATTACCGCAAGCCGCAACTTGGGCTGTTGGAAGTATTGATAGAGTATATCTTTAAGGAGCGTAGCAACATAGACCCTTCAAGCATATTTTTAGGAGACAGCGCAGCGGACTTATATTTTGCTAGAAATACCAACATCCGCTTCGTCCATACTGATATGTTCTTCTTAGGCACGCAGCACAAGGAGTTCGCAAAGATAGAAGCGAAGGCACATCCTTTAACAGAGTGGGTATCTAAGACTGCGACGCCGCTATCGCTCCTACCAGCCCTTAAATCATCCTCTAAACACTTGGTTATTATGGTAGGTTCTCCTGCTAGCGGCAAGTCTTACTATTCGCACGAACTGGAGAAGAAAGGGTTCCTACGCATTAACAAAGATACTATGAAAGTTGACAAGGTTATGCTTAAAGCATTTGACAAAGGGATACAAGCAGGGCAAAATATCGTGATTGACAATACAAATCCTACGAAGGAGGCACGAGCAAAATGGATAGCGGCTGCTAAGAATGCCTCGTATTCCGTCACTATTGTATGGATGAACTTTCCTATGCCTGTTGTGGAGTTTCTAGATAATTATAGAATATACAAAAATAAAAATCAAGATACCCATGTGCCTGCTGTCGCTATGCGTGTATATTACAAGAAACTTGAAGCACCCACACAGGATGAATGCGATAACCTCGTAGAAGTTAAAACTATCAATAATACCGAGATGCTATCTGTATGGTTCTAGACTGTCTTGTAATATATCCTTCTGTTTTTAGAGATTATAAATATAAAAAATGATTATATAAACCTTATAATTTTCTTATAACTATAATAAATGGAGTTCTGCGAAATTTGCGATAATATGCTTTATGTTAAGTCTAATGACAAGAATATGCTAGTTAAGTATTGCAAACACTGCACCTTTGAGAAAGTAGAGACGGACGCTAAAAGTGCTATTAAGATATCTAAGACGATTTATAGTGAGGACGACCTGCTATATAATCAGCATATAAATAAGTATTTGCGGTTTGACCCTACTTTGCGTCGCATTAATGACCCTCATATATCTTGTAGTAATGCTAAGTGTATTGAAGAGAACTCTAATAAGCAAATCATATATATTAAATACGATTCTAAAAATATGAAGTATCTCTATGTATGCGACAATTGCGGCGAGACTTGGAAGCAGGTTAAGGAGAACTAAGGACGGGACTAGGACTAAGGATATAAAAATAAAAAATGATAGTATTATAATAGGTATTAAAAAGCATTAAGCACAAAATGACCCTTATATATAAAGCGGTGAATATTGAAGATGTTAGTAAGATTAACGATTTGTTAAATAAAGGAGATAAGATATCCAAGCCTATTATGACTATCTATGAGTTTGATAAGATTATGGGAATGCGAACGCAGCAGTTGGCGTCAGGGGCAATTCCCTTTGTAAATACTGGTGTTGGTAAAATAGTTATTAGCAGTAATATGGAACTACGCAACATAGCCTTACAGGAACTGGAGGAAGGACGGTTGCCCTATATTATTGAGCGGGTATTATCTAATAAGAAGAAAGAGTATTACCGTGTATGTGATTTGAACCTCGTTGCTATCCGTGATAGGATGCGTAAGTAAGCGGAGCGGCGATAGCGGCATAGCCGGCGATTACTAGTGATTACTAACGATTACTAACGATTACTTAGAGTATATTATTTATTTTTATATTTAATCATTATTATACCATAACTGATAAGAAACAATAAACAATAATTATTACTTAACTTTATTTATAAACTTAAAAACTTTTATTCTTATTCTAAAAACTTTCTAAGTATCCTTACTTTCCCTAAAAATAACTAGTAATATTCTTTTTATCTTTATGACACCAGTAATGATAATAGGAGGTTCTAATGATTAGCGAATCACGCTAAACTATACTATATATTGTCCTAAAATCGCTTAAAATCGCCTAGTATTGCGAGGGATACAGCATAGAGAACATCAAGTATGGTAATAGGATATTACTTAACTTTATTTATAAACTTAGAAACTATTATTTTTTTTCTAAAAACTTTTACAACTTTATATTTTCCTAAAAGTTTCTAAGTATCCTTACTTATCTAAGTCTTCCCTAATAATACTAAGTATTATTCTTTTTATCTTTATGACACCAGTAATGGTAAGAGACATCTGCTATATTATCTTAGTGGTCGGCATATTCCTTGAATTCCTAGTATTTGCTAAGGATACAGCATAGAGAACATCAAGTATGGTAATAGAAGAATACCTATAATGGTAATAGAAGTATCCTAGTATTACTATTATTTATTTACTATTATCTTTTATAAACTTAGAAACTATTATTCTTTTTTCTAAAAACTTTTACAACTTTATATTTTCCTAAAAGTTTCTAACCTCTCTTACTTTCGCTAAAAATAACTAGTAATACCTTTTTTAACCTTTATGATACCAGTAATGGTAATAGAAGTATTATAGAAGTGTTATGCGAGATGATACTAGGTTATGTTATAGAAGATGTCCTATAATTATTACTCAACCTAATTTATATTATAGACATATTTTAGGATGGATAAGGATTTTAAGATTTCTGGAAGAGAAGATGTTCTAGGAAAAAAGCGAAACATCTATGTTAAAAACAATAAAAAGGCTAAAACCAAGTATATTAAATGTAAGGGAGAGTTTATAAGATTATCTAACTATATAAAGGAAAAGGCGAAGCCCGCTAATGCTGCTAATGCTGCTAATGCTGCTAATGATACAGGAAGAATCATAAAAATTAACAAAAAAGTAAATGTCATCAATAACATCAGCAAGATAAAGGATATAAAAATAAGAACCCTTTTAGTAAAAACATTCAAGAAGAATGCTAAGTTATACTTTATTAAAGACAAAAAGAAATGGAAAGGCGGAACGGGCTTGACTGGCTTGACAGGCTTGACGGGCTTGACAGGCTTGACGGGCGGTATATTTACTGGGGATATTACAAGGGATGTATTAAGGAACCGAGCACACGAAACTGATAATACAACTTTAATTACAACCTTAGAAAATAGCAACGGTATTATAATAAGAAAGATATGTAATCTAGAGTATCAATTTAAAATAGATGGCGTTGATTATATTATAAGACCCTATGTTAATTTAAAAGGGAACAAAATTATTATAGAGTTATACCTAACGAATGACAAAGATAGGTTTTGGATTTCGCTTCCAATCCATATCTCTCAGTTTTTTAATAAAAATGCTTCAGGGAAGCACTCCTTTATCCATATAACGGCTGAAATGAAAATACTTGAGAAATACCATATTTTGACAACACAAAAATTGAGAATAAATAGTGTTAAAAAAACACACACCTATTTGATGGCTGACAATATTGTAGAGTTGCTAGATATACTTAGAACACACGGTAAAGAGGTCTTTGGAGATTGGGGAACAAGAGAACAATATAAACATATTAATTTAGAAGAGTATTATAATATTGAAAGGCATAAGTGGAACAAAATAAATAGCGTTTATTCAGGGCACAACATAAGGTCGTTAGACATAGTTAAGTGTATTGAGAAATTAGACGAAATATTCTTACACATATTCACAACCATATATGCTGGGAATATTCGTTTGCCTACTGACGGTTCTTCGGTATTACTGTCAGGTTCTTCAACTATCTCAGTATCTGCTATAGACCACGCTAGTAATGGTAATGATTTTATAACAGGGTCTAACATTCACGGCACCGCAGGCACCGCAGGCGTATCAAGTGCCTTACGGACAACCAGCCCAAGAAGGACAGCCAGCCCAAGAAGGACAGCCAGCCCAAGAAGGACAGCCAGCCCAAGAAGGACAACCAGTCCTCTTCGTCCGCCTCGTCGTCTTCCTAGCCCGCCTCGTAGGACTACAAGAGACAGAAGCAGGAGCCGTGATAGAGATTATAGAAGTCCGCCTCGTCAGCCTCGCCGTCTTCCTAGCCCGTCTCGCTTTGCGAGCCCGCCTCGTAGGGCTACTAGAGACAGAAGCAGGAGCCGTGATAGAGGTTATGGAAGAGCAAGAGGATACTAGTATTTTTATAATGTTTAATTATTATAATGTTAAAAAAAAATTTATTAATATTATTTATATCATACTGCCTATCTAAATACCTTGTTATAGATAGGATACATTATGATATTGATTTTTTTCCTATTGAAAGTTTTAAGCAGGAGCGATATAGATGTTTAAGATATATAGATGATAAAATATATGCTAAGGATACTATAGATAACGAAAGTAATATTATTAAATATATCAAGACATACCCTAATGCTAAATGTAGAAAATATAAAGGTGATTATATTGAATACATAATAAATAAAAATAAGATTATAATATATAACACATTAATACACATAATATTTTATATAAATTTGATTATATCTTTGAGGATTGCTGGGTGTATCCTATACAGAATACTGATATCATAAGGACTATCATAGAATATGTTTAGAGATTGCTGGGTGTATCCTATACAGAATACTGATATCATAAGGACTATCATAGAATATGTTTAGAGATTGCTGTGTGTATCCTATACAGAATACTGATAACACGAGGCTATCATAGGCTATGTTTAGAGATTGCTGTGTGTATCCTATACAGAATACTGATATCATAAGGACTATCATAGAATATGTTTAGGGATTGCTGGGTGTATCCTATACAGAATACTGATAACACGAGGCTATCATAGGATATGTTTAGGGATTGCTGGGTGTATCCTATACAGAATACTGATATCGTGATGACTATCATAGGCTATGTTTAGGGATTGCTGGGTGTATCCTATACAGAATACTGATAACACGAGGCTATCATTTAATTATATGATTTTAATTACATTACATATTATATATATTACCTAATGCTTATATGTTTGTATAGGATATAAGGAAGTATCAATTTTTAGTTTTTTACTACCAGCCTCTTAATATTTTCTAGGGCATTATTGTAAATACTATCAACACTCTGTCCTTCGTTAAAAATTGGCTCATTAACAATTTTAAAGTATTCTTCGTCGCTCATATTCTCCATCCTGTCTATAACGCTATTTATGGAGGCTTCACTGATATCGTCTAGTGTTATAAAGCGTCTGCTATTAAAATGCTCGCCAATATGTTGAGAGCCCCAATAGATAGGGATAATACCAGCACGAAACCCGTTAATAATTTTCTCGGTAATATAATGGGCTATCTTCGTATTCTCCATAGTTATAACGAACTTACTATTTTTATAAAAGGCTGTTAAGTTATCGGTAGCAAAATGCCCCTGTAATTTGCCGCCAATATTGTTTTTATAAGTGCCCCCATACATTACAGGCATCCTTTTATCTAACCTATCCAAGAATATAGAGCGTTCATTAAAAGAACCATTAGATATTACAGCAGTCGTATAGTTGTTAGGTATCGTTTTAGCAGGTTCTAAACTCATATCAGGGAATGATTTGAGATATAGCAAATATAAAGGTAATTCTACATAATTGCCTCCTGTGTAGTTAAACCCCAGGATACAAGTATAAGACGAAAGAGTACCTAGCATACAATTAGCGTAATACGATTCGCCCGTGTATAAAAAAGACGCTTTCCACGGCTTGTGATTAACAAATGTGGTATTCGTAAATACCGATTCCATCAATATATCGGCGTCATTTATATTATAAGTAATCTCTGGTTCCACACCATAAACATCCCTCAACAATTGACAGAAAAACTTAACATTAATAGGGTCGTTTTTATCATAGAAGCCTTCCCAAAAACCGTTAAATACCACTTTCATTATGCTACTAGAATTTTATTTTGTTTTATAAATAATTATATATATATTCCTTATATATTAGGCTTCACAGGCTTCGCAGGCTTTGCTTCACTTCGCATACATCTTCGTAATCAACTTAATAACCTTTGCTCTCCTCTTCTCGCTAATTTTCTTCCAATCTTTTAAAGTTATATTCTTGAAGACCACTTTAATATTTAAATTACCACCAAGCAATCCTTTATTTTTTATGGAGATATCCTTGGTGCTGAAAGGTTCTATAACAATATCCAGCAAGGTATCATCAACATACTTGATACTTTTAACACCTCCAATCAAATACTCTAATATATTGATATATACTGTTGTATGTAAGTCTATCTCATTATTTATACCAGTTATGCTATGGGTATATTTAATGTCGTCGGCTGCTTCAGCGTCTTCGTCGCTATCGTCGCTATCGTCGCTATCGCCGCTGCCGTCGCTAGTATTATCTATAACCATATTTATAATTATTTCGTGTTCTATGCTATCGTCGTCTATATATTGCCTAGTTAAGCACGGATAATCCTTCTTACAGCACAAGGTTATATAGACAGGCTCTTTAACATTTTTTAGTAAAATGCGTAGTTTCCTCTTATTAACAGAGCACAAATCGTAATAGGTTATAGGCAGATTAATGTTGTGGCTAACTATTTTAGTGGATGGATTATAGTATTCTTTTGTGTCCTTCGTATCCTTCTGGAATTTATTTGGGAATCCTTTGTTAAAGAAATAACTAGCGACATCTATAAAGGTGTTTTTTATAGCCTCTTTGTCTTTAAAAATCCCGTCATAGGTATTCTTCCAAAAGTTCAAATCAAAACTGTTGTATATCTCGTAATCGTCTGCTAGATTGTCAAAGTTATAATCGCTGCCACCGTATCCATATTTTAACCTCCCGTAATTGTCAAAATCCTCTATAGCCTTCTTGTATCCTATACTAGCCTTCTTAAATCGCTCTATCTTTGTAGCCCGCTCATCCTCGTCGGTAATATTTGTTAATTTATCAGGATGACATTCTAACGCTATCTTCTTGTAGATATTCTTAATCTCTTCTCTAGTGTATTTATCAATATTCTCAATATTCAAATTAAGAGCCTCTATATACATTCATATAAATTACATATAATACAATAAATAGGTAATCTTTATATTCTATATATATTCTATATATATCATACCATATATTCTATATATATCATACGATACATTATAAGAAGAACATAATATATATAATTACCGATTTATGATTAAGACCACTTGGGATAAATTAGAAGAGGTATTCCCAGATATCATAAGGGGCAACGAGAGATACCGGCTAATCTTAGAGAACATCTTGCTATCATCTAATAACAAACTATTATATACGCCTATCGGCTTCCCTTTAGATACATTCTTAAATCTGCTTTTAGTGAGGCTCTGTGATATTCAGGCATCTTTTAATAATACCGAGCATATCTGGGATAAGAGCATAAGTTATGTTGAAAACCAGTATTATATAGAGATTGACCTGATGAACCCTGACAATATGAAGAATATAGAGAAGATAACTCCGTTTCTGCTACATATTATAAGTTCTAAAAATGTGAAGATGAAAAAACATCTAATCGTCATAAAGCATATAGACCTGCTCTCTTCGTTATACTGCGACTTCAGGATAATCTTAGAGAAATACTCGCAAAATGTGGTATTCGTTTGTACCACGCATTTTATCACTAGGATTGAAGCGCCCATTAAGAGCCGCTTTAGCAGATTTAGGATACCGCTATTCGCCTTTAACGAGATATGCGATATATTCACAAATTATCTAGGTATATCTATGAACGACTACCTGTTAGAGGCGAAAACACGAAACATCATTAAAGCAATCTTTATAGCGGAGTTAGAAAGGCACCCCGCTAACGCCGCTGCCGGTGCCGAAATATTGTCAAAGGAGTTTGTAGAATTCAATTATCCACCATTTGTGGAGTTTATTAGAACCTATAATAAAAACAAAAATAACTTAGAAGAAATACGAGGACTGTCTTATAAATGCTGTCAATATAACATATCAATACTACAGATAACTCAGGACTTCGTCCGTCTCGTTGATTACGGAACCTATTATATGAATATAAAGGGCTGTATCGGCAATAGCGATAGCCTTAAATGCGAGATAATAAAAATAGGAACTGATATTGACTATCTGCTATCGCAAACGAATAAATGTAAGGAGCCACTATATATAGAGAACTTACTTTGTCAATTGTTGCTTTGTGGTTAGTCAGGTGGCTCATCGCAAACGCTATTAATATTGTTTTTATTAACGCCATACATAGATACATATTTTTCATTTATTATGATGTCGTTTTTGCGAAAACTGAAGTTATTATAGATGATGTTAGAGGCGATGAAGGTATCGCATTCGTATCTTTTGTCATATACAATAGTCCAGAAAATAGAGTTTATGTATTTTATATATTTTTCTAGGAATGTGTTGTATATCTGGGCTCCGCCAATAACAAAGCAGTTCTCAATAATATCTTCGCTTTCCACATATTTTAAAGCATCATCTATAGTCCTGAATACACGGACAGTATCTTTAGTATCCATACCTGATATCTCCGCACTAATCTTATCGTAATCGTGCGATGATATGATGATGTTTATTCTGTCTTTTAGCGGGGCTTTTGGTAGCGAATACCAAGTGTTTTTACCCATTATGACGCAGTTCTTAGTATTTTTACGCAGACAGGTTGTCGTGATATGCTTGAATGACTTTAATTCTTCGGGAATATTCCAAGACAACTTATTATAATATCCTATGCCGTATTCTAAACTTGACGCTACGATAATACTGAGATTTTTATTCATAGCGTGTCCTAGGGAGCCTAATATATATTAGCGTGTTATCTATTTATATCCTTGCTAAGCGATGAAAGGATATAAGCGTATCTCGCACCTATATTAGGGACGCCGTCGCTGCCGTCGCTTACATACCCTGATAGGTATCGTTCATTATCTTATAAACCCGCCCTTTATATTCGTCTATTGTTTCGCCTTCGGCGTATTCCACCATATCGCATACTTTTATCTTGATGTTGTAATCTCTTACTAAGAATAACTTGAGGCAAGAATGAAGCATAGACTCGTGATTATCGTGGTTATAGTTTAGAGACTCGTCTTCATATTTAACTACAATAGGTAATATAGGATACTTATGGACGAACGCACCGTTGCTAGTGAATGCCGTGATACTTTCTGGAATTGTTGAGGTATTCCCTGAACCTGGAGCAATAAACAGCACTTTGTCGCCTGATTTGCGGCTATCCACACGCTCCTTTATTTTGTTGCTAGTAGTCCCTTTCTCTACAAATATGTTTCCTAGCAAATCGTTAATCTGGTCTGTATATCCTATGGTAGCATATATTATAACCTTGAGTATTAAGTATGAGGAGCGAGGAAATGTGCTGATTAGCACGAAGCCGTCTATAAGCGTCGTGTGATTGAAAGTGCAAATGAACTTCTTGTCGCTATACAAATGCTCCATATATTTTACCAAGTCCTCCTTAGATATATTGATGTTAAAAGAAAGTATATACATAAACATTTTGGCGAACCACAAGATACCGCAAATGATGTTGCTTTCGTTTGTTAGAGGCTGTAGTATATGTATAGAGATAATCATCATAGCGGTAAATAATATGAACCTAAAGGGCATCGTAATATAGTTTAGGAATGTTAATAATATAGAAAGCATCCTAACCTCGTATAACTTCGTATAACTTTATTTAGTATAACTTGATAATATTTAGAAGCCCATATAATCGCACGCCAAGGCACGCAGACATATAAAGGATATTCGCAATTTATGAAGTATTGATGGGGACACGAAGCATCCCTATTGTCATCATCTGCTATAATAATTACAGATATGTTGAGAATACGCTTTCGCAGATTTTAAAAATTAACAAAGAGTATTACAATAATATAATAATATTGAATAACGCCAGCACCTGCGAGGATACTATAGAATACCTGAAGAAGTTAGGCGCCGATAGCAGCGGCTCCGGCGTAGCCATCATAAACAACATAGGGAACTTTGGACCTTGGATAGCCGCCGACAATAACAACCATATATACGATATATTACCAGACAAGTTCGTATTAACTGACCCTGATTTAAAACTGAATGAGAATATACCTAGCAATTTTATAGATATACTAGCGACCCTGTCAGACAAATACAAGACGACTAAGATTGGGCTTGCTCTAGATATAACAGACCACGACAAATTTTATCCAACTACCGAATATATGGCTAACCTTTCTATCTACGATTGGGAAAAGCGGTTCTGGAAAAACAAGATAGACGACCCTGATTACGAGTTGTATGAAGCCGACATAGATACCACATTCTGTTTAATCAATAAACGCAACTTGTATGCGAGTGGTTCGGCAAGTGCTAGTAGCACGGCAGGCATACAAATAAGGGTCGCTGGCGACTTCACGGCTAAACATATACCTTGGTATATTGATAATGAAATTTATAATATGTATGATAATTATGCGGCTTGTATTAATACCACGCATATCTCCACAATCTCTAGAATTGTAAAGCCCTATGTTGAAAATAATTACTTACAAGTCCGTAAAAACGACCAGTTGTTCTTAATAAAGACAGATAGCGTCCCACAATCATTATCATTCTGGAGAGATACTTATAGTGGCTGGGAAATTGAGATGTTTGAGGTCTTTGACAAGTATCTAACAAAAGACAAAGTATTCATAGATATAGGCAAGCGGATTACACCAACCTCCTTATATGCTTCTAGAAAATCTAAGCAGGTTTATGGGATTGAATATGACGGCGATAGCAGCGATAGCGGCGGCGAAGCAAATGCGGCTATTATGAAAGATAATTGCTCTAACTATACGCTCATTCCTTCACCGCTATCGCTGCTAGAGACATTAGAAACAATATTAAAAGACGGCACGCTCGCTTCGGCTGGCTCATTCATTAGAGTAGATATACAAGGAAAGGAAGAGGATATACTGAGCGACCTTTATGATATCCATATTAAATACAAGGCTACGCTATTTATTAACTTCAATTATATGAAATGGAATAACAAGAATATAGACAGGTTCCAATTCTTAACGCTAAGAGCCAAGGACATTATTAAGGCATATCCTTCGTGCTATATATTGTTTTAATGCTATATATGATATCTATATATAGTATAGCACATAGCATAAGATGGGTGGCTGGATATACTTATCAATATTACATAGTATCATAGTAGCCATCCTAATATTGTATATCAAGTATGATAACACACCATATATAATATTCCCGCTAGTCATAAATATCATAGTAGGTGCTTTAAGTCTCGCATACTTCACCTTGTATTACAAGGAACACTTTACAAATGAATTTGTGAAACCCAAGTATTATATATATGCCCTATTTGTCCTATTTGTCTCTATACTTGCCTTCTATATCATCAAGATAAGCCCGAACCCCGCATATTTCAAGGTATTCACAACACTTGAAATAATACTGCTGCTGATATTCACAATCTACCTTAAGAATAATTTTAAAGTATCCATCCAGACAATTACGGGCGTCTTCTTAGGTTGTCTAGCGATTATACTGATATCTTTGGATGATACCAATAATGCTAAATAGCATATAGTCCTATCATCCTTATAATTATATTTCTTTTATTAGTATCTAGTAAATAATGTGGATACCTTTATCAATATTTCGCAGTATCATTATAGCCCTAATGATACTCTATCTACGCTATGACAATACCCCGCAGATAATGCACCCTCTAATTATAAATATCATTACAGGCACCTTAAGTATCGCATACTTCACAGCGTATTACAAAGAACATTTTGCTAGCGAGTTTAGCAATCCCAAATATTATGTATATGCGGTCGTCGCTCTATTCGTCCATATCCTAGGCTACCACATTATAAAGACTTGTCCTAACCCAGCGTATTTTAGGGTATTTATAGCCCTACAGATTATAATATTATATCTGGCTACTCTCTATATTACCAAGGAATACGATGTATCCTCTCAATCTATGCTTGGGGTTATATGCGGATGTCTAGCGATTATACTGATATCTTTGGATAAAAATAATAAATAAAAAATGATTATACATATAAAATATATACGCACAACAATTACTATATATATTTTATATGAATGAATACTGTTTGTGATGTCAGTAAAAAGACGGTTCTTGAATTGAAAGAGTTGTGTAAAGAACGCAACCTAAAAGGCTTAAGCAAGAAGACTAAGGCGGGTTTAATAGAATTACTTAGACAATCAAATAATACTATAAATATTGTTAGTATTCCAGAGCAGCAGCAAAGCGGCTTACGCAGCTTACGCAGCTTACGCAACGATATAATAGAAGGAGACGCAATTCAAATATTACCGACGCTTGAAACAGAAACAGCACAGATTATTATAGCAGACCCGCCTTATAATATAGGCAAGGATTTTGGTAATGATAGTGATAAGCAGCCGATGGACGAGTATTTGCTATGGTGCGAAGAGTGGATAAAGGAATGCTTGCGTATTCTTAAACCTAATGGGACGATGTTTATCTTCGGGTTTAGCGAGAACCTCGCTCTAATACTTTCTAAAGTGCCTTATAATATCAATCGCCGCTGGATTATCTGGAATTATACAAACAAGAATACGCCGCATCTTAATTTCTGGCAACGCTCGCACGAGAGTATTCTTGTATTATGGAAAAACGACAAGGTATTTCACAGGGACGACATAAGGGAACCATATACCGAAGGGTTTCTTAACGGGGCTGCTGGTAAAGAGAGAAAGGCGACAATTGGTCGCTATTCAAAAGGCGATAAAACAACGACATATATAGCACACGAAAAAGGTGCGTTGCCTAGAGATGTAATAAAAATACCTGCTCTTGCCGGTGGTGCTGGTATGAAAGAGAGAGTTAATCATCCTACCCAGAAACCTTTGGCGTTGTGTGATAAACTTATTAAGTCGTGTAAGCAAACCGCTAGCGACGGATATGTGCTAGTTCCTTTCGCTGGTTCCGGAAGCGAATGTTTAGCGGCAAAAAACAATAACCTACCATTCGTAGGTATTGAATTGAATGCTGAATACATTAAAATAATTAATGAGAGGTTAAATGATAATACAGGATTATAAGAGATATCTATGATAAATTCTTGTCGCTGCCGCTCACGCTGCTGCTACGCCGCTACGCTCATATATATCAATATAGTTATATAGCCTACCACGATTTACAACACACGACCCTACTATATATTTTTTCATATCTTCAGTAATATTTAGATGCATCCATAATTGCGAAGACATACTGAATGTTATATCCATATATGAGCCGTCAATCTGGTTTGTTTTCCAGCCACTAATAGCATCTTTGTTTTTACCTATCTTACCCATTTTCGGCGACCACTCATAAGATGCAGGATTTAATGCTGGATAATCACTAGGAATAAGAAACCATTCGTATTCTATCTTGTCCTTTATATCGTTTCTTACAATTATAGAATAGAAGGCGAAGTTCTTGCGTTTATTGATTTCTTCAATAATATTCTCAATATTGCCGGCATCTTTCTCGCTACAAACCGTAGTAAGCCTGTATGAACTAACTTTAAACGCACCTTTATTTTTCTCAAATTGCGTAGATTTATTAGAGAAACTACCTAGAGAGCAATTCAAATCAGCACCTGACCTATGAGAACCGTCGCTTTGCGAACTAACCGAGCATCCCGAAGCGTTAAGAATAATAGCGTTTATATTTTCCCAAGGTGCCTCCTTGATAGGGTCGTCGTTTATAAGATGATATCCTTTAACACATTTGGCGAAATTTGTCGCAAGTTTTGCGAGCAAAGAAGCGTTCATTATAGAAGCCATCCTTAAATATAAAGGAGATACAAAACAAACTCATTTTTTATGCTAAATATAATATAATAGAACATATCTAGATGTGGTTTTTATACATTAGCGTAGAATACTTGGGGATGTCAAAGTTATAAAGTTCTTTTTTTGCGTATTTGCGGTCTTTTATCCATATCCTTACAATATAATAGAACTTCTTAGGGCTTATTGATATGCCGTTAATATTATAGATGATATTCTCATCATTATTGCTCGCAAAGTTCTCTCCTATAATATTAGCACACAACGCAAAGAACTTATTGTCAAGTTCCTCAGCCATCACTTTAAATGAGAAGCAGCCGCCCTTAATATTCAGTTCATCCTCGTAGCGAGGCATAATGTCAGACCGCATCATAAAAAACATTCCTTTCTTAAACAGTTCCTTAAATGCCTTGAAATACTGTATATAGTCATCAACACTAGAGATTACCCCGAGCATCTTATAACTCTTGTCGTCCCAGTTATTGTCATAGGGGTCGTGGAAATACATATTCCACGAATCGTTTAGGAACACGGGAGCGGAAGCGGCGATACCAGAGGTATTAGCGATAGCAGCGGAAGCGGCGGCATTATTCATTTATATAAAATATATATAATATTCTTTATATAAAAAGATGCTAGAATATCTATATAATATATGTCTATACTCATAACAGGCGGATGCGGTTTTATTGGTTCCAACTATATAAACTCTTTGTTAAAAACCAAACTGTTTAACAATACGCCTTATGACCTTATTATAAATATAGACAAGTTGGATTATTGCTCTGCTGAAGAGAATGTAGTAAGCGAAGCGAACTGTGAGAGCAAAGCGACCTACAAGTTTATTAAAGGGGACATTTGCGACAAAGAGTTATTAATAATGGTATTCGCTAAATACAATATAGAATATGTGGTTCATTTTGCGGCACAAACGCATGTGGATAACTCGTTTGACAATTCCATCAATTACACGATTGACAATATCTTAGGGACGCATCAACTTCTAGAATGCTGTAGGTTATACAGCAAAGGACGCATTAAGAGATTTATCCACATGTCCACTGACGAAGTATATGGCGAACTCTCTATCAGTTGTAAAGATAGTGCCGAGAACTCCTTGCTAAATCCCACAAATCCCTATGCGGCTACTAAAGCCGGTGCCGAGTTCATCGCCCGTTCCTACTACTATTCCTATAACATTCCTATAGTAATCATCAGGTGTAATAATGTATATGGAGAGAGGCAATATCCCGAGAAGATAATTCCTAAGTTCATTATGCTACTTAAGGAAAATAAGAAACTAACCATCCACGGCACGGGATTAACGAGGCGAAACTTCATATATATTGACGATGTGTGTGCCGCCATCAACATAATAGTTGCGGATGGTGCGGTTAATAACATATATAATATTGGCTCCGCCGACGAATATAATGTCCTAGAGATAGCGACATTTTTATTAAACCATATTAAAGGAAGCGACGAGAAGATTGAGGATTGGATTGAATATACGAAGGACAGGAACTTCAACGACTTTAGATATGCGATTGATACCACGAAGTTAAACAATATGGGCTGGAATAAAACTGTGAATTTCCACGAAGGACTATCTAAGACGATTGCGTGGTATATGAAAAAATGATATAATGGTATTGCTATATTATTATAGTATTAGTTATTAAAGATGCAAGGTATCATTAGTTTCTCTGACAGGGTCGCCTTTAATATTAAGAGCAACGACCACAAGGATATTATATTAGACCAGATGAAGGCTCTTTATGATATTAAAATCCTACAAAGGCACCATCACAATCTTGACAATAACAACATTAATTTTATATTATCTAATCACCTAATGAACTTGCGTTCTAATGGTAATAGATACTATCTCTATTTTACGCTCTATAACAATATTGAAACTATGTATTTTATAGATAAGAAGATACATCCTGGATACCAGCGACCACGAATAATATTCGGGAGAGGATTATTTGACAAGAAACTGTTTAAAAATACCTTGCTTGATGGTGAAATGGTGAAGTGTAAGGATAATACTTGGTCGTTCCTTATAAACGACATCATCTGCTATGAAGGCACCTATTTAAATAAAAAGATGCTTCCTGAGAGACTAAAGATTATCTATAATATGCTGGAGACCCAATATACGCCAGATGAAACCATAGATGTCTGTAATTACAAGGTGAAACGATACTTTAATATGTATAAGGAGGCTATAGAAACTATTATGGAACTGTCTAGCAACCTCAACTATACTTGTAGAGGCATCTATATTTGCCCTTACGACATTAAATATAAACCTAAACTATATAACTTTGACGAAAGTTCGGTTATTAATGTCGTTAGAAAAACTAAGGATATTACTGAGTTTAATAGCGGAACCAGCGGCAGCGTAGCGACACAAGCGATACCAGCGACGCCAGCGACGCAAGCAGCACAATCACAAGCAGCACCACAAGCAGCAGCACAAGCAGCAGCACAAGCAGTAGCACAAGCAGTAGCACCACAAGCAGTAGCAGCATCACAAGCATCACACGCAGTAGCAGTAGCACCAGCACGAGTAGCATTAGTCCCTACAGTTCCTACAACTGAAGAAAAGATACTATATATTGTTAAAACAAATGAGCCAGATATCTATAATGTCTATGATAACGAAGATGTCCTCAATAAACCCAGCATCGGGATTGCTCTAGTCCAAACACTCAGCGACAGCAAGTTATTAAGGAATTCATTCCGTGATAAGAATGCTATAACCAATATTAAATTTGCGTGCGTTTATGTTGATAAGTTTAAGAAATGGCGTGCTGTGCGTCAAGTCTAGCACTCGCCCTTATATATATCTATTATTCTCTTAAGTAATATATAGATATGGATAAAACTCTTAGGGGCTATTTGCGTAGCACGAAAGACGACTGGAATTACATCACGCCTATAGACTTCTATAATAAATATTATGCTAACCCAAAAGCATATAAGGACATCTATTTACTAGACTTGCGACGCAAAGCCGAGTATAACAGAGGACATATAAAAGGTGCTAAAAATATCTACTGGCTAAATATTCTAGATGAAAAAAACTTAAAGAGATTACCTAAAAATAAATTGATATTTTTAATTTGCTATGTAGGTCATACAAGTAGCCAAGTTTTAACTTTGCTAAAACTTTTAGGATATAATGTGGTATCCATAAAGTATGGATATGGTATATCACCTACTAAATATATACCTGTTGCTGGTTGGCTAGATTATGGACTGCCTGTAGCACCCGCTAAGTAATATTCAGCATCGCTAAATAATATTCAGCACCGCTAAGTAATATTCAGCGTCTTTTTAACTTCATCATCGCTAAGTTTTGTTTTACCTTCGTATCTGTAGGCTAACTTCTCTTCTAGCAATATTGACGAGACACTTTGGGTGCTCGCTTTATCCTTGTAGATATTTGCTAAAATCCTTCCATACTTATCCTTATTACCGCATTCAACCCATACCAGATATACCTCGGTATCTAATAACTTCTTAATATCCTTCTTAGCGTCTATCTTGGTATAAACCTTTGTATATGGGGTATTGGCTGTTAGCAGTTCAAAGAGCCGGTCTCTAGCCTTAATTGCGTATTCTTGTAATACCGTATCTTTACTCCTTATCTCGCAAGTATCAATACCATCTAATCTTATAGTAAATTTATAGTAGGAACCGAAAACAGGCAGAATAACCTTGATGCTATCGCCATCATAAATATCTACCAGTCGCCCATAACATTTAACACCGGCTATAGATAGTTCAGGGGTTGAACCTCCAAATTGTCTAAAATCTTCAACACTCATATTATATCACTTAATACTCTATAATCATTATAGTATGTGTTTTAAATCATTTTTTAAATTGATGATAAAAATAAAGGTATTTATTGTCAAGGCTAGCATACTACTTCATAATAGCACTTAGTGGTGCTCCGCATTTATAATTAGATAGTTCAAAATCCTCATAAACGAGACCTTCAATCCACTTCAACTTATCTTCAATAGATGCTGAAATATATGGAGCAGCCTTTTTAATAATAACTTTAGGGAAATCATATATGCAGCTCCCATTAGGGTCGCTGCCGTCGCTTCTAGCAATCTGCTTATTAACTTGCGGTATATGCTCTTCGTATATGTGAGCGTCGCAAATAGACAGCGATATTTCGTTAGCAGGTATATACAAGATATGTGCGAGTATCTGTGTTAATAGAGCGGTGCTCGCTATATTAAAAGGCAGTCCTAGAAAAAGATCCGAACTCCTTAGCGTCATATGACACGAAAGCCCTTTAGAACTCTTATTAAATATATATAATATATGACAAGGAGGCAAAGCCATCTTCTTAAGGTCTGTAGGGTTCCACCCTGACAATACTGCTCGTCTGCTATTATTATCCTTAGACAACTCTTTTAATATGTATTTAATCTGGTCCGCCCCATTCGGGTCTGTGCCCTTCGGGGCGTCGCTGCCGCTAGTGCTTGTGCTATCTGTATAATTGAAAGAATTATCGCTATCATTATAAATATCTTCATCTTCCTCAGTATCGCTGTTAGAACCCACCATATATGTTTTTGTCTCGTATGCCTTGCCGAATTTCCTCCATTGCCAGCCATAAACTGGACCGAGTTCTCCTTCAGGATAGTTAAGTCCTATGCTATCCAAGTATTGCCTAGAAGAGTTGCCGTCCCAGATGTGTATGTTTTTTTGCTTCAATTCGTTGGCGTTTGTTGAACCTCTTAAAAACCACAGAAGTTCTTCAACAATACCACGAAAGAACATTCGCTTCGTGGTAATTAGCGGAAAAGACGACGATATATCTTTAAAATTTGTCATACATCCAAATATAGATATAACATTACCATTTCGTGTAGCCTTTGTCTCCCCGTTCTCTAGCGTCTCCTTTAATAAATTAAGATATCCTTTCTCACCGCAAAAATACATTTAGACACGCTTCGCCGCTTTGCTGCTATATAATATGACACTATATTTATATAAAAATAAGGAATTTGTTTTTACAAACAGATACAATCGTTATGTATATTATCGCCGCTACACAGTTTAGAGAATAGCGACTGCGTAAGCGACGGGACACTAGATTTAGGGATTGTAAGAGCACTAGGTCTAGGAATTGTAAGAGAACTAGGTCTAGGGAGCGTTAGAGCACTAGGTCTAGGAATTGTAAGAGAACTAGGTCTAGGAAGTGCTAGGGCATTATTAAAGATATTTACTTGTCTATATTTGCTGCCGCTACCGTCGCTACCGCCGCTCCGTCCATCGCTACTGCTAACGCCTCCGCCTACACACGAACCATCACAATCCCCACAACAATTCGCTAGCATCCTCTTATTATTTAGGCGATAAATACTATTCAGCATATACTCGTTATACAATAGTAGATACTTGTTATTCATTACGACACCTTTAACAATATTAGACATCCTCCTAATATATTTATGTATAATATATTTATATAATAATAAAAAATGATAGGGAATGCTAGGTATTTTATCTTACAAATCTATTATAGAAAATGTATTACAAAATCATTTTGAATAACAAGGCGAACAACATCGCCCATACCATCTATGAAAAAATAAAGGATATTAGGAGCGAGAATAGGGAGTGGCTAGTGAATAGCACGAACGGGTTTATATTCAATCATATAGAGTTGCCTTTGTATGACAAAGAATACTTAGAGAGGATTATCTATGACTACGGGATACAAAAGGCAATTGAAAAGTTCATCTTGAATAAAAAGTGCTATGAAACTATAATTAACCTAGTGGATAATGACGAAAGCAAGATATACCTAGGGCTCGCCTTTTATATCGTAAGCGAATACTTTGAGTTTATGTCGTTTGAGTATATGATAGCGTAGCAGCGTAGCGGCGTCGCCTTATTCTTATATGATTTTATTGCTTCCACTTTTTACCACAAATAAGACAGTTCATAAATAGCGTGGATGCTTCGTCTCCTGAGCGGGTCTGTAGTTCGTAATAACTGACCTTCTTGCTTTTACAGCGGGAACACTTAATCATATCAGACATAGGAACCAATTTAATCTCATAAGCCGCCTTTAGACGCAACTGGTTCCGCTCATCAATCTCCTTCCATCTCTCAGGGAATATATCTTTACTCTGCATATACGGAAGCATATGCGGGTGGAACTCTTTTTTATTTATCATACGGTCATATAACTTGTCGTTCCCTATATAACTATTGCTCTTAATATTAGAATAAATGCTTCTAGAGATGTTAGAGTATATCTCTAGGAACATTTGACATTTCCACGACAGTTGCACCTTAGCGTTATTGGCGTAGTCAATCGTCGCATTAAATACGCCTATCTCCAAGTCATTCACTTCTAACTCGCTCATATGTAAGTTTGTCGCCAGCAACTCCTTAAAGTCGTCTCGTATTTTGTGCTTGTTATACCTATTAACTGTATCAACGGCGTTCTTATTCTCCTCGCTTATCCTATTAAATTTCTCAACCTCGGCACTCAAGTCATAGTAGGTGTATTCTGTAGCAGTCATATTACTATAGAAGGGTTAGCAATATTTTATATCATTTTTTCTAAAAATTGATATAATGATATAAGTCCTAACTTCTAATATGGCTACCAATATTAATCTTAAAGACTACATAACAGATGATGTTAATGTTATAGAGGTGTTCTTTGGCGCCGATAGTGGTAGCAGCGATGCCGACCTAGAAAACACCTCTATTAATGTTAATATTACTAAGGATATAGAGAGTATTATTGAAAAAAAGTATAAAAAATACAAGGAAGAGAAATACAAGTCCTATCACCACAAGGACAAAGTATATACTTACGAACTGTCTAACGATAACCAATCCGTATCTTCTAAAATAATGACGAAGTCTAACTATCTAGGAGCTAATGCTGGAGCGACTGGCGTATTTATCGTATCCTATAAGATTGACAAGTTCCCTCAATACATATTCCCGTGCTCTAATGATATTGACAATATTTCCACATATTCAATAAAGGAGTTTAAAATAAACAATAGGATATCCCTAATGCTGCGAAGCGATTATTCCAATAGCAAAGAGGTCGCCAAATCATTCTACATAGAATACAGACATTCGCCTAATGTGGAGATTGACAAGATTAACGAGTATATCAATAATCTCGTTGCCACTTATATCAACTGCTAAGAGATACAGTAAATTATTTTTCCAACTTCTATATCATTATAAATAAAAATTGATATATGCTCCTAGATTATTATTTAACATATAATTTAATAAAAGTAATTAAATATATATATAATGTCAATCGCTCAAGGCTCAATCAATTTCGCTGATTTTGCTGTATTCGCCGATATGTATAATGATACTGAAGAGAAATGGAATATTCACAGCGACGCCCTCAAGGACACAGACGACGGTGACGACGCCCTCAAGGATGCTATCCAAGATGGAGACGACGCCCTCAAGGATTACTATGATGCCTATTGTAGTTATCTGGTATCTCGTAAATATACCACAGATGTTATCAAGACATATCGCAAGAACGCCATTATAGACTTCTATATTACCGAGAATAAGATTGATAACTCTATGAGAAAAGAACTAGACGATTATTATGTAGCGAACATTAAAGATAACTTTAATAAAAAATTAGAGCCTCCAGCGTGTTTCTTCCACCAAGTTAGAATGGAACAAAAAGACAGGGAAGCGAGCGAAAAGAGAGAGATTGACACAGATGATGTAGCGCAGCACTATATTAATCTTAAAAATATGTATAAAAGAGTATATGATTTAATGAATAATACGGGACATTCACAGCATACGCAGAATCATAATCTACATACCGAGAATACGCAAAGTGATTGCGGAGATGCCGATAGTAATTACGATAAATATCTAGAATATTACGACGAATACTACAACCTGTATGATAGCGATTATTACACAGAGCACGATAATTACAGCGACGGCTTTTCAGACGACTACGAGAACCACGACTATTAAATTAAGTATCTTCTATACTCATTCCTCATAATAATAATTTTGTAAATCCTATTTTTTATATTGCTAATCAAAAAATGATATAAACAAATGATAATATATGTAATCATAAAGTAATAAATAATGCCTCCAACACCTTCTAAAAAGCAACCAGTCCCCGCTCCTACCGTTCCTGCCGTAGCCCCCGTTCCTGCTAAAGAGCCTGTTGTATCTGCTGCCGCTGCCGCCGCTACCGCTGCCGCTGCTACGGATTCTCAAGCCAAGAAGAAGAAGCCTGTTGTTATTCCTACTGTTCCCGCTACGGCTGCTACGCCTGTAGCCGCTGCTTCAACTCCTGTTGTTCCGGCTACGGCTGGGGCTAGTGCTACTGCTGCCGAAACTGCTGCCGCTCCTACTGTAGATGCTGCTGATAATGTCCTATCTAACATTATTGACAAGGTTAATTCTTTGGCTGGTGTTATCAAGGATATCCAGACACATCTCAAGGTTCTCAGCAAGGAATATGACAAGCAACAAAAGATTATTGAGAAGGCACAGAAGAAGCGACAGAACGCCAAGAACTCGCCATCAGGTTTTGCTAAGCCCAACAAGATATCTAACGAACTCTGCGATTTTATCGGCGTTCCTCACGGCACCGAGAAATCACGCACCGATATCACCAGACTTATTAACGCTTATGTTAAGGAGCACAACCTAAACAAGCCTGAGAATAAGCGTTTTATTCTTCCTGACGCTAAACTTAAGAAAATTCTTAATGTCGGCGACAGCGAGGAGATTAACTACTTTATTCTACAGAAACTAATCTCTCATCATTTCCCTGCTAGTGCTAGCAAGGCTGCTGCTAAGGCTCCTGTAGCGGTCTAGAGCAAGCCTGCGAGAGTCTAGAGCCTTGCTATAGTCTAGAGCAAGCCATAATCACAATTATTTTTTTATATTAATAGCAAAAACTATGGATATACAAGACATTACACAAAAATAAAAATAATCAATATTTAACAGGAGACGCATATAGTATATGAATATACAAAATAATGTGGGAAAACAAGGCAGCAACGGCAGCCAAGGCAGCCAGAATGGTATTGACTATTACAAGGAACTTAAAGATATAGTCAAGGAATTAGATAAGATATATAAGAAACTTTCTAAGGATGAAACCTTGGCGGATATGATAGATAACATCAAGAATGAATTTATCAATAAAAACATAGCACTCATAGAGAAGAGTTTATTAAAACCCAACTACAAGGAGTTTAACACTAAAATAATAAAGATACTAGATATTATCATAAAACTATTAAGAAACTTTACCTTCTATGACAAGAAAGACGATACTGCTCTAATAGGATTTATAAATACTTTTAATTCCACTCAATACCAAACACACGATGAATTAGATAAGGCTATTAAACTCATTTTTGATACTGAAGAAAAAGCATTAGCAACTTTACAAGACGAAGAAAAAGAGAAAGCCAGCGACCTTTTAGAAATTAAAAAACTTATCTGTGCTTTTGAATATTATAAGCATATTTTTGAAAGTCCTAGCCCATTTGAAGCAGAAATAAAGGAATTAAATAATAAGATAGAAACATTTAAAAAAACAAATACGGCAGATGAACCCGCAAAGAAAGAGAACGCAGTTAATAATAATAATCTTAATGAACTTTTAGAAAAAGACAAACAGAAATACAAGCAGTTATTCAGTTATATCCCTATAGTATCCTATAATATTTTTGATTTTGTTGATAAGCGGTTCGCAAATGCTGGGAAAGATACAAGCCCTGATGCGGCTGACAAGAAAGCAAAGAGTAAAGGAGACGACCAGTTAATTGAGGAGTTTAAGAAGGACATTTATTTTATTGTTATAGGTATCAATAATACACAGAGTGCCGATATTGATTCGCAAATTAGCGAAAATAACGACGAGGCTATAGATTTGAAGGCTAGAAATGAGGTATTAAAGCAGCAGAAGGATTTGCTAGATAAACAACTGAAGAGTTTAAGTAATGTTATACAGTTTTTGATTGACGGCGGTAAGCAAGAATACTCCACGGAAATAACAGATATACGAAAGATTTTTAAAGATTACAAGAATGAGAAGGAATACAAGGACAGTATATCGTCATTAGTCGCAACAGAAGAGGGCGAAGTAGCAAAAATGATTGCTAAGAATGAGGCAAATGGAAAATCATTAAAAGAGAGACAGAAACAGCAGACCGCTTTATTAGAAAAAGAGAATAACGCAAATAGAGGTCGTGGTAATAATGGAAAAGATTATGGTGGCGGTAGCCGTAGCGGTAGCGGTAGCCGTGCGAAGCCGTCAAGACAGCAAAAGCCGTCAAGACAGCAAAAGCCGTCTAAGCAGATGCGTGGAGGAGAGAAGAAGAGCAACAAGTATTACGAGGACAAATACCAGAAACTTAAAGAGTTAAAAGGTAGTATCATTAAACTCATAGAGAAAATCAGGATAACCGAGGGCAAAGAGGATAGCGGCGACCCTTTTGAGAAAAACAACGGGGCGTTTGGCGACCCTAGCGACGGCTTTAAGTCTATCTATAATACCATTTGGAACGACTATGTTAAAGAGACGAAGAAGGTGAAGTCCAAGGGCGTTACCATAGACAGTTTGAAGCAGGATAATCGGTTATACGAGCGTTTCCAGATGAGCGACTTAGACCCTCAAGAAGTTCTCAAGATAAATTTTCAGGACAAGGTTATATTCATTTGTATCATCTTGATTATACGAACATTTGCGATGGTATTGATAGAGTTTTTAATAGAATATAATATAGTAAGCACGCTATCACGAGGCATATTCGTATATTCTATCCTTTATATATTGCTAGTGGTATGTAGTGTCATATTAATAAATTACGACTCGTATAAGTTGCGTATTATCGTTAATTACCTTAATCTTCACATCAACTCCTCCAACATCTTCTTCCATATCCTTCTATTCATCCTGTTTATCGGGCTAATCCTTATCATCATAAACGATAACGACAATAACCTAAAGAACATAGACAATCTGCTAAATTATACCTATATTTACAAGTATATATATGAAGCCGCAGAGAAATCCAACGAGACCTCTTCGCTGCTACTATCGCAAAAAGAAAAACTGAAGTTGCAATACAGGATGGATATTATTACTATGATTATTTTCATATTCTCTTCGCTATTAATCCTGATTATGTAATGGGTGCTATGCTGTTATATAGCATTCCTTATAGGATAATATGTTAAGATTAAAGAATACTGAGCCCCGTAGTTTAACAGCGACGAATTGACAAACTCGTCTTTTGACAACCCGTCGCTATTAAGCACTATTATTTTTCCTAGGTCATTATTAACCTCCAGCACCTTTATATTAACATAGTTATTCTTATATGTCTTTAGGAGCATACAATCGTATTTTGACACGGTCTCAAGGTTATAATCGTCGTATTCCAATTGATTTGAGTAATCTATATTTATTTCATAGAAACTCTGCCGCTTAGCGTCCTGTCGCTTAGCGTCCTTTGTTAGATTATGCGGCGACCCTAGCGGGAGCGGCATCAGTATATTATCTATGTTCGTATCCATATAGGTATTATCATCGTAATTCATTTGATAGTCGTTTATCTGGCTCACTTTGATGTCGTCTTTGCCTAGGTTGAGTTCGTTATTGAGGTAATCTAGAAAGTGGATTTTCCAAGTTTTATTTGCTAGATTAATGCTGTTGTTAATATTACTCTTTTTATCTGTCGTGTCGCCTCCCATCAACTCCCAAATATCCCATTTTCCCGACGACTTGCTATACAAGAAGTTATACTTAAATGTCCGGTGGTTGTCTGTAATCACCAAAACTATATAAGGGGTTTTGTCCTTCACATATCGTGGGAACAAAATCTTCAGCGGCTCTATAATATTACTTTGTAAATCTATATTAACTGTGAAAGAGAGTTGATTACGCTTCGGGTTATTTATCCAATCCCTGCTAAAACTGTTTATTACAAGCGTCTTCTTATTGATAAATGTATTAATAGATGTTAAGACTTTCTCCATCATTTCTGGAAGTATGTTTGTGGCTTGCGTCGTAGATGCAGCGTTAGCGGCGACAGCCTGTGCTCCTTGTGTAGTAGATACGGTATTATCTATGTTAGTGCTGCCGCCGCTCACGCTGACGCTCGCTAACATCGTAGCAGAAATAGCCCTACTATTCTCATATTCTTTAACACGAATTAACAACTCCTCATTAGATAAAATATCACCTTTATTAAAACTATACTCTTCTTTGTAATCTGTAGAGGCACTAGGGACACTAGCGACACCCATAGTATCGTTAGCGGCACTAGCATTCGCAGCGGCACTAGCATTAGCAGCGGCACTAGCATTAGCAGCGTTAGCGGTGCTAGCCGTTTCAGTAGCATTCGCAGCATTCGCTACACTCCCACTCGCTACACTCCCACTCGCTACACTCCCATTCGCTACGCTCTCTTCGTTATCATTAATAAACCCATCATTTCTAATCCTATCTATATTCTTTATAATGTAGTCTTTCATTTTAGCCAGAGTTATCGTGTTTAATTCCATAAGTTTTATCGTATTATTCATCAATATAGCATCCTTACTCATCGCCGATATTACGGCATTCATTATATTTATTAGTGTTTCGGCATTCAGCGATAGCCTGTATTTGTCTAGCAACATCTTTGTTGATGCCTGAATTATTAGGCTCCTATTTTTGTCTGATTTAAACTCATCTATAATCGCCATTCGTATTATTTATTAATCTTATTATTTTCTTTAAGTAATCGTAGCCGCATTCCTTAAGTCCCTCCAGCAGCCTTCTTCTTGGCTAAATGCATCTTTAGGTTAGGGCGATAGAGGTATTTACGGCTTTCATTCATAATATCGTCTGTAATATTCTTGTTATTTGTAATACACTTAATAAATGCCTCATCTTTGTATGGGTCGGGAAGTTTTAGGCTCTTGTATTTTAAAAGGCTGTTTAGCCACCTTATCTGGTGCGTCATAGAGAACATACCGCACTCCGTGTTCTTTCTCTGGTGTCTCGTGGTATTATGGGTAATCTTAAACTCGCTCTTAGGATATATTTCTAGCAACTTTGCCTTTATATTATTTATAAACTTCTTAACATATACTGGTATCCCTATGGCGTTGCTGTCGTAATAGTGAGCCCCGTAGCATTTGTTTCGTGGGTCTATGATAATAAATGTGGAAGTCCAGTGTGAGCCGCTTTGATTATGCTTGTCAAGGTTGGTGATTAGCCCCAGATATTTAACCTTCTTATTGATATACTTTTTCACATCTAGCGAACATATCTGGCTATAGAGGCATCGCCCGAACTTGTCCTCCTCCGCAAAATCTATTGGATATACGCCTAAAAACGCATATTTATATTCCCGTCCTTTGTCGTATTGCTTCATAACATCTTCTATATCATAATTGCTTAGCCATTCCCGTGCGTTCGCATACCATTCTATAGGCATCTCGGGTCGCAACTCTTCTGCCTCTATCATCTTTATAATCTCTTTGGTTTTTATGTCGGTCTCAGCATTCGCCCCAGCGCCAGCACCAGCGCCAGCACCAGCGCCAGCCGTCGCTATCTTAGATATAGCCCCCGTCCAGCACCAGTATTGCTTGTCGTCGCATACAGGCTTTATCTTCTCGTTCAGCATCTGCGATAATTTAGCAATCGCATCAGTCTTCTTGTAGGTTATTTTGTCAGGCTTGTATTTATTCCACGCATTTATCAAGTGGATTAGGGACGCTTTAGAAAATATATACGGGTTTTTGGCGTTTTTAGGACTATTATATTTTATAATTTCCTTAGACATCTGTGATATGTAATTCTCTACATAATATACAGAAAGTAATTTGCCTGACCCATAAAAATAAATATGTATAAAAATAAAAATTGATATATATATAAGTATATTGAAATATTAAAAATATGGGTATTACTGAAGAATTTCGCTCATTTATTAACAAATATAAGGTTGAGAAAGGTAAGCCATATACGAACACCAGCATAGGTTATCCAAGAGTATCCATCTGCGTCCCTGAAGATAAATATGGCGAATTTATGAATATTTACGGGCTTGCTCTTACGAATGGTGTCCCATTATATTTCACAGAAAAACCCACGGAGCCCAGTCCGCTTCGTGTTGATATAGATTTCCGTTTTACGATGCCTGATGACAAGTCGGGTATTTACAATTCCCACGAATCCAATACATCTTTAAATAGCAAGAAGAAATATGACCGCATTTATACCGCACAGAATATCTTCAATATCGTTAATAGTTATTTCAAGGTCATCAATCAATATCTGGATGTCCCCGCTGAAGCGAATGTCGCCTATGTTATGGAGAAGCCGAACCCTGTAGAATTTCGCAACAAATTGAAGGACGGCATTCATATCATATTCCCTCATATTGTCGTGAATAATAATGTGCACCACTTTATTCGCCGGAAGATATTGGATGTCGCTGCGGATATATTTAAAGAATTGCCGATTTGTAACGATTACGATTCAATCGTTGATAAGGCTATCATTGATGTTAATTGCTGGCAGATGTACGGGTCTCGCAAGCCCGACTGCGATACCTATCGGGTGTCAAGTATATACAAGTGTATAGATAACGAAACTGCGAAGACCGATTATACGCTAAACGCCGCTGACGAAATTAACTTTATAAAACTGTTTTCTATGCGTAATGTTTCTAGCAATATTACCGACTTCGTTAGACCCGAATTTGACACCGAGATTAGCCAGTATAGCAAGCATATCTTGCCTTCAATAGACCTGAAGATGAAGAGCAAGTTGCAGAATAACATCTTCGGCAAATCGCTTAATATGAACCGCTCCTACATATCAGACGACGAGTTCGCATTCGCTAAAAAACTGGTAGATTGTCTCTCTTTGACCCGTGCCGACAACTACCCTGATTGGATTAATCTGGGCTGGGTCTTGCGTAATATTGATTATCGGCTCCTAGAGACCTGGGTTGAGTTCTCTAAAATTAGCAGCGCATATATTGAGGGCGAATGTCATAATCTGTGGGACAAGATGAGAAAAGACAATATGGGAATAGGGACGCTTAGGTGGTGGGCGAAGCAGGATAACTTGGTAAAATATGTTAGCATCCTAGATGAAAGCATTCTACCTAAGATAGACCAGAGTGTCGCTAGCGACGGGGCGCATTTTGATATCGCTTGCGTCGTCCATGCATTATTTAAAGAGGACTTTAAGGCGATTTCTAAGGATATCTGGTATAAATATGATAGACAGAAGCATAGGTGGGTTCGTGCAATAGAAGGGCTTGACCTTAGGAAAATTTTAAGCACGGATCTGTGTAAAAAATATATGCAAAGAGCGATGTATTATAACGAATACACCGAAGACCCGACATTAAAAGCCATTAATGACGAGCGTAGCAAGAAATGCCTAAAGATTGCTACGCAATTGAAGAACTCTAACTTTAAAGACTCTATTATGAAAGAATGCAGGGCGCTTTTCATAGATGAGAAATTTGAGGAGTTGCTAGATAGCCGCTCGCATTTGATTGGATTTAACAACGGCGTATATGACTTAAAGATGCATATATTTCGTGATGGAATGCCTGACGATTATATTATGCTTAGCACAAAAGTGAATTATATTAGTTATAATAGCGAAATGCCTGAAGTAGCAGAGATTAACGAGTTCTTTGCTAAAATATTTACTAATAAAAACTTGCGTAATTATGTTATGGATGTGCTAGCCTGTATTATTGACGGCAGTATCGCTCAAGAGCGTTTCTATATCTTCACAGGACACGGTAGTAACGGAAAATCTAGGCTTCTTGACCTTATCCAGAAATCTATTGGCGATTATTACTGTATCTTGCCTATTGCCCTGCTAACGCAAAAGCGGGCGGCAAGTAATGCGGCACAGAGTGAATTAGAGCGAACGAAAGGCAGGCGCTTTGCGGTTATGCAAGAGCCCAGCGAGAATGATAGGCTAAATATTGGATTGATGAAAGAATTGTCAGGACAAGACAGGATTTTAGTGAGAACGCTATTTAAGGAGCCTTATGAATTCAAGCCGCAATTCAAGATGATATTAACTTGTAATGAATTGCCTGAAATTCCTAGCGATGATGGGGGCACTTGGCGTCGTATCAAGGTTTGTAATTTCTCTAGTAAATTTACTGAAACTCCTGACCCAAGGAAAGATAACGAGTTTTTTATGGACCTAGATCTGAGTGAACGGTTCCACCAGTGGCGAGAAATTTTTATAAGCATGTTAATTGAACGACATAAGCACATCAATCCTATGGCTATCCCTGAGCCTAGCGAAGTGCGTGTCGCTACTGAGAGTTATAAACAGAATAATGATGTTATCGGGCAGTTTATTAATGACCGTATTGTGATTGACCCTCAAATCAAGGAGCCTCGCATTACCATCGCTAAATTATATACGGACTTTAGGTTATGGAGCATATCTAATGTGGTGAAAGGTAAGAAATGCCCTGACCGCAATCAACTCAAGGCATACCTAGAGAAACTGCTAAACAAGCCCTACGAGGCTAAGGGATGGAACGGAATAGGATACAAGGCGGATGAAGAGGATGAGGAGGATGATGAGTAATATGCTAGTATAGCCTAGCCTAGCGATGTATAATAATATATGTGAATGTATATTTTTTATATTTGTAAAATAAAAATTGACAATAATCTATAATCTATATATTTACCAATATGAATAATCAAGAAAAGGGCTTGCGATATGAACGGTATGTTAAAGCATTTATAATACAACATTTAGAAAAGAATGCTTATCTATGGAATGAATGTCCTGAAAACATATTGATACAAAATAATCTTATCCATTCTCATAATGATATGAGATTGATGAGGAAAGACTTGAAAGAAGGACACTTACATAACCATAAGGATATTGGTATAGATATTATACAACTTGATAATGATAACAATAACTGCTCTATAGTACAATGTAAGAACGGGTATAAATCAGGAGTATGTATAGACAACATATCAGGTATTATGCTTAGGGCGGCTTTAATTAGAGATATCAACACATACATTTATTATACAAGTTGCTTATCTAGAAATTTACAGAATACTATTAAATTAAGTTCTCGTGTTGTCTGTATAGATTATACTAGCGATACAGACAGACTTGAACTATTAGAATGCTGTAATGATAACAAGATACATTTTGTAAAATTACCTAGCGATAGCAGCGGCAGCGTAAGCGGCGATAGCATAAATGAAGAAATAGTGCCTATAATATCTCCTTATACTTATCAATTAGAAGCGGTTAGCAAATTTAAAGAGCATTTTGTAGATAATAATAGAGGCATTTTAGCAATTCCCTGCGGTTGTGGTAAGACCTATATTAGTATGTTGATTTCTAGCGAATATAAACATATAGTCCTTCTATCGCCATTAAGAGAATTTGCTAAACAGAACCTCAAGCGATTTATAGAATATGGCTATAATAAAAAGGATACTTTGTTAGTTGATAGCGATGGCGATAGGGATATAGATAGTATTAAGAAGTTTATTAAACGCAAGGGCAAGTTTGTTATATCTAGCACATATAAGTCTATGGATTTAATAGCGGAATGTCTAGATTTATTCACAGATGCTTTATTTATTGTAGATGAGTTCCACAATCTATCAAAAGCAAATATATTAGATGAAACTGACAATATATATAAGTTGCTAAAATCAAACCATAAAATATTGTTTATGTCTGCTACACCGAGAATTTATGATATTGAGTATGTAGCGGATAGCAATAGAGTTAGCGTAGCGGATAGTGTTAGCGAAGATAATAGCGATGCGGATAGTGTTAGCGTAGCGGATAGCGATGTGGATAGCGATGTGGATAGTGTTAGCGTAGCGGATAGCAATAGCGATGTGGATAGTGTTAGCGTAGCGGATAGCAATAGCGATAGCGAAGATAATAGCGATGCGGATAGTGTTAGCGATAGCAATAGCATAGCAGATAGCGATAGCGTCGTAGAATTGTTTGGAGATGTTGTTTATCAAATGACTTTTACAGACGCTATAGCATCTAAGTATATTACAGATTACAGAATATGGCTGCCTTCTATTCACGAAAATAACGAAGAACTCAATAAGGAATTGTCTATATATGATATTGATAATGAAATAAGAAACAGATGTATATTTCTATATTCTTGTATAGCAAATAATGGTTCTAAAAAGTGTATAGTATATTGTAAAGATACTGAGGATATGACAGCGATGATGGAAAGTATGAAAACATTAAACGACTTTTATATTATGGATATTGAGATGAATAGCATAAGTTGCCTAGATAGCGATAAGAAAAGGGTTAGCGTATTAGAAGGCTTTGCTAATACTGAAAAGATACAGTTGTTGTTTAACATAAGGATATTGAACGAATGTATTGATATACCAGCGTGCGATAGCGTATATATAAGTTATGCTCCTAAAAATAAAATAACAACAATTCAAAGAATAAGTAGGGCTACTAGAATAGACAAGAATAATCCATATAAGGTCGCTAATGTATATATATGGTGCGAAGAATACGAAGAAATACTAGAGACCTTATCATCTATCAAAGAATACGACATTATGTTTAAGGATAAGGTTAAAGTAGGCGTGGTTGATTTCTATAATGATAAAGATGAAAAGGAACTAGAATTAATAGAAAAAGATAAGGTATTGCTGAGTGATTGTATTATAGGTATCAAGGAGTTTAAGGCAATTAGTTGGGAAGAAAAACTGGCGATGGCTGAAGAGTATATAAAGGAATACGGGATGTTGCCTACAATACACAACAAAGATAAGTATATAAGTTCATTATACGGATGGATATCAAATCACAGATACAAATATAAGAATAATAAAGGGATTATGAAGAATAAAAACATAAAGGTTCTATGGAAAGATTTTATAGAAAGGTATAAAACCTTATTTATTACAGGTGAAGAATTGTGGTATTATAAGAAAGACAAACTTGAAGTATTTATACAAAGATATAATAAACTACCATCTAAAGCAGCCAAAAATAAGGATAATCGTTCTTTAGGAACTTGGATTTCTACACAGAGACAAAATTATAAAAAAAACAAGGATATAATGGCAAATAAGAAAATAAAGAGGGAATGGATAATTTTTATAGAAAAATATCAAGAATTATTTATGACAGATGAAAAAAGATGGTTTTATCAATTAAGAGAGGTAGAAGAGTATATAAAGGAAAATGGTAAAATACCAGAACACACAGACAAAGATATCAAGATAAAATCATTAGCAAGATGGATTTATACACAAAAAATAAATTATAAAAATAATAAATATATAATGCAAAATAATGAGATGAGAAGGGAGTGGAAGATTTTTGAAGAAAAAAATAAACAAGTCCTTGCGGCAGATAAAAAATGGCTTTATAAATTAAGAGAGGTAGAAGAGTATATAAAGGAAAATGGTAAAATACCATCTAGTAAAGACAAGGATACCGAAATAAAATCATTAGGTTCTTGGGTTACAACACAGAAAAAAAATTATAAAAATAATAAATATATAATGCGAAATAATGAGATGAGAAGGGAGTGGATGATTTTTGAAGAAAAAAATAAACAGGTCCTTTTGTCTCATTACGAAAAATGGTATGAAACAAAAAACAAAATTGAAGAATATATACAAAAATATAATAAATTACCTTCTGGAACTAAAGACAAAGATATAAGTTTATTAGCAAGTTGGGTATATACACAGAAAAAAAATTATAAATCTAAAAAACAAATAATGGAAAAAGAAGATATAAGGAAGGAATGGTGCGATTTAAAATCAAAATATCCTCATCTATTCTAACATATCAATCATAATGTTTAAACAATATATATATGTTATTATATTTTTAATATCACTATAAAAATTGATTATACCATCTGTCTTTAAGAGCAACGAACCTGCAAGGCAATCCCCTACTATCAACCTCCTAGCAATCACCTATAATCATCGCTATGAATTCAGTAGCCGATTATTCGCAGATTGAAAATGAAATCGCCAATATATCCCTTATTATTGACACTCGCCAGAAAATCGTTAGCGAACTAACATCACAGGATATTAGCGACGCTTATCAGTATAAAGCATTTGTGAAAGAACAACAACTCAACCTCATAAGGCTCATTAAACAAAAAATAGTGTTAGAAAACAAATTACAGAGCATTCACGAGGAACGCTTTAAAGAGTTTAATAATTGTAATAACATTATGACTGGTGTAAGCGATGTTATGTCCTTAGCATTCCAATACGCCCACCCAATAGATAAAAGAACTAAGAAGTATGCTACGAATGGAGGCAGCGTAAGCGTAAGCGTCAGTAGTGGAGGTGCTAGAAGTCATTCACCAAGACAATTTGGAATTGACCGCAATAATCTCAGGGTATATAAGGAAAAAGACAGATTTGAGAGGTTCCTTGATTTTATTATAGCACATCTTATCGTTATGAAGGTGGTCTGTATAATCGCCCTTGTAATTATAAAGGTCGTCTATATATGTACCTATGTATTACAGTAAGCAGCGAGCAGTAAGCGTAAGCGAGCGGAGCGAGCCTAATGCGAACAATAAAAAATATATACATAGAATATACATCATATACACAGACGGCTTATACCGCTACGCCGCTACGCTGCTTTAGATTGACGACGGGTCGCAGAGGTGTTTAATCCATAACTCCTTCGGGAAGTTAGAATCAATTAGGTTGAGATAGAAATTCTCCTTCTTTGCTTTCCCCCAGATATTACTGTTTTTTACCAACTTTTTTTCGCTACTATATACATCAGTAGGATTATCAATATACTTTTTCCAGATAGAGGTGTTAATTTTATCAATATTCTTTATAAATTTATCAAGAATATCTTCAGTAATAATTAGGTTGTTTTTATCTACAGAGTGCATAGATACAAAGTCTTCTAGTATATCCTTGTGTTTATCAAGAAATTCATACAACTCTGCCTTTTTAATTCGTGGTTGGCTTACCCTTTTACAAGTGTCTATTATGGCGTTTCCACCCCAACTTTTGTGTTGGAATAGTTTATTGACAAAGTCCATCGCATCAATATTAATATTTATAGGCTCCTTAAATGGTAAATGATTATTGACTAATGTATATAAGTTCATGCTCAGTTTTTTATTAGTACTCTCGCATTCATCCACGACAGATATCCATACATATACATAGTATTTGCAATTAAATGGGTCTTCGTCTTTTGCTATAAGTTTCTCTACATATTTATATATAGCGTAGTGTCTGTGGTTTCCGTTAATAATTTTTATGTTTTTCTCTCCAATATTAACGGTACTATCATAAATAGCATCCATAGTGAAAGGATACATATAACCTTCTTCAATAGATGAAAGTATTTTATCAGCCTGCTCTTCATCTATATGCCTATTAAACATAATAGGTGCCGCATATTCAAGCAGTTCGTTAAAACTGATTTTAACCAAGAACCTATTTTCGTCTATCATATCAATAATATTAAAGTGCGGCTGTGCTGCTTGCTGTGCCTGCGGAACAGGGCGTGGCGTATTCAACGCTGCTGCTCTCGGGGTATGCGGATGCTGCGGATGCTGCGGTATCGGCAATACAGGAACATTTGTTGCGATATTATTAAACTGTGCGTTAATCCTAGCATACTCAGCAGACGATGAGGACATCTTGGGTTCTGTGTTCGCTTCGCTTTCTGCTATCGCTTCACTTGCTGCTCTTGCTACTGTTTGGTCTCGCTGCTCTCGCTGCTGCTCTATAGACTCTTCGTCTATGTGGTGCTCGTGCCTAGGGGGCTTGTGCTTGTCCTTAATATAACCTTCAAGCCTCTTAATCATTTTTTACAATCTACTTTGATAAATAGAACATATCTAAGCCTTATTCGCTTCTAGCAATAGAAAGATGTAGGCAAATAGCGACGATATTATGAGACCGAGTATCTCTATAGCGATATGATAAGGGAACTCATAGGCACTCATCATAGCATCGCAATTGTATTTCTCGTTAAAGAATAGTCCTATTATAACCACGAACAGCATTAGCAATAAAGGCAACAACCGCTTAACAACTTTAGGTAATCTAACATTCCATAAGCCCGTAATAAGCACTATGACCCAGATGTTTATCCCTGAAATAGCGTTATATACCGTCCCTAAATAATTTAAGAATATATAGAAGTCTAGCAGAATAGCGGCAAGTATTAGAGGTATATTAGGAGGCTTGCCGCTAATGAATGATATTGCCGTGATTAGAGCGATTACTATGAGATACGAGCAGGCGTGTATGATATATACATTTACGAGGCTATACTCATTATCTCCCCAGAATAAATGAGAATATGCGTGGTATGCTTGGAATATGAATAGGGAGAAGATGAAAAACTGTATTTGTAGATGGCGAGCCTGTGTCAATAGATAGAGTAGTATGAGGCACGATAAGATATCTATAGCAGCCGAATACGGCTGGTCGGCTACTTTGCCTCTAACCTCGCAAGTATTGAAAGGAAACGGCTTGGGGGCGTTTTGCGACATCCTTATATATTTATTATAGGGGTTATTATTTGTTGTAAAAATTGATTTAATATTATGTGTATAGAGAATATAAGGCATTACCTAAGGTATTATTACCTAATACTAAGGGGTATGGATAAAAATATACATATCACGAAGCCGTTTATAAAGTGGGTTGGAGGAAAAACGCAGATAATAGACAAGATTATCAATAAGTTTCCAGCGGAAATAAATAATTATCACGAACCATTTTTAGGAGGCGGTAGCGTTTTACTAGCCCTGCTCTCTTATGTTAAATGCGGGGCTATAAAGGTAAGCGGTAATATATATGCTTATGATGTGAATGAGCCGTTAATTTATACATATAAGAATATCCAAACACGGCACATAGAGTTGTATGATGCTCTACAAACAATTATAAGGGATTTTAGTGATAGCGATAGCGACCCTAGTGATAGCGGCGATAAGACGAATAGGAAGCCTGAAAATATATTAGAAGCAAAAGTATCAAAAGAAAATTACTATTATTGGATACGAAGCAGATATAATAAATTATGCTTAGAAGAAAAAAAGGGGGTATTAGGCTCTGCGATGTTTATTTTCCTAAATAAAACCTGTTTTAGAGGTTTGTTTAGAGTTGGACCAAATGGGTTTAATGTTCCATACGGGCATTATAAAAACCCCGAAATTATAAATAAAGGACATCTAGAGGAATTACATAATTTAATTCAGGGCGTTATATTTGAATGCTGTGATTTTACAATATCATTAAAAGGTATTGAGCCAAATGACTTTGTATATCTTGACCCGCCGTATGCTCCTGAAAAAGCAACATCATTTGTAGGATATAGTGAGAAAGGGTTTAGTATAGAATGTCATAACAATCTATTTACGCTAATACACAATTTAACTGAGCCGAAGGAACTGAAGGAACCTAAGGAACCGAAGGTGCTGCTAAGTAATGCTGATGTGCCCTTGGTGCGAGACAATTTTACAAGCGAACGATATAAAATATTACAAATCCTATGTAAAAGGTCTATCAATTCTAAAAATCCTGATGCGAAGACTAATGAGGTTATTATAAGTAATTACTAGGAGCCGTCTCTAGCCGTCAAGCCGTCTCTAGCCGTCTCTAGCCGTCTCTAGCAGTCTCTAGCAGTCTCTAGCCATCTCTAGCCGTCTCTAGCCGTCTCTAGCAGTCTCTAGCAGTCTCTAGCCATCTCTAGCCGTCTCTAGCAGTCTCTAGCCGTCTCTAGCCGTCTCTAGCCGTCTCTAGCCGTCTAGCAGTCTCTAGCCATCTATCCATTTATCTAAGGTTGCAAAGTAATTCTCGTCGTCTCCAAATAAGACATCTATATCATTTTCTCGCAATATCTGGTTTAGTATTACAAACTTTTTATCACTAGATACGAACCTATTTTGTAAAAATTTACTTACACAAAATCCATAAACTACCTTAAACTCATTACCCAAAACCAACTCATACTCTCTCTTTAGCCCAATACCAGCCCATAATTTTGTTTCCACAGAACCTTCCTTGTTCTGCTCTTTTTTCTCTAAAATTCTTATTACCTTTTCTCCGTTTGTATATTCAATAATATACGCTTCATCAGGTCTTCTAAATATCTCAATATTATATTTATTTTTTAGATACTTCTTAAGACCATCTTGTAATACAAAGACTACTGTTTTATCTTCAAATGTTTTTTCTAAGTAATAATAGCCGTTTTTTAGATGTTTTACATATCCCATCTCTATCAACCTTTCCTGATTGTTCGTTTTGTCTTCAAACTTTTTTCCATAGAAGGTTGTATTCGCACCACCAGCACCTTTTCCCTTGTTTATGATTAAAGACGCTTCGCTCATTTCCTAAATTCTTCTTTGTTTATAAGAAGAATAGACATATATCATTTTTTATTCTATTTAGGATACTATCAGTCTATATTCGCTACCACCCTAGGAAAGGATATAAGCGTATCCTATACTAAGGATAGGAGCAGCGAAGCAGCGAGGGATTTAGTAAATTCACTTATAATATCCCTTATTTTTATATAATATAAGCATATATTAGAAGATGCCTTTATCACCTTTAACAAGACAAACGAGGCGTGAAGAACACACTAAAAACGATAAGGCTGATATTATATATAGGATTATAACAAATAAAAAGAGGTCTCCTAAGCCGTCTAAGCCGTCTCCTAGTAAGTCTCCTAGAACTCCTAGCAAGTCGCCATCACCTTCTAAGAAGCCGCCTTCGTCGCCTAAGCCTAAGCATAAGCCGTCGCCGCCTAGTAATACCTCGCTACCGCCAGTATCGCTGCGGGATTTACCTGATGATGTTCTTAGGAAACTTGCTTTAATAAATTATAAGTCTTTATTAACAACATATAAGTTGAGGGATTGGATACCGCTTCGCAAAATAGTTTGGTCTTCTCTTTCTGTCAATCCAAACGCCATAGACTTCTTAAGTATGCCTGAGAATAAGAAGCATATAGACTATCATCAGTTATGTAAGAATACAAATCCTAGGGCACTAATATTGATAGCCGAAGAAATAATGAGAAATCCTAATAGCCTTGATATTAATTGGAATGAACTATCAAGAAACCCCGATGCTATTGATATTTTAGACACCCACAGGCATAAAATAAAATGGCTAGATTTATGTGGTAATACACATCCTAAGGCTATACAAATACTTAAAGAAAATCAGTTAGCGAAAGCCAACGGCGACGATGATATATATTGGGAAGAAATAAATATGAATACTTCAACAGAAACAATCAATTTCTTGCATTCTCCTGAAAATCGCCGCCATATAGATTGGAAGATATTCTCCACAAATACAAGCCCTCTAGCAATTGAATTGCTAACAAAAAAAGAGAGCGAAGAATATGAATTAGATGACGCCCCTTTTAATCGCCTGAAAGATAACCAAAGGATAAGTTGGAAATACTTGTCAGCAAATCCTAAAGCCATCAGTTTATTAGAGAAGAAGTGGGAAGACGAGAAGTTTCTTAAGGGTTATGATATGCCGCAATACAAGAAATTGAAGAAGAAGGAATACATCATTAATTGGAACGAGATGTCTAGCAATCCTAGCGCCATCCATTTATTACGAGAGAAGATAGCCGAGGAGGGAAAGATGGCTGCTAAAGAATACGAAAAATTAGAAGATGTTGAAAAGGTGTGTTGGTATTATTTATCGGCTAATGAGAAGGCTATTAAATTATTAGAAGAAAATCCCACAAAAATAATTTGGTTTAAATTCTCTAAAAATCCTAAGGCTATTAGATTGATAGAAAAGGAATTGCTGGTTAGACCTGAAAATGTAAATTGGTCTTCTTTATCGCAAAACCCTGAGGCTATTAGGATATTAGGGAATAACAAAGATAAAATAGTATGGTCGTATTTCTCTAGCAATCCAAATGCTGGCGAATTATTAAAGACACAAGTTGAAGTTGAAGCAAAAATACCTAAGAAAATATACGATAACACATCCAAATACAATATGCTTGACTGGTTTGGTATATCTAAGAACCCGTCTATATTTACTTATTAGACGGCGAAGCGGCGAAGCAGCGAAGCCGAGCGTAGCAGCGAAGCCTTAATACCCTATTATTTTTATTACATATCTATATATTAGAAGATGCCTTTATCACCGCAAACAAGACGAGACGAACACGCTAAAAACGAGAAGGCTGATATTATATATAGGATTATAACAAATAAAAAGAAGTCGCCGTCGCAGCCGTCGCAGGCTTCGCCTAAGCCGTCGCATTCGCAGCCTAGTAATACCTTGCTACCCTCAGTATCGCTGTGGGATTTGCCTGATGATATTATTAGAAAAATCACATTAACAAAATATAAGTCTCTGCTAACATCTTATAAGTTGCGAGAATGGATACCGATAGGCAAAGTTGCGAAGCAGGTCTCCTTAAATCCCAACGCACTAGATTTTCTTAGCCTACCTGAGAATAAGAAATACATAAATTACTCTCAGTTAGCCGAAAACACAAACTCTAAGGCTATTGAGTTATTGCGAGCCAAGTTGGCTACCAATATTAAGCCCAACCTGAAAGCCGACATCATATACGGGTTGTCTAAAAATCCTAATGCGATGGATTTAATAATTTTAGAAGAATATTTTAATTATATATCGTGGGAACAGTTATCTAGCAATACCAGCCCATTCGCAATTGAATTGCTAGAGATAATGCCTGAAAATATAAACTGGTATAATTTATCTAGTAATCCGGCACCTGAAGCAATCGCTCTATTAAGAAAGAATATTAAGAATATAGATTGGGACGCTTTAACCGTCAATAAATCTGCGGCGGCTATTGAGTTGCTAAAAGAGCATAAAAACCATATAAAAATAAAGATGCATCTGCTGTCAGCCAATCCATTTGCGGTTGATTTTTTAATCGCTAATATAGACAATATAGCCGCAGCAGATTGGGATGAATTGTCGGGCAATCCTAGTGCGTTAGCGGTGAAATTATTGAAGGTTAATAAGGAGAAGATTGGCTGGAGCACCTTGTCATCTAATCCATTTGCGAATGCTTTGCTAACTAAGCGTGTTAAATACGAGAACACCTTGTCTAAGGATGAATATGAGGAATTAGAAGATGCTATAGATTGGGAGAATTTGTCGGGCAACCCGAACGCCATCGCACTAATCAGGCAGAGATTGGAGAAGGAGAGCAAAATGTCTTTAGCACATTATAGAGGCTTGATGGATAGTGAAAAGATTAGTTGGGAGAATTTGTCGGGCAACCCGAATGCTATTGAATTGCTAAGGGACTGCGTTATATATAAGGGCAAAATGAGTGCGAATTCCACTAGTAAGATTACATACAAGATAGACTGGAAGGCGCTTGCTGGTAATCCGTCTATATTTGCTATTACCTAGGACCTAGGAGAGGATATAAGGGTATTGCGTAGTAAGTATAGGGAAGCGGCGAAGCAGCGTAGCAGCGTAGCGGCTATTAGGTTTTATTATATGTTTCTATATTAGAAATGCCTTCTCTATCACCATCTTCGCAAGAGAGACGAGAGGAATATGCTAAAGATGTTAAGGCTGATATTATATATAGGATTATAACAAATAAAAAGAAGTCGCCTAAGCCGTCTCCTAGCAAATCGCCTAGAACTCCTAGCAAGTCTCCATCACCTTCTAAGAAGCCGCCTTCGTCGCCTCCTAAGCATAAGCCGTCGCCTTCGCATCCTAGTAATACCTCGCTACCGCCAGTATCGCTGCGGGATTTACCTGATGATGTTCTCAGGAAACTTACTTTAATAAATTATAGGTCTTTATTAACAACATATAATTTAAGGGATTGGATACCGCTTCGCAAAATAAAATGGGATTTGTTTTCTCTCAATCCAAACGCCATAGATTTTTTGAGTTTGGCTAAGAATAAGAAGCGTATAAATTATTCTCATTTATGTAATAATACAAATCCTAGGGCACTAATATTGATAGCAGAAGAAATAATGAGAAATCCAGATAGTCCTGATATAGACTGGAAAGCACTATCAAGAAACCCCGACGCTATTGATATATTGGATACGCATAGAAATAAAATAGAGTGGCTAGATTTATGCGGTAATACGCACCCTAGGGCTATACAAATACTTAAGGAAAATCAGTTAGCAAAAGCCAACGGCGACGATGATATATATTGGGATAAAATAAATACAAATACTTCAACTGAGGCAGTTAAGTTCTTAAGTTTGCCTGAAAATCGCCGCCATATAGATTGGGAGTTATTCTCGGCTAATAAAAATCCTATAGCAATTGAAATGCTAACAAAAAAAGAGAGCGATGAGTTTGAATTAGACGACGCTCCTTTTAATCGCCTAAAAACTAAACAAAAGATATGCTGGCAAAAATTATCAGGAAATCCTAAAGCCGTCAGTTTATTAGAGAAGAAGTGGGAAGACGAGAAGTTTCTTAAGGGTTATGATATGCCTCAATACGAAAAATTGAAGAAGGATGAATACATAGTTAATTGGAATACTATGTCTAACAATCCTAGCGCAATCCATTTATTACGAGCAAAGATAGCAGAAGAGGGAAAGATGTCTAAAAAACAGTATGACAGTTTAGAAGATGCTGAGAAGGTGAATTGGTATAAATTAGCGGAAAATGAGAAGGCTATTAAATTATTAGAAGAAAATCCCACGAAAATAGTATGGTTTGTATTATGTAGAATTCCAAAGGCTATTAGATTGATAGAGAAGGAATTGAAGATTAGACCTGAAAATATAAAATGGTATTCTTTATCGGGAAACCCTGAGGCTATCAGGATATTAGGGAATAATAAAGATAAGATAGTATGGAGAGAGTTATCTAACAATCCAAATGCTGGAGAATTATTACAGGAGCGGATAGAATATGAAAAGAAGATGCCTAAGGATAAGAGTAATCCACTAGATTGGGAAGGTATATCTGAGAACCCTTCTATATTTACTTATTAGGCTAGGGACGAAGCGGCTAGGGACGAAGCGGCTAGGGACGAAGCAGCGAAGCCTTAATATCCCTTATTTTTATAAATATTATAGTTAGATGATGAAATATTTTGAGGCATTAAAAATATATAATGATGGGAAACCTGCTTGGTGTTCTCCTCGTAAAGGCACCGAAAAATACAAGAAAGTTATAGCGATTATGAATGGAAAGTCGCCAAAGTCGCCGAAGCATCCTAAGTCGCCACCAAAGCATCCTAAGTCGTCGCCTAAGTCGTCTCCTAAGTCGCCGAAGTCGTCGCCGAAGTCGTCTCCTAAGCCTCTATTTAAGCGTTCTAATATTGTTAAACTCTTGTTATCAGTAAGGTAATACGGAGTATATCCCAATAAATACCTAATATAACCCACATTATTATATATATATATTATTAGAAATGGGGGATAATAGTGGAAATTTATTTAAAAAATCATTAGGCGAATTAAAAGAAGGGAATAAGGGTAATATTAAAGCAAAATTTTGGCTATTTGCTAAACAGTCTATGACACCTGCTAGACCTGTGTCTGCTAGACCTGTGTCTGCGATACCTGTGTCTGCTAGACCTGAGAATATATCTCTAAGAGTGTTGATTGATAGGGCTGTTTCTAGGGCTGCTGCTAGACAGGCTGCTAGACCGACTGCTAGACAGGCTGCTAGACCGACTGCTACTGCTGTTGCTAGACCTGCTTCTAGGACTGCTACTGCTTCTAGGACTGCTGCTACTGCCGCTACTGCTGCGATATCATTAAGTCAATTAAATCCTGATATTATGGGATTAGTTGCAGAGCATCTAACAATAGCAGAAAATTCTAAATATACTTTGGAAGAATATAGATTTGTAGAAGGGATACCAGAAGCGGAAATAGCAGAATACCCTCTCCGTTTATTACAGAACAGAAATGCCTTATATTATTTAACTGAAAAAGCCGAAATAGTTGATAAAAAAAAGGTTTATTTCTGGTTATCAAGTAATACAAATCCAGTCGCAATTGAATTGATAAAGAAGGCATTAGAGGACGACGAAAACACAAGCATAAATTGGGAAGCATTATGTCAAAATCCTAGTGCCGCTGAGATATTGTTAAACCCAAAATATAGACGCAGTTTAGATTGGGATGCTATGTCTAAAAATACTGACCCAAAAGTAATTATATTTTTAGGTTTTGTTAAATATAACTCTGATAAAAATCCCGAGCATATAAACTGGGAAAATCTATCAGCGAATGAAAGTCCTGAAGCAATTGCTTTATTAAATTGGAAGATTAAAAAACATCCGTGGAGTATAACTAGAAACCAGATAACAAGAAATTCAAGTGCTATTGGTATATTAAATAGGTATAGGGATAAGGTTACTGGAGACGGTCTATCTGCGAATACAGCAGAAAATGCTTTTAAATTATTAGAACAGATATTAAAAGAAGACCCTAAAGATATTAACTGGGCTTCTTTATCGGCTAATCCTAGTAAGTGGGCGTATGATTTTTTACAAAAAGAAGAAAATAAGAAAAATATAAGATGGGATATGGTGTCTAAGAATGCAAGCAAGTCGGCAATTCAATTATTAAAGGAAAGAATAAAAGAAGAAAATAAATTTAGCGAAGAAGGCTATAAGGCTCTACCCAAAAACAAAAAAATAGATTGGTTAGAAGTATCTAGAAATCCTAGTGCGATTGAATTGATAAAAGAAAGGATTGTATATGAGAAAGGTTTAATACGAACAAACCTAGCATACTATCTAGCTTTAAAGCCAAATGAAAAGATTAATTATGAAGAATTAGCCTCAAACCCCTCTATATTTGTTAAAGTAGGGCGCACAAGACCTGTAGCAGCAGCGGCGGCGGCAGCGGCGGCAGCGACACGACGCTCATCACCAGTTCAAGCAGCGCTAGTAGCGAGACCAGCATCAGCACGACCTGCTTCCAGAACATCGCAAGCAGCGCAAGCAGCACGAGTAGCAGCCGCTCGTGTCGCTAACAACCCAGAACATACAAAATTATTAGAAGAATTACGAGCACATTATAAAGCACAACAAAAACCGATTGGTGCTCGCACACCACGAGTATATCGTACAACACCACGCACAACACGCGCAACAGCACTCTCAGCAACTCGTACTGGTGCTCGTGATACAGGGCGACATCCACCCGCACCAGTAGCACGAGCATTACAACGCACACGACGCTAAAGATACAAGCATCTAAAGATACAAGCACGCTTCGCATCCGCTAGGTATATCTAGCAGAGTAAAAGCGGGATAACAGAGTATCGCCGCTAACGCCGCTAACGCCGCTATCGCTCGTATCACTAATAGTAAAACCACAGAAGAACGAGTTGTAATTAAACCATTCCCTTAAGTCGCCTAGGTCATTCATAAACTCCAAGTTATATCTAGGGTATAAATTGTTATATATGTTGAGTATTTTGAATATTTTGGCTATAAAATTATATGTTTCTAGAATATTTATATATATATCTATAGAACACTTGAATACCACCGTATCCACATATTCTATGCGTATCTTGTTATCGCATAATTCAAGCCTCTTAATATTGAGATATTCTCTAACATATTCTTTTTCATTAGCCTTAACAGTCTCAATATAATTGCTGAGATAAATGCTAGTATATTTCTCTAATATTTTTTTAACATCTCTATAACTCTCAGCAGTTATTCTCTCTTTTATATTATAGATAGGGAAATCCAAGTATTTTATAGAAGAATATGCGGGATTATATCTACACATCTTCTGCTTATTAAGACGCAGAAAGTCCGTCTCGCTATCTGCGTAATGTAGGAAATATTTATAATAAGGGTCGCCGACATCTCGCCGATAGCACAGCATAATACTCCATATAGCATGTGTTTTATATTCGTCATAACGATTTTTCTTGATATACGCTACCAACCTGTCGTAATTGTCTAGCGTCTCTCGCATATCCTCTATCTCCTTTAGCGTCGCTTTAAATGCCTTTTTGTATATAAGGACTAGGATGTCCTCCGGCAAATCGTATAGGTAATTCTTGGCGATTACGGACATCACGATGCCTAACTAATAAATGGCTTTATATTTTTACTATTCTTATATCATTTTTCCTATATAAGGACGATAAAAAATGATATAATATTAATATATACCTCACTAATATATGAAGACGGCATCGGCAGCGGCGTCAGCGTCAGCGACATTACTTCCTTTAGTAGAAGAGTGTATTAAAAACGCATCAATTAAAGAGGTCGCAGATAAACTAAACATTTGTGTAGGAACAATTAGAAGATGGCTTGAATTACGGGATGTGCCTATACAATATACTTTTGACATTTATAAGATATTATCTAAGGAGATTGTATATAGCGAATACACGGCATCACTAAAAGACCAGTTCTATACGCCTACGGATTTAGCAAAAAAATGCTGGGATACATTCAATAGCAAAGTAGAAATAAATATAGACGAATACACCTTTATTGAGCCTTCGGCAGGCAACGGTAGTTTCTTACAACTCTTACCAGCGGGCTCTATAGGACTTGATATAGAGCCTCGTGCTACAGGAATACAGCAGCAGGATTACCTAACTTGGAAACCTAGAGACTTAACAAAGAATTATGTCGTTTTTGGAAATCCGCCATTTGGATTGAGAGGACATCTTGCTCTCAACTTTATAAATCATTCGCACAGTTTCGCCGATTATGTCTGCTTTATTCTACCGCAACTGTTCGCTAGCGACGGCAAAGGGTCTCCTCGTAAGAGGGTTAAAGGATACAATCTTATATATAGCGAAGGGTTATCGGCGATGTTTTATAGCCCCGACAAACAATCTGTGAAAGTTAATGGGGTATTCCAGATATGGTCTAAAAATACATCTAATCCTGATTACGCTATAAAGGCAGAAAATGCCGAAAATATGAAGATTATGAAGGTGTATTCTTTGTCTAACGGAGGGACTATTGCGACTACCCGAAACAAAGATATGATAGGCAAATGCGACATTTATCTACCTTCAACCTGCTTTGGAAAAGACAATATGAGGGTTTATAAGAGTTTTGAAGACCTTCCAGCAAGAAAAGGATATGGTGTTGTATTCTTTGCTGATACAGATACTAAGGCTGCGATGATAGATAAGGCTAATGCGATTGAATGGGCGTCTGTCAGTTTCCTATCAACAAACTCCGCATATAACTTGAGGACTTCTATTATTGTCTCTCAGTTCGGCTAGTGTATGCTAGACTGGCTAGACTGGCTTGACAGGCTTGACAGGCTTGACAGGCTTGACAGGCTTGACAGGCTTGACAGGCTTGACAGGCTTGACTGGCTTGACAATAATATTCTTTATAAATGCCACAATTGTATCGTTAGAAGTAGCAGGCGTAGCAGGCGTAGCAGGCGTTATCTTTAATGCGTGTCCGTTTTCAACATTAGCCTCATTTATCTTAACAGTCGTGTCTAACTTGAAAGCACCCTTCTCTTTTCTCCAAGTAATCGCCTTTGTAGGGAAACAAGGCAATTTCTCCTTACTCTTATATGTTTGTTCGGTGAAGTTTGCGAATATAGTTATATAGATACAATCAGGGGAAATATCTACAAATATCATATACTTAGAGCCTTTCCACGGCACTTCACCGAGTTCGTGCTGAAATGTAGGAGATGAGGAGCCTTGATGGGCTGTCTTGATTTCTACAGGAATACCCATAATTACGCTATCGCTGCTATCGCTGCTATCGCTTCCGTCGCCTTCACCACCACCTATCTGCTTTGTTTTAGCACCATTACAATCTGCTTCAATACCTGTCATCTTACAAATACGGTTGATGAGTTCCTCTCCTACATTCCCTACATTATTGCTCTGGAGTTTTACCAAATCCTTATAAGGGCTATTTACCCAGATGTCCCTTTTATCCTCCTTTTCCTTCTGTTCTTGAATAATGGCGATAAGCATATTGTGAGCGGTAGCGGCGTTAGCGGCGTCCATTCTTTGTTTATAAGAGATGTTATGTTATACATATTATCATTTTTTATTTTTAGTTTGTAAAAAAGATATATTATCTTTATATAATATAAATGCCTAGAAGAGGAACTGAGATACATCCGGAAAATCCTAACATATCGGTGCAAGGGACGCGAGCATCTATGTTCCGTAATAGGATGGCTTCTTTTTTCCAAAATATGTTTATAAGAAGACCTAGGGCTATACATCCGGTCGCTACATCTCCGGTCGCTACATCTCCGGTCGCTCAATCATCAATAATAGAAATCGCTAATAGGTGGGTTGAGAACCCTCTAGTTAATCCTTATACTCAAGAAGTTATAGAAGTATCAATACATCCTACTAGTGCCTATGTTAAGTTGTATAAGAAGGTTATGAGAGATTTAATAAAGGATTTGCTGACGCATTATAAACACGACCATATATTAACTCTAGAAGACTGTAAATATATTAAGGATAATCTGCCTATTATACATTCTATAATAGAAATTACTAAAAAGGTGTATATAAGATACGACCATTTATTTATTAGATACTTTGTAAAGAATATGAAGGCTTACAGATATAATATTAAGTATTGCGAAGATAGTGAAATAAAACTACATCTAAACATTTACAATTCTATAAAAACTAAATATCCTACATCGCTATCGCAATCGCCGAGGGCATCGCTATCGTCGCATTCGCCACAATCGCCAAGTTCCCGCTCATTCGCTAAAGAAAACTACAAGACAATAGAGGACTTGTTGAAGAATAATATAGACTTCTCTAAAACCGATATATCTATTGGTAAGTTGATTGTGAATATGTGCGTGGATATTAGAAGCATCTTATATATGCGTAATGCTGATATAACTGAAGATAATTACAGGATAGCACGCCATAATAAGAAGACTTTGGAATATGTTAATTACTTTTATAATCTAAATTTTGCTGATAAATCAGACATATATAAAAAAATAATAGATTATTATAAAAATCTGGGAGCAACTCAGTTTCCAGACCATAATATAGAAGAAATAAAGCACATCTACGAAGAAATAATAAGTAATATGGATACACGCACAGGATATATTTGTCCTGAACTTATACATATTTACAACAAATATATCCTGTGTCTATATGCTAGACATTTTAATCAATTTATAGACCTTTCTACAAAAATTAAGGACGAGTATGAAGACGAAGGTAAGACGAGCAACAGCGACGACAAAATAAAATTAAACCCCTATTGTCCCAAAGATATAAAAGACCATATAACTCAAGAAGAGATAAGCGACTTAGGAGATACGAAAAGAAAATATGTTGCTAATATGATATTTTATGATACGAAAATTAAGAAGGTGTTTTACTATTGCTATGATACGGTATATCTATATAATTACATATTACATAAATATATAGCCGCTAGCGTGAAAGACAAAAATGACGAAGATATATTGAATGAGATATTGATAGATGATGTAGCAGATATACCTAAAAATCCTTTGAAAGTCCCTTTCACAGACGAAGAACTAGACGAAATATGTAGTAAGGTTAAATTTTTAACCGATAAGCCTACATACAATTCGCACATAGATATTAAAGAGGCTATTATACAAAGATATATGGCAATTGTTAGAAGGCTTCTTAATACAATATATTTGAAAGAACCTGACGACATTACATATAATGATAGTATAGACTGGAAGGAAACAAGAGACCTTTTGCTAAATTATAAGGAAAAATATGATGATAATTATCTATTACTAGTTCAAGATACGGAACTATATAAAAATGAAAAAGCAAACACCATCAAGGGGGAATATAGGGCTTATATTGCTATCAATTTTGGGAATTTATCATCATTCTATATAATTAACCCATTAATAAATGATAACAGTAATAAGGAACCATATCTAAAAAACCAAGAGAATTCGTTAATACTGAGGCTACCTATGTTTAAACAAGGAGACAAGGATGCAATTGTATTAGCATTTCTTAAGAAAGTAGAGGAGGGTATAAAAGTAGGCAGATACATATCTAATGATATTTTTCCATATAGAGAAGATGATAAACCTATTATAAAACTAGAACCCTTTGATTTTCTAAGAAATGAAGATGTTGATAGGTTATACATGAGATTTATAGAATACGCGTCCAAAAACGACTATGAATTAAAAGGAGGAGGCACTAAGCGGCGACGGCGAGGACGCAAATAAACCCATATAAGCATTTGAGGCGTTTATTAAGTATTACCGTTAAAGGAATGTTCCAGACCATTATGAAGTTGTATGAGACGCCAGCGAATGCGGCGAAGACGCCAGCAAAAGCCAAGTATATCTACTTTGGTGCGTCAGTAATTTATTGCGATGAGAAGAATGTATGTATGGTATATTATCCTGATAATAGCGTTTATCCTAGCAAAGATGTTAAGACTGAAGTTGTCTCTTCGTGAAAGGCAATAATAGATTTGTTCTATTTTCTTTTTTATATTCTAAAAACTGATTAAGATTTTTGAAATATATGTTTGGAGACATACTGGTTTGTTGCCCTATCGCAGAGAACACAGTATATACACCCCGTCCGCAAAGCCAGCAAAGCAAGACTTCGCAAAGCCAGCAAAGCCAGACTTCGCAAAGCCAGCAAAGAGACTTCACAGCAACCACTCGCATACTGCTTCGCCGCTTCACAGACTGCTTCGCCGCTTCGCTACTATGAACGCTACTATTGAGGCAAGCAGCAAGACCGTCTATCACACCGTGGCGAACGCCGAATTCACCGGAGTATATGTTAGGAAAGTTTATGATTTTCCTAACAACCAAGGAGAGAACCGCATCGGTTCCACGGGTAATTATCATCTATTTATTAGATACGCCGACAAGGTGTATGTTGAGGTGAAAGATGTTGGAGAAATCGTGATGCCTTACGATACGCTCAAGAAAAACAAGCAATTGGATTATTACTACAAGATGTCTCATAAACTTACTTATGATAAGAATCTAGTTTATCAGCACCTCCAGTATAGTTGCGACTACCACATACGCTACCAGATTAACGACGATGCGGTATATCCTGACGAAGAGCGTTGGTGGGGTATTACTACAGCGTTCCTAGAGACTACTATAGATACGCAAGTAGCAAAGATAGTAGATAACGAGACAATATGCTATTACAAGATAAATCCTTATGATTTGGAGAATTGGGATTGTTCCACCCCTGAAGATATTGAAGCCTTCCTAGAGAACTATATGACAATACAAGATGAAGAATTTGATAGAATGTGTCCTATCTACAATAGGGTCGTTGGTGCTTACCAAGAAAATTGGATGACGAAAGAACTTAACGAGATAGAGAAGGAAGGCAAAGAACTTGCGGCGTTCTTTGAGGATAAAAAGAATGTTATTGCCTTAACTATGCTTAGCGACAGTAATGCGGTTGAGAATGGCGATGTGCTAGCAATCCTCTATAACATTCTTGTAAGCCCTAACGGACACCAGAAATACAAGGGTATCAGCGAACTAGAAAATTGCGGGCGATTAGAAAGCGTCGCACAGATAATAGAAGCGTAAGCAGCGAAGCAGCGTAGCAGCGTAGCGTATATGTTATATATTTTTATATTTGTTCTAATCTTTTTTTAGAATAGAAAAATTGATAGAGACTTTTAGAATATACAAGCAGAGACATACTGGTTTGTTGCTCCGCAGCAGATAAATCAGGTATATTCACAGACGCAAAGAGACTTCGCTGCTTCGCAGACTGCTTCGCCGCTTCGCTCCCTAGAAATGAACTCCACTATCATCGCACGCAACAAGCACGCCTATCACACCGTAGCGAATGCCAAATTCACGGCGGTTTATGATAGGATGGTTTATAACTTTTCTAGTAATCCTGACGAGAACCGCAGAGGCTCCTTAAGTAGTTATCATTTCTTCATTACTTATGGCGACAAAGTGTATATGGAGGTGAAAGGCATCGGCGAAATCGTCCTAACATTCGCCGAACTACAGAAGAACAGATATTGGTATTATTACTATAAACTCTCGCAACTGCTAACAAACGACGAGCATCTTCTAATCCAAGACCTCAAGTATAGCAGCGAATACCAAGATAACCAGATATACGCCGAAGACAGATACTATTCTATTGATACGGCATTCATAGAGTTCTCTTTAAATACCCGCAAGAAGAAGATAATAAATAACGCTACAGAGCCCGTCTGCTATTACAGGATTAATCCATTTGACCTAGAGCGAATGGAATATACCACGAAGCAAGAGTTGGATATCTTTAACAGGATTTATATGACGAGAGCCGAGTTTAAAAACAAGGTGTTTGACAAGGTTAGCGATGTCTATAACGAGTTGGTGATTGAATATCAGGCGGCATCCATAGAGAAGGAACTTGACGAACTCTCGGCTATCTTTGAGGATAAAAAGCACATCATCAATCTAGCGGCTATTTATGACAAACAAGGGATTAATAACGATATACTAGCAATCATCTATAACAATCTCGTAAGTGCTAACGCACACCAGAAATACAAGGGTATTATAAGCGAACTAGGAAATTACGGGCGATTAGAAAGCGTCGCAAGGATATTGGAAGCGTAAGCGGTGTGAGCGGTGTGAGCGGTGTATGCCTAGCGTAGTGTGGCGAATGCTATGTATATATTTTTATATTTCCTAACTATCATAAAATAACTGTATAGCTTCTATTATTTTATTTGTGGTATTACTTAGCAAACACCAGTATTTTATTTGTGCTTCTAGAGTGTTTAATCGGTATTCCCAGTCTTCCTTATTTTTAACAACACAAATACCATTCATATTCTGCTCCCAGCACGAAGGTATTTTTCTAGTGCCTTCTCTATAACTATCAGGATTGAACCTAATAAATATAATCGGTCTATGTCCTACATCTTGAGATAACTCCATTATACGCTTATTTTCGCAACTACAATCGTAATCTTGGTGAGCGTTCTCGTCAATCTCTATGATTAAAACTTGGTATCCTAAATCTAGTAATATATCTGGTCGTCGCATAGAACATCCGTCATTAACCTTCTTATCAGTAATCCAAGTATGTTCTGGAAATCGTTCGCAAACAAACTCTACAACTGCTCTCTCTTTTGTCTTGTAGTTTCTTGCGACTGGCTTGTCAGGAAAGGTGTATATATAGCATCTTAAACAGTATCCTTCGTATTTGTCTCTAGTGCGGGTAGAACACAAATATGTTTTGCAAGCTTTATTTTTAACATCTACCATTTCATTCAATTTGTGAGTAGAACAATATAGAGCGTTTTTCTGTCCTTTATAATTAAATACTGGTCTTGTTATACAACCTTCGTGAATACAAGCTTTACTTTTAACATCAACCATTTCATTTAATTTGTGAGTAGTACAATATAGAGCGTTCTTATTTTCTTTATAATTAAATGCTGGTATTGTTATACAATCTTCATATATGCAAACTTTACTTATAACATTCACCATTTCATTCAATTTGTGTGTAGCACAATATAGAGCGTTCTTATTTCCTTTATAATTAAATACTGGTAATGTTATACAACCTTCGTGAATACAAGCTTTATCTTTAACATTCACCATTTCATTCAATTTGTGAGTAGCACAATATAGAGCGTTTTTCTGCCCTTTATAATTAAATGTTGGTTGCTTTTTACAACCTTCGTGAATACAAGTTTTACTTTTAACATTCACCATTTCATTCAATTTGTGAGTAGCACAATATAGAGCGTTTTTCTGTCCTTTATAATTAAATGCTGGTATTGTTATACAATCTTCATATATGCAAACTTTACTTATAACATTCACCATTTCATTTAATTTGTGAGTAGCACAATATAGAGCGTTTTTCTGTCCTTTATAATTAAATGCTGGTATTGTTATACAATCTTCATATATGCAAACTTTACTTATAACATTCACCATTTCATTTAATTTGTGAGTAGTACAATATAGAGCGTTCTTATTTCCTTTATAATTAAATGTTGGTTGCTTTTTACAACCTTCGTGAATACAAGTTTTACTTTTAACATTCACCATTTCATTCAATTTGTGAGTAGAACAATATAGAGCGTTTTTCTGTCCTTTATAATTAAATACTGGTATTGTTATACACCCGTCATAAACACACATTTTCTAAAAATAATCTATAGTAATTTATAAATCAATTTTTAATTTATATACATTTAAACTGATATGTTTTATAACAATTCCCCTTAAGTACCAAATATTTATATGCTATAAACATAAACAAAATTAGAAGCATAATCTAAAAATATATGTGTCCTTATATAATCCCTTATATCATAAAAATTGATTGAGATATATGAATAATTATATAAGAAAGAAACGAAGTTGTCACAAGCCGATTACTAGCAAGACCTGCAAGCCGATTACTAGCAAGTCTAGCAGACCGCAAAGAGACTTCACAGACCCCAAAGCAACCGCTATGTCCCATACTTACAATACCATCGCAGATACCGAGGTGTCTGGTGTGTTTTGTCAGGAAAAATACAAGGCGTGTTCTTATCGTCATAATGTGCCTAATTCGGCTGTTTGGCGAGAAGGGATTGTAGGCGATTATCACCTATTCGCCAAACACGGAGACAAAGTCTATATTGAAGTGAAGAAGGTAGGTGATATTGTTATGTCATTTGCCGACCTACAAAAAAACAGATATCTCAAGTATTATTACCAACTGTCTCTGCTGCTAGCAAACGACACGCACAAGGTTATAGAGCACGAGGAATTCAACAAGGAATATGACGAAGTGTATGAATATACAGGAGACCGCAAATGGTCTTTGGATACGGCTCATATTGACCTAAATATATCCCAAGAGTTCAAGAAAACATACAAGGTAATCCCTAGCGGTATTGTTTGTTATTACAAGATTAACCCTTGTAATGTAAAGGATATGGAGTATTCCACTATACAAGAAGTCCAGACATTTCTACAGATTTATATGTATCGTAATGATGTTAGATTGGGGTATTTTCTAAATAGGTCGCTGATATATGAGAATATTGCTATTGGGTATCAAGTATCCAAGATGGATAAAGAGATTGAAGAACTCAAGGCATACTTTGAGGATAAAAAGCAGGTCGTAGATATGCTCTCAACAATTACTGATAGATATGCTAATGCGAATGAAGATATATTAAGAGAGATAATTGTTAAGTATCTTTCTTAAGCCTTCTAAGATGTTTGTATGTATGTTAGTATATATATGTTATATTTTTATATTTTATAATAAAAAATTGATTAGGTGCTATGAATAGTATAGCAAAGCAAGCAGACTAGCAAGCAGACCAGCAAGCAGACCAGCAAGCCAGCCGCAAGCAGACCAGCAAGCAGACTAGCAAGCCAGCCGCAAGCAGACTAGCAATGTCCCACACTTACAACACACTCGCCGATACCGAGTGTTCCGGCGTATTTTGGATGCGAATGCGTGAAACGCAACCCTATCATAATGCGCCTAAATATATGTCGTGTAGCGGCGACTATCACCTATTCGCCAAGCAAGGCGACAAGGTATATATTGAGGTTAGAAACGCAGGCGAAGTCGTAATATCATTCGCTGAACTACAAAAAAACAGGTATCTAAAATACAACTATTACCTTTCGCTTCTCCTCACAAACGACAAGCATAGACTGATAAAGAATGAGGAGTTCAACAATACATATAGGCAGATATATGGATATACAGATAATAGGGGTTGGTCTTTGGAGACTGCCTATATAGACCAGAGCGACTACAAAGCCTACAAGATAATTCCTAGCGGAAATGTATGCTACTACAAAATAAATCCAGCGGACTTGAAGAGTATGGAATACTCCACGCCACAAGAACTTGAACGCTTTGTTCTAGGCTATATGAACGGACTTGAAAGGGTGAAGTTGTTCTCACATAGGTCGGTGATATACAAGAACCTCGCATTAGAATACGAAGTATCCAAGATGGATAAAGAGATTGAAGAACTCAAGGCATACTTTGAGGATAAAAAGCAGGTAGTAGATATGCTCTCAACAATTACTAAGAGATATGCTAATGCGAATCAAGATATATTAAGAGAGATAATTGTTAAGTATCTTTCTTAAATAGGCGATGTTATATGTTATATGTATATGTATTTATTTTTATATTTTACATTATATGCCTTACCTAATATGTTCTAAAATATCCCGTGTATTCTTAAAAATGATTTGGATATATGAAAAATAGAGCAGGTATATATTGATTTGATTTCATTTGACTTCTAAAATCAGCATATATCAAGCGACCGACGAGCAGTCAGCAAGCAGACAGCAAGCGACCTACAAGCAGACAGCAAGCTACCGACAAGCGACCGACAAGCAGACAGCAAGCGACCGACAAGCGACCAACGATGTCTCACTCTTATCACAAAATAGAATGTGCTGAGGTGTCTGGAGTATTTAGTCAGGAAAAATATCAGGCTTACACCTATCATTATAATGACCCTAATTCTAGGGTATATCACGATGGGATAATAGGCGATTATCATCTCTTTATCCGTAGCGGAAACAAAGTATATGTTGAAGCGAAAGGAAGCAAAGAGGTTGTTATGTCCTTTGACGACCTAGAAAAAAACAGATATCTCAAGTATTATTACGATTTGTCTCTTATCCTAGCAAAAAACAAGCACCAGATTATAAAGAATGAAGCGTTTAACAAGGAATATGACGAGATATACGGATTTACAGGAAAAAATAGGCTATGGTCTCTAGAGACCTCTTATATTGATTATGTAAAACAAACCTACAACAAAATCTACAAGATAGTCCCTAGCGGTAATGTTTGCTATTTCAAGGTTAATCCATTTGACATAGAGAAGATGGAATACACCTTGCAACAAGAACTAGAAAACTTCTTGATGATATATATGTGTCGCAAGGATATTATGTTTGGAAACTTTGAGAGGAGGGCAATAATTTACAAGGATATTGCCGAAACTATGAAGAATACACTAAGTAAGTCTCCGTATTACAAAGACATCGCTCTTGAGTATCAAGTGATAGAGATGGAAAAAGAACTTAAAGAACTTACAGGGTTCTTTGAGGATAAAAAGAAAGTAATTAATCTTCTAGAAACTCTTAATAGTAAATATTCTATGACCGACGATATACTAACGATGATATATAATATGGTTAGTATTGGTGATAGATACGAGTATATTAGAAGTAAGGAAGAGAGCGACGCTCTAATATTGGCTGAATAAGCCTAGTAAGTATTGTTTGTGGTATATGTATATATTTTTTATATTAGATATAAAAATTGATAAACTAAGTATGTTATAAGGACACGCATTCGCTACGCTACGCTTCTACTCTGCTACGCCGCTCCGGCGCTATGTTATCTGTAGTAAATACCAACAGCAACTTTGCCTATCATACCATCGCAAATGCCGAATTCACGGCAGCATTTATTAGGGTAATAAATAACGATTTAACATCTTTCTACAAATACCATTTGTTTATTAAATATGGAGAGAAAGTATATATTGAGGTTGATGGCTTTAGGGAAATCGTCTTGACAATCGCCGAATTACAGCAAGATAGGTATTTGAGGTTTTATTATGAACTATCGCAAATGCTAACAAATGACAAGCATTTAGTGGTGGAAGACCTTGTATATAACAGCGACAGCTGTAGCAGCGGCAGCGATGCCGAAGACCAGATTTACAAAGAACCAAGAAGATGGTCGCCTAATACTGCTTTTATTGAGAAAGATATCCATAATGATAGTATAACGGTTCTTGGTTATAGCGAGAATGCTTACTATAAAATCAACCCGTATTTACTAGAAGATATGGATTACAGCACGCATGAAGACCTACATAATTTTCGTGCGGCTTATATGACAACTTACGAAGACGAGAATATGCTAGGCATTTATTATAACTTAGCGTTGGAATATCAAGCAAGTCTATTACAAAATAAATTTGAAGAGATACTATAACCTTTCCTTAAGTAGCAAGCGATATCTTTAATATGCTCTGTTTTTATATTCATTATCTAAAAATTGATTAAACCATATCTATTATAACACAGATACTATATCAGGGTCATCGCTTTGTTTCCAGATAAACCTAGATATACAGTCGCCGTCGCCTAGAAGTCGCCTAGAAGTCGCCTAGAAGTCGCCTAGAAGTCGCATTCGCAATATGTCCGCTGCTGCCGCTACCGTTTCCCGTCAATATCACACAATTGAAAACGCCGCATTCACGGCAGTTTATGATAGGACTGTTTATAAATATGACAATTTGTATTGCTTTAGTAGTCCTAAGCAACGCTATGGATATGGTGCGGATTATCACATATTCGCCAAATACGGCGACAAGGTCTATATGGATGTAAAAGGATGCGGCAATATCGTAATGTCTTTCGCCGAATTACGAAAAAACAGATATTGGAATGCCTATTACGAAATTTCTTTACTGCTTACAAAAGACCCGCATACAGTAATACAAGACATAGAATATCGCAGCAAATATATAGGCGACGATATATACGAGGAGCCGAGGTCTTGGGCTCTTAACACGGCTTTTATAGAAACGAATATTAACGAAAAAACTAAGAAGATAATAAGCAACGACAGCGATGACATATGCTACTTAAGGGTTAGCCCTTACGAACTGGTGAATATGGAATATGATACAGCAGATGCTCTCGCTGCTTACCAGAATTTATATGAGACCTGTCGCAAATTAAGAATTGAGACCTTTGAGGAAAGATGTGCGGATTATATGAAGGTCATAAGAGGCTTATAGGCTGACGATAGGCTGACGATAGGCTGACGATAGGCTGACGATAGGCTGACGATAATGTGGGATGTATGTTATGTATATGCTTTGTGTATATCTATATATTTTTTATATTCATTATGCTAAAAAATGATTTATACATATCTTTATATCATCTTCATATCACCAATAATGAACTCAACTACTAGAGGCAACGGATTATACATATATCATACTTTTAAAAATGTAGAATTTTCTGGCGTTCTTGACAAATACATGGTATATGCCTATACGCAAGAACACGGGATACACCCTGATAATACCACGACAACCTACATCAGCAACATATACGATTATCACCTATTTATTAGATACGGCAACAAGGTCTATTTGGATGTTAAAGGATGCGGAGATATCGTAATGACATTCGCTCAATTACAAAGGAACGAATATTGGCGGTGTTATTACGAGTTGTCCCTTATGCTAACAAATAATAAGCGTTTTATAATGGAAGACTTACAGTTCAATAGCAATTATCACGACCCCTATATATACGAGGAAAAGCGTGTATGGTCTATCAATACGGCTTATATTGAAGGAGACGAACAAGCGAATACAAGGAATGTCGTTGATAACGAATTCAACTGCTACTACAAGATAAGCCCTTATGACCTAGAGAATAAAAGATATGCTACGCAAAAGGAGATAGACGCATTCACGAAGAATTATATGTCTAAATACGAAATTAGAACCAAAATATTCAATAAGAAGAGCGTCCATTACTATAACCTAGTGTTTGAATATTGCTTTAGCCAGATGGAGAAGGAACTAGATGAACTCAGGGCGTTCTTTGAAGATAAAAAGAATGTCATTAATCTAGCGACCCTTAGCGACAAACAGGGGATTAATGGCGATATCATTAGGGTTATTTATAATCATCTAGTAAGCCCCAAAGAAAATAAGCGATATTTGGGGATTATAGACAAAATAGGATATAAAAGCAGGCTAGAAATAAACACTATGATATTAGATGCATAATATGTCATGTAATACCTTTTATTATTAGAAAAATGACTGATATCTTTGTTATTGTTATATAACAGAGATTATTGGACGCGTCCGCAAGCATCCGCAAACGACCGCAAGCATCCACAACAAGACTTCTAACTTACAGCAAAAATGAACGGAATTATCAGCAAGAAGACTGATTTGCGTGAATACTACAAGGTAGAAAATGCCGAATTTACAGGCGTATTCAGTCAGGGTTATTATAATGTTTATAAGAAGTTTTACAAACGCCTAGAACTTAGAGAATTTTACAAGGTTCATAAATATTACCACCTATTCATAAAATACGGAGACAAGGTATATATAGAGGTGGATACTATGGGATGGGTCGTGATACCCTTTGACAAACTACAAAAACACAAGTATTGGAAACAGTATTACGATATATCTCTTATACTAACAAACGACAAGCACACAGTCATTAAGAACCACCCCTTGTATAACGAATTAAGCAATAACAAGCCCTATGAAGAATTAGAAAGGATGTTTAGAGGGAAATATTGGACGATTGACACAGCATTTATAGAATATAAGAACTTTGTGGAATACGATACCTTGATTAAAAAAGACATAGATGTAGTCCCTAGCGGAAATGTATGTCATTATGATATCAACCCATTTAACTTGGAGCATTTAGAATATACCGAGCCTGAAAAGTTGAAAATATTTGAGGATAACTATATGCTACGCTACGATATAAGGGATGAAAAAATAATGGAGTTCAATAAACTCGCTGCCGAGTATCTAAAGAAGAAGAACGACTAAGTATGATAAGAGGGGTGATGATTTAGTATGTATATGTATGTATGTATTTTTTATAATTCTAGTTAATAGTAAGGGTTCCTTTTTTTATTAGCAGCGAGGCAAGAAGTTTGGCTTCCAAAATGTCCTGCTTTACCGCATAGGAAACAGACATTACTATTAGAAGGGGGTTTGTGTTGTGGCTTTTGCTGCTGTTGCGACGGCTTCTGCTGTTGCTGCGACGACGGCGAGCATTTGGTTAGAGCACCCTTAGGTTGCGATGCGACTTTAGGCGACTGTGCGACCTTAGGCGGCGAATTCCTGAGCGGCACCTTATCTGTATCTGTTGGACGAGAACTCCTAACAGGAGGCATTCTTATTACTTGCTGTCTTTCGTGTAATACTTTAACATTCATCATAATATATATCTCTGTATATTATACAGGTTTTTTATTATTTTTATAAATCAATTATTATTTTTTATTTGAAACTCTTTTATAATATCACTAATATCTATATTTTCAAGTATTTTTAATACTTTTTCTTTATCATACACTTCTTCTTCTTTCTCTTGTTGTTCTTTGCGTTTCTGTTTGAGTATCTCTTGTCGTTCTCTGTGGTCTTGTTTGCGTATCTTTTGTTGTTCTTTAAGAAGAGAATATATCTTCTCATATTCTTCTTTTTCCTTGTGTTCTTTTTCTTCTTTTTTCGTATATTCCCAACATTTTTTTAAACCCCAAACTACACATTTACCTACTGCTTGTGTTTGAGATTGCGATATTTGGAAAGACATCTTGTTCTTAAACTAATTACATTTTAGAAGGCGAAGCGAATGTAATCAGTTTTTATAATAATACCTGATATAAAAATAATAATTAAGCATAAAACTAGAATGTAAAGAACGCTATGAGTTTATTTTAGTGATTTCATAAAATCTTCCATATTTTTAGTTCCCATACTGGAATTACAGTTTTGACAAATGGGCTTGAGATTAGATACGATACTATCACCACCGTTTGCCTCTGCTACTATATGCCCGCAATTAAACGACATTTGAGTAATATCAGTAGAATTACAGCACATACATTTAGATTTGCCGATATCTTCGCCGATGTTTGTATTCCACACTAGCCGTTTAACAGTAGCAGCAATAGGCTTTTTCTTTTTCTTCTTTGCTACTTCTTTTTCACAGACAGCAGCAGATACCTTCTTAACATCTTCTTTATAAATTATCTCTTGTAATTCCTTAATAAATAATTTATATCTGCGTCCTTGCTCGTCTGCGTTTGGGTTTGTCATATAACATCCTCTTTTAACTACATTTTTTTCATAAGCGATATCAAAATTATATATATTTTTTAAACATGAAGTTATATTTATATTAAAGAACTCCTTGTTTGTTATATTTTTATCTAAAATGTTTTTATATGGTGGTTTTTCTTGTAAATAATGTAATAAAGATGCGATTTCAGTACAATGATAACGATTTGGCGATAGGTGCGTTCTAATTATTTCAATAATAATAGGTTTTTTAGCGTCATCTTCAAACATAGTAAATAAATACTCGTTTATTTTTTCAAAATCGGTCATCTAGACTTGTTATGCGTATTGTATTATAATACGCTAAACCATCATTTTTTATATATATTGTATCCTAGCCATCCTCTCCATCCTCTCCTTAACTACATAGTTATCATAATAAAATTTACCAAACAGTCCTATAATTCCCACACCGTATGCTGCGAAGAACGAGATAATACCATAATTAAACCAGGTCTCTATTGGAGGACGGTATAGGTAAAAATTGGAATACAAAATGAAGAACTGACACAGTTGTATGGTGGTTATGTATTTCTTAACAACCCTAACTTGATTTATTTTCAATAAACAGCCTAGATAATAAGAATACATAATGGTATGGACGCCGCTATTCAAGAGTGTAGCCATCCATACCATATCAACCTTATATTGATACATTAGATACCAACTCAGCACCGCTCCTATATGATGGTATTTTTGTAGAAATATAGGCGTCTTACCATTAAGATATAGTAGAAAAGTGTCTGCGAACTCGTAATACTTAGAGATATAAAACCAATATATAATGGTATCAAATTGAGGATTTGCGAAATAATAGTTGTGTTGGAATACAATCCCATCATTATACAAGATATTCGCTAGAGACGCAAAAGTCCATCCGCTAAATATCACCAGTCCCGCATTATGGACTACCGATAACTTATATAATAATAAGTGATTTATACGCAATTGCTTTGGGTATGCTAGATATAATGCGATTGCTACAAACGGAGTAATTAGGGACATATATTACGAAGTATTACTAGGTATTACGAAGTATTACGAGTATAATTTTTAAGTAAAAATAAAAGGTCTCTTATAATCTATAAAAATTGATTAACAGTTTAATATTAAAGCCTATATAAGAAAGCAATACAGTCTCTCAAGCCGCTCCGCATCTCGCCAGTTGCTCCGCTATCACATCACAGCCGCTTCGCATCTCGCTAGCATACGCTAGCATACGCCATCCGCTATCCAGCCGCTTCGCAAAATGCTCCAATACATCTATCACAACATTAAGGATATGGACTTCTTAGGAGTGTTTGACCTTTGCTATAATGATACTGGGAAATATGTAGTTTATCTCAAGTATTTCTTATTTATCAAGTTCGGCGACCTAGTGTATATTGATATTAAAGGCGTCGGCTCTATCATCGTCTCATTTGCTGAACTGATGAGCCATCGGTATCTAAAGATGTATTATGAGTTGTCTCTTACCCTAACCGAGAATAAACATAAAATCATAGAGAAAAGGAAGGTGGATTATCGCTATATTGGAGAATACAATAAGGAAATCTACAAGGAGGAAAGGGACTGGTTTATTGATACGGCGTATTTTATTGAGGACTTTAGCACAAGGGTTAAAAGAGTTGAAACAGGGAAATATTATTGCTATTACAATATAAACCCGAATGACTTGAGAAATATGTGCGTATCTAGTGATAAGGAAATTGCGAAGTTTTACGAAGTATTATATTGCCGCTATGGATACGAGCAGGTAAGTATATTTGATAGGTTATTTGCGGATTATATAAACCTGATGCTAGAATACAACATCGGGACAATTGGAGCAGCCGTTGAAGAAATCTCAGTTAGCCAAGAAGATGACAAGAACTTCGTAAATCTTCTAGAACTTAATAAAAAAGGGATGAACGGCGACATATTCCGCATCCTATATAATGCGGTAATTAGCACAAAAGGACAAAGGAAATACGATGCGTTAATTACGGACTGACGGTGATGGTGATTGACGGAGCGAAGCGATGCTAGGCAACACAAGATATGTTTATGAGTATATGTATATATTTATGTATATATATTATATATTATACATATAGCATTTTATATTTTTTATATTATGCTTAACATTTAAGCAACGCATATTATATATAATATATGCCTTCGTATTTAGATATATTGCCTGAGGATATATTACAATATATATATAGAATGCTATATAAGTCTGTCATAAATGATATGAAAAAGGACGCCAAATATAGGAATTTAGAGTGGTTCAATAAATTGCTAGAATTATCTAAGAACCCCTATGTGGATAACTTGAACTACAGCGATTTTCTGGTTAGTTCTTGTATAGACAATATTGTCCTGAAATATGTAGGGTATCTCAAGAGAAATTCTTATAACTCTTTAATATATGATACATCTCTATATTACAAATCGTATTACATAGAGCCGCTAGATATCAATATAAACAAGATAGAGATATTCAATTATTATATAAATGATTTATACAAAGACGACGAAGAAGGTCTAGAATTATTTAACAATACCTATTTTATCACAAGTTATTATTCGGGAACTACGAAGGGGATAAATAAGAACGGCTTTATATTAGAGAAAGAGGGTTCCTTTAGATGCTTGGCTGAAGTTTTATTTTACACAATAAACTTCTATGATTTTGTAAAGCAAATCCTCTATATGAATATAGATATGATAGAGCAGATAGGAATGGTCTTGAACCTGTCTAGCATAAAAATAAGAGAGCGTGATAATTTAATAGATATACTGAATTATCATATAAGTCACAGATATTTAGAAGGGATACTCTATAATATTAGAAACAAATGTGCTAAACCGCTATTAGAATAATAAAAATTGATTGAGTATCTTTAAAACTATAACTACGAGCCATCCAAATTGCTCGTCTTATCTCCGCTATAAGACACTCAGTTTGAAACCACAGACCCCCTCGCAAAGCAGAAAGCAAAGACCGCAAGCAGACAGCAAAGCAATCCGCAGTCAGCAAAGCAGTCAGCAAAGCAGTCAGCAAAGCAGTCAGCAAAGCAGTCAGCAAAGCAGTCAGCAAAGCAGTCAGCAAAGCAGTCAGCAAAGCAGTCAGCAAAGCAGTCAGCAAAGCAGTCAGCCAAGACAGCCAAACAGACAGCAAAGCAGACATTATGAGTTCGCCTGTTGCCGCTAACGAAGATACTAGTCTTATGATTGAGGAACACGACGCCGGCTCTCTACAGTTCTCGGCATATCATTACCACCACAATAGGGAACCTTACTATATTATGTTTATCAAGAATAACGACAAGGTATATATTGAGAAGATTGACACGCATTCGCATAGGAACAAATATGTTTATGATGTGGTGATGCCTTTCGCTGTTATGGAGAGCAACGAAAAACTCAAGAAATACTATGATATGTCGGTGATGCTGGTGAATGCCGGTAATAGGATATATTATGATAAACTCGGTATGTATTCTAAGGAGTTGATACAAACTTACGATACTGACAGCGACAGCAGCGATAGCGGCGACAGCGACGACGAAAAGAAAGAGAAGAAGCCTAAGAGGTCGCAAAGAAACTGGTGTATCTGTTGCGATAAAGTCTGGAAGAATATGCGTGTATCACCTAATAATCACACTCTAAACTGCTATTATAATATCAACCCTTTCACATACGAATATAAGGTTGATACTGAGAAAAAGATAAATAGTTTTCTCGCAGACATTAATAATTTCGCAAAGTATTCCTCTATACCCTCAGCGATTGAGAAAGAGATTGTTGAGAGATATAATGACATCCCTCAATTAACTAGGGATACTGAGCGACTATAAGAAATGCCGCTCAGACAACCTTAGAGGTGCGTTAGTCTTAAGTAATTGTAGAGGGGGATTAACGATAGGCAGGTCGCTCTTGTTGGGCTTTATGCTGTAATTATAGACTTCGTCGGGTTTGTTAGAGTGGTTCTTGTCGCCTCTTAATGTTGCGTTATAAACCTCTTCTAATTCAGGCTCATATTTAACATCATTAGGATTTCCTAGCGTATTGTTATTGCTGCTAGGGCTATCGTTGAGTATATCTATGTTATCTATGTTATATGTATATATATTTTTGTTATCTGTGTTATTTATATTATCTGTTTTTTTATTTTCGGTGGATAGTTGGTTATTATTGCTATGCGAAGCCTGCGAATGCCTAGGATACTGTGGATGTAGATACTGCGAAGCGTGCGAAGCCTGAGCCTGCGAATTCTGTAGATTATAATAATAGAATACTATTAACAATCCTATAAATATAAAAAATACAAGATAATATCCCTCGTAATTCATAATTCTTTTTACTATATTACTATATTATAATCTATATAATATCTTTAGTCTTCCTCTATGAACTTTAGTTTCTTTTTAAAGTCGGCGTCGCAGTCTCCGTCTTCATCATTATCATTTGCGGCAGAAGCGACGCTCTCTTCGCTTTCTATCTCTTGGTTATCTACATAATAAGATACACGGTATTTGTTGTTGTTATAGAACTTTAGGCGTGCCGCTCCTTTTCTCTTGAATATTGAGAAGTCGTCTAGTATATCAATACATAACGGGGTGTATTTTCGCTTCTCTGGAGGTTCTCTAAGAATACGCCCTATAGATTGCTGAATGTCTGATATGGGGCTAGCGAATATAACAGTATTTAAGGAAGGGACATTAAACCCCTCCGCAGCCAATTGATAGGTCGCTAGGATTATCTGTTTTTCCGCTGAGATGGCTAGGTCAGCCTGCTTCATACCGCCTACATAATATCCGTAGCCGCCAGCACCCGCTATCTTATACTCCACTATAAACTTCTCTATGTCTTTCAGTTGATTACGGCGTTCGCTCAATATAAGCACACGCCTGTCAGGCTCCTTGCTTAGAATATCCATAAGCAAGGAGATGATAAACAGCGTGCGAGGCATAAACGAGCAGACATTATTTATCATTCCTGCTCCATTCTCTTTGCCGTTCCACATAAGTTTCACGGTAGAATAGTCTATATGGGTTTCAAAGTATTTATGGATTTGCACCTTCACATCACAGAACTCCTTATTCTTAAGTGTATATACAGATTTGCCTATATAATTTTCAAAGACCTTCCGCATACCGTCTTTGCGGTTTAAGGTAGCAGATAACCCGAGAATGATAGGATTATTTAGTTTCCTAAATGCCTTACAGAATACTTGTGCCCCTGTGTGATGGACTTCGTCAATAATAACGAACCCGATGTCGTCAAAGATGCTCTCGTCATAGTCTCGCATCGCCAGAGATTGTAGCGAAGCGACAATAAAGTCCTTCCCTGCGACATCTACTTTCTTCTGCTTAATTATCCCGACAGTCGCTGTGGGAGCAAATTGTGCGACGGTATCTGTGAATTGCTGGTTGAGGAAATCCTTATGACTTATAAATATCGTCTTCTTTTTTAAGGCACACGCAATATATAGGCTCATAATGGTTTTACCAAAACCGCAAGGAACCGATATGATACCGCCCATTTTTAGTGGGTCGTTAGCGGCTTTTAAGAAGTTGGCGATAGGTTCCTGCTGTGCTTCTCTAAGACTGCCTATGAATTTAACATCAATATCGGCACCGCCTGTTAATTTACAAAGCGACGGCAAGCCGTATTTTTGGAATCCGTAGTATCTCGGTATATAAATACGCTTGTCATTCTCGCTATATAAATAGAATGTTAAATCTTCAGGGGAATTAGAGGCGCCGCCCTTGCCGCCTACGCCCATATCAAAATTAACTCTAGGAACCATCGTTAAATCCTTCTTTATATTCTCTAGTTCCTTTTCACTCAAAGCCGACTTTAATATACCATAGCCGTTTCTTGATAATATGGAATACATTAGCAAAAGTAATCTTAGAATAAATAATAGAGTATCATTTTTTTATATGGATTATAGTAGATAAGTAATATAAATTATATTATACTATGTATATTATAAATTCGTTTAGAGCCTTAGCCGTAATCCTATTGGCGTCTATATTGATTATTAAAGAGGTGCCTTTTAAACCTCTGTTTAAAGATGCGATGATACAGTTTTATTTGGCGTTAGCCTGTATGCTATTCCTATTGCTCGTTGATAATATCCTCGGCTTCCTATTGTCAATATGCCTATTATCGCTATACTTTAGAATATATACTAGCGAACTCAAAAATAAAAAGGCGTCAAGCGATAGCGGCGATAGCAAATGTAAATGCGACGGAGACGATAAAGAGAACTGTTCGTGTAGCACCGCCGCTGCTAGCAAATGCGACGGAGATAAGTGCGTATTGAATATGGCTAATCTTGATACTGATAAACACGCTAAGTTAGCGGTAGCAGCGACGGCAGCGGAAGCAGCGACGGGAGCAGCGACAGGACTAGTGCCCTATATAACTGAGGAGAACCTTCTAGCAGCACAAACAAACATCGTTAATCCTGTAGAATATAATAAGGAGTTGAACGAAACAGACAAGAATGTGTATGGCTCGCAAGGATTAGACACTAAGAATATACATATAAGAGGCTATGATACTAGTAGCGAACACTTAGGAACTCTAACATTTGAGATAATATAAAAGAAAATTAAAAATATAGATTATTATTAAGAGATTAAATGTACGAAGGGTTCGTTTCTAATACCGAGAATGACAAAATAGTAGAGCAAATATTCACTATTCTAGGATACTCTACGCTTACGCTCGTGGTATGCGGTGCTTTATTGTGGGCTTATTATACTACTGATAGAAACCAGTATTTATTTATATCGGTATATTCGCTATTTGTGCTATTTTATGCTATCATCATTATAGCAATTGTGGTAATCAATAAGAGCAATTATGATGCTCTATCCTACGCCATCCTATTTGGTATCACTATATTTGTAATATTCACTACATTCTTTGTGGGCGTCTTTTTCCTTCTTAAAAACTTTAATTTAATATCTTCAGGCACCACGGGCACCACAGGAACCCGAACAAATATAGACAGTCTAGGTAATAATATGGGGATTGTCGGGAATGCCGCTAATGCCGTGAATGCGGAATATAGGAGATACTAGGCGTATCATTAGATTAGATTAGATATACTCAAAGAATGTCAATACATATATTATAGAGAATAGCGAAGCGGATTTTATATATATATCAAAGTTATTTAAATTATCCTGTAAATACTCGGGCATCTTCTCATATACCGTATTAACAATACCAGAATGATATATGATAACCGCCAATATAACCAATATCAAACTCTTTTTTGCTACCTCCGTATCTAAATACGAAGATATATTATCATATTTACCATAGCCACCGCCTCTTTGCGAAGCGTGCGAATGCTGCGGATACTGTGGATATTGCGAAGCCTGCGAATGCTGCGAAGCGTGCGGATACTGCGACGGCATATAAGGAGGCTGTTGCGAAGCGTGCGAAGCGTGCGAAGCGTGAGGATGCTGCGAAGCGTGAGCCTGTTGCGGTTGTAGCGGAGCGAGTGGTGCTCTAGGTTGCTTAGATAACATTAGTTCTTCTTGGAATTCGTTTAGAACATCTTGGACTATTGGGTCGTTAATGTCGTTCGCTTCGTTGCTGCCTGTCTGTTGCGTTTTCATAGGTAATGTGCTTATAGGCGTACTCATTTATAATAATTCTATCTAATGATATATAATATTTTCAATATTTAGCATATTACGCAACTCTTACAGGCTTCGCTCGCTACTTGCTATCGCTCGCTACTTAAGGAAAAAAGCATATAAGGAAGCGAGCGATAGCGAAGTATGCGAAGCGGACTCTTTATTATGGCTCTGGAACAGCCTTAGGCTTCTTATAAGAAGGGTCTTTTATACATCTATTTGTTTTAGGATTTAGTATTTTGCCTTCGGGACATTCTTTCGCTTTTGCCGCTTTAGGTTCCTTAGGTTCCTTAGCATCCTTAGCATCCTTAGCATCCTTAGCATCCGCTTTCGGTTCCTTAGCATCCTTAGCATCCTTAGCATCCTTAGGTTCCTTAGAATCCGCTTTCGGTTCCTTAGCATCCGCCTTCGCTTCCTTAGGCTTCTTGTAAGAGGGGTCTTTAACGCATCTATTTGTTTTAGGATTTAGTATTTTCCCTTCAGGACATACTTTCGCATTCGCTGCATTCGCCGCATTCGGCACTTTGTCGTCCTTAACAACCTTTTCTCGTTCCTTCAAGTTTATATGGGCGTATGTGTATATATCAGGGATGATAGCAGTATCATATTTATAATTTAGATAATCGTATAATGCCGCTAATGTCCTAGTATCCTTGTATATATTATAGAGTTCTTCTTTCTTTGCTAAGAACAACTCATATTCATAATTGTTCTTTTCCCTAGGGTTCTTATACAACTCATCATATTTCATTATCTTTTGCGAAATAACATTACTTTCATCGCTCTTGTATTTGTAATAATCAGCAATCTGCTTCTTTATTAGATTTAACTTCGTAGGCTCAATATCCTTGCTATACATATTGATATTTAGGATGTTTTTTTCAATATCTTTTAATATTTCCATTTACTAATATGGCGGATAAAAAATACTAACGATTACTTAATGTAATACCGATTACTTAATGTAATTAATGTAATAGGATATCTTCAAACATACCCTTATAAAATGTTTGGAGGCTTTCTTCGGGCTTTAACTGTTCCTCATAAACGCTGCGTGGTATATACTTGATAACAACCTTATCTTTTTTACATACACTCTTATTATTATAATAGCCTTGTATAATCATTATAGAACCTATAAATAATAAAAAGATTGCTATTGGTTTCATCTCTTAATATAAAGAAATAAGAAAAAATTAAGAGTAAAGCCTGTGAAGCAGCGAGGCAGCGAGGCAGCGAAGCCTATTTATTCAAGCCCAAGTTTTTGGGAACTCCAGCCATCCACCTTTTCAATACTGTCTTTCAGTTCTGACAACTCAATAGTTTCAGGTTCAGCAGCAGCGCCAGTAGCGCCAGCAGCAGCAGTAGCAGCAGCCATAGCATCTTCAATTCCTTCGGCTCCTTCGGCACCATCAGTTCCCTCAGTAATAGATACAATCTCATTAGCCGCTCCCGCTGACGCTCCGCTAGCGAAAAGAGACGACTTCCTATTCTCAAAGACAACATCCTTGTCAGTCATATTCTTCTTATACTCTTTCATTAGGGTATTGAGTTGCGTCTCAGCGTATTCTTGGTTCTCCAAGCAATCAGGATTAGGCGACCAAGGACACCAGCAACCTACCTGAGCGATATAGATGTTGAACTTATTGTCAATCTTCTTGATAAACTCGCTACGGTTCTTTGCCTCCTCAATCGTATCAAATACGCCTCTTACTTTAATACCTCTAATAGAAGTGGTAAAGTTATTATCACGGTGATACGAGGTCTCCAGTTCTTGGTTATTAACAGACTTATAAAACCCGTATTGCTCGCTCATATCCTTGGGATTAAAGATGAAAGCATTATTCTCTTTAACGGAATCCACAAAATCTTTAGAGTCGCTATACTTAGCCGAAATACCGTCAAGCAGTTTTGTCATATCCTCGCTAAACTTAGTAATAAATTGGCTAAACATATAAGCCTCCTTATTCACTAGGACATCCTCGGGGCTGAGGAATGATAGCAGCACGAAGTTTTGCCCCCTGATGGGCTTGTCCTCATCCAGATAATCTACTTCTTTAACGCTAGTAACTGTTGAAGCAGCAGCGGCAGCGGCGGCAGCAGGGACGGAGGCAAGTTCTTCTACGGACATTTTATAATATGTGTTTTTTCTAATAGTATATATGTTGTAAATCTTATATATATTTTATCATATTATAATATAGAATAACATACAGTAGATGGAGTATTATGCGGTGCTTCTTAAATATGCTTTAGCGGCTCTTATAGTCGCCTTAGTAGCCCTCGTATTACCTAGTAATAGATTGGGTTGGGGCGAAATATTGATGCTGGCTTTATCCGCTGCGATAGCATTCTTTGTTGTTGATTTGCTATATCCCGCAGTTTCGGCTAGTGTCCGTCAAGGCGTAGGACTAGGTACTGGCTTCCAGATGTAAGCCTTTAGCGAGTTATTTATAACGAAGGAAGCGAAGCGGCGAAGCCTTTAGCAAGTTATTTATAACGAAGGTATAATCTCATAATTAAGTTCTAGACATATCTTTTTCCATATTTGGTCTTGCACATAAAGTTTTTCTCGGCTTTTTAATAGGGGGAAATACTTAAGATACTCATTCAGCCCCAGTATTTGGAAGAACTTATATAAAACATAACTGTAAGACAAGAAGTTCTTTCTGTCCTTAGGGCAGTGTTTCAAGAAAGGCGCCTGTATATTTCTAAACATATTACATAACTTGTCCTCCAGTTCTTGGCTAAATTGCGGAGTGGGTATCCCGTTAATCCTGTTAATTATATAATTTATATGTTCGTAATACTTGTTAATCCTCAGCCTCTTAAGGATGTCCCGCATCTTGTTATATGTTATGGTTTTAGTATCCACAATCTTCTCTTTCTTTATCTCTGTTAAAATCTTCTCAAATATTTCGTCAGGAATGTCCGTGCTCTCTTTGCCTTGCACCTGATTACACCATTCCCTAAAATGGTTAATACGCTTATAACTAAAATGCGAGGTATCCTTGGTATTCTGCTTTAAAATCGGTCTATTCTGTTCCACCAGCAGCAACTCTTGGTAGCCGCAAATATTACAGATAATTATAGCGTCGTGCTGTAAGCAGGTCATCTGGTTCTTACAATTCTTACAAATCTCTATGTCCTCTTCCTCCACATTCCTAACATACTTTTTGTTTATTATAGACATATATTTATCCACTAGCGAACTCTTATCTATCATATTCTTCGCTGATATATTAGGATAGGGGGTCGGCTGACAAGAAGTATTCTGGGAGCCGCCAAGCAGACTATTAGAGTTATTGCTGCTTATGCTGCTTATGCTGCTATCGCTGCTGCCTATGCTGCTTCCGCTGCCTATGCTGCTTAAATTATTTAGGGCATCTAGAACATTTATTGTAGTCGCTGAAACAGACGACCTCTTCTTTTTGGAATCGTTCTTGTATATCTTCGGTTGCCTACTCAGCAATTCGCTAGAAGATATACAGACGCCGTTAGATATAGAGGTGTGGGTATTGCTGATATTAGATTGCTTCTCAACTGTATCGTAATACTGGAATAAAATATAACTGGTGTTCTTGTAATACTCAACTTCGTTATAGGAGTCTAACTCCTTAATATTGTTTTTAAGCTCTATAATTTTCTCCCTTATGATAATATTGCTAGTCCATAAATTATTCACATATTCCTTGTCGCCGCTATAAATATTCTTGTAAGCCTCTATGTTATTCATAATGAGGTTAGATTGTGCCTCCAAATCCAGCAATAATATCTTGTAGTTCTCTTTGTCTTTGTTGGTAAGTTCAAACTTCTTTATGATGTTATTATGCATCGCATCCAAAGTGAATACCTCATTATTGTCGCAAATATATTTTTTTTTAGATGATTTCTCCTTAAACATCGTTATTATAGAATAATTAATATTAATTTTTATATAATAAATATGTGTATTACATTATACATACATTTAATTGATATTTTTTTCTCCTCTAATAGTATAAAGAATATAGCGTGAATGGGTGGTGGTCTTCTTCAATTAGTAGCTTACGGAGCACAGGATGTTTATTTAACTGGTAATCCTCAAATTACCTTCTTCAAGGTTGTTTATCGTCGTCATACTAACTTCGCTATTGAGGCTATCCAACAAACCTTCAACGGCACCGTAGGATACGGACAGACTGTTAATTGTCAAATATCCCGCAACGGTGATTTAATCAACCGTGTCTATCTCCAAGTCGCTCTCCCCAAGATTACCGGTATTGAAGGTGTTAATGCTTATGATAATCTAGGTGCTCGCTATGTCAATTACATCGGTCTCCGTCTTATCAAGTCCGTCCTTATTGAGATTGGCGGACAACAAATAGACAAGCATTACTCTGACTGGCTATACATCTGGAACGAACTTTCCCTGCCCCGTGGCAAGCGATATGGTTATGATACTATGGTTGGTGCCGACAAGGATATCACCTCGTTCAACGATACCACCCTCTACATCCCTCTAGAATTCTGGTTCTGCCGTAATGTCGGTCTCGCCCTCCCTCTAATTGCTCTTCAATACCACGAAGTTAAGATTAAGATTGACTTTGAGACCAAGGAGAAGTGTGTTTTCTCTTCAAAGGGTGCCTCATCTACCGAATCAGAAGCCTATGTTCCTGGAACTGGAACTGTTGCCGATATTACCGATATGTCCCTCTGGGTTGATTACATCTTCCTTGATACCGACGAACGCCGTCGTTTCGCTCAGTTGTCGCACGAATACCTCATAGAGCAACTCCAATTCACCGGAACCGAGACCCTTAACGGCGGTGCTACTAACCGTGTTAAACTCAACTTCAATCACCCTTGTAAGGAACTAATCTGGGTCGCTAAGCCTAACAATTATGCCCGCAAGGCTTGCTGGTATAACTACACAACTGTTGATAATGTTGATTTAACATCTTCTATAGTCTCCGCCCAACTCCCAGCACCTGTAATAGGAAATGTTAATATTACCAACTTCTCCTCGTCTAACTATATGGCTGGTTTCAACTTCGGCAACGCCAATTCAGGACAAATCGCCGCTTCATCGCCTTTCGCCGATACCATCCTCCAACTTAACGGCAACGACCGTTTCAGCGTTCGTGACGGCACCTACTTCTCCTTCGTCCAACCCTATCAGCATCACACCAATATCCCTAGCAATCCTGGTATTAATGTGTATTCCTTCGCACTCAAGCCGGAAGACCATCAACCGTCAGGCACCCTCAATATGTCCCGTATTGATACCGCTACTCTTATGGTTACTACCAAGTCTGACTTAAAGTCATCCTTTACTGGAACTCCTGCTCTAACCTATGACGGTATCAACATATATGCTGTGAATTATAATGTTCTTCGTATCCTGTCGGGTATGGGCGGCCTTGCTTATTCCAACTAGATTATTATACAGTATTTTATATATATTACTTTACGAGTAATGAATAATGAATGTAATGAATAGCGATTAATTGGCTTTTTTTTTTCTCCTCTAATAGTATAAAGAATATAGCGTGAATGGGTGGTGGTCTTCTTCAATTAGTAGCTTACGGAGCACAGGATGTTTATTTAACTGGTAATCCTCAAATTACCTTCTTCAAGGTTGTTTATCGTCGTCATACTAACTTCGCTATTGAGGCTATCGCACAAACCTTCAACGGCACTCCTGGATACGGCAACCGAGTGACTTGTCAAATATCTCGTAATGGTGATTTAGTCCATCGTATGTATCTTTCACTCAAAATTCCTACAAATAATACTGTAGATTTTTGCTCCTTCTTTGGTCTTCGCTTAGTCAATTATGTTGAGATTGAGATTGGCGGACAAAAGATAGACAAGCACTACTCACACTGGCTGTATGTCTGGAACGAACTTTCCCTTCCCAAGTCTAAGCGTGATGGCTATAATAAGATGGTCGGTCAAGCGGGAGGCACCCTCGCCGACCAGACCCTCTATGTGCCCCTAGAGTTCTGGTTCTGTCGTAATGTCGGTCTAGCGCTTCCTTTAATCGCTCTCCAATATCACGAAGTTAAGATTAACATCCAATTTGAGACTGCTGCTCTATGCCGTGGTAATTCCACCGACCTTTCAGCCTTCCCTAACGCTACTCTCTGGGTTGATTATGTATTCCTTGATACTGATGAGCGCCGTCGTTTCGCCCAGTTATCCCACGAATACCTCATAGAGCAACTTCAATTCACGGGATCTGAATCAATCTCCTCAACTAAGTTAAACTCCAAACTCTCCTTCAATCACCCTTGCAAGGAACTTGTGTGGTTCGCTTCTAAGAAGTCAGTCGCTTCAGGAACCACTCAGGAAACAACCAACAACAACTGGTTCAACTACACTACATCGCAGGATGCTATCAACATTACAACCAACGCTCATTACAATAAGAACCTCCTTCACAACAAGGCTGTTAGTTCTAGTTCTATAACTGCTATGAACCCTATCACTACTGCTAAACTTATCCTTAACGGCAACGACCGTTTCTCAGTACGCCCAGGTTCATACTTCAATCTTATCCAGCCTTTCCAGCATCACGAGAATATACCCACGAATGCTGGTATTAATGTGTATTCCTTCGCACTCAAGCCCGAGGAGCACCAACCGTCAGGCACCCTCAATATGTCCCGTATTGATACCGCTACCCTTTCTCTTGACCTTAACGCATCCCTAACTGCTACTGATATGTCATCCACCTTAAATGTGTATGCGGTGAATTATAATGTTCTCCGCATCCTTTCTGGTATGGGCGGCCTTGCTTATTCTAACTAAATTATATGGATATATATGTAATATATATGTAATGGATGTGTATAGATATTACAATATATACTAGGATATATGAATGTATATGAGTAATGAGTATAACGAATATAACGAATAGCGATTAATTGGCTTTTTTTTTTCTCCTCTAATAGTATAAAGAATATAGCGTGAATGGGTGGTGGTCTTCTTCAATTAGTAGCTTACGGAGCACAGGATGTTTATTTAACTGGTAATCCCCAAATTACCTTCTTCAAGGTTGTTTATCGTCGTCATACTAACTTCGCTATTGAGGCTATAGAGCAAACCCCGACAGGCAGCAATTCTCTCGGTTCTCGTGTAAGTTTCCAAATCACCCGCAACGGTGATTTAATCCATCGTGTATATTTCTACGGTGTTATCGCTGCTACTGGTGGAACTGCTGGAACCTCCCCTGTTGCTCTCGTCCCTAACTTCGGTCATAAACTCTTAAAGACTATTGAACTTGAGATTGGCGGACAACGCATAGACAAGCATTACTCAGAGTGGCTATACATCTGGAATGAACTTTCGCTCCCTATTGGAAAGCGCAACGGTTATAATGCTATGGTTGGTGCTAACCCCCGCAACATCTCCACTAAACTTGTATCAGGTCAAGAATACGAACTCTATGTGCCCCTTGAGTTCTGGTTCTGCCGTAATGTCGGTCTTGCCCTTCCTTTAATCGCTCTTCAATACCACGAAGTTAAAATCAATATTGAATATGAAAGCGAGGCTCTAATGAAGGATTATGGTGCTAAAAACTACACCTTTGAGGAGGAGACAAAGACTGGTGGAGGTGCATATGTAGCAAACGACTCTTTCGCTAATAATAATGTTGTTCTTCGCCTTGACAAGGCTACCCTCTGGGTTGATTACATCTTCCTTGATACCGATGAGCGCCGCCGTTTCGCCCAGTTGTCGCACGAATACCTTATAGAGCAACTTCAATTCACCGGTGCTGATTCCATAACTTCATCTGGCGACTCTATGAAGAGTATCCGTATGAACTTCAACCACCCCTGTAAGGAACTTGTCTGGACTATCAAGAATACCACCGCAGGTGTATATTGGAATAATTACTCAACTGCTGGCGGTGCTCTTGCTAACAACGACCATCTTGACTCGTCCAACCCTGTTACTAGTGCTAAGATAATGCTTAACGGTAATGACCGCTTCGCTACTCGCAAGGGTGAGTATTTCTCCCTCGTCCAGCCCTATCAGCACCACGAGAATACCCCTGACAAGTTCCACCAAGGCATTAATGTATATTCATTCGCCCTCAAGCCCGAGGAGCACCAGCCCTCAGGAACCCTCAATATGTCCCGTATTGATACTGCTGTCCTATCGCTATCATCCAGTATGTCTGGTGTTATCAGCATATATGCGGTTAATTATAATGTTCTCCGTATCCTCTCGGGTATGGGCGGACTTGCTTATTCCAACTAAATAAATACGACTTGTTTATCTTTTTTCTTTCTTATCTTATATATAAGGAATGGTGTCTTAAAGGTTGAGTAATGGTTATTAGCGATATTCTATTACCATTACTGGTGTCATAGGGGTTATAAGGGTATTACTTAGGTATATACAAGGTTAAGTAATAATTATAGGATATCTTCTATAATATAACCTAGTATTACTTTTTAATCTTTATGATACCTATAATGGTAATAGAGGTATTCTAGAAGTGATATGCGAGAGGATACTAGGTATTTTTAGGGAAAGTTAGAGAGACTTAGAAACTTTTAGGAAAATATAAAGTTGTAAAAGTTTTTAGAAATAATAAATAAAGTTAAGTAATAATTATAGGACATCTTCTATTACCATTATAGGACATCTTCTATAACATAACCTAGTATCATCTCGCATAACACAATATAGCATACATCTCATACCATTACTGGTGTCATAAAGAATAAAAAAGAATAATACTAGGTATTTTAGCGAATGCGAGGGAGACTTAGATAAGTAAGGATACTTAGAAACTTTTAGAAAAATATAAAGTTGTAAAAGTTTTTAGAAATAGTAAAAAGTTTCTAAGTTTATAAAAGTTAATAATAAATAAAGTTAAGTAATAATAGGCATCTTCTATTACAATTATAGGTATCTTCTATTACAATTATAGGAGACTTCTATTACCATTATAGGTAATCTTCTATAACCATTATAGGAGACTTCTATAACATAACCTAGTATCTCCTAGTATATAATGCGGGATATCGCATACTATATAAGGAAATAATGCACGGTAAGCGAAGCATACCTAGCATAAATACTCTTAATATATGATGCGATATGTCGCATAACACTACATATCATACATCTCATACCATTACTGGTGTCATAAAGAATAAAAAGAATAATACTAAGTATTTTTAGCGAATACGAGGAAAGATTAGATAAATTCGCTTAATCTTTAGAACCTCCTATTACTATCACAGGTAAAGGATAAAAAAGAATATTACTAGTTATTTTAGCGAATGCTAGAGATACTTAGAAACTTCTAGAAATAAATTATAGGACATCTTTCTATATTCTATCCCCCCAATAAAAGCATATAAAAATAACAACCCTTCTTAGTAATCCTCAATAAGGTTCTTGATATATTTCTGTGCGTCAGTTTCTTTATCAGTCTCGCCATTAATTATTTTTTCGTAATCGTTAATACCATATAGGTTAAATAGTTTATCTAGAGATTTTGTTAAAGCCCTCTCTAATTTCTTCTTGTCCTTGCTCTCCAAATTCCTTTTTAACTTCTTTAATTTGTTTAAAAAGGTAGCATACGATTCAATCATAAACGCCTCATCTATATCAATAATATCATTCTGTTTAAACAATCTGTCAAACTTGCCTATATTCCTGTCGCATATCTTTGTATAGGTCTTAAGCAAAGCCATTAAACTATCAACATTTGCTAATTCACTATTACCTTTTAGAGTCTCTTGCTCGTTCTCGTATAATATTAACTTCCTTAATGTTGAAAGCAGGCTTATTAAATTATACTTTGTGCCTGCTGGATTACTTAGAATGCTATTGATACTTCGTATTATTATTAATTTAACGAGATTATAATCATCACCATTGATATTGTTTAATGCTTCAGTTATTTCTTCAGTAATATCTTTCATTATATCTGGATTATTGGGAGCATCTATCATAGCACGAATATGAATTAAATTATCCTCATCTATATATTGAGGTAATAACTCTTTAACTTCTTTATGCTTTTTAATTACCATATCTACCTCCTTTTTATTAGAAGAATTGGGATATTTCAACTGGTCTCTAATATTATCGTTCTTGAAGGGTTTCAAAATATTTACGAGTTCCTTTAAAGCAATAGCAATTTTTATTCCCTTATCTTTCTTCTGCTGCGTCGCTTTGTTAGCGTCAGTATCCTTCCTATTAAGTTCCTTTTTGTTATCCTCAATATAACCCTTAACTTTATTTATTTTACTTTTAATATCTTTAAAATTGTAATAATTTACTAGGTCATTTAAGAAACTCTCGCCAATATAGCACTTATTTTCGTCATCTAAAGCCTCCTTTAAATGTCTTAGTGTTTCTCTAGATATATCTTTAAAATTATCCATATCTCCCAATATACCTTTAAGAACATCATACTTGAAGCACTTTATTTCCTCATAATTGTCTCCCTTGATATATTGTAAAGATATATAGCGTAAGTTATCATTCATTAACAGTTATTTTGTGGTAGGTATCCTTCTAAAATAATTAGAGATATATATTATAACTGTTTGCCGGCTTCGCCGCTTCGCAGGCTTCGCATAAAATCACTTAAGAATAAGGGCTAAAACTTTGTAGCGATTATGCTAGTGAATAGCCAGATAAACATAGTGAATAGCGATAGTGCCTTAGATAACTGCTTGCGTTCGTCAAAGTCCAGTATTTTAACGCTGCCGCCGCTGCCGTCGTGCTCGTCTTCAGGCTTGTATTCGTTAGTCTTTTTAATATTTAATATGATAGGGATTACAATCAATAGTAATATTAATGAGGTGTGAATGAGTAGCCGTGATATCCCGTTCGTCCCCATATAAAAATAGTAAAAGAGCGTGCGGATACTATTTATAATTCCATTAAAGTTCATATATTTAACATCAAAACTATTATCTATATTAATGAATAACACAATAAACCAAAATAATATAATATAGATAACAGCGTAATATATGAAGCCCTCATAGAAGGTCTTTATAATATTGATGTCAATACACCATTGTACCATAATTATAGTTATATAACGGACAAAAAAGGTTGCGATAATGAATACTATGCGGTCGTCAAAGGTTAGTTCCAGTTCTTCTAGAGGATTTTTAGGGTCATCCTCAAATTTCTTGATTTTCTGTATCATCTCCTTGCTTTTTTCAATATTATCCTTTTCTTTAGAAGATAGAGCGTTATATACATCAATATCATTAGACAACTGCTCTATCTTGTTATTGGTTTTAATAGCGGCGACGCTGCCTCTCTTGCGGCTCTCTTCATTCGCTTTTCTAAACTCGTTTATTTTAGGGTCGTCTAGGGCTATCCTGCTATAAAGTTGAGGTTTTGTCTCTAAATACCTAGCCTTTAATGTATCGTCATTAAAATCATCTCCAGCAGCACCGCCGCTAATGCCGCCGCCGCTTATTATAGCACCTTTCACAAAATCTAATAGGCTATCGCTAACAGTAGCACCAGCGGCACCAGCATCGCCAGCATTACCAGCGGCATTATTTTGTCTTTCTAAAGGCGGTGCTCTTGATTTTGGGAGTTGTTCTGTTCTTGGTGCTGGTGCTGGCGCTATTGGTATTACTGGTGCTGGTGCTGCTCCTAGTGCTGATGTTGGCGTTGCTCCTCTTCCTTCTGGTGCTGGTGTTGTTCCTCTTCCTGCTGGTGCTAGTGCTGGTGCTAGTGCTGGTGCTAGTGTTCCTCTTCCTGTTTCTGGTGATGGTTCCTTTATTGTATCTGTTGTTAATTGCGATAATGGTGTTGGCGTTGGTATCCCTATTTCTATTGGTGCTCCTAGTGTTCTTCTTTCTGTTTCTGTTGGTAGTGGCGGTGTTAGCGGTGTTGATGGAAATTCTACTGGTAGTGCTAGTGCTAGTGCTAGTGCTGGTTGTGCTACTGTAGGTTGTGGTTTATTACTATTATTCTTGGTTTTACTGGTTTCCTTAAGTAATAACGAATCATCTTCATCTTCTTGTTTATTTTCTAAGGCTGTCTGTTTTCTTTTCTCAGCATATATCTCTACACTAAAATCCTTTGTTAATTCACTTAATAAGGCTTCTTTTAATTCACTACTATTCTTTTTGGTTTTTTCCTCTATCTTTTCAACAGTATGCTTTGTATCATCTATCAAACGGTTTGCTTCTTCTACTAAACTATTAGCATCTTTTATAAATTCTTCTTTACCTTTTTTCTTGCTACCCTGTTTATTACTTGCCGCTTCGGCTGCCGTCCTTTCGGCTGTCTCATTAGCCTTTGCTGGTTTTCCTTTACTTTTACCATTAGCATTACCAATTACCATATCTATTAATGATATCCCTCCGTATTGAGAACTATTTTTGTAGGTTTCAATATTTATTTTAAAATTAGTAATAGCATTTTTAAAATCCCCTTTTATAGAATTATTATGTTTAGCCTCATTTTCATCTATCTTCAAACCGCTATAAAATATATCAATAGCACTAATAAATTCTTCAATACCAGCCTTAAATGTTTCTAAGACGGCTATTGCGGCTTTTGCTTCTACTGCTTCTGTATCAGTCTTCTTAGCAGCCTTTGTAGCAGCCTTTGTAGCAGCCTTTGTAGCAGCCTTTGTAGCAGCCTTTGTAGCAGTCTTCGTAGCAGGCTTTGTAGCAGGCTTCTTAATACCCTTTGTAGCAGGCTTCTTAATACCCTTTGTATCTCTTTTTTTAACACCCCCTCTAACCATTCTCCTATTTTGTTCATCATCTTCACCATCTTCACCATCTTCACCATCTTCACCATCTTCACCATCTTCACCATCTTCATCATCGCTACCATCGCTCATATCGTTTTCGTCATCTTCATCATCGCTACCATCGCTTTCATCATCTTCATCATCGCTCATATCGCTTTCCTCAGTATTATATGCGTTGATAGCCGCTTCAACATCCTCTTTCAATCTCTTGGCTTTGTTAGATAATTCCCCAGCATCTCTTTGTATCTTTTTAAATTCATTATTATCACCACCGCCTGTTTGCGAGGAATCTTCATTTCCTTCTGCTTCACGGATATCCTTGAGTTTATTGAAATAATCGCTAATTTGTCTAATTAATTTTCGTTCCTTTTTTTTCAAACTCTTTATGCTATTGTATTTGTTTAATAAATTAAAGAGCGTGTCAGGGTCATTATTAAACACCTTTAATAAATTAACATAATACTCATAGCGTTTAGGGTCAAAGTTCTGTAAATCAAAATCACTTATTAAGTTTGTGCTGAATTTAACATCATCCTCATCGTTATTAGTGCTAGTATTGTTAAATATCATATTATATTTGTAATTAGATTTTAATGCTTCTTCAGTAGTAGCAGCAACCATTAATATTATTACTTCCTTAATCGTATTATAGATAATAAATTATTCAATATTAAGTATGTTAATCATCTTCAAGACAATCGCCACGAATACCAAGATAATAGTAACGCCTAGCAGAATATACGAATATATATCCCTATAATAATAAAACAGTATATAGAGCATCATTACAATAATAAAAATCCAGATTACGCATATAAACTGCGTCATCATAGTTATACTGAAGGCGTTAAAGACCGCCTTTGGGCTAGCCAGCCTGTCTTTCAGGCAAATCTCTAAATATTCCTTTAAGCCCTTTTCGTTAAAGTGCGTCTTGCTAGCGGGGTCAGGCAGTTTATTGTAATCTACAAATATCCGCTTGTAGTCGTCTTCGTAAAATATCTCGCCCTTCGTCAATCTGTCTAGGTTCATTTCGTAATTCTTGTAGTTGAAAGGAATATATGAGGCTGGTATCAATTCCAACGGTATAATCCCGAATATGTTAAAATACTTGCGGTTATATTCCAAACTGTTATAATCCGCATCTTTATACACCTTGTCTATCTTTTTGTTCGGTAATACGCTGTAGGGCTGAAAGAACTTGCTATATAGCACACGCATCCTATCAATACTGTCGTCCCGCTTTATGGTGTTTTTATACTCTAGCAAATATGTGTCTTTGTGTAAAAACTCCCGCATTTTGCGAGGCAGATTATAGCAGCATATCTCGGTTCCGTTGTCTTCTTGCTCACAATCTGCGATGCTACACTTAAGTTCCTTTGTTATATCTGTTTCTTCTGTCATATTTAATAGTTAAAAAGATAATTTAATGGTGCCTATGTGATATTCGCCGATATAACCTTAAAATACACTATTATTAGTATTATATTAAAGATATAAGTAGATGCTAAGGTGCTCGTGGATACACTATTAGCAATATTTAATACCTCGTCCTCGTTATCATATTCTTTAGGGGTTTTCATAAGATTTATATTGTCATTAAACATATACATAGCAGACTTGCTCTCCGTATTCATTATTTTGTCGTCGTCATTAATCTTGTTATTGATACCTTTAATGATATTCATCAGGTAATTTTTATTATTATTGGCGGATATATTAACATACCTAGTCTCTAAGTAATTATAGATATATGTTAAACGCTTGTATTTTGCGTATTCGCCGTCGCCTATTAAAAGGCTGTTTAGGGCTACCGCAGTAGCACCGCTGCCTGTGCTGTCGCCGCTAGCATTTGTTATCTCAACCCTTGGAATAGTCGTATAACCTGTTCCGGCGTTTGTAATAGTGATACTATCTACTGTGATGCCTTTTAATACTGCTTCCGCAGTAGCACCCGTGCCTCCAGAATTCCCATCAGGTATTATCTTGATTATAGGCGGTTTTGTATAACCGGTTCCGGCGTTTGTAATAGCGATACTAACTATGCTGCCGCTACCGCTGCTGCCGCTGTTGCCGCTGCCGCCCTTACTATTAACAACAAAGGTATCGTCAATATCATAGGTATCGTTGTATAATATATTGGAAAACAATTTATATAGATAGGTGGTCTTCTTCTCGTATATCTCCTTCTTAGAGGCATCATCTTTAGTCGCAACATATTCTATCCGGTTGTAATTGATATGCCCTAGAATTAGCAAGTATCGCCCTATAAGTTTTACTAAGTTCCTATCTTTGTTATTTTCTAGGTCAGCCGCCTGACTTTCTAAGTCTTCGTCTTCATTTGCGGCAACTAGTATATTCATATAGTTTCCAAAGTGCTTAGATATATTAGCGTCAAGGTCTGCGCCAACTGTTCCGCTAATGTCCTTGACAAATTCTTCGTAATCGGCGAATGTATTCAGTTTTAATATGAATTTGTAAGGTATAACCTTGTCTCCGTATTTGTAAAATTTAAACTTATTATAGGCGTCTATTTTAACCCCCTTCTGTTTGTTCTCGTGATTATTATAGTATATTAAGTTATTATTAAAGGTCTCTTCGTTAAACAGCGTGAAGCACTTCTTTATAATACTATAAATCTTCAAAACATTATCACGATTAATGATTTCATTAAAATACGCATCTATCTCCTTCTCGCTCTTTAGTATCTTGTCGCCGCCGCTAGCACCGCTCACGCATCTAAATAGATGTCTAAACACACCGTATATACTCTCGGCGTGAGCCTTGTCAAACCCGTCCTTATATAGGTTTTCAAACTTCGCCTTGTAATACTCACGGAATTCATTATCGTTGCTGAGGATACTGTTATTCATATTTGTTAATTTTAGCCGTGCCGATTTAATGCGTGGTATATCATAGTAGTTCTGGTTCTCCAAGGGTTCGTTAATGATACTCTTGGTTCCTGCTGTGGTTCCTGCTAAGTTGCATAGTTTTATATTGCCGCTCAATATTGAATAAAAGACATTTGTAATAATGTAGTGCTGTAGGTAGTTCTTATTACCTTTCAGGATTTTGTTGTCATACATTCGTATATAAGGAACCACAACATTATTCAGTTTATTCAGCGACCTCTTATAACTGCTGTCTAGACACTTATAAACGACGCTAGAGTTAAACATCGTATTAAAGCGAATAAACAGCAGTATATAGGCGATTAATATGACGAACAGGAATAGCGGGTATAATGCGGTATATATCTTGCCGAATAATGCCGTGAATTCGGCGGCTGTTTGCAACTTCATTAGAAATTTGCCGCAAATTAAGGCGAGTATATAGATAAAGATGATAAATATCACGACGACCATTAAAATCTTGAATAGGTTCGGGCGATAGCCCCCGAACAAGTAGGAGGATACGAAGTATTCGTAGTTATATAAGAAGGCGTTATCCTTGTCATTTAAATCCCAATATTTTTCATAAAACAGGTTAGCGTTGCTATAGGATATGTCGGCAGTATATAGATAGTCCGTGTTATTCTCGTTATTATTGGTGCTATGCTCTTCTTCGTTGTAATAATGCGGTATCTTAACAATCCTGTCATATATCAAGGATAAGTTAGACACCGTCGGCGGTTCGCTTTCGGGTTCGTCGGCGTTCAACATTATCTTGTCATAGTTCTCTTTAATGGTCTTTTGCAAGTCAAGGATATACTTTATATTTATACTATTAGTATTATCTATATTCCCATACCCGCCTAATATTATCTTTGTTAATTCTTCAAATGCTATTAGAATGTTGATGACCGACATTACAGTAGTTGTATTAACCACCGCCTTACTATCTAAAATTGTCTTAACCTTGACTATATTGTCATATTCTTCAGGCACATTACGCATTATCGTTCCAATATCAGCAAGCGAAAGTTTATCTAACAAGCCTTTAAAGGAGTTCTTAAGAGACCAGAGTAAATTCTTTGTCTTCAAAATAGGCGTAGTGTTATTGCGAAAAGTCATAACGATATTCATTAAATTAAACAGCAGGATAATTGCGAACATAAAGCATAGGTATTTAACAGTTGCTATTAATAAGCCGTCGCCGCTGCCGCTGCCGGCTTGCTTGCGTTTTATTAAGTATATGACTCGTGTAATCGCAATCAACAATACCAATATATACAGTTTAAAGGTAGCATAATAACTGTAAGGGTCATTAATTTTTCCAAAATAATTCAGGTATCCGGCTTCATCATTAGGGACATATCTGTAAATTATTATTCCTAGCAAAAGAGCCAGCATCAAAAGATTAAGGACATAGTAGTTAGCGTCGCTCTCGCTGTCGGCTTCGCCATAATTAAAGAGGCTAAAGTAAAAATACATATAAATCATTATAGCGACTATAAAGGTGAATATTATATATGTCTTGGAATTGAAGATGTCGTTCGGCAATAGCAGGTTATAACTGTTCTTAGCCATCTGGTATCGGTCAGTCTCGGCTTCGCAATACACGCTATTACACTTTTCGGTCATTATAATCCTAGACAAATCCTTTATATAGTTGAAGTTATAAATGAATGTGCTGATGTTTCTCATCTCATTTAAATAGATTATAATCATCATTATAAATATCGTAAGATTTATAGTGGAAGCAAACATATTTTACTTTAACTTTAACTTTAAACCTTAGAAAGAAAAAAAGATATTAGAAGATGTTCCGTCTAGTCTCCTAGTTTTGCAAAGTATTATAGATGTTATATGCTGAGACGCTAAATATTATTATTGCGATTATAGTGAATAGCAGATACATATAGTTCCCTTGTAGCGATATTGACAGCATATATATGGGGACTATTAAGAATATAATATACACATAGATAAACTGGAATATCTCGCTAATCTTGTTCTTCACCTTGTCTTTCGCCTCCTTACTATTGTAATACTCCAGTTTCTCTATGTTCTTTAATGTTATCTTGTAGTTCTCGTTATTGTCGTATTTAACGACGCTGCCGCTGCTGCCGCTCTTATCCTTATATGTTTTTGTGGCGAGTTCGCTAATAATCGCCTTGTTATTAAGAGCGATATAGGCGATATCGTTAATCTTATTCTTAGAATACTTCTTTAATATATCTGTGATTCCCGCATTCGCCGGTTTATTCTCCTTAAGTAGTATGTCTAACTCCTTCATTAACATAATATATTCGTATGTTTCGGTATCCGCATATAACTCAGTAAGTTTCTTTAATATCAAAGAGAAGAATATTATAAATAATGCGACATATACGAAGAGGACATACATATAGTTTTTAAATACATTAAATATGTCGGCGCCGTCGCTATCGCCGCTCCCGCCGCTACCGCTGCCCGACATACATATAGCATAATCGCTAGCGCTGCCAATATTTATCAGTATATTTGCCTGACTTACAAAGAAGACGATTAGGACTATAAAGAAGCCTAAAGACATATATAAATAATAATTGTATATTTTCATAACATTATCTATGTATTTGTCATCGCCGCTACCGCTGCTTACAGAGACCTTTGCGGCATTCCTATTCAGCCCTATGTAATCGCTAGAGCCGCTAGCGGCTGTCTGGTTCCTCTTGTAGAAAAAGTTAGACAGATTATTGTAGTCGTATATATACGACGAAATATTCCACATATATGTATCCTTCAGATCTAGTTCGCTCAGCAACTTCGCATCATTATTTAGGCAATATTTGTTGAACTTCTCTATATTCTCATAGAGGTCGCTATTATATTTCAATTCTATTAATGGTATCATAGATATCACAATAAGCAGTAATAATACCATTAGAAACATTTCTAATTCAAAATTTAGAAACATTTTAAATCTAATTATATATGGGATATTTATTACTCAGTATTCCTTTTTATCAGTATTGTAATACAAATAGTTAGCAGGCGACGAGAAATCAAGTTCGCCGCCCCTACCACCTTCTCCGTCATCATATCCGTAGCCTTTGCCGTCGGCGAAATTACGAAGTTGCTTGAGGACATAGTCGTTGCCTGTTAAGAACCCCGACGATTGATTAAAGGCGCTGTTAAACATCTTGAAGTTTAAATTACAATAAATACCGTCGCATTTCTTCACAGGGAACATCTCTCTTATTACAGCAGTTAAAACATTAAAATCATAGGTCTCTATCGGCATATTATTTTCCTTATATAATAATGATATTTATATAATCTATATATTATTATTTACTGCGGTTCTTAAGCAGATTCATCTGGGTCTGCATCTCTAAATCGTAGGTATCGCAAATGTCTCTTATGCTAGCCCACTTGTCGCCGCCAGCAGCACTAATCTTACCTATATCTATTTCTGTAGCCGCTGCCGCCGCTGCTTCTGCTGCACTTTTTGCCTTAGGAGCATCTAAGTTCCACAAATCAATCAAGGTATTTATTACATTCTCTTCATTCTTCTTAAATATAACTTCAATCTCCTCTTTAGAAAAATAATCGGGTGCTTGCTGAATAACTTCGTCCATACTGCTTCTTCTCCTCTCTTCTAAAACTACTATAACCTTATATATTTATATATTTGTTCTTAGTATTATTATTCTTATTATTATAATTCTCAGCAACCTCATAGGCTATCTTTTCGTATGGATGCTCTTCCACAAAATTCTTGTGCTTCACATCATTAATACTATTAGGTTTGTCATTACGATATAAACAAACCATCACTTTGTCTTCGTCGTAATCTTTTGTATCGCTAGTATCTTTAGTATTGCCTGAACCCGTCATAGAATTCCATAAATCGCTAGCGGCTGCCGCCGTAGCCGTAGCCTTTATCGTGTCAGTATCCGTCGTCGTCGTAGCGTCCTTAGGATAATAATAGAGTTTATTATTTGTATCAGGGTTAGACCTGATATACTTAGCGTGCCTAAAGGACTTCTTGTCTAATTCCTTAAGTCCCATTTCTTTTATTATTTTGTCAAAGAGTTCAGGATTATATCGCTGGTATATATGTATTTTCTCGTGTATCAGGGTGCTCGTTAAGTCTAGTTCATTATACTTTAAAACATTCTTAGATAATAATATGATGTTCTCACGGGTATGCGGTAGCCCCTGCTCGTATTCTTTAAGAACATCTTTAGAATAATTAGCAAATGTATTCGCAAATACCCATTTAATACCGGCAATCTCTTTGCCGTCCAGATGCTTACCGTATTTTAATTCGGCGAACTTCTCGTCCCTCAAATACTTGTCGGCGTTATTCGCACATTTCACTAGCAACTTCTTCTCGTCTTCGGTAAAAGATATAGTGGTATCATCTATGTTATTTAGATAATCTATATGCGTCTTGACATTTCTTGCGTGTAAATCTAACTCCGTTAAATTCCGCACATACCCGTCATTATCCTTGGCTAAAAAGTTAGCAGTATCCTTGTATGTCATAAAGCGGATGCGAGGGTCGGTGCCTTCTGTGCCTTCAGTGCTGTCATCATCTCCTTGATTACTATAATTCTCTTTCGTCTCATCGCTATTTAACCCCGACATCAACTTCTCGTTATACACGGTGAATACAAAGTATATAGCAAGGACGATTGCTAGTATCGCTAGCATCCAGAATAATATGCTATATAGCGGTATGCTATAGATAATGCTTTTTTTCATAATTATAATCAGGGTTTGTCTTTAATAATAAGGAATGTTTTATTATGACTTATCCTTCTTCTCTTTCTTCTCCTTTTCCTTTTCCTTCTTCGTATAGCACGCTATTTTATGGTTTAGACTTGTTATATAACCGTGCTTCTGCTTGTCAATCTTCTTACATACCTCAGTATTCTTGTAATTATTTATATTTATGGTTGTTTCAGTTTTACTAGCCTCAATTATAGTTTTACTAGCATTATCTATAGTTTTAGTAGCCTTATCTATAGTATAAGTTATATTCGTAGCAGCGGTAGCAGCGGTGGTATCATCTCTATCCTTTATTATCTGTTTATAACATACAGTAATTTCATCGGCGACTTCTGTAGATACAGTCGCATAACCATAAGAATTTAATGCGTATGCTTTTATTTCAAAATTATAATCACCAAACGCCTCTTTTAACTTGATGGTTCTGTTTGTAGGTACTGTAGCATACTCGGTTGTTAATAAATCAGGGTCGGCACCACCACTCCCTGCGGTTATCTGTATCAATACCCTACTCTCGTCATTATCACATTTAATTCTCATAATACTAAAATTGTGCGTATCGGCACAAATGTATATGATGCGGTTTTCTACGAACATATCAAAGAGCCCCACAATTATTTCTCTAAATTTAGGCTGTTTTTTGTCTATGTCCTGTATATTTATTACATCTTTCTTAAAATTAAATAAAGGTATGTGTCCCATTACGAATATCTGTTCGCCGCTACCGCCGCCGCCATTACTATTCCTAACACCCACTACATATTCTATAAATGTCCTAATACGCTCTAAATATTCCAGTCCTTTGTCGTAATCGTCAAACTTATTGGTATTTATTATGATTACTATGTTGCCCTTGTTATATCGCACGCCTATATCTTCAACATATATATACACGCCATTTTTACATAAATAACTATCAGTAAGTTTCCCCTCTCTCGCTTCAATTTCTAAACTCTCTAAGGTAGGCTCTATTATTGTATCCGTCGTCCGCCCCACACGCTCTGTCTTCAAATCCTTAATTTTCCTTAAGTAGTATTTCTGGGTATTAACATTACAATCCTTCTCTAATTTAGAGTTTTTAATTTCAGCGTTCTTGTCTTCGTCGTGGTTCCCGACAGCAATATATATCTCCTTTTTCATAGAATATAACTTGTCATATCCTCGTGTTAAAATGTCGGTTAAATAAACCTTGTAATTCTTACCATTTATATTCTTTATATTTGCGTACCAGTTATCCCCTGCTATATATAGTTGCATAATGGCTTTCTCGTTCTTGCGTATATAATCTAGGACGATATCACGATATACATACTCCTTCTTACAATTCACATTATTCCAGCAGCCAAAAAATATAAAACTGCTATATTTCCTTATAGCCTTAATGTCGTTATTACATTTGCTTCCTGTATCTATCCCTTCGCTCCTAGCGGTCATCGCTGTCCTCGCTGTCCTCGCTCTCATATCTCTTATAGGGCTTCTCATACTAACACCTTTAGCACTTATTGCTCTAACTAGACCAAGTGTCTTGGATGCACTAGCAGCCTTCACAGGACTAGCAGTATCACTCATAATTATTAGCAATTCTTAATAAATAGATAGATAATTATAAATATAGCGAATGTAAGACATCTTTTTTCAAATTGTTGTTATTAGAAACCCCGCAGTATTTATCGTAAAACTTGATATCTACCACATAAGGCAGGTTTATCATAACATCATCTATAGATACATATCGCATCATATTAATCCAAGAAATCAAATTGTTAATTGCCCGCTTCAAATTGCGGACGCCTTCTTCCCCCTCAACATTATCTATAATATGTGCTAACACCTCTTCGCCGAATATTATATCGCCCTTCTTGAGATTGTATTGAGCCAGTATCTCGGGTATTAGGTAATCCTTCGCCAGCACCACCTTTTCCGCCTTATTGTAGCCTTTCACATTTATCACAATCATCCTATCTTTTAAAATAGGGTTTATGAGCGTCTCGTCGTTAAATGTGAATACTATCATAGAGCGTGATATATCCAAATCAATCTCCTCAAAGTATCTGTCCGTAAATTTGTCATTCTGGACGGGGTCTGTTATATGTATTAAGGTGTTTATAATTTCCTGCCCCTTATAGGTGTCGGATACCTTGTCTAATTCGTCAAATAGCAAAAGCGGGTTCATAATACCCGTCTTAATAAGCGATTCGCATATCTTCCCATAAGTGGCTCCCTCGTAAGTGTAAGAGTGCCCTCTTAAAAACGACGCATCGTCCGTCCCGCTCAACGATATAAACGCATTCGGGTAATTTAGGGCATTACAGATACCCTCCTTAATCAACTTCGTCTTACCAATACCGGCGGCACCTTGTATCCCTATAATATACCCGTATGCTTTAGGGAATGATATCAATTGGGCTAATACTCGTATAATCTGCTCCTTCGCCTCCTTGTGTCCGTATATACGGTCATTCATTCGCCCACGAATACCACTTAGAAACTCGCATATCTTGTCGTTCCCGTCAGTATTCTTAACAGGCACCTTGAAGTATTTATTAAAAGGCACCTCATTCAATACCCCGAGCCAATTGGATATTTTGTGGAATTCGCCAGATGTTGATGACATTCTGCTTAAACACTCTAGTTTAAAAATGATACTCCGCTTGGTTCTCTCATTAATATCTAAACCTAAAATCTTAAAACGCATAGGAACTGCTAGCGTCTTCTTTTTGGCTTCTAACTTGTCCTCTAGAATACTTACTTTCTCTTGCTCCTTCGCTGATAACAAATCAAAATACTTCTTCTCGTCATTATTGTATTTCTTGTAAAAGTTGTATTTAACCTTCTTAATCTTCTTCTTTATATCCTTTTTAGGCACTCTCTTTAATATTAAAAAGACGCTCTGTCTCCTGTCTTTTGTCGCTTCTGCTGCTTCCGCTGCTTCTGCTGCTTCTGCTTCCGCATATTTATTAAAAAAACCACCAGCCGGTTCTTTACATCCACTACAGCCCGCCTCGGCATCGTCTTCACCCACTTCGTCTGCTTCGTCTGCCTCGTCTTCATCTTCCCCCGCCTCATCGTCATCATCGTCCTCTTCCGCCTCGTCTGCTTCGTGATTATAGATATCGCCGCTGCTAATATCGCTATACGCTTCGCTCGCTTCGCTTTCTTCTTCTTTAGTCATTTAAGATATATAGATTACACTTTTTTATATAATTTATGAAAAAATAAAAAGATGTCATTTAGAAACGCTTGGAGAACTCGGGACCCCAATAGACATTCTTAAAGACCGTTTTAACCCGCCTATTAGATGTTATTATGTAATATGATACTATTATGATGAATATAATGACGCTTACGAATAGCAGTAATGACAAGTATTTGTCGCTAGTCGCATAGTTGATATACATATTATAGAGCCCCACGAATATGATAGCAGATATTAGCAGCGTGTTGATATACAACTTGTTGTTCTCTAACTCGTATTTTAGCGAGTTGATGTCATTATTATTCTGCGACTTGTTGTATTCTAGGCGTTTGTTGATGAACTGCTTGTTATCCCTGTCATTTGTGATAACATCTTTAATCTCCCTGTAAAAGTCTAGGTTATCCGTGGATGGTAGCGTAATGATTATCTTCTCAAAATATCCTATAAACTTGGTATTTAACTTATCCACCTCGTTCTTTAGAGTATTGAGTTTCTGGTTATTATAACTAGCAGGGTTTAACTTATTTCTCTTATCTTCATAGTATCTCTTTGTTATAACATTTAAAGCATCTTCAGCAGCAACAAAGGTCTCTATGTATGTTATATTAGATATAAAGTAAATTATAAATAACAGCACAATAGCACCTAGGCAAAATAGCGATATGGTCTTCACCAGTTGCTTGTCAATATTCACAAAATTTATACCCAGCAATACAATTATTATAATAGCCAGTATGATATTGTATGCTAGGATTTGCCTCTCTAAAAACAGGTTCTTATTAAACTGTGCTTGATATTGGTTGGTCTGGTGCGTAACCTTGCTAGTGTTATACCCGATATTCTCATTCAACTTCTCAAGGTCATTTCGGTTATATATATACTCGGTCTTGTAGGCATTAATATCCTTGCGGCGAATTTCAAGAAAGTCGGCAATTGGCGATTTTATAACGGATTGTTGCGTATCATCTACTGGCTTAGCCATCGCATTCCTTTCACCGTTCTTAAATATCTTCGTGTCTATGTCTTTTGCTAAAATATCGTCGGCTACAAAAACAGCATTAATCTCTATTTTAAAGACGCCATCGGCTTCGTTGTTAATCCTTATAATATTATAATAAACCTTGTTTAGATTGTCATAGACTGTATAATCACTTACTAAATCATATTTTTCGCTATACTTATTAAGCCTGTTAAATATACAGCCTTTAGTAATATTGAGAATAACCTTGTTATCGGGCGATAGCGAGGCGGTCGTCGGGCTTCTATCATAATCTGCCGTGCTAATTATATAGGCTGTGTCGGTATTCGCATTATAGTTAGAGACATCCGTAATGAGTTCAGACAACGCATTACTAATTTCGTTGATGACATCCCTCAGTTCGTCTATATTCTCCTCGTTTGTTCGTGAAGAATATTCCATAGCGATAGGGACTATTGTTGCTCTCGCTGTTGCTGCTGAGCCGCTAGCAAGTGTCCCGCCAGACACAGTTATAGTAGGTGCTTCAGTATATCCTGAGCCTCCGTTCGTAATATTAACTACGCTGCCGCTGCTGCTAGCACCAGAGGCGGTGCTAGCACTCGCTACTGTAATATTATTAGCAGTTATAGTCCCGCCTCCGCCCGACACCGAGAGTGTAGGAACAGTCCTATAAACATAATCGGTTCCCACTAACTCAATACCTGATACTCCAAGTGCCGTTTTGCTAGTCGTCATATTCCGTGTTTCAATCCTTAGCGGATTTAGGGTCTCTGTATCGGCATACATAACATTAGAGACATTTATTACAAGGGCTGAATATAATTGGACGAACTTGTAATAATAATACATAGCATAGATGCTCTGGGTGCGAAAGTTATTATCAAGATTATATAGCGTCTTCAATAATAAGGCGATGAGTTCCTTATTGCGGTTCTCTAAAGTTATGTTAGAGACCGCTTTAGGGTCGTCTATAACTCCACGATATACTTGCCTAGGGTATTCAAGAGTTTCTAGCGGGAGTCCCTCAGTTAGTCCGGTTTTTGCCGCAGTATTTAATATATTAACTGGCGTGTTATCAAAAGTGGTATTTTCACCTTTAGTCTTTTTAAAGATATGATTATAATTGTAGTTTTTATCCGCCATACCAGTATTAAAACTTTGGATTGATAGGTATAGCACCGAGATATCTTTGTCGGCACCAGCGTATTCCTTAATACGCCTTATATACCCTGCGTTTAATACCGTTTTAGCAGGCGTCATACTCGCAGCCGCTCCTTGTGCGTTATAAAACCTCGTCTTTCCCGATACCAATTCAATACGGTCTATTGGCGTTTCTACAGTATATCCCGTGTCAAAGTTTTCCTTATCCTTGTTATCTATGCAATATTTGTAGGCTTCTAGTATATCTACATACACATTAATTACCTTCAGGGTCTCTATAATATTGGTTTTAACATTATCATTAAAAGAGTATGATGGCGTTCCATTACTCCCTATAGTTCTTTTAACAAACCCCATATTATTGTCCTTGTTGTCCAGTATATTAAAGTTCTTAATGTTAAAATTAACGATATTTCGTATAAAGTTGCTAAATTGCCCCGTGTTATATGATGTAGCATTCGTATTCGTCGGTATTCTTAAACCATTCGGCTCAGTTATCTTGCTAGCCTCCGCTAGTAATATTCCGCTACCGTCTATGGACTTAAAAAAAATACTATCATATATCTTGAGTTTTTCGTCAAACTTAGTTATATAACCGTTTTTTAATGGCGTCGTCATTTAATATGTCCTCTATTACTATATATATTTTATTTTACGGCTGAGTTAGAAGCAAGACCTGTAATAAAACGATTGTCCGCTATTCTCGTTATAGCGAATGATTTTCACGATGTCTCCGTATTTAAGCCCGAGCCATTTAGCGATAGGGTCTGTTGGATATATGCGGGACATATCCAGTTTGCTCCTTATCATATACTTTTTCATAAAGTCGGCGACCTCGGTCTCCGTTAGTCTAATATGCTCTGGGACATACTCGTGCTTCGTAGGGTTAAACATAAGTTGTTTCACTTGGAAATATTGGAGCATTCCGCCGTTTTTCTGGAATATCTTGTCATACTTGTTTAACTGCGATATTAGAGGTAGCGATACAGTATCATTATTAAATATGAGGATGATGTTCTGCTTTCCTCGGTGTTTCTTGATGAAGCCTTGTGTCCCGACGCTACCGCCACCGCCGCTACCGCCGCTACCGCCTCCGTCATCCTCCTTCAAATCCTCTTTCAATTCCAGAATGATGTTTTTTCGGGTCTGCTTTGTTAGAGCAAATATTAGCGTGGTATTAGAGGTTTCATACTCTATACAACTAGCGTCCCTTTCATACTTGTCCTTTTCTATGGATGCTTCGTGTTCCTCAAATAATGTTATGTCGTCTCCACGGCTTTTAAGCATATCCTTTAGATTTGCGATAACGATGTTGATATCCATTCTATATTTATTCTATATTATATAATTCTTATATTAAGAATTAAAATCAATTTTTGTTTTTATAATTGCTGCCTACTCAGCAAATCCTCTATTATCTTAGGGTCTATATAACTCTTTCTACAGATGCTATAACTGTTATGTAATTTCTGTGCGACCATCTCTATAGCGGCTTTAATGTCCTTGTTGATGGTCTTTTCGGTATCAGCGACAGCGGCAGCGACTGCGTCCTTAGCGTCCTTTCCACAACCTCTGTCTCTAGACTTCCTCAACTTCTTATAGTAAGTTAAAAAAAGCGTATTAGCATTCCAAGTTCGCAAATCCTTCGTGGTTATTATTATAGGTTCCTCCCCTTTCTTAGAATACTTATTACAAATAACTTTCAAATACTCATTAACATCAGCGGATGTTATAACCTTGCCTTCGTCAAATGTGAATACATAGTCTTCTTTAGAGGCATCCTTATATTTATTATAGAGATACTCATATATTATCTTGTTATCACACTCAGCAACATTACGAACCCCTTTCTTACCTATAAAGTCTATTGACAGGATGTCTTTGTCGTTATCAAACTTCAAATGCTTGTATTTTAGCGTGGTAAGACCTACAGAATTATTGTCCTTCTCGTATTTCTTATTGCCTATCCTAAAACCGCAAGTTAATATAAGGGTTATTATAACGGCGATTGCTAGCGTCTTTTCGCTACCGCTGCCTAAATCGCTAGCAATCTTCTTCTTTAATTTGGAAAAAAATTTAATAGATGTGGATATCTTATTGTATTTCTTAGCATTCTGTTTAGCAATAAAGTCAGGCTGATATAATACCTGCTTTCTATTCTTGCTATCATACCCAAATGCTATAATCTTCTTATTATTTAATATAGATACATTCTCATAAGCAGGCGGTATCTTCAGCATCTTTATCTTTTCTATATCGTCGGCATTCGTTATCTCAACCTTGTTCTTGTAATATTTAAAACCAGTTTTATAGGTGCCTAGCCTAGTTATCTTTGTTAATTTCATACATATATCTTATCTTATTACTTTAAAATATTATTGTAGAATGCTTTCACAAAGGGGTTTATTTTAAAGGATTGATTGGATACATCTATAACCCTAATGCTCCTTAGGCTTTTTGCCCGTGATAGAGCGGTATATCCTTGACCGCAAGTGAATATATTGTCGCCTAAATCAATCTCCATAGCATCTATCGTCATACCCTGCGATTTGTGAATAGACAACGCATAGGATACCTTTAAAGGCAAATGTAGAATATGCGATTTGTCAGCAGCCTTAGCGGACTTCTTCGCTCCGCCGCCGCTTCCGCCGCTACTGCCGCTGCCGCCGCCCTCTAAAATATCTTTGTAATACACTATATTATGTAGATTTCCTTGCGTATCCTTGATTATTACAAAGTCCTTAAATAGGTTTTTAACGATACCTCGTGTTCCATTAACAAGACCATTCACTATATCAATATTTCTAGTGATGATTACTTGCGAATTCTCCACCAACTCTACATCGTATTTATTGATACCAGCAAAGGCTCCGTTGCTACCGCTGCTGCCGCCGCTCGCTATCGCCTTGTAAATAATGGTTTTATTACCAGCCTTCTTGAGTTTCTCTATCTCCATCTCATTTATTTTATCAACATTCACATTTTTAGGATATAGTTTGGTGGGTATTATTTCATCTTCAAATTGCGTATCCTTTAGGGCATTAAGAACCTTCAAGATATTGTCGGTACATTTGCCTTTCCTGATTATTTGTAGTATTTGCTGGAATAGCAAGTCGTCATTCTGTCTTACCAGTTCGTCTAGCATAATTACCTTTATGTCCGCTTCAATCCACAGTTTAGATAGGAAACAGTAAAATCCCTTAACAGGTGCTAACTGACAAAAGTCCCCGATAAAAATAACTTGTATCCCGCCAAAAGGTTTATTGAGTAGCCCTGAATCTTTCAAACTGTGCGATTTAACATAGCAAAGGATGTCCGATATCTTCTCTAATAGGGCAGCGTCCAGCATAGATACCTCGTCAATTATAAGCACATCTAATTCTACTAGCGTCCTGTATATACCAGCCTTCTTCTTAATCTTTATAAAGATATCAGCGATGCTCTCTTCGCCTATCCCCATCCCCATATAAGAATGGATTGTCTGTCCGCCGATAATAAAAGCAGCCGTTCCTGTTGTCGCTGTGAGACCCACATTCTTATTATTGGCTTTTAGCAACTCTATAATATATTTAATAGTGAAAGATTTGCCGGTTCCTGCGGGACCTGTTAGTAATATATTGCCCCCATTCATCGTCTGGGAAACTGCTAATTGTTGCTTTGCGTTAAGCGACGGCTGCGTAAGCGGCGACGGAAGTGTAGGCGGCGACAAAGCGACATCTACAGGTTCTTCAGTAGCATCACTAGCATCGCTCATTATACTTATGTTATAACTCTGTAATATATAGAATGTATCAATTTTTATATAAGAAAACTTATTTAATTTGTTATTGTTTTAGTTTTAGAGGATGCTTTTGTTTTGGTTTTATCTAGGATATCTATCATCGCATTCTCTAACTCAGTAGTTATCCTATCAACCTCTCCTGATTGTTTAGGATAGTTTTGTAGCGGATAAAAAGGAGATAATAAATCGTATTTCTCTTTCACCAATACATCTAATAGTATGCCTATATGGATTGGGTTATCAAATTGGAATTCATACGCTGATAATCTTTCAGTAAATCCAGCATTATAAAAAACACTTCTAATTACATCTAATTCTTCGCTTACAATCTTCTTTTTACTTATCAACTTATTTATAATGTGTTGCGTCGGGATTATAGTTTCAATATCTACATAAACCTTATCTATCTTCTTTATCTTAAGTTCATCTAAGATACCCTTGTATTTAACATTTGTTAAAGCTTCAAAAGCCTTCTTAGACAACGCTTTCGTTCCACTCGTTCCACTCGTCGCCGTCTTTTTATCCTTACAAATATTATTAAACAATTCTATTTCCTCATTACCAAATGATACTACCAGTTTAACATTAAACAGCGGTTCGTCTCTATTTAATGTTTCAAAATCAGCATAACAAGGATAGCCTAGTATTTCCCCCATCTTACCTAGTGATATAACCTTGCCGTCATAAGACTTTTTGGAAATTATTGTTCCTTGATAAATATCATAAGTATCGCTTGATTGTAATGCCGGAAATAGTTTTTTAATTTTAGATACAAAAGAAGATGTCTTCTTATCCTTCCCTGTTCGCTCGCTATAATCAGCGGGCTGAATTAGCATCGCAGGGCGAACACCTTCATTTACCAAGATAGCATTTAGTAGTATGTTAGCAATTTCCATACTATTCTACATATTATAGATATTATTATGTATATGTATATACATAGGACTATAACTTATTTATGAACTTAATGATAACATTATTTTTCTTATTATAGTTCGTGATAAATATATTGTGTTTCCTCTGTATCCTGTGTATAATCTCGTTATGGTATCGCTCTTCTTTTAGGGGCGGATACTGGAAATACCATTTAATCAGCAAGTCCGTATCTATAACCTTCTTATGGCTGTAATCATACTCCCAGCACATATACAGGATAGCACGGGATATAAAACCTCGTGAATAGTCGTTGGGGACAAACACCTTGTTCTTGTGATTAACATAGTTGCCGAAATCTAACTCAGCCCAATTCTTATCTTTCATATTAATTTTGGTATCTTCAACGAACATATAGTTAGACCGATTAACATTTAGCGTATTCAGGGTCTTTACTATATTGTGCATGTCGTTTGTGTGTTTATTATTAAGGAGGGATTGTGGGAATATGTGCTCCGCAGAAAAAAACTTATTCTTAAACTTTGGGTCGCCGTCGCCAAAGAAACTATTCTCCAAATATATAGAAGGCATCTTGGTATCGTGGAGTATCGTTTTTTTTATTATGTTGGTATAAGCAAATCCTCTTACAAATCGCATATTTGTAGTAATCGTGATAAGTGTTAGCAACAAACACTTATATAAATACATTTAATATTAACCAACCTATTATATACTATCAATTTTTTTTGCTATATGCGGATATAGCCTAGAGAAGAAACCATACATATTCTCGTGTATCGTCTTATTCATCTCAGGGACAAAGGAGCCTAACAAGGCACGAGATTCAAAATCCCCGTGTATCCAATAATGAACCATTATAGTATTGCCGCCATAATCGCCTCTCTTCAACTTCTTCCAGTCGCTTACGGTGAAAGGCATATCGTCCAACTTCGGGTCATTTATAGGATAAAAGAGTTCCCTGTCATTAATGATACACACATCGTCTATAAACATCGCATTAATAGGGGCGGTGATAATCTCCTTAAAATAGGCTCCGCCGAACACATCAAATCTAGCAAAGATATTCTCAGTATAATTCTTCACATATTCTGGTATGTTATTTAATATAACTTTAAGCATCCGGTTATTCTTATTCGCCGCAAAGAACGCATTACAAAGGTATTTATCGCTATTATATAAGGCTTTCGTCTGTCCCGACGGTTCGTAGGTAATATAGAGTTTGTCGGCGTCCATATCTAGTATCTCTGCGAAGTCCCTTAATACGAGGACATCTAGGTCAATATAGATGCCGCCGTAATGATATACTAGGAGGATGCGAGCGATGTCGCCTTTTTGCACCCCTGTGCGGGCTAATTTATAGATGTTATAGAGGTTCGGGTATTCTTCGGCTATCAGTTTTAATATCATCTCGTCCGTCCAAAACATCAGTTCATACCCATTTGCTTTAAAGAAAGCGATGTTCTCGCTCACTAACTTATAGATGATTGGCGGGAGGTTCTTGTCCCTCCAAGTCTGGTGAATAATTCTAGGTATCATTATATAATTAATTAATTACATTAATACAATTTATATTTATATATAAACGAGTTGAGAACCTTGTATGTGATAAAATCCACGATAACCACGATATTCACCAGTCTAACATTACACCCATCAAAAGACGGCACATAGATTGAGGTTATGTTGAAGTCGCCGAATATATTAAGAACCCACATAAATTTAAACATTATTATATAAGGGAGCATATCCAATTCGGCGCCGCCGCTGCCGCTGCCGCTTAGAAACAAATATTTCCTGTAGAAATATACAGGCAAAATATGGACTACTATATTACCGATGAGGTATTCCATACGCACCAAGTTGCTAGTAGAAATTCGGCGGCATATAAAGTGCTTTAGCAATACAGGCTCGTCGTTCATAACGCAAAACAACACATTACTATCATATATCATAAACAGATGAAATAATGTCATAATCTGTATAGAGTTGATTGCGATAAACCTTGAGATTATGTGGTTATCTATGCCCCACCCATTATATAAGGCGTAATTCGCCAATATCATCAATAAATTCCAATTCGTATATTGATTGATTTTCCGGCGAACCACATCGCTCTTAATGAGAGGCGCATATTTCTTACTAAGAGGCATTAACATTATAAAGAATATATAGAACATCTCAAATTGGTTATAATGGTTATGATAATTATGATAATTATGATAATTATTATTAACGACTGGTAGATTGACACAGGTTCCATTCATCGCCATCGTCGTATTTGACATATTATATTAATTTAATAATTGTCAATATCTTATATATTTTTTATATTTACAAAGGCGACGAGGTTATCTTAATACCGCAATAATCCACATTCTTATTTTTAAAGTCCTGTCTCGTATATATGCCGACATTAACGGCTTCTTCTAGTATCCACTTGAAGTTCGTCCAAAACTCCTCAGTATGCCCGATGCTTTCCGTCGCCAAATGTGCGAACTCGTGTAATACCACAAAGGTCATCGTGTTAATATCCATCAGTTTGTCCCTGTTCCTAAGGCACAACACAATCCGCTCGCCTTTATTCACAGAATAACTGGTATAGCCTGGAGTATCAACGCCCTCGCTCAACCTGTCAGGCTTATAGTTGTCTTTTAGCATCTCCACACGATTATCGCTAGCCCCATAAGTTTTCTCCAAATGCTCTAATAGCGTCTTTAATTTGTTCTTGATGGTAGCGATTAAATCGGCAGCCTCCTTAGCATCATCTTTAAGTTGCACCGTGTATTCCTCGTTATCTACGCTGCTCTTAACTTTTATTAGCCCTTCATTTAAGTAATAGTTATATATATAATAGGAGCCTGCGATTGTTATTATTAAAATAATGAGACCTTCCAAACTTATATCCATAATAACCAAGTATATTTTATTCTAATAGAATAAATTAAAAAATGATTTGTATTTAAATAATTAAATCATATAGACATTTATAAGTTGGCTAAAAATGGATAAAGATAAAATGGAATTTCCTAGAAAAATACACGAGCCGATAAATAGCCACGAGGACGCCATAGAATTCCAGATTACCGACATATATGACCCAGAATCCGACAAAGCGAATATCCAGAAGGACGCTACAGACTTCTATTCTCTTCTCATTTACGGCACATCGGCTGTCGGCGCTACATATTGCGTGAAGGTTAATAACTTCGTCCCTTATTTCTACATTAAGCCGCCTGAGAAATGGGAGGGGTTTGGGAAGAACGCCTTCAAGGTTAAGGTGGATGAGTTAAACGATATTATGATGAACGAAACTTATAAGTGCGTCTTTAACAGCAACGGCAAGAAGACCGAGTATAACAAGAAGATTATTCCACGGGCTCTGGAGTCGCACTTTGTTAGTATGAAAGTGGTGCGAAAGAAGGACTTCTGGGGTTTTACAAATGACAAGATATTCCGTTTCTTGAAGGTATCCGTGAAATCGCTGAAGTTATATAACAGCCTCAAGTATTACTTTAAAAGCCTTGAAAAGAGTGATTTTAAAATGTATGAGACCAATATTGACCCGTTCTTGAAATACATCCATACGCAGAACATCCGTCCTTGCGATTGGGTAAGAATAGAGAAAGGTGCTTATGAGATAGGCGACGATATCAGCCGATGCGATTACAATATAGAGACGGAGTATAAAAACATTATGCCTATACAGGTGAATAAAATTGCACCTCTGCTTATAACATCTTTTGATATTGAGTGTTCTAGTAGCCACGGTGATTTCCCTGTGCCTAAGAAGAATTACAGCAAAGTCGCTCAAGACCTCGCTATGGTTGCTAAACTAGGCTATAAATATACGCCGGAGAACATCGTAGATTGGCTGAGAACCATCTATTACGAAGACGCTATTATAGATGCCGCAAAGGATGTGAAGATTAACCGTGTATATGCTAAGAACCGAATAGCAGGCTCCTATATAGCATCCATACAGGGAAAGATAGAGCCGCATATACCTAAAATCTTAGAGATACTCAATATTATTGCTTCGTCTATCAAGAAGACGCCTAGTAGCGGTAGCAGCGGCGGCGGAGACGGAGACGAAGCAGGGGGCGATGCGGATGCTGGCTGCGATTACGATGATGGCGGTGGCGGAGACGATAGCGATGCGGACGCCGACGATATGAAAGGAACCCGTATGACCGTTAGGGAATTGAACGCCCACGAGTTAAAACTTACCGAGATTTTAACTAAAAATCTGGTAGCCCTTGAGGGAGACAAGATAATCCAGATAGGAACCACCGTCCATATCTACGGCTCCGACAACATCGTATATAAGAACATCATATCGCTAAACAGTTGCGATAGGATTGAGGGATGCGATGTGGAGTATTATGATAGCGAGAAGGAGGTTCTTCTTAAATGGAAGGAACTGATGAATAACCTGAACTCTGACATTATTACTGGCTATAATATATTTGGTTTTGATATGGAATATATTTGGGACAGAGCGACGGAACTGAATATTATGGAGGAGTTTTCTGTAGGCTTTGGGAGATTGATAACACGCAAAGCGTCGCTAGTGGAATTGAAGTTGTCTTCTTCGGCGCTTGGAGATAATATATTGAGATACATAGATTTTGACGGAACGGTGCTTATAGATTTGCTGAAGGTTATGCAAAGAGACCAAAAGTTAGACAGTTATAAACTGGATAATGTAGCGTCTATATTCTTAGGAGATAACAAGAATGACTTGAAGCCGCAAGAGATTTTTGACAAGTTTAAGGGAAGTAGCGAGGACAGATGCGTAATCGCCAAATACTGTATTCAGGATTGCTGTCTGGTGAATAGACTGATACATAAACTGAAAATTCTAGAGAATAATATTGGTATGGGTAATGTATGCCTCGTGCCTCTCAATTTCCTATTTCGCAGAGGGCAAGGTATCAAGATTTTCTCTCTAATCGCCAAAGAATGTATGGAGCGTGAATACCTGATACCTACCATTAAATCCTATCGTGAGAATATGGAGCAGTTGGACGATAGCGGATACGAGGGTGCCGTCGTGCTGGAGCCGAAAGAAGGGATATATTTGAACGAACCGATTGTGGTATTTGATTACGGTTCCCTTTATCCGTCCTCTATGATATCCTGTAATCTGTCGCACGATTGCTACTTGATGGACGAGAAATACCGAGTAGAAGACCCGAACATAGAGTATAAGACTATCTCTTATGATTTGTATGAAGGTGCTGGAGATAAGAAGAAGAAGACTGGAGAGAAGGAATGCGTATTCGTCCAATACAAGGACGGACGCAAAGGTATTATAGCGGATGTCTTGGATATGTTGCTAAAACAGCGAAAGAACACTAGGAAGAAGATAGAATACCAGACGATTAGGACGGGTGGCACGGGCACGGGCGAAGGCGCATCATATACAGGTATTTGCACCGACCGTGGCGACCATTACGAAGTATATAATATAGAGGCTAATAGCAAGATTACAGTATTAAAAGAGAATATAGAGAGTATCAAGGATACCTATAATGTGTTTGAGCGGGATGTCTTAGATGCTACGCAAGTAGCCTACAAGGTTACGGCGAATTCGCTCTACGGACAGATAGGCGCTAGGACATCCTCTATCTACTTAAAGGAGATTGCCGCCTGTACCACGGCAACCGGAAGAAATATGATTATGCTGGCTAAGGATTTCGTGGAACGAGAATATAACGCTGAGGTTATTTATGGAGATACTGATTCTATATTCTGTAAATTCCCTTTAGCAGACAAAGCAGGAAACGCAGTATTTGGGACAGATGCTTTACAGTTTGCTATAGATATTGGTAAGGAGGTTGAGAGAAACATAAATGTCCCTGACATTATGCCTAGTCCGCAGAAACTGAACTATGAGAAATGCCTATATCCGTTTATTCTATTCAGCAAGAAGCGATATGTCGGCAACTTATACGAGACGGATACCACAAAATACAAGCAGAAGTCTATGGGTATCGTGCTGAAACGCCGTGATAACGCACAGATAGTCAAGAAGATATATGGCGGTATCATAAATATCATATTAGAAAAGCAGGATTTGGAAGGTTCCATAGAGTTCCTACAGGAAGAGTTGTCTAATCTGGTGGAAGGCAAGTCGTCTATGAAAGACTTAATAATCACCAAGAGTTTAAGAGGTTCGTATAAAGACCCTTCTAAAATCGCCCACAAAGTGTTGGCGGACAGAATAGGTGCTAGAGACCCAGGAAACAGACCCGTAGTGAATGAGCGTATTCCCTTTGTATATATTAAGACGGATAAATCGGCTGCCGCTTCTAAGACGGCACCATCATTACAAGGAGACCGCATAGAACATCCTGATTATATAGAACAGAACAACTTAACACCTGATTATTTACATTATATTACCAACCAGATTATGAAGCCTGTATTACAACTCTACGCATTATGCTTGGAGAGGCTTCCTGGGTATGACAAAGGAGACGAATATTGGAATAATGTAGAAAAAGGATTGTTAGATAAAACCATGTATCAAAATGATATACGCCGGAAAAACAGGATTGACAATCTAAAACTGGCGATGGTTAAAGAATTGCTGTTTGACAGGTTCATCAATATCCTACAAGAGCCTAAGGTGCCTAGAGGGGCGAAAGCGAAAGCAAAAGCAGCGACAGCGAAGAAGGCAGCGGTAGCGGTAGCAGGAGCAGGAGCAGCAGGAGCGGAGGGAACTGAAATGCCTGTAGCAAAAACGAGAAAGTCCAAGAAGGCTACCGCTGGCGATACGGCTGGTGCGACGGCTGGCGATACGGCTAGCGATACGGCTGGCGCTAACTCTACGGCTGGCGCTAACCTAGACGCTACCATTAAAATCACCAAGAAACTCAAGACGAATGCGATTGAGGTTGTCGCATATATCAAGAATGACAAAAACAACAAAAAGAAGTTGTGGGAGACAAAGACAGAGAAGACTGACAAATGTGTAAATAAAGACCAAGAGACGATTGAATTGACTAAACAGATAATCGCCTATAATAGCAATAGTATATATTATATCACCTTAAATAACAAGGTGTTCGCTGATGAATATAATAAGGCACATTACACCTATAATGATATAATAAAAACCAGTAATAATACCGGAGAAACCATAGAAGACATAATGAAAGGCATCGTGAATTCTCAGGATACAGGGAAACTGAAGGACATAAATAATGTATATAAATACTATGACCTGATACAACTTAATAACAGGTTTATATTTGTCTAGCCAGCGAAGCGGCGTCCCTATATATAGTTGAGGATATCCTTATATCCTTATTTAGTATATTTAGTATATTTTTATTTTTTCTAAAGATTACCATAGTAATAAATATGTTATAATTCATACACCCGTTATAAAAATTGATTAGGACTAATTAGAAGGGGTTAGAAGTAATGGAAGAAGAATATATGAAGAGGGTGAAGACATCATCAATAAAAATACAAAAATGGGTTAGAGGTTGTCTTTTTAGATTACACAGGATGCCTTTGATAATGTATAAAATACAAGAATATTTACAGATACAAGCGTTTCCGTTTTCTACCCAAAATGAAGACGGGAGAATAAATAGTTGTATTGATGAAGACGGTATAATTAAATTACTTATTGAAAAGTTTGGTGCTAAAATAAAAAAGCCAAAAATTAGAATGTGGTATGACATTTTAGCATTTGACAATTTGTATGGATGGCTTCCAATCAATATAAAAACAACAACAGGTTTAACAAGTGATAATACAGGCAATTTGGCGATGTGTGTATATGCTTATACAGACGCTATAATGGATATTCATAGGGATACCTCTTATGATAATGGTAAGATGTGTGATATTCTTTATAATAAATTAAAGGATAAAAATTATAATGCTATTAACAAAAGGGATTACTATTTCATCGTGTTAAATAAGACAGATGCTAGCGATGTAATTGTTAATAGTGTTAAGGGTTTATCTAAATTGACACCAAACAGTAATAATTTACCATTTCAAGTATGTTGGAATAAAAATAGGGTATTCACATACGGGAATATAAATAAAAAGATAAAACTATTTATTGATTGCTTACAAAAACCTAAACCAAGTTGGAAAGAAACCTTTATGTCAAATATAAGAACATTAGATACTTAGATACTTAGAGATATGCTGAGGGAATATAGGAGTTGCTTATTTGCCGATGACCTATCTTGAACCTTCCAGAAAACATAAAATTTTCTCTAAATTTGTTGCTATTCATATACGAAACTATATTATTCAAGTCGCAGTCTTTTTTTGGTTTCAGCATTATTAAACCGCCTCCAAAATACATAACTTTGCCTAAAAATGCTACATTAGGTCTCCTTGTTAAATTATAAATATAAATACAATCCTTGCCGATATTATCGTTTATGGTCGTAATATTTCTTGGTGCTCCCCATTCAAACCAGTTATATTCATTAAACTTTCGTATTCCTCTTTCAATAAGTGTGTTTTTATGGTGTAATAAATGGGTGTTGATTTTGTCATCTTTACAAGGATAACTTTTAATATATATATATTTATTAACCTTACCATCGCCATTTAACACCTCAATATTACCTAGTTCCTCATTCTTGAAGACCTCTTCTTTTCCGCTAACAAGACCAACATAAATATCAAAATATTCTTGGAACATAATGCTATCGCTGCTATCTCTAGAGATTGTTTGTTCTTCACTAAAAGTAATTAAGCCGTTGCTGTTTGTAATATATAGTAATCTATCGTTATATAAAACCTGTTTAACTTTTAACTTATTCTTACAGTATCTAAATATAAGCACATCAATATTTGCGTCTTCAAACATTTTTTCATTATTAGGATGGAATATATGGGTAAATGTTCCATTTAACATCATATTATTTAATAATTTAGAAGCACTTGTTAATTTAAGAAAATCAGCCGGAACTATAAATATAAGTTCGCCGTCATCCTCTAGTAAGTTATAGCATTTCTCAGTAAAATCAATATACATGTTCCTCTTTTTAGTTCTAATATACGGAGGGTTCCCTATTATTGTCTTGTATGTTTTTGTAATTATTTGTTTCATAAAGTCCCCGTATATAACCTTGTCCTTATGTATTTTATCTAATAAGGTAATATTTGCGTCAATTTCATACATATCAAATGTGATACTAGGTAATTTATCTGTAATAAATGTAATTAAATCACCTTGTCCTATAGATGGTTCCAAGATATTACAAGGCTCGTTCAATATAAACTCAAAGACCTTTTTTTTAAGTTCTATATGCGTTGTAAAATATTGTCCTAAAGCGTGTTTTGACGACTTCCTTGATGTTGTCATTTCTAATATATTATTAGGTAATAGTTATTAGTCATATATATCATATATATAAATCATTTTTTCTTTATTCTTATATATTAGATATGGCTACTACCTATTTACAGAAACAGGCACAAGATAAAACTAAAACTGTATCTAAAATACTGGGGATAAATAGAAATAGGTCTTCGTCGTCGCCAGACCTTGAGGTAATTAGAAAGATGAAGGATAGAGCACATACCGACAACCCGATGCTTAGGCTTTCTATAGCCGACTATGAGTTGATGTGTAAAGACGAGAAGACACTAGGTATTATGTCAAAACTCTTAGATACTGATAAGAAGAAATTAAGAAAGATTTGTAAGAAGATACACATCTTTTTAGAGAATATCAATTCATCGCCAGAAACAATCAAAAACAAGATGAAGACAACGCAAGTGCCTATATTAAAATTACCTGAAGACTTGCGAGGTAAAATTGCGGGCATCTTTAATAGCCTGCTATCAACAAAGCATATATTAAGAAAAGGCATACCGATTGACAAGTTAGAAAAGGAGAGTTTGTCTAGTAATCCTAATGCGATTGAATATTTATTGGCTCATCCTCAAGAGATAAACTGGGCTAATTTGTCAGGAAATCCTAAAGCAATCCACTTATTAGAAGAGAAGTATAAAGAGGAGAGTATGTTGTCAAAAGAAGAACTAGCAAATATACCTAATGATAAAAAGATTGATTGGCGAGCAATATCAGGTAATCCTGAAGCAGATGAATTAATAAAAGCAAAATATAAAAAGGAGGAATTATCACCTGAGAATACTAATGCTTTGTCAATAATTGAGCGTTTACATTGGAGGAATTTATCAGGTAATCCTTGTGCTCTAGAAATATTAAAAAATCCTGAAAATCGCCACAAGATAGACTGGCGAGCATTATCTGGTAATCCTAATCCTGATGCTGAGGTATTACTAAGAGCCCCTGAAAATACGCAAGGGATAGTTTGGAACCCGCCATCGCCTGCTGCCGCCGCTATTAATTTACAAGATATATCAGCAGAACAAAACGACAAACCTTGGGCTAATTTATCAATCAACCCTAATGCTATAGATTTATTAGTTAAAAGAGTAGCATACGAAGAAGCATTACCTAAGGATGAATTTGCGAAACTTAAGAGGATAAATAAGATAAACTGGTATTATTTAACAATAAACCCTGCTATATTTATATAAGCATTAGAGGACGCCTAGTATTGCGAGGGATAGAATATAGAAGATTGCCTATTATTTATTTTCTAAAAGTTTCTAAGTATCCTTACTTATCTAAGTATCTCTAAGTATCCTTACATTCACTAAAATACCTAGTAATACCCTGTTTATTCTTTATGATTAGCGAATCACGCTAAACTATACTATATATCCTCCTAAAATCGCCTAAGAGAACATCACTAATGGTAATAGGATGTCTCCTAGTATTACTATTATTTATTTATTATTATCTTTTATAAACTTAGAAACTATTATTCTTTTTCTAAAAGTTTCTAACTTATCTAAGTTTCCCTAAAATACCTAAGTATTATCCTTTTATCTTTTATGACACCAGTAATGGTAATAGATATATGCTATGTTGTGTTATGCGGGATATCGCATCATATATTAAGAGTATTTATGCTTCGCATATTTCCTTATATACTATGCAATATCCCGCATTATATACAAGAGGATGCTAGGTTATGTTATAGAAGATTACCTATAATTGTAATAGAAGTCTCCTATAATGGTAATAGAAGATACCTATAATGGTAATAGAGGTCTGCTATAAGTATTACTATTATTTATTATTATCTTTTATAAACTTAGAAACTATTATTCTTTTTCTAAAAACTTTTACAACTTTTTATTTTTCTAAAAAACTCTAAAAGTTTCTAACTTATCTAAGTTTCCCTAAAATACCTAAGTAATACCCTTTTATCTTTTATGACACCAGTAATGGTAAGAGATATATGCTATATTATCTTAGTGGTCGGCAGCGCGTCTAGCGCCCTAGGATTTGCGAGGGATAGAACATAGAGTATATCAAGTATGACAATAGAAGTCTCCTAGTCTTACTATTATTTATTTATTATTATCTTTTATAAACTTAGAAACTATTATTCTTTTTCTAAAAACTTTTACAACTTTCTTTTTTTCTAAAAAACTCTAAAAGTTTCTAACTTATCTAAGTTTCCCTAAAATACCTAAGTAATACCCTTTTATCTTTTATGACACCAGTAATGGTAAGAGATGTATTCTATATGGAAATATGCGATATGTCGCATCATATATTAAGAGTATTTATGCTCCGATTATTTCCTTATATATACTATGCAATATCCCGCATTATATACAAGAGGATACTAGGTTGTGTAATAGAAGATACCTATAATGGTAATAGAGGTCTCCTATAAGTATCACTATTATTTATTTATTATTATCTTTTATAAACTTAGAAACTATTATTCTTTTTCTAAAAACTTTTACAACTTTATATTTTCTAAAAGTTTCTAAGTATCCTTACTTTCCTAAAAAATACTTAGTATTTTCCTTTTATCTTTTATGACACCAGTAATGGTAATAGATGTCTCATATAATGGTTATAGAAGAATCCCTATTATTTATCTTAGAACCCTTTTATTTTAATTTTTATTTAGGTATATTAGAAGATGTCTCTTACTAATAAAAAGACTGCACGAAGTAATATATTGGGGAAAATACTAAGGATAAATAGTAATAGGTCTTCATCGTCGCCAGACCTTGAGGTAATTAGAAAGATGAGGGATAGGGCACAGACCGACAACCCGTTGTTTAGGCTTTCTATAGCCGACTATGAGTTTATGTGTAAAGACGAAAAGGCTCTAGGTATTATGTCAAAACTCTTAGATACTGATATTAAGAAACTAAGAAAGATTTGTAAGCAGATACACATATTTCTAGAGAATATCAATTCATCGCCAGAAACAATCAAAAGCAAGATGAAAGCCCATAAGTTGTCTATAAGAGAGTTGCCTGATGCTTTGCTAGAAGAGATTATAGGAATATACGAGAAGATACTTAAATATGAGTTGAGGGATTGGATACCTATAGATAAATTGGATTGGGATATCATAGTATATAATCCTAACGCCATAGATTTATTAGATGCTAATCCTGACAAAATAGATTGGGAGAAATTACCTAGCAATCCTAATCAAGAAGGCGTAGCCTCTTTAATAAGAAAGTATGTATTCGGCAACCCTAAATACAAGAAGTCTGCTAATGATATTGATTGGACGCAACTTTCCAGCAATCCATTTGCTATTGATTTGCTAGAGGCTAGCATAAAAGCAGGTGGTATGGTTGATTGGTATCTTTTATCAGGTAATAGAGAGGCTATACATATATTAAGCAAACCTCAATATCGCAAGTATATAGATTGGGCTGTTCTATCAAGTAATCCTAGTGCTATTGATTTATTAGCAGATAAATGGGAAGAAGAGAAGCAGACAAAGGCTACCAATATAACGCAATTCTATAGAATGCGAGATGAAGGAAATATAGTTGCGTGGAACATTCTTTCAGGGAACCCTAACGCCATAGATTTATTGCGAAAGAAGATTAGGGAAGAAAGGAAGATGACGCCAACAGATTATGATGAATTAGAAGATAGCGAAAAGATAGCGTGGTCTAATCTGTCAGCGAACCCTGAGGCAATTGCTTTGTTAGAAAAGAACCCTGATAAAATTGACTGGATACACTTGTCAAGCAATAGTAGCCCTAAGGCTATCAAGTTATTAAAGGAGCGTATTGAGTATGAAGATGGTAAAATAAGATGGCTGTTTTTGTCAGCGAACCCGAATGCTATCAAAATATTAGAAGCAAATCAAGGCAAGATAGTGTGGGGTGCTCTGTCAAATAACCCGAAAGCCATAAGATTATTAGAGGCAAATCAAGACAAGATAGTTTGGAATACTTTGTCAGGTAATCCAGAAGCCATAAAATTATTAGAGGCTAATAAGGAGAAGATAGATTGGGCTACTTTGTCTAGAAACGCAAATGCTATGAGTTTGTTAGAAGAACACAGAGACAAAATAGTTTGGGACGAATTATTGAATAATCCTTCTATATTCATCCTACGCTAGGATATAAGGATATCTAAGATATATTATAGGGATGCGTGAGATATATGATGATACATTATAATACTATATGATATCTTGCGATACCTTGCGATACCTTGCGATACAATATGCTCTATTATTTTTATATATGTTAAAAATTGATTATTAATAATGCTTTTTATATGTAAGGTTCTTAGCGACAAGTCTAAAGACAAGTTTCATCAACTTTCAGCAACTTTCAGCAACTTCAGCAACTTTCAGCAACTTTCAAAAACCTTAACAAGTTTATCAACTTCGCCAAGTTTAACAACTTCACCTTCAAATATGTCAGGTTATCAGGATAATATTGCGGAACTTGCTGAGAAGGGTTATTGTGTTATTGAGGGTATTCTGGAGGCTGAAGAAGTAGAAACGGCATTAAAACATTTTCGGGAATGGTTTTCGTCTCATCCGCAAATAGAGGCGACGCATAATAAAATTAGTCCGCACGGTATTATTAAATATCACGAAGTAGGTCATCAAAGGCATTCGTGGTTTATTAGGACACGACCTAGCGTTCAAAATGTTTTTAAAGAAATTTGGAAGACAGATGATGTGGTTGTTAGTTATGATAGCACCTGTTATATACCTGCGGATTGTAAAAAGAAAGATGGAGTATGGACGCATACGGATCAGGCACCTAGTAAGAAAGGCTTAAAATGTATTCAGGGTTTCGTTGCTCTTACAGATAATATTAATAGGACGCTAGTAGTGTATGAAGGTAGCCACAAATTACACGAAGAATATGCGAAAGAATATAATTTAACATCTACTAAAGATTGGCTGCTAATAGAGCAGGAATATTTGGATAAGATTAGCGACAGCAAGCGTATTCTTGCTATTAAAGCAGGCTCTTTAGTATTATGGGATTCAAGAACTTTTCATCAAAATCAATATGGAAATGGCGATAAAAATCGCTGTGTTAATAACGAAGAACGCATAGTTCAATATGTCAGTTATTTGCCTCGCAGTAATCTAACACCTAAGATGCTAGAAAAAAGACAGAAGTATTTCACAGATAAAAGAACTACATCACACTGGGCTTATCCTGTTAAAGTTAATGGATTACAGCCGCAAAATTATGGCGATAAGACGCTTAACATAAAATACGAAGAATTAATTCCTCCGCTGCTAGACGATTTATTAGAGGAGATTGTGAAGATTGTCTAAGACCTTAAAAACGACTTAAGGATTAGACGCAGTTAATATAGGGAAGTGCGAAGCACAGATGAATTTGTTCTAATATTTGTAAAAATTGATTGTATATATTTTTTATATTTATCAAAGCCCTTTGTTGTGTTTCCTGATATCAAATCTGGATATCCTAGCAAATACATAAAGTCTTCGCCAAAGTTCTTACGAACCGTCCTTACGAACTCTACTATCTCAAGTATGTCCGCTACCGCTGCTGCTGCCGCTGCCGCTCGTCAAACCGAGATTATTTCAGCGAGGCGTGAGAATGTCTTACAATCATACAAGTCTGCGATAGCACTTAATCATCTGTTGTTCTGCGAAGGGGATGATACGGCGACAGCCGAATATATCTTCCCGAACCAGATGGTGGATGCTAATAATATTGTCAATATATTCTATGACAATAACAAAAGGTGTCGTGTCGTCAGTATCCAAAAGAAAACAAAGGTTGGTGCAGACGGTCTTATGATAGAGATAGCGAAACTTCTTACAACTCATATTGACGACGATTTTGTGGTTAATCCTAAGAATGTTAGAATTCTTACTGGTATGTCTAATGCCGGCTGGGAGAAAGATATGAAAGAGAAGGCTCCTAGTTGTTTCAAGGACAAAATCTTTCATCACGGACAACTCAAAAACGCCGACCTTCAAAACATTAGAAATAGTCTTATCATTATTGACGAGATTGACACAGGCGACGGCGAAGCACAAGTTCTTCATACTATTCTCAAGGACGCTGGTATATTGGATGTGAAGCACATGGAGGAGAATAACAACCGCTTCGTATTCATCAGCGCCACGATGATTAAAGAACTGTATGACCTGTATCGCTGGGGCGACCTTCACGAACTCTACACGATGACTATTCCTGCCGCTTACATCGGGCACAAGGACTTCTTGGCTATGGGTATTGTGAAGGACTACTATGACCTCAGTAAGAAGGAAAGTGCCGACAGGTGGGTTCGTGAAGATATTATAGAGAATTACGGCGAAGATTACAGAGTCCATATTGTGCGTGTTAAAGGCAATAAGGGCAAGGGTAATGCTGATATGGTTCAGGACGCTTGTATTCGCAAGGGCGTTTTATTCAGGAACCACACTTCAAAAGACCGTCTATCGCCCGAAGAAATTAGCAGTTTCTTCAAGGAGCCTCTAAAGCAGCATATAGTCATCGGTATTAAGGGGCTCTTTCGCAGAGCCAACCTTATCCCTAATCGCTGGAAACTTCGCATCGGGGCGACACACGAACTCTGGACGAAGACTGTAGATAACAGCGTCCAAATCCAAGGTTTAACAGGGCGTATGTCTGGGTATTGGCGTGATGTTATTGAAGGAGGGCACAAAACGGGTCCTCACAGGACTTCTGTAAAGGCTATAGAAGAATACGAGAAAGCCTACAACGACCCTCTCGGTGATAATGATTACCAGACGGCTGGCTTTAATAAGAAGAAAGGACAAGTAAGAGCAAAGACTACTATGCTAACTGCTAAGAATATCGCCAATCTGGAACCTGTAGATTTGCCTGTCATAGACAACAGTATCTCAAGCGACCCTAATGCTTCTGTCCCGATTGTGATTAACCTAACGCAAGATGTGTTTAATACCATCAAGCAGAAAGGCAAAGAATGGGATATTACCACTATCCACAATATTATTAAGGATTATTCTAAGGATGATACTGCTGACACCTACGACAAGATTAAGACGATGGAGAAGATACAAGTTTCACAACCGGAAACTGACACATCCTATGACAAATACATTACCACCTTTATTAGAAAGGCGGAGGAAAAAACCAAATATAAAATTCTACAACCTAAGCAAACTAATGGTGCCCTAAAGTATAAAGATACATACCAGATATATCTGGATAATCGTGGCTACAAGATAATTGTTAGCATCTACTACGGCAGCAGAATTCTTCGGGATTAAAGCCTAGTCTAGCGTAGCGGAGCGGCAAGTGTAATATAGTTAGTTAGATGTATGTATATGGTATATGCCTATATATTTTTATATTTTAGCATCATCCCTAGGAGGTTTAGCGTGATTCGCTGATATATTTTTTATTAGACACAGAGAAGCCGTTAAAAGCCGAACTAGGTGATATAGTATATGAACCGAAGTCGCTTACATATATCCACTCACCCACATTAAGTTCCACGAAAGGCACATCTTTATATATACAATCTAGGCTATCGCAAGTTGGACCGAAGAAGGTGCTGTTATATAGTGGGTCATCATCTTCACGAGGTAATAGAGGGATTAGCACGGGCTTCTGGTGGTCGTAGTTGATACAATTGAAAGACCCGTATATACCATCACTCAAATAGTATTTTATTACACCTGCCTCTTTTTTCTTGGCGATAACATTAATTACTAGCGTATGCGTAGCCTCCGTGAAGTATCGCCCAGGTTCTGCGATAAACCTAATAATATTATTGCTTGTTTCATATAGGAAAAAGTCGGCAATAGCCATATTAATATTGTCGCATATATCGGCGAACTTGATGCCTCTATCAAGTCCTGGAAAGCCCCCACCAATATCTATGACACCGATGTTAAACCCAAAGTCTTGCGATGTCTTGTAAGTCGTCGCACAATCCTCAATAGCCTTGTAGAAACTGCGAGCATCGCTACAGCCGCTACCTACATGAAAACTGAAACCCACTAAGTTCATTCGCAAACTTTTGGCTCTCTCAAAGATTTTTAGAATATTACTTTGCGGACACCCGAACTTAGAATTAAACTTACAAAGGCTGTTCGTGTCATCTACGCTTATTCTAAGTAATATCTGGGCTTCAGGATATATATTGTATATTTTTTCTAACTCCTCAATACTGTCAAATGTCATCATCGCTATATCATTATCACGAGCATACATTAAGTGCGACGAAACTTTACAAGGGTTCGCAAATATTATCCTGTCAGGATTATGGACGACGCCTAACACATTCTTCAACTCACTCTTAGACGCACAATCAAATCCGCACCCAAGTTTCGCTAGCAGCCTTATTATCTTTTCATCAGGATTAGACTTAACCGCAAAATACGGCTTCACATTCGGCAAATATTCAACCCACTTATTAAACTGGTCTTCAACCTTATCTAGATTAACAATATAGAATGGTTCGTCAGGTATCGGTGCCGCTACCGTTGCGTATTCCTTAATATATCCTTTTATAATATCCTTAATATCCTTTCGTTCGCATCCTTTTTTCATTTAATTTTTTATATTATTTATTTTTTAATCTTATATATAAAAAAAGAAAAATAATTCACTCAGCGAAGAGGTATTTAACAATATGCGAAGCCTTCTCTTTGCCTACCCCTTCAATTTTACACAGTTCTTTAATCTTTTGTTCGGGCGTTTCAAATACATCTAGAGCCCTAATGATGACGCTCATAGACGCATATTTAGCGTGAATATGCTTCGCAATAACATTAGATATCATAGGTATCTGCGACAGTTGCATTACAAAGCACGACTTGGTATCTATGTTGTCTATCTTCTTCTTTTTCAGTTTCACAAAATCCGTATAGCATTTATCTGCGGTGTATTCTTCGCTGAGGAACTTTTCCGGTCTGTCAAGTATTTTCGTAGATATCAATAGGATTAGCGTTGCTGTCTCCATAATATTTTTAGTATATAGAATGCGAATATTGTCTCTAAACATAGTATGTAGGTAGGCACCTTGTATCATAGATTTATTTTTAGAATATGTATTAGATGATAAGACGGTGTCGCCTTCAATAATGTAAGTTATGTATTTCTGCGATATATTAGACAACAGACGGGCTTTCTGCTCTTTATACCTACCATCCACTATGGATGCTTGTAGGTCGGCTAGCGTCTTCCTCTCAAATATATAGTTTAAACTCTTGTATGTTATATGGATATCGCCTTGCGTCAAATTCTCGCTAACTATCTCTATCTTTTCTGCGTAATTATCTAGGTCTCTTTCGGTAATATCATTATATAGCGTTGTCTCCCTAGCGTCTATGGTGATTACTAGATTATTATTGCTAGGCGCTGCCGCTGCTGTCGCCGCAATAGGGTCTGTTGTGTCGCTCATTATAAGAGTTATATATATAACATACGCCTCTAATACTTATATATGGCTGCTACGCTTCGCTGCTACGCTGCTTCGCCGTCTTCGCCCACTCCGTATGTTATATAATAAATTAGATAGCAGCTCTATAATAAATAGGAATAAGATTAAAGCATTAATAAAGATAAACAGTAAAACCCATATATTATAAGAGTTTGTTTGCTGGTCTTTTGCGTAATCGCTAAACTTATCAACTATAAATACATTATTGTCTGTTTCAGGGTTAGCGGGACCTTTGTAATCCTTACTAGCGTCAGATCCCATCCTCCTCCTCTCCTTCTAATATTATAATATCTATTATTCTAATAATAAAAATAAGTTGTATTACATATAAATGTCGCTCTTATCTTTGGAATATTTCTTAGCAAGAAGTTTGTAAAAGTCCTCAAACTTGGTCGTAATGTTTTTCTCATCTCTGTTATTGAATAGGAACTGTATCAGGGTCGCCGGTTCTACTGAATACTTCTGGATATTCTCCCACAAGATTTCAAAGTATTCCTCGTTGTTAAAGAACGACATAAACATCTTGTTCGCTTGGTATTTGTCAAGGTTAGACAATTCAATATCTAAATCAATACGCCCACATCTCATAAGAGCATCGTCTAAATTCTTTGGAAAGTTGGTTGTCATAATAACAATCAGTCCTTCGGGGTTATTAAAGCCGTCTAGGCAATTGAGGATACCATTCATCGTAATATTATTCTTGAGCCCGTCGTTCTGCTTCCTATCTACAAAGATACAATCAATATCCTCAAGGACGAGAATAGATATCTTGTCATCGTCATTAACCTGCGATATAGCCTCAATCATAGCCTCTTCTTTTAAGTCGGCGTTAATATTGAGAACGCAAATGTTGGCTTCGCACGCTGACGCTATACTGTGGATAAGCGAAGTTTTACCAGCACCAGGCGGTCCGTGTAGCATAATATTCATCTTATAGGGTATCCCGTGCTTACAATAAGCCTTGTAGGTATCTTTCTCTATGAACTTCTTGATAGGCTCCTTGATTTTGGCTAGATGCTGCTCTTTCAAAAAGATGCTGTCAAAACTTCTTTTAGGAATTGACGACTCATAAGACCAATTATAACCCGTCCATTTCTTCTTAATAATCTTGTCTCCAGATACTTCTGCGAACTTCTCCTTATTCTCCTTAAACTTCTTATTAATCGCTTCCTCAAAAAATGCGGTTATCTTGTCCTTAGACGATGCCTTGAAAACAATCTTTTTAATATGATAAAACGCCTCTTTAAAACAGAATGTCTGTATCTTGTCATTCAAAACAAAATCGCTGATTTCAAACTCAATATCCCTAACAAGATATTTCCCATTATGTGGAATAAATTGATGTAGGAACATATAATCTGATTTCTCTTTCTTATAATCCCTATAATGCTTCCTTTTAATTTCTCCATATTCACAATCAATCTCTTTCCCTTCCTCTGTAAGCACATCGTAAGCGTAAGATAAAATAATATGAGCGTCCTCTTTATAGGAATACAAGGTGATAGACATTTTATGTTAATGCTAAGAATGCGACAGGGGGCTATAGCGTTATATATATAATATTGATAAACCTTATATGATGATAATAAAAAAATAAGGTATCATAATGTATAATATATTATACATATCATATATTACTGGGTATAATATATTATACATATCTATAATAATTGGTATCATATCTAATACATATCATATATATTACTAGGTATCATATCTTATACATATCTATAACAGTAGGTATCATATATTATACATATCTATAATAATTGGTATCA